TTTTTAATTATTTTTTGACTGTTTTCTAATATTGCGAAAGTCGCAATAAAATGCCCATTTAAATGTAGCACAAAACGCACCTGTTTTCCCGTTAATATCATTTATTTTAATATGTGTATTTAACATTATAGAATTAAAAACTATCAAATTAATAATACTTTTTAATTCTGTACTTATACATAGAAAGGAGCCAATCATGGCTGACAAAAATGTTCTCATCCAACAAAAGAATGATTCTCGGTCTTACGATAAATTATATCCATTCAGCCCACCAGTTCAATATGTTAATTATACGCTCTCGGGCTCATCTTGGTCAAGTGGAACCTATAGTTTTGAATCTGCCTATCCTAATTCCAAATATAATTTATCCATCTCTGTATCATCTACAGCTACCTCTGCATAGTTCGATGCTTTTACAAAAGCTAAAATTGGAAGTTCGTCTACTTCCAATACAATTAAAGCTTTAGGTACAGTTCCGACATCAACAGATATTCCTATTGTTTTAAAGGTGGTGAGCAAAGTATGAGTGTAGAAATTCTTACTCAAGGAGGAGGAGCTAATCTTCAATCAAGAAGCGTTAGTCTTACATCTACCTCAGCGACTACATTTTCCCCACAATCTGGTTATGATGGAATGTCTTCCATAACTGTTACGCCTAATTTATAGAGTAAATCTGTGACTTTATCATCTTCTTCAACTACAGTATCTCCAGATTCAGGGTATAGTGGACTATCTTCTGTTACAGCAAGAACAAATAATCAATCAACCCAATACGTAACTCCCGCTTCTTACTCACAAAACATTACACCTTCTTCTGGATATAGTGGATTAAGTGGTGTATATGTGTATGGAGATTCCAATCTAATCTCAGAAAATATTAAATCTGGTATTAGTATATTTGGCGTAAATGGAAGTCTATCTAGTGGCGGGACTGGACAAAAAGGATATTATGGAGCCTATTTTAATAGCAGTAGCTCAACAAGTTTGACAATTCCTGTTTCTGGTATTACCTCTAATGAAATTATATTATTTGTTGTACTTTTAGCGCAAGAACAACCTTATGATGGAGAACTTATAGTAGCTGGTTATTCTTCTGTTGTTTCAGGTTCTAATAAATTTTTTATGGCAAAACGGGATGAGGCAATATCCTTTGGAATAGAATTTAGTTATCAATTATCAGATGGTATGCTTATGGTAAATTATTCTGGGTATTATACATTTGGAAGAGAAATGACTTATTTATATGCCATAGTAACACAATAATATCTTTAAATTACTTGTTTATTACTTATTTTTCAAGCCTAAGAGTTACCATCGCAAGAACAATAACTCTCAGGCTATATAATTTAATTAAAATTTTAATTAAACTATAGTATCATTTTTAAAACTATAGTTCACAAAGTAATATTAAAAACCCAGAAGTCTTAAGCCTTTCTGGTAATTTTCAACATTACAGGAATATCTTGAGTAGGCACAGTACCCAAAGCTTTAACGACATTAGTAGTTGCATTGCCGACAATTTTAGCTTTACCGAAAGCGTCGAATTGAGCAGAACTTGCCGTACTTGCTACGGATACAGAAATATTATACTTTGCGTTAGGATAAGCATCCTCAAAGCTATATTGAGAATTACTCCAACTACCATGAGTCATAGTAACATTTACATAAGTTTCTTCTATAATAGGATAAATAGTATCATAATCAGAAGAGTTTTTTTGCTTCATAAGAATGTTTTTAGTTGTTGCCATTAAAAGTTATTCCTCCTTTCTTGGTTGTTAATAACTGTTAAAATATTTTTAAATATAGAAATACACAAGCCAATATGTTTTCCCATAAAATCCGCTACCGCCGTAATCATACATATTAAAATACCAATAATTATTTTGTATGACAGGATACATGGCGTATCTTCCAGCAGTAGCAACCCAATAGGGCGATATTTTAAAGGTTAAATAGCAAGTATCAGAAAACAAACATTGCTATCTATCTGTTAAATTAAAAGATTGAGGATACCATAAAGAAGTAATAGGTGAGCTAGAACTAGAAGAGTTTTCTTCCGCCATACTTAAAAACATTCCATAAATAGTGGTGGTTGTACTTGGAATAGATGTTAAAAAACTACCTAAAGATGTTGTTACAGTAGTTCTTTTTATTTTTAAATCGTTTCTACCGTAATTACCGATAACCCCAAATATACTAACTCCATTCTTAATATTAGAGCTAATCAAATTGCTTTCTCCCCATACAGTAACTTGACTCAAAGCGTCATACCGACTTTGAGGGGTAATATATTGAGTAGAACTTGAAGGGTTAACAGTACGAGACTGCAATGTTGGTGATGAACCAGATGATTTTACCTATACGCTCAATCATATTGGCGTTTTCCTGCAACGAAAACGCATCTATTTACCCCCAATCATGCCCTATTTCTGCAAGATTTCTTGCATAATTGGAGGTCTCCCATTAATATTAAAGCCCCTGTGTAATGGGCTTTGCGTGTATAAGAATACACAAAACAACCTACTATATTCATAGGTTTATAAATAATAATACAAATATTTTTGAGCAAGAAATTATCGAACGCGATGACTACCATATATGGTGTTGTTGTAAAATTAACACCCCTATATCTTGTGGTTTGCAACCAAATAAAATCACGTTTTTAATTCTTAACAATTGTTAAAAATGTCCGACTATTCTTACTCAATACATAAATACTTGTTCGTCGAAAGATTCGTGCTTATTGTTCTCAGACTTCAAAACTGTACTTATCTGTACCTCATGCCTTCATAGAACAATTACACAGTCACTTATCAATCGTCCAATTCGTTTATTCCGTCTACTCTGAGATGATAAGTCTTGCTGTCTCCTTCACCGCCATCATTCTGAACATTAAATTCAGAGAAATCGCTTACGCCACCGTCCAGTATGGAGTTGGTATATCCACTGTTTAACGATGCTAACCAGAGCTCTTGGAATTTTTCTTCACTACCTTTAAACCCAGCTTTTACAGCATAAGTGTATGGACCATCACTTTGTCCTACATTTAAACTAAGATGCTGGTCTACAGGAACTCCATTTATTACTTTATAAACGTCTCCTGTAGTATATAAAATTAAATCTCCGTCTGTACTTCCTTCAACGGCAGACCGAGGTTTGCCATCAGAAATGTACCACTAAGAGGATTTTCCATCTAATCCCCTAGGAATATAAAAATCAAGTTGTACATCTTTTTCTGTGCCTACGTTTTCTACTCGCGCTTCCTCTGTGGATTCTATAGTATATGTAGCATGAACCTTTACGGATACAGTTCCACCACTTCCACCGCCTGACCCACCTTCACCAGATAGCGCTGCCATACTATACAGTAAAGCAATATTAGAGATAGCTTCATTTGCCATAATTCAGCCCTCCCTTATAACATTACGCTAATTACTGGGTCAGTACCGCTATAAGATAAACGTATTTGATAATACCGTGCAACTTCGAAAGAAGTAATTCCCTAGGGAGCGACCGCTGACTTAGTTAAATCGGCTTTAACACCTGAAATCTAAACATAGTCACTCTCTTTCGTTAATCGCCCTTCAACTTTCACACTTCCAGACTTAACCTCAAGTTTAACCATGCTAACTGAAGCAGGAACATGAAATTCACGTTCACCACCAGCGGTAAAGACTACTTTTTCTTTCCTAACTATCATTAAAAGCTGTCACTCCTTTCTCTATAAATAAATATAATTTCGTGTAAACGCCCATAATAAACGAAAGTAGAATTACATTTAATTATAGTAATGTCTTTTTAATTTGTATCAAACTATTTGATACCAAAAATCTCCACTCTTCTAACCAGTTGGCTGGGAGCTACTAACTACAATGTCTGGACCACTACTCATTGCCGTCCATGTTGGAGCTCCAGCACCATTGCTTTTTAGAAAATAGCCATCCGTTCCCGCAGAAGTGGGGGCATAAAAAGTGGGATTATTATTAGAGCTGCCATTCATTGAAATATTATTTGTTGTCTTACCATTTGCTAAATTATACGCACTGTCCGCTCTGCTCTAAGCACTAGAGGCGGCTTGATTGGCTGAGTCAGCACTTGTCTTTGCAGAGTTAGCTAAATCAGCAGCTTCCGCAGCGGCGTTTTGTGCTGCAATATCTGTTACCGTACCAACATCGCCATTGGGCAAAGTTATCTTTTTAAAATCAAAACTTGCCATTTATTTCCCTCCTTTCTCTTAACCGTTAGGTCTGCTTGTAGCCTCTGTTACACTTGTTACAACAGTTACATCATCAAAAGTGGGAAGTGTAACATTGCTTGGGGTTGTACCAGCAGTAAAAGTATCCGTGCCTTGTGTAAAAGATGCAGCCGTTCCATCTGTTACAGAAATAGTTACATTTCCATTTGCTTGCGTAACACTAACAATAGTTGGAGTGTTTGTACTAAAACTATCTACTCCTCGTTTAAAAGAAGGAGCCGTCCCAGCAGTTACAGAACCATTAGTCTTAACTTTACTTACGGTGCCAGTAGTACTTGTCACATTATGAGTATGAGTGGTACTTGCTGCGCTAATCTCAATGCCCAATTTCTCCCAAGAGCTTGCACTAGCAGTTCCATTAATGTCTTTAATACAAATCCATTCTGAATGCCCAGTGGTTTCAAGCCATACATCTCCAACCCTTGCGGAAGTTAAAGCCTTAATTTCAGCATCAGTTGTTTTTGTTCCTTTAAAAGTAAGGAAACTACCAAGCTATTCAAAAAGAAAGTTGGCATGATTATAAGCATCTACACCCTTATCATAAGCTTGTTTTACCGCGCTTGCAGAACCAACCCTTTCAGTAGAAGTGCTTGTTACTGTAGTATCTATATCACTACTATGTAAAGCTGTGCTATCTACTAATTGATAAGGAGCGGTTACATCAGGTAATTTAATTTTACTAATATTAGCCATTTTAATCTCCTTTCTAATATTTATATTTATCCGTCTGTACAACACGGATAAATTAAAAACTCATCTAAATTAATAAATGAGTTTGGTTTATACTTTTTTGCATTATATTAAAATTTATTATACTTTATATAATACAAAAAGAGCATATTTACAAAATCTAAAATTAAAAAAGGTAGATTTCATAAATACAGCTCTTTTTGTTTTTTATTAAATTATAATAATAAAAAATTGTTTTTATTATTTGAATACCGAGAGAAAGACATTACATCTTCCTCTCGGTATTGTAATTGTTTGTAAACCCTTCCAACGTCTGCAAACAATTAATTTGGAAGTTATCAATTGTTTGCTCTTATTACATCTATTTCTTCATCATAATTAATATAATTGTTTCCAACGTATCTAAAATAATATCCGTAATATGGTATATTAGCTCTTTTGTTGACGATATAGCATCTGTCTCGAATTTTCCTAATATCTATACTTTTTCCTGTTGCCTATTCTATCCATATTTTAGCCTAATTTAATCCTAATACTTTAGCAACACAATTCCAGTTTTCATCATAAATTGCAACTATTTTGTATTTTTGACCTGTAAACTTTGGTTTTCCATCCTCACCTAAATAATTAACCCATCCTATTTTATGTCCTCTACTTAAATAATCTATCACCGTGCATTGATTAAGTTTAAACAACTCAGCTAATTTTCCAGAAAATTTTGTTACTGTATTATAAGCATCACACACTTCTTTAACTATAGTTTTTTCACTTTCTTCTCTTATTTTATCCCAATTTATTAAACTCATATTAAAAATCTAATTAAAAGAACTACTTAAAATTTTATCTTTAATATAATCAAAGTCACTCTATCTGCAATCTATTTCTATAAATTCCCAACCATGTTCTATAGCTTCCGTCTTTTTAATACTATCGTTTTCTTGTTGATACTCTAAACTTCCCCACCGACCAGTATAATGCTATTCTCCCTACATTTCAATTAAATATTTTTTCTAATCAAAATAAAAATATCCATCATACCTTTTATCTTTTCTCCACGGGGGCAAATATTCAAAATCGAAAATTATTTCTGGATAAATTCTTTTAAGTTCAAACATAAAATTTCTTAAAAATTTATTTGGATAACTTATTTTATCTGAACAAACAGTACATGAAAAACCACGTTTAATCAAATCTACCCCTCTCATTGTTTTAATTGAGCCACAATCAGGACATTTTAATTTTAAATTTTTCCGTGTATGCGGTAATACTTTAAAAGCATCTTCTGAATTTACAAAATATTTTAGTAGCTCTGGATACAAATCACCTAAAGTATTATATCCCTTAATTGGAATAGAATTGCTACAAGCCAAACAATGAGGTCTTTTCACAATATTTCCCAACATCACCTAATAGTTTTGACCACATTGATTACAATGAACGATAATTTTTTCTTTACTGTTTTTCCCTATAGACATCACCTCTAAATTTGGCACCAATTCTCTTACTTGCTTCTATATACTCTCAAAAGTTCTTGGTTTATTGTTCTTTCCCATTTTCGCCCTCCTTTATTAAATAGAGCGGGATATATTTCAACCCCGCTCTATATAAATTACCTTATGTCTCTTTCATCTGGTTCTTCCAATCCTAAAAGAACATTAATAACATGAGTTAAATACGAATCTTTTATATCAAATTGAGAACCATCAGGTAACTCTATCTTGGATATATCCATTCTTAGTTACCCACATTTTAAAAGAGGAAAAATTACTCGGTAACAGGAGTGACATCGATGGTCTGAGAAGGAACAGTAATGTCACCAACATCGAGGGAAATTTCAGTGCCAGTAAAGGCAAGAGTACCCTTGTTGGCCTTATCATAACTACCCTTAACAGAAACATCAACTTCATCACCAGAGAAGCCAAGAGTAGCAGCAACAGGAGTAAAGGTAGCAGTATTAACAGCCTGTTTAACATAGGTAACGCCAGTAACCTTCATATCCTCAACCTCAGTACCAGCGAAGGAGCTGTTAACAGAATATTTATTACCAGTGAAAGTGGGCTGAGAAACGTCAACAGTAGCACCAGTCATAAGAGCAGCGGAAGCTCCAAAGGTAGGAAGCTTACCAGAAAGTACAGGAGCGGTATAATCTACAGCACCAGAAGCAGTAACAGCCTGAGAAGTGACAGCGGCAGTAAAGGTAAGAGTCTCGGTATCTTCGTTGACAGAAGCGGTAACGCCTTCAGTAGCAAAATCGCTCTTGGTATCAGCAGCCTTATCGACAGAACCTTCGGTAATACTATACTCAGTACCAGAGGTCTTCATTTCCTGAACAGTAGCAGTAGAAGAAGTGACAGAGGCTGTGGGCTTAGAAATCGTACCACCGAAAGAAACAGCACCAACAGCATCCTCAGCAGCAGCGGTGAAAGTTGTTTCAACTGTACCAGCGGGCTTGTATGCCTCAGCAGTAACAGTAGCGGCAGTAGCAGCTTCAGCATCCTTAAGAGTAACAGCGATAGAACCACCCTTAATAGCTTCACCAGTAACACTACCAGTAGCAGTAACCTTACCAGTAGAGCCAATCTCAGTTACAGTATAAGCCATAACACCAGTAAGAGAGCCAGTGCTCGTACCAGTAGCCTTAACACCACTTACGGTCTTAGCGGCAACAGTAGCAGTACCCTTTGCGGCATATGCGAAAGCCTTAAGCTCAAGTGCAGTCTGAAGCTCAGCAACAGTAATGTTGTGGTCAAGCTTAACGGTGGCAATAGTGGTAGAAGTGGGAACATAACCAGTGAGACTAACCTTTGTATTGCCAATAGCTTCCCAAGCATAGGTATAAGCGCCTTCTGCGCCAGAACGAATGGTAATATACTCAATATAACTACCAGCGGCAGCGTCATCAGAAGGAACAAGATAAATCTTGTACATGGTATTAGCAGAAGCAGCGACAGAAGGACCAGTAGCAGTGCCATCGGCATCAATTACAACGTCAAAACTGTGAATCTGATTAACCTGAGAATCAACATATGCCTTAACAACAGAAGCATCAACAAGACCCTCACCAGAAATATTAGCCGCGACAGCCTTCCATGCGGCGGCACCAAGCTCTTGAACAGTCTGCTCACCAAGCAAAGTATTCAGCTTTGCAGTAGCAGCAGCGTCCTTTAAATTATAATCTACGCCACCGACATTAAAAATAGAAAGATATTTATCAGCCATATTTTAAACCTCCTTGTAAAATTCAAAACATAAAATATTTAATTAATAAAAAAGATTGTCTCTCCCTCAATAGAAGTTTCGACCTTTTTTTCTAATTCTTCAGTAATGGCCTTCTGTGTCATGGAGCCATCTGTGTTATTTCCTACTTCATCATATAATTTAACCACACCAGCAGTTTTACTATTAGCATAGGGTAAATTATACAACTTTTCATAATTTTCTCCATTATAAATATAAAGGTCATTATTACCATTTAAAGCAATATAAATTTTATTTATATTCTTTTCAAGTTCGTTTACAAACTCTTCTTCTTTCCAAAATACTTTTCCATCAAAGTACCCCTTAAAGAAGATATAATCAACATAATCAAGTTGGTTATAAGTCTTTTGACCATCACCAACTAACGCTCTTAAACCGCTATCACTCGTATTAACAAGACAAACTTCACCCTTAGCTGGAATAAAGCTATTTCCAACACGTTGATAATTATAATCCTAATCATAACGAAGCTTAATAACAGTATTAATCACTTTTGCCATTGGTAGTCCTCCCTTCCTTAATTATTATGCTTCAGGAGCACCGCCACCATCAATAATTAAATCATCCAACAGAGACACCATATCCTGTTGATAAACTATCTGGTTCATTTCACCATCTTTATTGACAGTGTATGTGTTCCATTTACCATTCTCAAGTACAGATATGGTCTCACCTTCGTAGTTACCATATTTAGCAATCCAATATTGAGCTTCAGCAAAACTCTCAAATTGAGTCTTTTTTACAATGCTCTTCAAATTACCTTTTTCATCATAATAGCTCAGTTCAGCATTGTTTGCTTCACTGTTAGTCACAATCAAGCTCTCTTTGGGGATGACTTGCTGTGCAATGCTATTTTCAATTTTTGCCTTGTCTACATACGCTAATTTAAACATTAGTCATCCTCCTTCCTTAAGCTTTTGCACTTACAACATAGTATCCATCTATGTACTTCTGTTCATAACCTTCTGCAATATATTTCTCAGGTACAACAGCACTAAACTTACCACCCTTAATAACAACTTGAGGCTCTTCTCCACCACCGTTGTGCTTAAAGTTAACTTCGCCATTGCTATAGAATGTACCACCTTCAATGAGTAACTTACCAGAGTTCATTACATCATTCAACTTGCGCATACCAATATTGTAAGTCCCATCAGTAACCTTGAAATTACCACCTTTAATAACCATTTCGTAACCATTGTTAAAAATAGTACCGTAGAAGTTACCACCATTAATATAAAGCTTACCATTGTCATCATTCTTAATAACATAGAAAGCGTTAATAAATGTACCATTATTAATAGTCAATTCAGGATATTCTGCCATTTCGCCAGCTTTATAATCCTGTGCATAATCCCAATAACCATTGGAAATCATGCTCGAAACAATCCGAGGAGCTTGGAAAATACCATCATTAATCACAGTATTACCATGGTTGACCATGGTATAATAAGAATTACCCTTCTCATCAACACTACGAGTATAACTACCATTCTCAATAATCAAGTTACCATTATTGTTAATAGCGGGTTTACCATTCTTGTTGCATTCAACACTACCATTACCAGTGAGAGTTAAAGCACCATTAACATCAACATTAACAGGAGTTTTCTCGTTATCAACAATAACTGCATTGTTCATATCAAGAGTAAACTTCTTGTCAGCATTAATAACTTCATCTGCACCAAGGCCACCACTCAACTTAATCGTGCCGCCATCACTTACAGCCGCAATAGCTTCACTGGCAGTATTATACTTTTGTCCATTAACTTCCATGGAAGTATCAGATGTAGTATCACCATAAATCTTAATAACATCAAGGTCAGCCTTCAGAGCATAATCCTTGGCAAGCTCTGTTCCAAGACTTTCAATCTTAGTATTAACCTTACCAATCTCAACAGTTACAAGATTAGTAGTCTCTTCTTTAGTGTAATAATTACTCAGGTCAACAGCATGAAAAATCTCCCAGCTATCGCCATCCCAAATATACAATTTGCTATCTTCAGTTACTTGATAAATGTCACCAGTTTCGGCACTTTCAGGAAGTTCAGCCTTCGTAGCAACAGTACCAATAAAATGCATAGCACCTTCGTTGACACCAACATACTTAAGTTCTCCCCATGTAGAAGTGCCATCACCAATCTTAATCTGACCCTTGTTCTTACCATCAAGAGTTACACAAGGTTCACCAGCTTTAGGAATGTAAGTGTTAGCCACTGCATCCCACTGTGCCTGAAAACCGCGACGCAGTTGGATGAGCGTTTGCAGCTTATTAATATCAGCCATTCTTGTCTTTACACCTCCTATTTACCTAATTAAAATGTTTTGCAAAATATTTTAATTCGCTATAATTAAATAGCTATTTATTTGAAAAAGACTCCTTAGAACCGTGGGACTCCACCACCATCTACCAAGTTATCTTCCAAATACTTATCCATATTCTTATTTTCCCATGCTTCATTCTCTTTATTATACATGAGGATGTCTTTGTTTTCTACTCCACTTTCAGATATCTTTACATCTTTTAAATCTTCAAGCTTCATATCTTTTGCGGGAATTTCTTCAATTCCAGCATTTAATACACCATATAATACTCCTCTATTATAATTAGGAGAATCAGGCGTTATCAGTGTCATTCCACTATAATCTCTTCTTACCATCGTAAATAAAACTCTCCTTTCATTTCTTTTAATAAGAAGTATTACCCAATTTCATATGTCAATATAAATTTGCCTTTGCAAACAGTGGTTATATTCCCTTTTATATCACAAAACTATACGTCGTACAAATAGCCTCCGTATGTTAGAAATTTCGTATCAGTTCCTTTAATTTTAATTCGCCAAACTTTTGTCTTTTCTTCATCTTTTTCATTCTTAGAAGTGCTTTCAAGCTCAACAAATTCAAAATCTTTTTCGATTAAAGGAGGAGTAGCGTTATTATACAAAGGATGCTTTCTAACTGTAAACCTTGCTTTTTCTCCTTCTCTTGGACTGTATTCCTAATTATCAGGAGTATAAATCTGTAAATCTATTACGCAGTCATCGCCACGAGTTAATGAAATTACCCCATTATTTATTTTTAACAAAATCCTACTCCTCCTTTCTTGTTATATTAATCGTTAATATCATCCAAACCTTCCACCTCTTCTATATTTAGTAGAAAGTGGATTTACCTGTCCTAATCCATTAAAAGGATTAGAACTATTACTCTTGTTCGCACTCTTTTGTTTTGCAAACATTTCTTTAAATTCTGTCTTAGGTTTTTCTTCCAACGCCAACACTTCTTTGGCACGCAACTCCATCAAATGATTACACATCATTGCTACACAGTCAACTCGGTCATCGTGCATGTTTTTTTGCTTTGCGTCAGGAGAAAGTTCAAAAACAATCGTACCATTTGGTCTTTTTTGCTTTTGCATACCAACTAACTCTTCTTTAGTTAAATCAATCTATATCAAAGAGTTCATTTCGTCAAACGAAACCTTTTCATATCGTATTGAAGTTGTTCCATCAGAAGCAACTTCTTCAATTTCCATCTCGTTACGAGCATTTAAACTCTTTGGAAACATTACTAATCCTTGGTTAATTGCAGCTTGAGTTCTTTCATAAGCTTGAACTTTATCACGTTTAAAATTGAATAACTGCAATTTTCTTATATTTGCAGGATAATCATCTGCGCGTAATTTCATGTACGGGTCTTCTTCGTCTATAAGACCTAAATGACGTTTACCATCAGAACCTACCCAATCATTTAAAAGGAACTGAGAAATATCAAATCCGCCCTAAATTTCTCAGAAACTCATTCAAAACTTCAGAAATATTATTAACCTTCCAATAAGGAATTCTAAGTAAAACAATATTATGTTCTCTGCAAAAATTATCTTTTATTAAATCTCTTGCTTTAGTATCTTTGTATATTTGTTCTGCCTTTTCTTCATCTTTAACAAAATACGTAGCAGGAGCATAATGTTGTTGTCCATCAAACTCTATGCAGCAATTGTATTTTGGTAAGTAAAAATCAAAAGGTAATTCTCTAATATTTTTACACTCTGGAAACCTTTTTTGGGCTTCAAAATCAATACTGTTTTGTTCAAGATAATATTTAATAAATTTTTCACCTTTTGACATTGAACAGGATGGACATCCTCTATACCTCAATAAATTAGATGGTAACGCCTCCCATTCATACCGACAATCTTTACATTTACATTTTATTTTTGTTTTACTATTTTTATACTCTCCAACAATTTTTATTGTGGGGTCTATTTCTTCCATTTCTTTAATAAATTTTTGTTTTTCTTTTACAAATAATTTAGAAAGTTTATTTCTTGCACATACAGGACACCCTTCTCCATTTTTTAAATGAGAAGGAGTAGCTTCCCAAATATTACCACATATATTACATTCAACCTTTATTTTTGTATCTACTCCTCTAAATTCTTCGAGTACTTTAATATTAGGGTTAATTTCTTTCATTTTATTAATGAAATCTTCTGTGGTAATAGAAACTTGACCTGCACATTTTGGACAACCAGTTTTTTGACTTAATAATTTATTCGGTGTAGTCTTCCATTTATGTCCGCAAATTTTACATTCTAACTCAATTTTAATATTATTCTTGGTATATTCTTCCAAAGGAATAATATTTTCGTTAACTTCCTTTAATTTTTGTAAAAATTCTTCATTAGAGTATGACAAACTACCAGCACATTTTTTACAACCACTTAAACCTTTAAGCATACTATTAGCTTGAGCTTCCCACTCATGACCACATATTTTACACCTAAAATAAACTTTTTCATAAGCACCTTTATATTCACTTAAAACTTCTACAGTGGGCTTTATTTTTTGTACCCTTTCAATAAACTCTTCGTGAGTTAATCTTTTTCCCAATTTGTCACATCTCCTTTGCTTTATATTTCTATAAAGAATAGACCATATCTTCACCCTTTGTTTAAAGGGGCGCACCGCTTCGGATTTCTCCTACTCCTTTTCAGGATGGTCGTTGAACTTTACTCTTTTTGAGTCTTAGATGCTGATTGTCCAATCTTTGCAATTTTTTACTTTCACATTTAGACTTATTTCATTCTTCTGTTGTAGTTTGCAAAGCTCTAAGGACGTTCCAGCAGTTCAATGCGTTTTTTACTATATATTACTATATAGGGAAGCCACGGATTTAATTGACCTCCAGCACCAGCATCAATACAGACAAGCTCAATATTATCATAATCTAAAGCACCTCTATTATAATTTATAATAAGGTCTTTTATCATTTCAATTTGTTGAGGCTTTTGAATTATTGCCTTATCGCCGTTAGGCAAAAGCTCAATCAAATTCTCACAATTGACTATTTTTAACATTAAACCCTTTTCTTTGTCTCTGAACAATTCTCCTATTAAAACAATAGAATTATCTAATTTCGACGCTGGGTCGTAACAGACGATATATTTTTTCTCACCGTCATTTTCATATACTGGATAGTATGCAAAGCTGTTTCGTAAAATCGTTGAACGTTTTACAAAAACATCTTCACCACCGTCCCTGTCGAACCTATTGTGATATTCGCGTTCTGCTTTGTATGGATTAGTAGCAAATGCGTTATCAACTTCATCCTAAGTAATCAGTGGTTTCATAGGCTTACCATTCATAAAAGGATGTAATGAAAACTCACAACTAATATCACACACAAAATAATTGGGGTCTCCTAATAACATTTTTTCAAATGCCATCTTATATTGGTCAAAAAGTTCGCTGTCAATACCTTCAGCAGAACTTAATAATAACTTTTTGTTCGGTAGTTGTCTTGGATATATATCCGTATTAATACCATCACCAGTAATAAAGTTTGTATCCTGTACAGTAAAAGGACGAGACAGAGCATAGAAAGTTCTATCTATCTTGCCCCGCTCATCATAAACTGAGAAATTTGCGACTTGTTATCGTAAAGCTTTTTATCTTCACTTCTTATAATTTCTTATAAGTCCAGCATAAATTTTCACGCATTTGGCTTGCGTGGAGGACACTCGTGGTGAGATTATATTTATTCACTCACTATGCGTTACATTATTTATTAGCCTTTCGCAATCTAATAAATTAACTCGGTATTATCATATTTAACAACTTAGACTCCACCGATTTTGCCCTCTAATTATTTCAAAATGTCATTGTTTTATTTCTTTTATCCAATGAAAACCACCAGCAGTATTTTGTTTTCCACTAACAACTCTTTGTATAGAAGCTTTGTCCACACCTTTTTGTCTTCCTGCTTCAGCAAACGAAGGAAATTTTTCTCCCGTCTCAACACAAACACAATAATAAGGAGCATGACCTTCCCCAATCTTTCGTTTCCAGTCTTCATCCATTTCTCTACCAAGCATTGCTTGTCGTATTTTTTCTTTGTGCTCTTCTGTTCTTTCTGGTCTCTTGTAATTAGGATGATTTCTATACCATTCTTTTCTTGCTTCGCTCATCTTTTTCTTAGATTCTTCTGAATGGTGTTTTCCTTTTTGAGCTTCTCCACGTTTCTTTCTTTCTTCCGCTGTTAATTTTCTTCCATACATAGGGTTATTTTCACCAGTTATATCTCTATTTAAAGAATGAATTTTATTTTTCTTCCGAATAATCTCTTTTGTTTCTTCAGAATGTTTTCTTCCATAAAAAGGATTTTTTTCACCATCATAACGTCCCTCCATAGTTTCTTTAAGTTTTTGCTTAGTTTCATCACTTAAAGGTCCATTAGAGCCACCTTCTCTTGTGTTATATCCCTTCTTAGGATTCCTTGAATCATAAAAATCAATCATTTCTTTTTCTTTTTCATCTGCTTTTTCTTTTGTCAAATTAGCAAACAAAATTTCATGGTCAAAATTATCCCATCCATGTTTTATGATTGCACGAGCAATTTGAGGTTGAACCCAATCTCCATTTTTCTTTTTATGAAGATATCCTTCTCCATTATTGCCTGTTCTTTCTATCAAAGACATACCTGTTAATCCAATATAAACTTTTCCGTTGTCTTTACAAGTATGTTTATAAACTATATAATTATTTTCCATTTTATCTCCTTGAGAATAGCCTTTAGCCAAATATTCTCAAAATAAAACTTGGCTTCATTTTGAAACGGCAGTTTTCCTACCTGATACCTACGATATTCTTTATTACACTGTTTAATGTATTAATTGTACTACCATTATATAAGCTAACTGTATATCCACTCTTAGGATGAACAAAGGGGTCAGCCTAAGTATTTGCTCTAACACATTCATCTAAGAACACAGAAGATGTTCCCAGCAAAGAAGCGATATTACCTTTTGCCATATCTTCCATCTTCTAAAATGTTTCTTGAGACTGACCTCCACTTGGAGCCATAATATATGTATTAGTATTTGGTAACAAAAGTGCTCTTGCCATCATAAAAGGTGCAGCTAAAAATGACTTACCACTGTTACGACCCATAAGCCACACACAGTTTGCAGGGCACCAACTACTCAGCAAAACATATTTTTGCATATCAGTTAACTATATTTTAAAAAAATCTTCAATAAATCTTGTTGGGTTTGCTCTTCCCCACTAAATTATTTTAGTATATTTTTCAAAAATTTCTTTTCTTTTTGGAAGCAGTTCATAACTAAAGTCATTAAAAATAACATTAATCATTAATAACCACCCCAACTATCGCCATCATCACCGTTTTCTTTGTCGTATTGACGTTTTTCTTCTTCCAATTTTTTCTCGGCTAATTCACGTTTAGCCAATCTTAAATTTTCAGTTAGCGTGGCGTTTTCTCTCTACAACGAAAGCAATTTTTTAAGCTAATCTTGACAAGTTTTGTACACTTCCGCTTCACTCATACTAAGTTGATTGAAAATAGCTGCAAAACTTGCATCAGCAGCTTGATTAATACTCTTGCTAGTCTCAACATCATACATATTAAGAATAGCATTTTCATACTTCATCTCATTCATCTTAGCCATAATACCAGAGAATGTGTTTTCACCTTTGGCTTTACTGATAGCGTAACGCTCGCCAAAGCCATTATCTCTACTAAAGCTTGTAATTGTTTCGAGCTCTTTTTTCTTTAATTCAGATAAGGCTTTTAATTCTGAAACAGGAGCATCTTCATCACTTTTCTTTCTATATTTTTCATTTAATTCACGAATATTTTTAAAAGAAAGGACAATCTAAATAGCAGCTTGGACTTTAAGTCCATCAAGCTCCATACCCTGTTCCATCATACCAAGTAAATCTTTATAAAGAATTTTTCTATCTTTTTCAATTTCAAAATAAAACGGGTCGTAACCAACCATCTTGATAACTTGTCTTTTTGCTTCGAGGTCAGCTTTACTCCATTCTTCTTCTAAATCTTCAGGCACATTGCCTGTATTGCTGTTAATTATTTTATCAGCCTTTGAATCTCCTTTGTTTTGATTCACATCAACATCGGGCGATTCCAAAAAAACTTTTCCTTTTAAAGTAGCACTACGAGAAATAACACTCATATATTCTTCAACTATATGAGTTTTTCTATCTTTCTCCTCCATCGTTTTTTTAGCTTTAAAATAACTAACATCGTCATAATATATATTAAGATAACTACAAAGCCATTTCATTGCTTTTTCGCCATCTTTGTCTGCTTTTTCATAAAACAAATATTCATATAAATTTTTACAACAATCCATACAAATATGTGTGTGCATTTTTCCATTAGCTTCTATTCTACCCAAATTCCCTTCATTGTATGCAAGGAAATATTTATCTTGTGGCAATGCTTTTCCACAACATGAACATACATATTTATCATACAATGGAACAAACCTATTAAAATATTTTGTCCAATTCTAATAAAGCTTTTGTAAGTATTCGGGTATTTTAGGCTTACTCTTTTTCTTTTCTGTTTTTTTAGTAAGATGGGTGCTTAATTGCTCTTTAGCTGAATCGTTAGAAGTATCTATTTCATCATTTATAATTTTATCGCAATCATCAATAACTTCTTGATAAGCTTCTTCGTATTCCAAGTATTTCTTGTAATCAAGCTATCTTACACTTCCATCTTCTTCTTTATAAAAATTAATAGGGTCAAAAAAACTATTATAATCAACAGAATCTACAAGATTTGGTGTACCAAAGTCCCCAACAATTTCTTTTAGAGCCTGTTTATGCTCATCTTTTAAAGAATATTTCCAAGATTCTCCAAATTCCTCTTTTTTTCTTTGTGTCTCCATTTTCTTTTGAATGGCATCTAATCTTTTCTATTCTTTAGCAATGGCAGCTTTAGCCCTATTGTTTGTTAATTTAGCCATTTAACACACCTTCTAAACCTTTTAATTCCAAAAAAATTTAATTAATCTACAATTTGAAACCAGAAGTCTCCTGCTTTCTAATCAACTGGTTGTTCTTTACTGATAGCGATATCAGGCAAATTATCCACTGTTTCCGCAATATTCTTATTATTTTCATTAATATTATTACGGAAAGTGTTGGCTAATCCAACTGTCACTTCCTTGATTAGAGTTTTAAGAGACTTTCTGCGAGCAGGTCCAGCCATAAAATTCACCATCCTTCTCTTAATAATTAATTACTTCTTAGGTTTTCCCTAAAGCAATAACAACCAAACATCTCTGTTAATTACACCGTTCTATCTCAAACCATACATCTTTTGGTATTGTTTTACTACATTTTCCAGCTATTCATCGAAAATTGTGTCTGTTCCAGTATTAAATCCTAAACTATTAAAAAGAATCTTAGCCATTTTAACAGCTTCGTTATTATTGTCTATGTTTAAATATGGTACTTGACCAGCCATAGTTCTAATATTGGTTTTATCAACTGGAGCTTTATAACCGATTGCAGCTTTAGCATAATTTGGTAAACCAAAACCTCTAATATATTTACCATCAATTTGCATAGTACGACTCTTGACTTCATTGGAATAATTTCCTTCTAAAACTTTAAAGGTGTTTCCACTTACGTCACAAACCATGCCAACATGGTCAGCTTCTCCAGTACATTCTCCAACTCCGTTATCTTGCCAATCGTAAAAACACAAATCTCCAATTTGAGGTTTATAACCATCTCTTTCTTCCCATCTTCCATTCTTTTGGTAGAGAGCTATCATTCTATTACAACTACATTCAGGATAAATATATTCTGTCAAATTTAATCTCTCTCCAAGAGCAGAAACGGTAGCTGCACACCAAGGTTCTGTATACAGCATCATATGGTTTTCTGGTAAGGGAGTTATCCTATTATAAATATCAATAATCCATTTATGTTTACCATTGGCCACGCTAAAACCAACCCAACGATAAAACCATTCAACCGTCGTTTTTCTCAACTGCTATTCCGTCATCGTTAATTTCTCCTTGCCAAACTTCATTTCTTTTATTTTTGAGTTCAGCTTGTCGTTTCATCCATTCTTTGTGCTCTTTTGCATGTTGCAAACGAGCAGCTTGCCTTTCCTTGACTTTTTCAGGGTCGGCTAAATATGGTTTCCAGTTTTTTTGAAAATCTTCGTGAGTTTGCCACCATTCAGCTTTCATGTCTTCTAAAATATCTTCAAATGGTCGCTCAATCAAATCTTCCTCGGCAACTCCATTCTCTCTTTGTTTTTCTAAGTCCATTTGCCTCATTAAAGCATGACGAGCTTCTTGATGTTTAATTCTTTTTCTTTCGTTACTCGCCTCTCTTGCTTTTTGATGAGGAGACTAAGGACCTTTTTTCTCTTCATCCGCTTTTTGACACAACTCTTGAATTTTTTCTTCAGACAAACCTTCGTATTCTGGAATTTCAGGGTCTCCAACATCTTGTCTATACTTCCTAGCTAACGAAGTATATCTATTTTCAGGCCAAGCAAAAAATTCGTTTGCATAAACTCTATCGCAGTTTTTAGCCTCTCTACTAAACTTAATCATTGGATATCCTAAAAATGCAGAAGACCAAGCTTTTTGTTTTCTAATTTCAGGAAGCATTGAAACATATCCTGTAATTTTATGAGATGGTTTGGTAGTTCCATAAATAGAACCAAACACAAAATCAAGCTAATCTTCCATTGCAATGGTATCAAGAATTTTGTATTCTAAAGATTCAATTACATTAGAAACAGTTTCTTTATCATACCCTGTTTCCTCCATAATTGCTTTAATCAATCTAAATCTTGTCATTGTATCACCTATATAAAAAGCCCCAAGCCACCATAAGATGACTTGGAGCTATTTTTTAGTTTATACAGATTTCTTTATCCAAAAGAAATCTACTTAGTAAATTATTCCCTCTATTAAGCCTTTGCTACAGAAGAAAACTTCGCATAAGGAACACCGTCACGAGCAGCAATGGTAAGCTTTTCTCCAGTCGCAGGGTTGTGTCCAACGCGCTCGTCACGATGCTTACCACCAATGGTAACTACAGAACCAACTTTAACCGCATCGTTCTTCGCAATAACATCGAGGAGAACCTCGCTCATGCCCTTGATAACAGCCTCAATATCCTTCTTGGAAACATCTGCACAAACCTCAGTGTCCTTAATAGCAGCAATAAATTCATTCTTAACCATAATATTAAATACTCCTTTAAATCTTTTAAATTTTAATTTTTTAAAATTACCTTTTAAAACCTTTATTTATCAAGGTTTTCCCTTGACTCGCTTTATATATAACACAATTTTATATCTTTGTCAAGAGTTTTTGAAAGTTTTTTCGAAAATTTTAGAAACAGTTTCTATCAATCTTCAGTATGTGTTTCAACAACCTTATGGGGCTTATACCCACCCTTAGATTTGTTGTTACTCCAAATACCGAGTTCAAGCATAATCTTAGAAATCTTTTTGCAACGATAAACGCTGTATGAATCTTGAAAGCAAATAGCGTTGACTTTATATTCGCCCCAACGTTGAGTATTTGCATCATTCAAAATCTTCTTTTCAACAAGCTTATTATACTGATTAACACTAATTCTCTGAAGATTCAAATCATCATACTTACCCAAGAAAAGCATAATTTCAGGTTCTTCAGCAACATAAATTGTCTTATCACGACCTACATGTTCTCTATTAGTAACAGTATAATTTGCATCCTGTGGATTCAAACCAACCTGTCTATTCTTAAGAAGACCAACTCTCTCTAATTCTTTACGCTCGTATTTAGAAACCTTAATCATAAATTAATCAATCCTTTTTATTTTTAAATTTGGAAGGAGCGTTTCTATTCTTCCTTCCACCTACGCAGACATTATTTTTTTAAAAAGTTGTCGTTTTTGCCTTATTTTATATAGAGAAAAAGAAGGTGGGGTTTTTCGCCTTATTCTTCTAGTTTTTCTTTTTTGCCGTATTTATTCTTCCAGTAAATTCTTTTTATTTCTTTTTCGTGTTCTGCCTAACAAGTAGCACAACGCTTATGAATTCTTTTAGTGACGCTGTTATGTTCAATTTCTTTCCCACATTCACAACAAAAATACTACTTATTCGTATGCGTTTTCAATAATTTCGCACATTCGTTGCAATATTTTTTTGGAGTCCCGCCTTTTTCATAATTGCGAGAATAAGGCAATAATTTCCGACATTTTTGACACCTAAAAGTTCCGAATTTCCTCATTTCAAGCCATTTTCCGCACAAATAGAGGTCATTCCGACCCAATAAAATTACCTTTTCATCTTTCTCCGCTTCTTTGAAATCTTCTTTGTCCATAAATATAGGAGTCACTCCAAGTCCATGATTTATATCTATGAATCCTAAATCAAATAATACGTTTCTTTCTTTTGTGAGAGAAAAACTTGGCTTTAAATCAGCGTCATTTCTTAATTTTTTATTGTATTTCTCAAGATAATGTATATTAGGCCTACTTAAATAGTTTTCCTAAATTTTTGTCCATACATATAAAGTAAATAAATATTTAGCTCGTGCCATTGTAATTGGATGATTCTTTACACTGACATTTTTACGCCTTGATTTAATATCTTTTACTTCTTCGTCTGTTATATAATATGTATCAAGATTTAAAAACCAGTTTAGCACCGCTTCGGGAATTTTTATTTCTTTTATTTTCCTAAGCTAAGATGATTCTTTTGGATTATCAGGGTCAACTTTCCAATTCTTCCAAGTTGTATCTACCAACTTATTAACTCTATTAAAAGTTACATTAGGGTCATAAGTTGGTACATACTTCTTACACTTTTCTTTAATCGTTTCTTTAACCCATGCTTTATTCCAAGAGGGCTAATTTCCAAGTGTATATTCCGTCTTAAAATATTTTACCAGTAAAGCAGCATCTCTCTACCACTTTTGAGAAAAACCATTCTAAAGAACTTCTTGAATATAACCCTCTTCATCATAAATGTCAATCATAAAAAGATTCCTCCTTTATACCTTTTTCCTCTTCTTCAATTTCCTCTTTGTGACTTACAAGTACTCTCTCAATAGAATACTTCTCATATAAAAACTCTAAAGAACCATTAGGATTCTTTTGAGGAAAATAATAAACAGAGGTCTTTTTTCTTATATTCTCATATATTTGTCTTCCAACTAAAGCCCAAAGAATATTCTTGTTATAAGACTGTTTATCAACATAAAATAAATATATTAAATGGTTTGCTAATTGTTCTTCATTAGAGCAAATATTAGTTAATAAATCTTGTCTTAAAATATTATATTCTAAATCTCTGTCAAGAACTTTGCTTGGGTTTACTGTCTTACTTGCAAATGCTCCATCAAGAGCTTTTTCTGTTCTTTTAGCTGCCCATTCCTTAATTCTACTTGATACTAAATCATTAATTTGTTCATATATCTTTTTGTTAATTATAAAACCATCAGACATTAAAGCATGATAATCAAAGTTTTGAGAAGAACGGACTTTTTCTCTAATATGAAAATCAACATTTTCAATATATTTACAAATTTGATTCATTACGCAATCAGAATCAACCACAGGAAGAAAATGCTTATAACATCTAATAAATTCTTTTTGATTTTCATTTAATAAATTCTCATCTTTAGCTAACAACTCTTTTAAAGAGCAAGCAAATCTAAGCTGGCAATCTTGGTCATTTTTCTTAACAAATTCATTATATTCTTTACTTAAAGTATTATATTTGTATCTGAAAAAATAAGGCTTTTTATCAGCTAAGAGAGAATTAAGAAATTCTTTTCTTTTAATTTCTTCTGGAGAATCTTCTGGATTTATATGTTGATATTGTTTCCAAATTGTTGCTTCTGCTTTAACATTTTCACCAATCTTAGTTTTATCTATCTGTCTCGACTGAGCCGCACAGCACGACCTAACTCTGTCTTGCAACAATTTTTCTTCTTTACTGCCTTTTTCAAACAAAGGTAACATACCAACAAATGTAGAACAAATATTAGTAATTTGACCAATTCTTGTACCAAAACTAAATGTATCAGTATTATACAAATCCAAATCAGTCATTTCTCTCGCTGGCTTTTTATGAGGCTTTTTAGCGTTGTAAGTTACTACTCTTTGGTCAGGATAAACACCATTAATAAAATTTGGATTATCACAGGTAAATATAATGTCATAATCATAGTCACTTCCTGCCCAATGCATTGTATGTGCATCATGACAATTAACAATTACTCCACTATAACTATACTTGTACCACTTTTTCATTTCTTCTGTATTCTTTAACTCAACAGGGTAATGTTCACTAAAATGAGTAAGAGGACTACGCATAGTATCCACTTTTGTAACATTTCTCTTATTCCAAAATTGCGAATACATTTCTCCAGCGTTTAACAAACCAGTTACTTTTTGACCAGTAGCAGCTTGCATAAAAGCATACCCATCAACTACAATACATTGAAAATTACCATGAACCATAATTTTCCCAAGACAGGCAAGCTCAATTTTTCTAATAATAAAATCTCTTACTTTTTCTTTAGAATATTTATCATATAACAAAGAATTATTTAAAACAAGAGACTTTAACCAATAATTGTCGCTTGATTTCATATAATTTTCAATATTATCTTGAGTCAAATTTTCGCCAAGAAGAAATAATAAAGTATAATAAATATTATCGTAACTTACACCTTGAATATAATCAACTGTTAGTTTACAAACATCTTTTACCATTTCTGGCGTAAGATTTAAAGTTTGCAAAAATTGATAATTTGCTGTATTTACTTCTTTGTCCTGTTTAGGAGCATATTTGGTTACTCCCCAAATGATACCATTCTTTTGACAATTTTCTTCAAAACTTTCTTGAGAATCCCAAGCACTCCAAAGTTTTGCCATACCTTCTGTAAGAATAACATCAATATTTCTTACATCTACGTAGTTATCGTAAACATCTTTAATTAAATAATTTTCATTGTTAAGTTCTTTGCACCAGTCAACAAAATCAAATTCATTTACAGCCCCTTTTGTGAAAGCACAGCGAATACAAAATTGACAAGGAGTATAATCTTCTCCAAGGTCTTTTCCCCATTGTTCAGCCATTTGAGGACTAATTAAACCAGAACCATCGACCATATTAAATTCAACGTCTACTGTTCTTTCTTCGACAATATCATCTTGGTCTTCTGGTTGTTCAATCACAAAATCAACATCAACAGGTCTTACTTCTGAATAATCTGGAATTATACAAAATCTTGGTTTGGTAACTTCTTTTGTTGCACTCGAATATAAACCAAAATATGCATTATACTTACTAGGAGCGATTTTGTAATCATCCATATTACGTCCATTATCAAGCCTTCTCTTTAATTCTGGCAAAATAGTTTCTTCACAAAAAACTACTGTACTTACTCGTGCTTGAGATGCTGAACAAGATAAACGTTTGTAATGATACGTTACTTTCTCGTAACCAACAAGTATATCTTCATTTAAACCATCTTTATTTTTAACAGTTTTAATAATAGGCTCTCCACAATCAATAGTAAAAGAAAAACCATTTTCATAGATGTCTCGATAAGATTTGACATTTTCCATGCTTACAGTAATATACTGTGGTATAAACATCATGTTATAGATTTTTCTTTGTAACTCTTTAATTCTATCCCTATTATTCTTGCTGTTTTTTCCCTTTTTTAATTTATCTCTTTCAGAGTACCATTCTTCAAGCTGGACTCTATCAATCTTCTAACCAGTTATATCACGAATACTCTTTAGCATTTGACTATCTGCTAAAGAAACAATTAGATTACTCTTTAAACAATCTTGAAAACTAATGTCTAAATTATAGCCGTTTTCTTTGATTAATGCACTATTAAGCTTAACGGTGTAAAATAAACGCACTTAGTTACCTTCCTTCGCTGGAATTTTAAATAATTTGACTAACCTCGGTAATCATATCCATAATATCAAAACCATCAAGGTCAATATCTTCAGTATCTAATTTTGTTATAAATTCTAAAATTTCAAAAACTTGTGAAATATTATCTACAATATATAAATTTTCAAGATTTTCTGTCTCAACTTTAGGTCGATTAAATCTTGTCTCTTTACCATTCCTTACAAGAATCTTTAAATCTGCATCAGTTCTATTAAGAAAACTATAATTATCATCAATTTGAATCCGTCCTAACATATGAACATCTTCTTTCTTCTCTTCATGACCTAATCCAAAATACCGCCATTTCGATTCATTACGTTTAAAAAATGGAATCTTATTTAAATAATCAAGTTTCTTCTGTAGTGATTCTTTTGAACCTTTGGTAAGTAATATCCAATTATATTGTTGCCAAATTCCTTGTTCATCTTCTTCGGAATCTTCTAAAGCTTTCATTAATATTTCATTAGGCTTTACTGATGACCAAAATTCTTCTGATTCATAAATTTCACTAACTTGTTCTTTAGTTAAATTTCTATAAATACTTTTGTATCCCCAGTCAACCAAATCATCTAAAGTCTTATTTAAACCATAACGCTAATTTAAGATATTTACCACTGCCACTGAACTATCTAACAAAACATCATCTACATCTAAAAAAATTGTCCTCTTATTAAGGTCTATATCTATATTTTTTACAATCTCCATCGGTTGCTTTAATGTATTCATCTATGCTTTTGCATTGCTTTTTTGCTTAAGAATTATACATTGTTGTACCTCTCTTTCTATATTTTTTATTGGACGAATTCACAATTCTCATTGGTATTCATCCACTTTTCTTTCATGTCTGAATTGTAACACATGTTTCTATTTCTGTCAACTATTTATGAAAAATTTTTAATCGCATTCATAAACCCCTTGACTTTTCTATGTTTTGTATGTTATACTTCCATCAGGAAAAATGTTCAAAATTAAAAATGTCAATTCTACTCATACAAAATTTTACGCATCTTACGGAAATGTTAAAATTACTCATACATTTCTTGACGATTGTAAAATGCTCCAGAATATAGAGAATTTAAGGGAAAAATTACCATCCTTTATGGGGTACTCTAATATAGACTCTATATATAACAAAGAAAGACAATATGCCTGCGCCTTTATCAAGGCTTGGCATTCAATGCATTTTAGTCTTTATTTTTCCTATATTTAAAAGACTTTTTGTAAAAAATAAAGAAATACTTATTAAAAAGACTTGACAAAGAAAAATAATTATGGTATTCTTCTTTTGAAATAAAATAAGAAAGTAGGAGTATATTTTTGAGCAAATATGATTCTTTGTTTGTAAAGATTCCTAATGGAATAATAGAACTTTCTAACAGAGTAAATTCATATACTTCTTTAACATATCTATTTTTAGCTATTAATAGAAATATGCTTGGAAAAGTAAATAGTAGTATTTTATTTTTAGAAGAATGTTATGTAGATGATAGCATGGAAAATCAAAAAACTAAAGCTTCTAAAATTAGTAAAATTTTATCATCTTTATATCTTTTATCAAATACTATTGTTAATAGAAAAAAAGAAATTATCTCTGAGTCAGTTATTGATATTCCTAAATATGGAGATTATTTTAATTGCTGTGAATTTGATATAAATACTTGTGAAAAAGATATTGAATTACAAAAAGAAAAACTTTTAGCACAATATCAAAGATTTCCTCAATATATGTTATCTATTGAACTTTATGATGAAATCATTGTTAATAATTTTACTACTTTGAGTATTAAAGATTATTTAATAATTATGAAATATTGTTTAAAAGATAAAACAACAAAATCTAAACTTAAAGTAGATAGTTTACTTAATACTTATCTTTTAATTAAAATGCTTATTGATAGAAGACAAGCATTAAATAAAACTTTTCCTAATGGTTGGAAATATAAAGAAGCTATTACTTTAAAATTTCTATTACAGAAAACATCTTTGTCTTCTACTACTTTAAGAAAATATTTAGAAGCTCTTATTGAACTTGGATTGATTGAAAAAAACACTGTAAAAAAAGAAACTCTGTATAAATTAAAAAATACTTGAATAGAGGTAAAAATTAATTATGACTTGCATCGTTGGTTTTACGGATAAGAAAAATAATGTCACTTGGATTGGTGCAGACAGTCTTGGTAGTAATGGCTATACTCAGGATGTCGAATCTAATCCCAAAGTATTTAGAAATACTACTTTGAAAAATGTTGTTATGGGTAGTACTTCTACTTTTAGACATATTGATTTGCTTAAATATAGTAAAACTTTATTTCCTGAGATTGATAAATATAAAATTCCTTCTGGAGAAACTAAAGTAAATCATGAATATATGGTTACTACTTTTGTTCCTAATATTATCACTCTTTTTGAAAATGGCATTAAAGATAGTGGAGATAAAGGTGGTAATTTCTTAGTAGGTATTGATGGAAAACTTTATGAAATTCAGAATGATTATTCTGTTCTTGAACCTTTAGCTGGTTATTCTGCTGTCGGTTGTGGTGAGGTAACTGCTAAAGGAAGTCTTTATGCTACTACTAAATATATGCAAAATTTTACTCCTGAACAACATATTCTTACAGCTCTTGAAGCTGCTGAAAAGAATTGTTGCGGTGTCCAAAGACCTTTTGTTATTCTTAATACTAAAAATGAAGATATTATTATTGTTGGACTTGATGGTAAGAGAGAAGTTATTAAGAAAGATAATGATAACAATCTTCCTAATACTTCTTCTAGCTCTTCTTCTGATGATAATAAGACTTCTAATAATAAGAAGAAACTATCTAAGAGACATCATTCCAGAAGAGATAAGGATGTTCCACCAGTGGCACAGTAGTTCAAAGGTTCGAAGAACTTTGTCAAGTTCAAAGGTTGACAAACCTTAATTTTGTAAGGAGAAAATTATGTCTTATTTTAAAGTCTATATTATAAATGGTTCAGGTGGGTCTGGTAAAGATACTTTTTGTGATTTGGTTTGGACGGCTATGGACAATTTTGACCCCCATTGTCTTGTCCATAAATATTACACTTCTGCTCCCGCTAAAAAGTGGGCTTCTTTAATGGGCTGGGATGAGAAATCCAAACGACCTATGGATAGACGATTCCTTTGTGAATTAAAAGATATGCTTGATTATTGGGATAATGTAACTTATAAATATCTTAAAGAAAAAATCGAAAAAGTATACAATTATACCACTTTTGATAGAAAAATTTTATTTTTACATGCCAGAGAAGATAAAGATATTGCATGGATTAAAGAGTATTGTTGTAAAAAGGGAATTTATTGTAAAACAATTAAAGTTGATAAAAAAGTTTTAAATGAAAATAGCAAATATGGAAATCATGCTGATGATGGTGTAAGTAAATCAGGAATTGCTTATGATTACGTTATTGACAATAATGGAACAAAAGTTGATTTGACAAAAGAAGTCTATAATAATTTTATCTATAAAGAGGATTTATTTCGATGAAAAATGAAAATAAAACTAAATATGAAGCTAAAGGTAAACCTTATTTAGTTATATCTAAAAAGGACGAATTTGGTCAAAATCATCAATATTTTTACAAATTAGAAAATCTTGAACAATTATATAATATTCCTACAGATAATTTGAAAAATGGAGATATTGCTATTGTTAAAAAGAATAATAGCTTTATTAAATTTATGTGGATAGTTGATGATGATTGGAATTATGAAAATTGGGTTTCTTGCGGAAAACTTAATTGGAAATCTAAAAAAATCGAAAGTGAGACTGAAAACATGATTGAAGAAAATAAAGAAAAACTTATTCCCTTTCATGAAATGACTTGTGAACAAATGAAGAAACAGTATCCTAATCTTAATATGTTGTATGAACATTGTTGGGTAAAAGAATTACATTTGATTTTGGATTATTGTGATATCAAATTTACTTCTAAAAGCGAAACTAATCGTGAAGCAACAATTGCTATTAATTTTAAAAGTAATCTTGTAAATAGTAATCAAAGTGTGACCATTTCAGTTAATATTTGGGGAAACTATGACAGAGAAGTAGGCAAGAAGGTTTATTATACTGATATCTTTGTAGAAGAAATTCATGGTAACTGTACTTTAACCATGCTTAGATTAATTGATGCTACTTGTGATACGCTTGAAAAAATGTTGAAGAATCTTAACTTGGATAATACCTATGGTGGAGATTATGCCAGAATTTATCATATCTTTGACAGCTTTAAGTTGTATCAGAATAGTGAATGTAGTGATGATGATTGTTGTAACTGCGATGACGAAGGTATGTAACAATGAACATTATTAAGAAGCATTACGCTATTAAACAATGTCAAAAACTTGATAAATTAATTTCTATTCAAGAAGATATTTGTAAAGCTTTAGAAATTGGATATAATCTTTGTGTAGATTTTGATTGTATCATTCATCAGGCAAAAGTTTATCTTAAAAATGATAAACATATTCAAAATGCTGGTTATCTGAATGAAAAATACCAAGGTGATAAATTAGAAGCTGTTCGTGAAATTCGAATTGGATGGGATTGTTATAAGAGGGAACACGAAAATGATGTAACTGTCTTTGATGGTAAGAAAATTTTGGGTGTTGAAGAAGATTGTTATGTCACATGGGAAGATATTGATGAAAATTTTCAGTTCTTCTGGAAAGATTATGAAATTTATAAGAGTAAAGCTAATAAGATTATAGCTTCTTTTGAAAACGAAGAATATGATTTTGCTAATTTACACTGTATTGAAGATTTAATTTTGGAATATGATTTTCGTTTTAATTGCAAATGTCTTTCTACAAGAATTACTGAACATTTGTGTATGATTCGTAGTTTTAAGTTTGCTCAGGATGTTATTAGTGAAGGTCATTGGATTAAGAATCAATGGAGTAAGAATAGTTGGATTTTGAGCGGGAAAGAAAAGAATAATCTTGGTATGAATGATACTTTTAATAAAAATGATAATAGTACTAGTAGTATTAAAAATGTTGATAGTGCAAAAAATGTTGAAAATAATAATGATGCTAAGAACGTAAATGTCAAATGCTATAAAGATAATGGTGATGGCACTATGGATTGGGTTAACTGTCCTGTTATTATTACTGATGGAGATAATGATGTATATAGGATGTCTGAAGAATAATTTGGATTAATTTATAAATAATTTATTTATGTTTATCTTTCTATTTTTAATTTAAATGATTGATATTGGTAATTTGATAGATAAGATAAAGAATTAAATTTGGAAAGAAATTATAGATAAATTGTTTATAAAAGGAAAACGAGGTATAAAAAATCATGAATGATATTATTAAGAGACATTTTGAGATTAAAGCCAGAGATGATAATAGACCTTTTGTTCGTTTGTTGAGTATTGCTTATCAAAATAATAAGATTACTGATGATGATGCTTTATTATTTTGTAGCAATAATTGGAAAAAGATGCATGGCTTCAAGCTTGAAAGATATGGAAAGATAGATTATAGAGGTAAGGGTAAAAGGTATAAGGGGTTCTTGTGGAATGATAAAGTAAGTCTTGTTATTAATGAGAAAGTAATGAAAGTAATGAAAGATTACGTTGTGAACGAGAGAAATGGTGTTGGATTGAGTGAAAAGGATGTTGGAAGTAAAAAATGGGACTGGGCATTTTGGAGTGATTTGCTTGGGGTTATGAGTGATGGGTGCGTGTGAGTAGCATGTAAATGAATAATATAATTGAATAATATAATTGAATAATATAATTGAATATATTTTAAGGATAGAGGCTGTAATGGCTTCTATCCTTTTTTTAAAAAATTTTTTATTTTTTAAATTTTTTATTTTTTTGAAAAAATTTTTTTGTTTTTTTGAATTTACATTTTTGCAGCTTAAATTTTTTCAACTACCTCTACTTTTATCTGATTTTATGTACTTCTTAAATCTTTTTTAAGAGGTAAATGTAAATTCAAGTGTACTCATTTGTAGATTCGGTTTACTCATTGACTGTTTGTTCTCATTCGAATGAATAGTCAATCTTGCTCGTAAATTAGTCCTTGCTTCTTCTTATCCTGAAGAGTTAAGAATTAATTTACGCAAACATTCAAAAATTAATCTTTTAGTCATTTTCCTAGTGGCTAAGAAATTAATAAACATCAAACATTTCGTCAGGTTATAAGACGTAAAAACCAGAAAGGTAGCAAATTGATGTTGTTACTCGCGTTCGCTATCTCATCAATATTGATGAAGATGGTGATAAGGAATACGCTTATTACACCATCAATGAGGGTCTTATTCCTGTTAAAGAATAAATTGCCCTCCCAATCCCGAAACAGAGAGAGACTAACAATCTCTCTCTGTCTGTCGTAGTTGGTTACTACGGCACTGATGATGGGAAACCAAAGTCAGCAATCCATCATGAAAGGAGGTAAAGAGAACATAATGGAAGCTATCCTCATCGGTAGCATCATTGCCAGCATCATTGTTGGTCTTGGTGTTATCAGCATCTCTTCCATGTACATCATCTACAGATGCACAGGAGGAAAGAAGGGTTTCATGTGGTACATTCGCCACATCTAACTCATCAACTCGTTCTGAAAGGTTATATAAACAAATAGCCTTTCTCCAAACAAAAGTAAAGAGACACTTCCGAACAAGTGTCTCTTTATTTTGTAGTGCTTATTAACCTATATTGATAAGTACTTCTATCAATCTTCAGGAGGTAAAATAATGAAGACCATTATCGAAGTAAATTATTTTCTTTGCGTAATTGTTGTTTTAGTAATAAAGCACCACAACGTATAAGTTAATAATTTATACACATCACCAGTAAGAAAGGTGTATAGGCATCTTTCTTACTACAATAAATTATGCTCTTAATGTTATAATAGTTGCCATACTGAAGAATTGTAACTTCTGAGCATAACTGAGCATTGTTAGGATAGAGGAAGGTAGAAATATCTTCCTCTATCTTATAGAGTGCTTAGTCGCATCTAACACTCTGCTTAATTATAGATTACCTACATAATTTATAATTAAGTATTAAATTGTGAAAGGGGTGATAAAATGTAGAAAATCACTTCTATTGACTATGTTCTCAGCGTAGTCAGCATGATTATCTTGAAGAACCATAACTTCTAAGATAATTGTACATTAAGAGGGTTGTGTAGGCAACTCTCTTTTCAAAATGAGATAATTACTTATCTCGTAGTATTTAGTTGCCTATACAATTAAATACTTTTATCTTCTAAAGGAGGCAAATGAATGTAGAAGATAACATTTGTAGATTACACTTTTAATGTAGTTGTAGCAATCATCTTTAAGAATTACAACTTCTGATAAAGTGTAATAACACACCATAATAAGAGAAGTATATAGGTGCTTCTCTTATTAAAACCATTATACCACAAAACAAAATGTTTGTCAAGGAAAAGACATTAAAACCAGAAAGGAATCAAAGTATGTACATCAATATGAATTCTGTAGTTATGGTTACTATCTCTCTCGCAATCGTCATGATTGCATACGGTGTTATCATTAACATCGAAGCAATCGTACAGAAAAAGGCAATGAACCCTCGTGCCATGTTCATTATCATGGCTATCCTTGCTATCTCTGTTGTTGTTCTTATCTGTAACATTGATTACAGTAAAAGCACACCAGCAGAGGTCTTCACTAATGAAGACGTAACTGGCGCATATAATGCTGGTTACGATGCTGGTATTGAAGATAGCTATACCACTACTGAAGATTGGTTTTCTAATCTTTAGAATGTAGCCATCAGTGAAGATGGAACAACAATCCATCTCATTGATGGTAATGGTAAGGAGTGGGTGTTAGTTTCTGACGATTATCAGAACTAACCTCCTCGACCTGAGCAAGTCGTTAAACTACTCAATATAACAGAAGGAGAGACCGTGAATCTCTCCTCTGTAGTGAACAAGGACCTACATCCTTGTTTGCTTTTATCTTCTTAAGGAGGCAATAAACAATGAAGAAGATTATTTCAGTCAATTATTCTTTAAACGTCGTTGTAGTTGTAATTCTAAAGAACTATAACTTCTAAGAAGAATAAAAGCTTATTAATAAGAGAGGTGGGTAGGCACTTTTCTTATTACAATAGCAAGTATAACATATAAAGTTGTGCTTGTCAAGAGTTTTATAGAAAGGAATCAAAGAAAATGAAATTAGCCGTCCATGATATCTGCAATATGTTAGTTGGTATTGCAAAACCTTGGGAAGATACTGAAATATTCGCTGAGTGGGAAGATAGAGGAGCATTTGCTCAGTCCCACTTTGGGACAGATTATTGGCTTCACGTATATGTCTCTCCTGATAGAGTGCTAAATGAAAACAACACAACTTATTATATAAAGTTGTATTGTGAATACACACTATCTAAACTTAATATGATAGCTAGGCCAATCAAAGAAAAAAGAATACAAATTACTTCCAAGGAAGATTTTGAATCTTTCATTATGGAAGTGCGCTCTCTCAAGGAACGTTACATAGATTAAGCATTGTTAGCGGAAAGGAAAAAAGAAATGAAAAATGTCATGACTATGGATGGGTACGTGTATACTCCTATCTATCATCAACCCACTACGATGAATACTATGTGTGTTTATCGAATCCAGAAGGCAGATGAAGAGCCAATATATTTTCTAGCTTCAGGCGAATTGAGGGAAGGGTTCATCCGCGAAAGCACCTTTAATGAAATGAAAACACATATTCTGCCTCAACATTATGAAGGTTACTTCAAAGATGAATTTACTGCCATTCTTATGGCAAAGAATGTTGCGATAGACACATATATTGCATTACAGGAATCTGCTCTTGAAGAAGCGCAAAAAGCTTTGGCGCAAGCCACAGAAGAACTCGCAAAGCTTCAATCTAAAATTTCTTGGGAAGGTTGTGATGCCTTTAAGGAGTACTATAATTCTCAAGATGAATTAAGGAAAGCTGCTTTGAATCGTGAAAAGGAGGATGAAAATAAATGACAAGATGGTATAAAGGATACATCAAAAAGGATGGCAAAGTCATCTATGATGTATTCGAAGAGAGAAGCGAAATTTGGAAACGAATTCGCAATTCTCTTAGAACAAAGGTACGAAATGGTTCCTTAAACATGGATGATACCATTCTCATCCATATTCAGGATGCGTCTGGTTATTTCCAGTCATGTCCAGAAGTTCTCGGAGGCTATTACCATGAAGAAAGTAAAGTTTCCGATTTTATTTGAGTTGAAAGGAGGTATATATGAAGCTCAAATATTATTACGATGGACCTGTCACCAGATGGTATAATTATTATTGTCATTATTCTGGTTACACAATGGCAAGTAGTGATAAACAAGCCCTGAATAACTTGTGTGGTAGAATAAAGCGTGAAAAGGGTTTAACCATGGATTCCAAGTTAGAGTTAAACCTTAAATATCTCAAGCAAGTGTAAGTATCAACAATCAATTTGACAAAAGAAAGGAAATAAAGAAAATGTCCAAGAAATTAAAAAACACCGTTCGCTCTATTACAAACAATCCCACCCATTTAGAAGCGCCTTCTCTTAGTAGGGCGCTTGATACCTATGGAAATCTGAACTGCTTGATTGATTCAAGTTTGAAAGAAATCATTAAATGGTGTGCAAAAAGCACCAGAGATGATACGAAAGAGAGATATGTTTTCTCTCTTAAAAATCTCGATTATGTGCTTGAGCATCTCAGTACTGAGGTGCTTGTAACCATTAAGGTTACCCCCCTTGAGGACGATTTTGGAAATCCTTGGTGTTGGATGCTTACCAAAATTAAGAAAAAACGCATTTGCTTCTAACCAGATAGCTTAAGACAAATTTAAAATCAAATTTAATACAGACTTGAAAGGAGTCAAAGATTATGAAAAAAATTAGTATTATGGGTAGAAACTTCACCCTTGAAAGCACCATCAACGAGATGAATTCCTCTTGGGGTGTTAAGCATCTCTGCAAGGTAAGACACAACTTTTGCAACAATATCTGCAAAGGTAAGAGTTGTAAAAACTGTGACAAATGTGAGATTGAGCAGTGTTTCAATCTCTCCCTCAAGGAAATCAAAGAGGGAAAGCGTAAAGATTTGATTCCTTGTGCTGAGTACTTCAGTGATAAAGTTAGCTATGGTGCTCGTCGTTATTACAATGGCAAAGGTGTCAAAACGGAGGTGTGGCATGTTTAGAATTGTTAATCGTTATGGAAAATCCGTTACGGTTTTAATCAAGATGAAAGAGGAATCTGTGTTTAAGGATAACCTCTTTCCCAGTATTATTTGTTCCTTCCTTAATAAGAAGGAAATTAAACCTGATTGGCTTGTGAACAGTTTTGATTTTAATCTGTGCAAACCTTATATGGTTGAAAGAGTTTAAACATTGTTAGAGGGATGGAAAATAACTTCCATCCCTCAATAGAGTGTTTAAGCGCTACTTATTCACTCACACATTAATTTAGCCTACAATGAATTAATGTATTTATTAAATTAGAAAGGAGACAATACTATGTAGAGAATTATTTTTGTTGACCTCATCAATTAGATAATTGCTATTCGTATTATCTACAATCGTAATTAATCTATATTAATTACGTCGCAAGTAGAGAGTGTAGGCTTTCTACTTGTGTTTATCTTAGCACACTTGATAATGTCTGTCAAGTGATAACTACAAACTTTTTAACTTGAAAGGAATTTAGAATTATGAAGAAGATTAATCTCACCAACATTAAGAACGAAAAGTCCGTCAGCGAAGTCCTGTTCGATGCACTTAAGCCCAAAGCAATCACCAATGAACAGTCTAAAACTGTTTATGCTCTCAAACTCTCTGTTGAAAGAGAAATTGAGAAAAGAGAAGACGGTCGTAACTGGGCTATTAGAGACCTTCCTCTTTATCTTCCTGAAGTGGATTTACACTATCAGCGTGAGCCCAAAAACTACGAAGTAGCCAAAATTACCAACAACTTTAATATCAATAAAGTTGAAGTTAAAGCAGCTTCTATTCGTAAAGTTGGTAACACTTGGCATCTGTTTCTTATGGATGGTGCTCATACTTTGAGCGTTCTGCTTTATATGCAGAGTAAGGGTTTCCCCATTTATGCTATCACTTGCAAGGTTTTTATCAATCTTACTTTGGAAGAAGAAGCAGATTTGTTTGCTACTCAGAATGAGGGTAAGACTAACCTTCGTGGTTACGAAAGATATAAAGCTGAACTTTGTGCCAAGAAGCCCACAGCAGTGATTATCAATCAGGTCACAAAGGAATTTGGTCTGACTGTTAAGACCAATCGCAATAGCACCATCAATCGTTATAACAACATCAATGCAGTTGAAGAGCTGTATCGTATTGTTAAGCGTGATGGTGAAAACGCTCTTCGTTTTGTATTCGCTGTTCTTCAGGGGACTGGTTGGAAGGATGATATGGTTTATACTCAGCGCATGTTAGCAGGAATTTCTGCTTGTTACAAGCACTGTGAAGATACCAAAGCATTCAACTATTTTCTGTTGAACCTGAAGCAGTACAAGAGCTGTGATGAATTTGTTCGTGTTGCTCAGGATAAGATTGAAGAACACGAAGGTCATCCTGCTGAGAAGATTCGTGATTATCTTCTTACCTACATGGTTTACAAAAAGTAAAAGAGAAAAGACTGGCAGCTACTAACTACCAGTCTCACTTAAGACACCAGACTCCTGTAAAGTCTGTTTACATAACTACTCACGAAAGGAGAAATTAATATGTAGAAAATTTTACATGTTGATATGGATAAACAAATTTCAGTTATCCGTATCGTTTATCATCGCAACTAACAAAAGATGATAATATGAACAACACTCATCAAGTAAAAGTTACAGGCTACCTTGCTTGATGAGTGTAATATAACATAAATAATAACACTTGTCAAGTAGTTTGTAAAAATTCTTTTTAAATACTTGACACCATTAAGAAAGGAAAGTATAATATGAAATACAATGTTCTGTTCATTCGTTATGGCTTCGTTGAAGTTGAAGCTAATTCTGAATCTGAGGCTCTTGCTAAGGTCAAGGACTATGGCAAAGAAGATATTACTTGGTCTGATGACTTTGAAGCTGATGTTGCTCAGGAAGAGGAGGATTTTTAATCATGATTAATCGGACTTACAATTATGTCCTCATTGCCCATGATGGGGTCAATTTCTACCCTGTTTATTCTTCTAATGACAAAACAGTTTTGGAAAATATTATGTGGGCTGTATGTATCCAAAAAGATGGATTCAACAAAATCGATAGGAAAAAGTTAAAAGAATTTCTTACTTTTAACAGGATTAAACTTGTTGACCAACTGGAAGATAAAGGTATCCCTGCATGTCCTGATTGGAGAATTTCTCCTTCGTATCTCTTAAAAGAACTTGATAAGAATTGGGATTGTTGGGATATGTTTCTACTCACTTTCCCCGCTATTAACTTCTAAAGGTTGATAGATAAAGGTTGATAGAGTGCAGGATTGAAAAATATCCTGCACTTCAATGAGCCTTTAAGCTCAATAAATTTGTCAAGGAATAAGACAGTAAAACCCACGAGAGAAAGGCTATTATGGCTAACATCAACATCAACACCAAGAAGTCCCTCAATCGCGTCCAGCTCATGAAGGAAAACAACACCAATCTCGAATATTTATATATTGACAATATTCGCGTTGGTGTCATGGGTTCTGTCAATGACCGCGACCGTGATGCTGGTCTTGCTGTTATTCAGCGCATTGTTGATAACAGTGATAAGACTGGCATGGCTCTCGTCATGGAGGTTATGGCTCAGGTTCAGTTTGAGTCCTCTATGAATGAGAAGGAAATCAATCCTGATGAAGTCCTTGAAGTCAAGGTTGATGGTATCGCTTATCCCTGTGTTCTCAGCTATGAGAAGAAAGCTTTGTTTGATGAAGCTGGCGAGGAAATCTGCAATGCTCGTGACATCGACTGTGAGCTTGATGAACGGGCTCTTAAGGCTCTCCTTGAAGCTCGTGCTGTCAATGCAATTCATAACGACAACGAAAGTAAGTACAACGACTATGAGGATGAAGATGAGGATTGCGAGGAAGATTGGGAGTAATTCTTAATCAATTATCTATAAATTCTCATCAGATTAACAACAAAATAGGAGAGGGTTGAAATACACCCTCTCCACTTCAAGAAAGGAAATGCAGAAATGAATAATAACAATTATTGTAATATCAAAGCCACTCTTAATTACATCCTTGTTGTAGCCACAATCGTTATGTGTGTAATCAAATATATTGGTAGCTATAACATTCCAGAAATCATTGTTTTCGCTCCAGTGATTGCTATCATCATCATAGACCTGTTTACGCTTGTCTTTGTTGTTTTACCTGCTTTGATTGTGAAAATGAGTATAGAACACAAAGCAACTAAGGAGTGGCGCAATAATTTTTATTCTCCCCGTGTGTGTGGCAAAAGAATTTATTGGAATCCAGAAACAAAAGAAATGAAAGGAGTTGAACCTATGCCTGAATACGATAAATGGAAAGATGAAGAATAACTCAATCAATATAACCAATTAATTTAAAAATGAAAGGAAATTCAGAAAATGAACACCACTTACATTGACAGCATCCCCAGCGAAATCATTGAAAAGAACAAAGCTACGGTGAAAAAGTTCCTTTCAACTAAAGAGGGTGCTCATCCCAATCTTAACAATTGCCCTGATATCACTGTATATTGGCAGCAGAAAGCAAATGGCAAAGCTTTTCATTTGTTGAGAGGGGAATATGAAATTATTCAGCATAACGATACTATTAGACAGTATCGTAAAGGAGTAACTGGTCATTACAATGTGAGTAATATTCAGTCCCATACAATTGTTGTTGGTTCTGGTAAAGATGCAAAAGTTGCTTATGCTAAATATTATCCTGAGTTTGAAATGCTCATGCTTGGGGTAATGACAATCAACACCAGAAAAATTCCTGAAGAGAAAAGAAACTATTTCTTTGTAGAACGTTATTTTCTTTTCAAGAATTGCCCTGCTCCATTTGATGTCAATGGAGACATTGCGTTTAAATCTAAAGGAGGCAAGTTCTATAGTTTAGGATTTGTTAATTTTCTCCAGCATGATTTGTACAAGGCTGTTTTCCATTTCTACTTTTCTCAAGCAATTGAAGAATTTACTAGAAAAGGATGTAATCCAAGAATCAAGTGGACGCAATGGACTCCTTACACATTTGCTGATTACTATAAAGTAATGTATCCTCGTACCAGTTCTAAATCTTCAGCGGATATTTCTGAAATCGTTAATAGCTTGCCAACTGTCAATTTAAATGAACTTCGTCAGTTATATCCCAAGAAAGCTATTGATGTTAAGAACTCTTGGAACAATGAATATCACACTGAATACAAAGATACAATTTGGACATTTAATATCTTAAATGATAATTATTGTGTCATTCGTCAGTTCGGTGGGTATTTCGAGTTTGAAGAACAGTCACGTATTCTTATTGATAACAAAGGAAAAGTAACAATCTTCAAACCCAATACAATTCTTAATGGAAGTGTTGTATTTAGAGTGTCCAGTTCTTCTGATATTGGAATTCCTGCTGATAACGTCTGTTTCTTCAGAGGTTTTGAGGATATGTTTAAGTTTAAGAGATTGTTTTATATCTCTTCTATCATCAATGATAGTGACATTATGACTAAAACAAATTCCTTAATTCTTAGGATTATTTACACTCTTAGATGTCCTACTATCGAACAATTTTATAAAGCTGGATATAAATACATCGCCAATTATCTCATGAGTGTATCTGCAAAATCTGATGTTGAACATCTTTTTGGATATAAAAAGTATTCCAAATCTGCAAGCATTTACGAGCTTAGTGGCATGAATAAGTACCAACTTAAATTGGTAGATAAGATGTTTGAGGAAAAGAAAAAGAACCCTAATAGTCCGACTTATATTTACGGCGGTCTGACCTATACTCCTCGATGTGTAATTGAAACCGTTCGATTTGTCGCTGGCGTTAAAAATCTTTCTTCTATTACTGACAAAGATTCTGATTTTTACTTTAGCATGGCAAAAAGAATGAATAATGTTCATTCTGACTATCATGATTTTTTACATTTTGTTGAAGCAAACAACAGTGTGTACACTTATTATAGAATTAAGAATGGTTGGCGTTGTATGAACAAAGAAAGAAGAATTAAACCATTAACTCCTGAACAAAATGAAAAGGATAGAAAGAATCTTCTCAAGCTTATACGTCTTCAAGAAAAAACTGATAAGAAAGGTCTTGACGAGGATGTATTTAAAATCTTTTCTGATATCTTAAATTTGTTCAAACAAATCTCAAACGCCAACCGTCCTGATATTGATTTATACACATGTAAAGATGTGAATGAACTTCATCGTTATCACAATATGCTGATTGAAATCAACATTACAGACAAAGAAGCAAGAAACAAAGAAGAGCAGGAGAGATTAAATAAGTTAGCCGCTAAACTTTATGACCAACGCAAAGAAAAGTTTGAGTATGCCGATGATAATTTCTCCATCGTTGTTCCTGAAGAGATGAACAAAATTACGAAGGAAGGTGTATATCTTCATCATTGTGTTGGTGGTTATATTAGTCGTGTTGCTGAAGGTAGAACAAACATTCTATTTTTAAGAAAGAATGAAAACGTTGATATTCCTTTCTTCACGATTGAAGTTAACAATCACAATGAGGTCATTCAAATTCACGGCCTTTACAACCGTTGGCTTGGAAATGAACCTGATGCAGTTAAGTTTGTAATTAACTGGATTCATGAAAAGGGAATTAAATGTCCTGTAAACATTGTGCTCAACAAAGGTCAAGGCTATAGCGCAAGTAGCAGTAAACTTGATGCTAAAGAATATGGTTTGGAGGGTAAAAGCTATGTCTAAACGTACACCTAACAATGCTATCACAGAGTATCCCCAGTACGATGGTATGTACTATGACCGCTGTGAAGGAATTCAGCGTAAGACTCATGGCAGTTATCGGTACAAAATTAATAAACAGTACAAAGAAAAGCGAAAGCAGTATTTGTACACAATACAAAAAGAGCAGGAATAAAATCCTGCTCTTTCTTGATATAACCAGTTCCTATAAACTGTTTATATAACTACCCCTTGTCTAAGGAGGAAAGGAGTTGAAAGCCATGTAGAAAATTTTCGCCGTTAATTATTTCTACAATCTCATGTAGATAATGATTATCTATAACCGTAATTAACTTAACACCCTAATTACGAAGATGTATGGATGATAAGTAAGAAGTATAGGATTCTTCTTATCATCTATACATATATTAACACATAACATCAATCTTGTCAAGTACTTTTTAGTACAGAAAGGAAACAAAATGAAAATTAAAACTACCGTCGAAACTGACCTCAGCTATCTCGATATCCTCACTAAGTTAAAAGAGGATATTGGTTCAGATACCTGTATGCTTAAAACAGACCGTGATAAGGCTAAAAAACTTACGCAAGAACTCTTTGCCTTACTTTGGAAGTATTCTTACTAAATAATTTACTTTATTTGGTTTAAATACTTGACATTTACAGATTTGAGATTTATAATAATCTCATCTTAAATCAAACAACACAACACATTTGTTTAGAGCTAATGCTCGGAAAGGAATTTACTATGGGAATCGCTGCTTATGATACTAAGAAGGTCAACGCTGTTATGGAAGCTGTTGAGAACACTCCTCGTAAGAAGTACTACGAAGATATGGGTATCACTCTTGAGAATGTAACTTCTCTTGAATCCGCTCTCAAGCTCAGTGGTCTGGATTACTCCGTTGAAAAGCGTCCTATCCAGTTCGTGAACAAGGTTGAACAGGAATGGAATGACCAGAAGATTTTGGTTGATACTCCTTTTATCATCCCTGACCAGTTCGCAACCATTCGTACTGACACTAATGCTCCTTTGGGCATTGTCGGTAAGAATTACAACATCCTTCAGAATCGTGAAGCTTTTGACTTTCTCGACTCTCTTGCTTTGGGAGGTGCTAAGTTTGAAACTGCTGGTAGCTATGGACCTAATGGAGCTAAGAGCTTCATCACCATGTCTACCGAACCTATGAAGATTCTGGATGATGAATTCTTGCCTACCATGATGTTCCTTAATAGCCATGATGGTTCTAAGGCAATTCAGGCAATGTTCATCAGTATCCGTATTTTCTGTTCCAACTGCATCGCTCGTGCAACCAGAGGTGCTGAGAATCGTGTAAGTATTCGTCACAGCAATTCCATGCAGGCTAAGTTGGAACAGGCTAAGACCATTCTGCTTCAGAATACTAATTACCTTGAGCGTCTTAAGGTTGAGGCGGAAAAGCTTGCAGTTACTCCTTACTCCAAGAAAGCTTTTGAAGCTCTTGCTCACGAGCTCTTCCCTGTTAAGACTGAGGATTCTGAGATTCTTCAGATTCGTAATCTGGCTATGATTGAAAAGCTTATGACGGCTTACAATCAGGATGACCTTCAGAACTTCAACAACACGGCTTGGAAAGCTTTGAATGCAATCTCTGACTTTGAGAGTCATCCCACTCAGATGCGTAAATCTTCCAAGTCTACCACCACAGGAGCATTCACGGCTGTTGCAGTTAACACCATGCCTATTCTGAACTCTGTTTGGAATCGTATCGCAGCTTAAATGAAAGGAGAATAAAAATGAAAAAGATTAATCTGTTTGTCATCATCATCGCAATCCTCATGACCTTTATGTATCTCAACAGCAGAGAAAGAGTTGCAGCTTTGGATGATTCTGTAAAGGATTACCTTACTCAAGTAGAGGAATTACAGGAACAGTTAGCTAAAGCTAATGCTACTATTCCTACAAGCAATCTTCCTGAAGCAAAGTTCGAAGAAAACACTTATCCTGTTTACGCAGAACTTGTAGATTCTGATGTGGAACATGGAGAATATCGTTTCAGAGTTCTCAATGTAACTCAGGATGATGGTTTCGATGGTATTTATACTCTTGAAACCAATATGGCTGTATATGAAGATGCTCCTTATATTCTCACTATGGATAACAATGGGACTAAGGAAACATCTGATGACTACATTGCTGTTGTGTGGATTGCGACTCCGTAATCCACACTCACATAATACCTACAAACAACATGCCTAATTAAGAAAGGAATTTAACTATGGACACTATCGCTTACAAGCCCACTACCAATATCATTGACGAAAACATGATTAAGAAAGTCAATCCAGACAGTTGGAAAGCTATTATCGAGTTTGATTCTCTTGATGAAGTTCTAGCTCTCTATCATGCGCTTGGTGGTGCAATTGACGAGCACTTTGCTGATGCTCGTAATAAACATATCTGGGCGTTAGGTTCTAACACACAGGCAGAATCTATGTATTATGAAGGACTGGCAGAACAGCAAAGAAAATGCGGTTACAAGCTCATGAGTATCAAGAACGCGCTTGAAAAAGCTTTTCATTGTTCTGAATATTACTTTGAAGGAGGTGTAAATAAATGATTACAATTATCCAGAATAAGGATAGAGCCACATTCAGAGTGATTAACGATGTTGCTTTCGATGAAGTAACCGTTATGATGCAGGATGCCGAAGCGGCGGATGAAATGATTTATCATCTGCTCGTAAATGTGATTAAAGGAGAGTAACAACAAACAACATTTGATTGAAGAAAGGAAATAAAAATTATGAAGAAGTTTATGGTTATTGATTGCTGTGAGCGTGAAATTGGTGAACCTGAGTTCTTCGACACTATGGAGAAAGCTCAGATTCATTTATTTGAGCTGTTTATCGAAGCTTGTCGGTATATTGATGTAGATAATTATAACTTTTGCAATATCTCTACGATGGACGAGCTGGAAGAAGCTATTGAGTCTCTTGTAAATGATGATATTCTTGATGATGAAAACAACTTCGATGATACATCTGCGTGGGCTGAGACTTACAATCATGACAACTGGGATGGTAAAATCATCGAAGTTGAAATCTAATCCCAAATTTGTATAACCATTTTATCACAATTTAATTTATTATCCTGTGCTATCGGGTTTACGGGCAGAAAGGAAATATCATGAATAACACTTATTTCAACCTCAAGGTCAACTCCATCCCCGCTGGTCAGTTCTTCAAGATGGCTTACGTTTCCGATGTGACTCTCTCTGCTCTCGGTCGTAAAGCTGGTGTCTCTGTTCTTAAGCGTGTTATCGGTACTTACCGTATCGGTGTCAACTACAAGCACACCAAGAAGGCAATTGCAAAGGCTGCTGAGAAGAATATCCCTATTGATACTGCTTCTAAGCTTCCTTGGGGTCAGTGGAAGGATAACAGCAATCGCATCATTTGCCACACTAACAAGAAGGGTGAGTATAATGAGTATCTCCGTGTGTATGATACTCCTAACAAGCCCAAGGTTCAACACTATCTCAATGGGAAACCCATTTCTAAGGAAGACCTTCGTAAGACTGGTTTTGTTCCTGATAGTTATTTCACGTCTTCCAATGAGACTGGTTGTATGACTATCAAGGCAGACAACATTGAATGGCTTGGTAGACCTTCTGTCTAATTTCAACTGTTCAACACATCAATTTGGGAGAGAGTGAAATATCTCTCTCCCTTAAATTAAAATACAAGGAGATTAGATATGATTATTCATGTTACTAATATTGAATGGGACACTGATGAAAATGATATCCACAATGAAAACCTTCCATCTGAAGTTAACCTTGAGTACGATGACCTTTGTACCAGTTTTTTAAGAGATATAGAAGACTCTATTTGTGAAAGCCTTGAAGAAAGGTATGGATATTGTGTAAAGAATTTGGCTATTGACACTTAAAAAGAAAGGAGATATAAAATGATTACCTTGGTAGAAAATCTCAGTGGTGCTTTGGTTGATTTTGAAGCATCCATTCCCTTCATGGATGACTATATAAGAGAACTTGTTCATAGCATGGATGATTACAAAACTGACCAAGAATTCTTTACTGCTTACGAAGAAGCTCATGCGTTGCTGAAAAAAGAACCTTGGGAGTTTTCTAAATTTAATCCAACTTATTAAAAAGGAGAGCAAATATGAAAAATATCACCACTTTTCGCAACGAAGACCACAACGAAGTCTATATAACTACCGAAAACCATAATCGTGCAGAGCAGTGTCTTATCGACAATGGTATTGATAAAGATGAAGCCTGTGTCATTCTTCAGGCACTTGGCTATATCCTTTTAGATACTGAGTTATATCCTGAGTGTTAAATCTTTACCATTGTAACTAACAACAACATTCGTGTTAAAAGAAAGGAAGTATAAATCATGTGTATCGGTAATTTCTTTATTGGCAATTTTACCATTACCTTTGAAGGAACTTCTACAGACTTGGAAAGTAACAAAGAATATTATATATTCATTGTTACTCGTTTCGATGATAAGGCCAAACCTCTTGATAGCAAAGTATTTTACTTTGCGTTTATGCCTCATTTTAAACCCAGAGATACAGATTTGATTGCAGAGCTTTACAAGCTTCCAAGTCGCACAAGAATCGCTGGCGCTCATGTTACCTTTGATGTAGAGAAATAACTCTACTCAAACATAAACCTCAAACATAAACAACAACACATCTATTGAAAAGAAAGGAAAAAAGATTATGTCTATCTATGCTCCGTATCTGGGTACTTATCTCAACGAAGAATTTGTTGGCTACGAAAGAGCTAAAAAGTTCATCAAAGAATGGGATGTATGGGAAAAGTGTTTCCCAACCCATATCCTTCTTTGGCTTGTAAATGAGAAAATTAAAATGCGCGATATTTGTGGTATCAAGTATATCCCTGTGTCTTCTGGAAACCGTGAATACTTCTCTCAAAACTATCCTCTTATCCCTGAAATCAAGAAAAATTTTAAGTTCACAAAAGAGAAAAATGGTTGGAAAAGAGACCATTACGAAGGTGCTTACCAGTATGTTGTCCCTCTTGATTATCAAAATGTCCATCTTAATAAGATTTTCAGAGAGGCAATTCTTATGGCTTATCCTTATCTGAAAAAATATAAGTTTGATGCTTATGTTCCTACTTATGGTTCTGGCTCATGTGATATCTATATCAAGATGCCTTATAAGCATAATGGTGAAGAAGTAACTGTAAGCCTTTACTGCCCTCTTGAAGCGTTGCTTGAGAAAAATCCCGATATGATTTATCAGAGGCATTTTGGTTATAACTCCGACTACTACAGGAGTCAGCCCAAAGTTAAAGAGCAGATTCTTGGTGTCCTTAATAGCCAGAAATACAAAGCTTTTTGTAAAAAGGTGATGGAGGGTTAATCCCTCCTACCTTTAATATATAGTCACCACAAACATTTTGTCTAATTAAGAAAGGAAAATTGATTATGTCTAACATTGCTAAGTTCTATCAGACCAAGACCCATGACTATGAGAGCTTCTTCAAGAATTACGAATCTTCTCTCAAAGAAAAGGAACTTAACTCTCTGATTAAGGGGCTCAATGAACAGCTTGAAAACGCAAAGGTTGAACTGTCTCGTGTGCAGAGCGAATGTTATAACAAAGATTTTACCCCTAATGGGAAAACTATCATTGTCCATTACGCTTCCAATCGTAGTGATTTAAGTCTGTATTTTGACCTTCTTTCTGGTAATGCAGTTGATATCAATGACTATAACATGAAAGAAGTTTTGTTGAAAGAAGTTAATGTTAAAGGAGGTGAATTTTGGGTTAATGTGGGTTATTGTTTCCCGCTTGGAGCTGCTATTTCTCGTAACTACAAATACAGAATCGCTTCAAATAACCTCTCTTGTTCCTTCATTCTTGTCGATGAAGGTTTATTTCCAGTCCTTGATAAAAACGCTTCCCCTGTCAGCAAATCTGGAGAACCTTGTCAGTTCTCTTGGAGAGATAGTGCCACAAGTTTTATTGCTCAACTTTATGACATTCCTCAAGAACAAATCGGAGTTCATTATAATTTTACTGAATTCAAATTTACTTTAGAAAGAAATGCATCTACGGAGATTATTCTTCGAACCGCGCCCAAGGAAATCCAAAGAAGCTTACTCAACCGTAAAATCACCGAAGCCATTCCTGTATACAAGATTCTCAATTTAACCAAGGCTGAATATAAAAAGGTAACTGACTTTGGTGTGGCAACACAATGGCTTGATTTGCAGGATTTTATTAAAACCGCAACTAACGAATACGGTTATGGAAATCCTGATTCGGGATGCACTGCCGAAAGCTACTTCCATTACACGGTAGATGAGTGGATTGGAATCATTCAGAAAAGCAAATACTGGGATGAAGAACTCCTGTTCAATCATGTACAAAATGATAACGAAGGTAGTTTTGGAAAGTGTCTTAGATGGTACTTGGGAGTTGGTTACGGACGCAGAGGCAGTCACATTTATGAGTATTACACATTTGGTAAATTCATGGATTATGTTTGTGAGGAGGCAATCAATCAAGGATTTAAAAGTTTACATGCTTTTATTCAGGAACTTAATGACTACATTAATATGTGTATCACCACGGATTTGAAACCAACTCTTTACAGTTCATATCTTAAACAGACTCATGATATTGCAGCTCGCAATTATGAAATTAAACTTACCGAAGAGCAGGAAGAACTGTTCGAAAACGCTTACAAGAACTTCAAGTCGTTTACAACCAATGATAAGGAGTATTCAGTAATTAGACCTAAAAATGCCGATGATGTTAAGCATGAAGGTTCTGAGTTGAATCATTGTGTTGCTAGCTACATTTCTAAAATCTTGAAGAGGAATTGCTTAATTATTTTTCTTCGTAAGACTAATAAGATTGACAAGTCTCTTGTTACTCTTGAACTCGAAGATAAAGCAATTGTTCAGGCAAGAGGTGCGTCTAACCGCAGTATCACCGAGGACGAATTCAAGGCAATCTGTGAATTCGCCAAGGAGAACAAGCTTAAAGTTCGTGTTACTCCTCGTGACTAATATCCAGTAAGCAAATTAGTTTCATATTAACAAACAACATATTTAAGCTGACCTAACGGCTATACGGGGAGAAAGGTTTGTATTATGACCAACACTAAGACTTATGAGAACATGACCGTTACCGTTACTTGCGAAGAGAGTGAAGATATCGAAATGATGGAACTCATTAAAAAGATGAATGACACCAAGGCTATGCGCGAACGCACCGAAGAATTTTACCTTTCTCGTATTAAAGCTATTGGTGCTGCTAAATGGGCTGAAATTTGTAATCAACTTCTTGGGTTATGTGAGACAGCAACAAGTTTCAATGTGAAGGGTACGATTGATAATTTCTTGAGGATTTCTTTTTGTAGGGATGATACTGGTGAACGTTGCCGTATGTGGCTTTCTTATAGCTCCGTTGGTAAAGACAAAGGCTACTTCCTTAAGTGTTCAGTAGAAGGGGGTATCGCAGACACCTATTTCTTAAATCCTGATGAAGCGTATTATTCTTCCAAATGGGGGGAGGACAAAGATGGTTGGCTCGTTAAATGGGACGATTATAACATTTACAATCTTTTCCGTTCCGCTCTTATGAAAGAAATTGAGCGTAGAATCAAAATTGATGAGGATAGGATTCGTTCTATCCAAGAAAATTATTCTGAGATTGCTGGGGAATAATCTCCAGCTTTTTCTATATCAAAATATCCACAATTACAATAAAAAAGAAAGTGAGAAGAATTAAATGTTAACTATTAACAAAACTTATAATATCAGTGCTAATGATGATAGGTCTGCTACGTCTATTAGTCTCAACAAAGAAAATGGTTTTTACAATTTCTCTGTTACTAATTTTCATGGGCAAAAACTTCAGTTTCAGCTTAATGACGTTTTAGCTGGCGAACTTGTTACTGCACTAAAAGAACTTGGAAACTTTATGTAATTGTTAGAAAAGAGAACAAAATATCTTTTTTGTTTAAGAAAGGAATTACAATTATGTCTAAGAAGAACACTAACAAGCACATCGTTTGGAGCAACTATGACCTCAACCTTGAAGATTGGATTGAGGATATCAAGGAAAGACTTGATGAATGTGGAGTTGATTACTCTGAGTGGGATGAGAATAAGTTCTACGAGGAAATGGTTGAGGTAAATAATTTGTATCTTGATGACGAAAGATGCAACCTTAATATTCCAACTGGACGTATCATCGAGATTGCTGATGTCGGTCTTTGGGATGGACGTAGAGCTGGTTACAATCTCCTTGACGAATATAATATCAGAGCCTGTCTTAACTTTAAGTCTGGTTGTGAGTATGCTGAATGGTGGGTTGATTCTCACAACAATCTTCGCTCTCGTCAGACACACCATGATGGAACTCATTATATTTTGTATAGGGAGGTGAAGCCTAAAATCACTTCTGACCAGCTTGATAATTTCTGCTGGAAACTGTACCGTGGTGAAGCAACTCCCAAGGATATTACCAAGTATACCCGAGCTATTGGTAAACAAGTTCGCAACGTTTATGGCTGGTAACTACAAACATTTTAACTTAAAAAGAAAGGAAATATAAACAAAATGAAACATTTTTATGAAAAAGACATTTTTATCAGTAAGGATGTTGCTGCTAAAATTAACAAAGCTTGTTCAACAAGTTATCCTGAAGATTGGTTCTCAGAGGATGAAACCCCTTTTACACTTACCGCTAAATTTGCGGATGGAACGACAATGGATATTCGTTGTTGTGGCTCACAAGATGCTCCCTCTTGGTGTGAGTCTATTCTTTGGACTCCTGATGAAAACGGCGGTTTGCATGAAATAAATTGCTCTGGAGAAGTTTGTGATTCCATCCTCGGTAACTGGGAACTGGTTGACCATGATACTGAGAATGAATATATTGTCAATGTCAAAATTGAGGAGGAAAATGAAATGCCTACTAACAAAAAGTTTAACGAAATGATTATCCATTCTGAGAAAAACAACTGTTCCCCCTACATCTCTATCGATACTCCTAATGGTCAGTTTAGAATCTATTGCGAGCAAGAAGACGGATATCATGGAGCGTTTATCACGTTTATTCGTGATGGTCAAGCAGTTGAGCAGGATATCTGTATGGCAGAGATTGACCCTGATGATACGTCTGGTAATACTTTCTCTGTTAAGGTTTGGAGTGAACCTCGGTCTGAAGAGTATCAGGAAGATATTCACTTTGGTCAGTATCGTGAGCCTCGTTGTCCTTATTGTGGAGATGAGAATGTGTATGAAGTAGATGATTTTGGAAACGAAATCAAGTTTCTTTGTCAAGAATGTGGTCAAGATTTCTTGATGAATATCAACACGGGTAAGTATTCCACTTGTAATCATACCCCTCTTAAGCCTTACGAAGAAAAAGAAAAGGAACAGGAGTGACCCTGTTCCTATCTAAAACTCCAGCCCCGTAAGCTGTTCATATAAATGAAACCCTTGTCTTAAGGAAGAAAGGAGATGAAAGACCTTGTAGAAAATCAAGTAGATAAACTACAGATTTAATGTTTATTACTTCGTGATTGTCCTCACAGGCTTCATAAAAGTTTAAATATTAATCTGAAATAATAAGCAATACACATAGGGTCAAGAGATTACGGGTCTCTTAACTCTATGTGTATTGTAACACACAAATTCATTCTTGTCAACAACTTTTAAAACTTTTTTATTTAGAAAAGAATTGTGATTATGTCTAAGAAGTATGATTACAACAAGTCCGATATCGCCAATATCGTTGAGGAATTTAAGGCGTTACTTGCCGAGCATGACTGCGTTGATGATGTTTGTATTTATTACAACAACAAGCGTACTCGTTATATTCGTAATTTGTGGGATAAGGAAGAAAAGAAATATGTTCCCCTGAATACTTGGATTGATGATATTGAAGGTGTTCATCCTCAGAAGTATTGTGAGTATGCTCCTTCTACTAATATTATCAGCTTCTCTTCTGAGGGAACTTTGTGCGATTATATGTATTCAGGTACCCCTGAATGGCTTGAGAAGTTTGCTCTTAAGTATGGTCTTTTTATCGAACATGCGACAAGCTGGTTTTTCTATTTCGGTCCTTGTAATGTTTGGAGTGATTATGAAACTGATGATACCGAAGAATACAAGGATTATCCCATTCCTCTCTTCTGCCCTGAAGATTACGATGACAATAAAATCCCCGTCATTAAAGCAATCGCTCAGATTTGGGAAGACCTTTGCCAAATGTCTGAGGATAAAGGATGTTGTGCAATTGGATACGGAATGATTTTCAAATATGAAGGTCAGAAGTACAAGATGATTCCTCGTTCTAATAAGCTGGGTGAATGGAGTTGGGAACAGTGGGTTGATAAAATTAAGAATTATCTATCCATTGTTGGTTGTACTGACATTGAATGGCACTGTGGTCGTATGGATTAATCAAAAGGAGGTGAATAATATGTTGCGAATTATTAATGGCACTGGTAAGTGTTGTCCTGATTGTGGAGTTGAGGTAAATCTCACGTTTGATGGTGAATTTGACTATATTTGTCCTGAATGTGGTCAACTTCTTTATTCTTGGGAATGTGGCAACACAGTCGAAACTACTATGCAGGACATTAAAGACCAAGAAGCTTTGGAACACTAACAACAACATTTATAAAAAGAAAGGATTTAAGAATTATGTCTAAGTATACCAGCATTGAAGCTATCAAAAACTATGTCGAACTGGCAAGGATAAATCTGATTAAGCTTGGATTCAAAGAGCTGTCTGATATGAAAATCGTTGTGGAATGGAATACAAGAGCTAAGAATCGTTTGGGTCAGTGTTGTCCCAGACGTTCGATTGATGGGAAACGCTATTTCGTTTTGAATTTCAACAAGAAATATTTTGAGATTGGAGATGATAAAAACGTACAAGGAACTATGATTCATGAAGTCGCTCATTGCGTTAATAATGGGTTAAACCATGAACATTCAGGCGGCTGGTATAAAGCCATTACCAAATACAATGCTGTTTATGGTACACATATTCAAAGATGTAGTTTTGATGAAAACTATAATATGTATCTTAAACAGCGACTCGAATATAACAGCAATTATAAAATTTATTGTGATTGTTGTAAGAAGGTGGTGAAAATTTATCAACGTAATTGTAACACCGTTCAAAGTATCAGGTCTAATCCTTCTCTTTGGAGATGTAGTGGCTGTGGTAAAACTAACACTCTTAGAATTCTTTAAAAAAGAAAAAAAGAAAAGGAAAGAAAGGAAATGCTTGTATGTCTAATATCATTCTTACTGATTCTCACAACGTCGTTCACTGGAAGCCTGTAACTGGTACAAAAGGAGAAAACTTCTATATGTCTAAGGATGAAAAATATTATATTTCTCGTCCTGTTTTCTCTCGTAAGGGATGGGAACTAAGCAAGAGAAGTGTTATTGATGGTGTAGTTGTTTATACCTTTATCAAAGCATTCTCTTCACTTAAGGCTGCAAAAAATTATGTAGCTAACACCCTTCAATCCGATAACTACAATTGGTAACAAAACAATTTGTTTTAACTTGAAAGGAGTTTAACTATGAAATACAATTCTTCTACCCTCTACAATTGGCTCAGTGATGATTCTTGCTCCAAAACTCAGCTTCATATCTATGCAGTTGAAAGCGAAGAAGAATATCTGGAACTCAGCGCTATGATTGATGAACGCAAAGGAAACGAAATCCTTGAGAGTCTTGGCTATCACAGCGATAAAGTTCCTATTGAATGTGTTGCTGGTAGGGAGCTTACTTTCTATGCTTGTAAACTCATTGGTGATTTTCTTGTCGTTGAAGAAACTGTAATTGTCGATTGTTAATTAAATCGACATACATTTGAAAGGAGTACAAATTATGAAAAATCAGTCTATCACTTCTAAGTTCACTTCCGTCAACAGCTCTAAACTTCCTCGTGTCTACAATCACATTGATTGGAGTCAGTTGAAATATGACAAAGTTTGGTGTAAAAACGCCTTTAGTTATTGTGAGACTTTCGGAACTCCCTTAATTGTTTATGATTGGGGGTGTGGTCGTTATCCTGAAGTTATCGGAGATTTCCTTAAGTCTAAGAACATCAAATATATTGGTTACGACCCATATTGGTATCCTGAAGGATATAGAAACTATCCTAATGAGGGTTATGGCTTTCCCAGTGCAGATGTCTTTATCTGCTCCAACGTTCTTAATGTAATCTGTGATTGGACAGAGGTGAAACGTATCTCTCAGATGCTTCGTAATCAGTATAGACCTTTCTTTATCACTGTTTACGAGGGGACAAAATCTTACATCGGTCAGGAAACTCGTAAGGATTGCTGGCAGTGGAACAAACCTATCGAATCCTATATCATGAATCATAAGGATGTGATTAAAAAGAAAATACTTACAAACGAAAAATACAAGTCCTACATCATTTAAGTTAAACCATTTAAAATTGAAAGGAGTATAATTATGGAACTTGCTAAAACTGTCGAATCTATTTATGGTGATATCAAGATTTGGTCCCATGAAACAAATATTCATCATCGTTATCTTATCCAGTTTACACCATATCAGTACAACTTTGTCGGTGAGCGGGATGATACGCTTCCAAGAGATTCTTATAATATTCATGTTACATGGATTGAAGAAATAGAATCTCTTAAAGTTACCTGTGTCCGTGACAATAAGAAAAGATGTTATCATTGGGATGAATCTTATTTTTATTGTTTTCAGAGAGTCGTGGAAAATTTGGAAGGCATTATTAGACAGTTAGAAAGGGAGTATGAATAAGGTTATCTTAAATCAAGTAGGTTAAATTTGAAAGGAGTATAATTATGTCAACTTTAAATCTTCATTCTGTTCGTACCAACCTCGAAAATGAGTATGGCAAGTTTAAAATCTTTATCCCTTGGGCAAACGTAGAACATAGATATTATATCGAGTTTTACCCGTACAAAGTTGATATCCTTGATGAAAGTCCTGAAAGATGTCTTGGAATCATGACTATCTACAACCCCGAAACTGGAAAACTTTCTATCAAATGGATTTGGGATAGTCGTGATTGGAAAAATCACTATGCGCTTTCTTATATCCATAACTTTGTTCCTGCTACAAATTCCATGCTGTCTCACATCAAAGAAATTGAAAAGGAGTGTGCGTAATGTTAACTTATTTCTGTGGAGACCATATCAATAAGCCCGTTGTCATGATTGCTTTTGGAGACCCTGAGTATTATGACAACATTTCTTTGCCTACTTCTCAGTATGATGGCAAACATATCAAAGAAGCCTATATGTATGAGTATCTTCGGGACTTTATGAAGTATCTCAAGGAGCAATCTGAAATGAAGGAAGAGCTTGAACATCCTACTGTCTATTGGATTGTTGACCTTAAGAGAAACATTACTCTTTGGACTGGTCTTGCTTTTGGGTCTAGCTTTGCTTCTGCGACAAGAACTCTTAAAGAGTATTATGCAACAGAACTTAAGCTGTCTTCTAAACTTCAAAAGTATGAAGTTAACCTTGAAATTAAAGGTACTCTCGAAGTTGTCGTTGAAGCAAAAAGTTTTGACGATGCCAAGCACAAAGCACAAAATCAACTTCATACTTTTACAAACGAAGACTTTTTATGCCTTTCTACTAAGGCAATCAGTGCTATGGATGAAAATAAAACCACCCATGAGTATTGCTAACATATAGTCCCTAACATACCGACAAACATTTTATTTTTGAAAGGAAGTTTTAACTATGGCTAAATCTGTTAACAACAAGAAGGAATTCACCATGTCTCGTGAGGAATACATTCAGCATCTCTCTATGAGAACGAATGAGATTCACATGACTACCAAGAACTCCAAGACTGGGATGGGAGTCATTGATTTGGCAGTTCCGACTTGTTGTTGTCGTGAAGATGCTCCTTGTAAGAAGGATGGTTGTTATTGTATGAAAGGTTGTCAGCAGATTGCGGTTGTTCAGGCTTCATATCTGCGCAATCTTCGTATTTATAACAACGACCACGAGGATTTCTGGAATCAGGTTGATTTCAAGCTCAAACATTCTGGTCTTGGTCTTTGCAGATTTTTCGATGCTGGTGATATTCCTGATTACGATTTCTTCGATGGAATGGTTAACATTGCTTTGAAGAATCCCAAGATTAAGTTTATGGCATTTACGAAGAAGTATTTTATCGTGAACGAATGGCTTTCTGAAAATGAAAAGCTTCCCAAAAACTTAAATGTTATCTTCTCTGCATGGGATAAAGATTGGGTTGTTCCTAATCCGTATAATCTTCCTGTGGCTTATGTTGATTTCAAGGACAAGTCTAAGAACCCTGAATTCCCCAAGAATTATACGACTTGTCCTAATCAGCATGATAAGACTGTCACTTGTACAGTTTGTCAGAAATGTTGGAATAAGAAGGTGAAAACTGTTGTATTCCAGCAGCATTAATGTTATAATAAGAAAGGAGATGGTGTATATGTAAATTCTTTAAAATTTAATGAAAGGAGGTGAAGTGTATAACCATCGAAGGTGTGTTACTTTGTTTTGAGATTGCAATCGCAATCCTGTGGCTCATTGGTAGAGCAAAATAAGATTGGGGAGAGAAATCTCCCCTTTCTTACAAATCAACCTCAACAATCAAACTATTTATTTAAGAAAGGATTTATGGTTATGAAAAAGAATCTTAACAACAATACTATTCCTGTCTCTTCTGCTGCTATTTTTGCCGAAGTCATGTCTGAAATGCTTGACTCTTACTTTACAGAGTGTATCTGTCATTTCAACAAAGTTTGTATGCGCAAGCGTAAGGATGAAACCGCTCGTTATTTCTTCTCTATGAAGGAAGTAAATCATGTTAGAGATAATTTGTTAAATCCCGATAATGTCACTGTCAAGCCTTTGTATGACAATGGCTCTATTTGGTGTTATGAAATGGATTATGCTCAGGTAGTTAAAGAAAAGAGAGGAGGGAAAATTACTGATGAAACCTAAGTATAATCAAAATTAAAGAAAGGTTGTGATACTTTGGCTTACTTCGCAATTGGTCTTCCCATTGCAATTCTAATTCGTCTGTTTGCAGGAGTTCCTTTGTTTTGGTTTATTGTAATTCCTATTACAATTCTCACATTCATTGGAATTGCTAAAATGGATGAAACTTCAATCTTAGCAGCAAGAAAATTCAAAGATGGTAAGTCTATTGATTCTTTAGCTATGGCTAAAAAGTATTACGAGGAATACCGTCGAAGGGATGAAAAATATGAATATGAGCATTTCTGTGAACAACAAAAATATTTTTGGAAGAAAATAAGGAGGGAGCATCCAGTGACTCAGGTTTATCTTAAAGATGGCACTGATATGTGGTGTGATTATGTAACATGGAATGAACGACTTCAGGAAATTCATCTTCGTGACAATAATCGAGAAGAATACAAAGTCGTTCGTTATGAAGACATTGGTTCAATTTGTGTCCGTTAAGTGAAGTCTTGGTAGGGAGGGTGGGTTAGACTTCTTAGCACTTATAGTTACTCAGTGGCTATAAGTTAAGATTCTTACTCAGTGAGAATCTATTTCCCTTTTAATGGGGAATTTTTTCCTTATTCAAGGGGAGATTTTTTCTAATTTCCACGGGGGAAATTTTTTGGTTTTCCCCACCACCACCCCAGAAAATTAAAAATTGGTAATCGAAAGGAAAAACGCCTTCTTTTCAATAAACCCTCGTCAAAGGGCAAAACTTTTTTAGGTTCGTCGGATGCGAAGGTCCCACTATGTTTCTCTCTCACTTTAATCTCCCAACCCACCCACCCTTTTTAAAGCGCAACGGGGGGAAGTCTTTTTAAACCACCGAGGAGCTCCCTTTTTCCCGCTTCGCTTCTCATAACTCTTCCCAAGAAATATTCAGCAAATATTCCCCCATTTCATTTATAAACAATTCTTTATAAATTTCATCTCAAAATCAATTTCAATTTCCACCATTAAATTACACCACCTTACTTCCATCTTTCAAAATTGAAGCTCAAATATAGATAATTTATTTATAAGTCCACCAAGCAAAACAAAAAAGACCCAACTTATGAAAGTTAGGTCTTCTTATATCTACATATTTATAATTGTATCTACTTGTTATTCCTTGTTTCCCCATCTTGAAGCAGCAATTCTCTTGCCACGTTCTACCATGGCTTCTCTCTGTTCCTCAGTCAAATTGCGACTCTTGGGAGGCTTAGGATTCCTCATCCACTTAGCAGGAATCTTAATAGTCAAACATCTGTTCTGCCCATCACTGTCACTGTAATCAGATACAATGCTTACTTCGTCAGGATAATTCTTGAGATATTCCTCCATAGTTCTAATTACAGTGAAATAATCAGAACTCCATACTGCAACATCTTCTCCATGAATAAAATCAATACTGGTTTCAGCCATTTAAATTATCCTCCTTAGAATTTTTGTTTGGATTATTTAAATTCTCATCATACTTCTTAGCCATATATTCTGGCTTGTAGTATGGTTTAACTTCTGCTCCATGATTAATAAGCCATTTATTAATAACCTCACCTAAATCAGAAGCACATCTACTACAAATGTAAGGCTGCATTTCCTCTACAGCAAAATGATAAGATGCAAGTGTTGTAAGCAAAGATAGATTTAATCTACGCCCTGAATAAACAGGTTCTTTGCAACATACACATCGAGGTGTATCCTCTCTTCTTTTAGAAGAGGGGGTGTTATCATCATCCTTCTTGGGTCTGCCCTTATTTACAGACTCTACTTCTACTCCCATTTCATTAACATCTTCTGTCTTGGTAGTCTCACTAGAGGCTTCCTTTACAACATCCCCACTAGAGTTTGTTGCGACAGTATCAGTTGTAGGCAATGGCTTCTTCCTCGGTCTACCTCTCGGCATTACATACACCTCTCTTTACATCTCTTTACATTAATTATTATAACAAAATGCCTGTAGCTTGTCAAGAGTTTAATAGTATTTCACTAATAATATTTCTTGACTTACTACAGACATCATTAGGTCATATAAAGCATACTTGAGCAATAGATATACAACTAAACAAAATTATGGATTAATTATATATTAATTACTTATAAATTTCGTTCTGTTTTTTGTTGCATCATCATTTAGGTAAAAGTATACTACTAATTTTTAGTAGCTTTGTACTTTTGTATTTGTAATGTATTATAATTAAATTATTAATAGCCTTTTGACTATTTATTTTTTTATTTTTTCCTATTTCTTTTGCTTTTTCTTTTAATTTAATTATAATTATTATTACTTTTCAGTCTAAATTAAATTTGCCATATTTTAGAATTAAAATATATCCAAATTATATTCAGACCGTACTCAAGTCCTAAGCTTGCTTACAAATTAAAACAATCAGATGTTTTCACATTCGATATCATAATACTTTTTAATTCTTTTTGTAAGCTTTTCTATAATATCTTTATTTCCATCTTTATTTTCTTTTAGATAATTTATTTTGCTTTCATAATCTCTAGCAAATTCTTTGAATATTTGGACTTCTCCATAATAACGGGCAAATTTGGCTTGGTCAAAATTTGGATACTCTCCTAAAGTAATTCTTTTACCTGAATATTGTATAGTGGCTTTCCAACGATTAATTCTTTTGATGAATTCTACACCACAAATATTTGAACTATTATCAGTTCTAATACTTTTATTTAAAGTATTGTTTTGTTGGGTGGTTATTCTGAGATTATTGTCCCTATTATTGTCTTTGTTTCCGTCTTTGTGGTCAACAACAATTTTAGGGTCATCAATATCTTTTAAATATTTGTGGAGTCTAATAATTTTCCTTTCTCCGTTAATTATTTTTCGAGTTAGCCAATATCCAAGAGAATCTTTTCTCCAATAATAATTTAAAATCTTCTGTAGATTTTTTTTGTCACTTAAAAAATAATCAGTATGTTCACGATTCCAGAATTTATAAGTGTTTTCATCATATTCTTCATAATCGTTATGTTCAGGTCTGTAAGAACAACCACAAGATTGTATATGGTTACTTTTTAAATCTCTTGTGTGAACTTGTGTAATTTTTCCACATTTACATTCACAATCCCAATATACTCCCTTGCCTTTTTTACTTTTTATTGGGTCAGTTGTTTTACCAATTACTTTTAAGTTTCCAAAAGTTTGACCTGTTAAATCCTAAAATTTTCCCATTATATTTGCGGTTCCTTCCACTGAGCAAAATATTTATGTACATCTGTTTGTTCAACTAATTTTTGAGTTTCATGCCATTTAGAAGTATAGCCTTTATAACCATAAAAATAAAGAATAAATTCATCTACTGGAACATTACCCTTATCAAAAACTTCTTCAACAGCTTTTACAATGTCTTCATAATAGTTTTTGTTACATTTAATACACTCTTCCTTAAATTTGTTAAAATCTTTATAGCCATCATATTGACTATTGGCTAACTGTTTAGGAGTACATTTATTATATACTAAGCCATCATAAAAACATTGAGCTACTAAAAGTTTATCTCGATAAGAAGCATTTCCAACTTCTCCTGCTAAAACAGAATAAACTGTATAACGTTCAGAATCAGTCAGATGAATTAAATATGCGTAGCGATAAGTTGAGGTCTTAGGTTCTGTATGTTCAGGTTCAGAAGTCTTGCTTTCAGAAATTTGACCTTCGGAATACTGTACGCTCATGTCTGAAAAAATATAAACAGGTTCATCATTATTTTCAGCATTATTCTCAACCATTTTACTCATGTCCACATAAAAAATTCTATCAGGACTAACATTTCCAATGTTGTTTATGTCCCAATAATTTTCTTTGTGTGTTTGAAAGTTTTTAATGGCAATATAATGAGGAGATGAGATTTCAGTTTCACTCAAGGTTGAAGTATTATCTTTGCCTGTTTTATTTAAGGCTTGAGCATACCCTACTATACTTACCACTAAACTGAATGTGAGACAAGTTGCAATCGCTTTACAAATACTTGTCTTAATTAGAGGATGTGTATTTGTGAGCTGTGCTTCATGTGTGGGGGTGTTTGTGTTTGTGTTTGTGTTGCTATGGTTAGGCTTGCTATATTTAATTGTATATTTCTTGTTTTTCATTTATCGCTTTTTTGGCTTAACCTTGATTAAGGCAAAGCTCTTTCCTTCCTTAAGTCTATATGATGAATAACTTATATTAAGATACGGATTCTTAATAGATTACTCACCCTTAACGCTTAGGTCGTTGGCAATAATGTTTATTACCTACTTTATACAACCATGAGAGTATTATAACATAGGAAGGAGGTGTTGTCAAGAAGTTATTACAGATTGTAACAATTCTTACATTTGAGGGCAGTTTGTTTAAATTGTGAACAGATTATGAACTTTTTGTAAATTTTTTTTGAAAAAAGAATTGTGTTTGTGCCTACCTCTCCTTATCTAAAAGAGCACCAGAATAGGAAAATGGGCAAAATTGGCCTTCGGTACGTCAGAGCTAATGTACCAAATATTCCAAGAATGTTCCAAACATTCCTTTAAATGTTCCAAATGTACCATAACGTTCCAGATTACGTTTTTTCTCAAACAAAATTATCGTTTAACAATAATTCACTCTCAAACTTTACAACTTTCTTGTAATTTATTCAACCTTTCACAAGAATCTTGTTAGCTATATTTCACTCCATTTTTCTTATTACCCTTTAGGAAGATTGTTTATCTTGATAAAGATTATCCCAAATATTACCAAAGAAATTCTTCATGGTTTTTTCAATATCATCACGAGCAGAAATATCTTTTTCAGAAGTGTCCTTTTCAGAAGTGTCCTTTTCAGAAGTGTCTTTTTCTTTATTGTCACTATCAATGCTACACGAACTGATAGCATTGCCACTATCAATAATATCACCTAATTCTAATATATTTAAATCCTTATCAATACTCATTAAAGTGCCATTGCAATACTTTTCAATCCCAAGTTCACTCATAAACTGTTCAAGTTCATTTCTATTCATAGTACCAGCAACAGTGTAATACTTATAATTCACAAGCTGACCAGACTTTTCAGTAGGAAAATTAATAGCTTTTAATCTCTCTAAAATTCTTTCCTCAAAACAATTAGCACATACCCCAGTATATCCAAAATTAGGATTGTATTTAGGATAATATAAATAGCAACCACACTTAGGACATCTATCCACAAACCACTGAGTAACATATTTTCCATCAGCATAGCGACTATTAATAGGAAAGCGCAACTTTCCTCTCAGCAATGTCTTCAAATCATAATTATCAAGTTCTAAGTCACCATTATTGACCTTATAATCAAGATTTTCAAAAATAATCTTCTCAATATAAACAGTAATCATGACATTATCACTCTTAAAACTTTTATCAAGTTCATTAAGCTTTTCAAGATAATCATTTTCAATTTTCTCTTTAGTCTTTCTTAAATAAGTAATCTTATCCATTACCAAAAACCTCCTGTTCTGGTAAATTTATTTGCTAGTATACTTCTGGTAAATTTATTTGCTAGTATACAACTTGTTCAGGGTTAGTACAGTTCTTCATAAATTTATCAAACTCATATTTACTAATTAAACCAAATCTATGCCATGTATTCATTCCAACTGTTCCAGTCATCGGCATAGTTACTTTTTCAGCATCTTCTTTAGTTTTATAAGTAATAACAAAGTCATTCATAATATGTTCAGAAAAACATTCAGAACACACAAACCAATCCTTATAAATATAAAAAGTATTACAACCACAATCACATTTATAAGTAATCCACTTATTAACAGTCATCTTATAATATTTAAGTTTTCCTGTCAATAAATTTCTAATGTTATCTCTCCAAGTGTTATCACAACCACCATACATATCACAGTACTCATGATGCCCATAACAAGAAGACTGCTGATTATCAGTAAAAATAACTACATGTAAATTATTTTCATCAAAAGCCCTTTCAAGATTTTTCTCAAACTGTTCTTTTTTATGTTTAATATACTCATCGCGTAAGCGATATTTATTTTCTTTCTTGTTCATTTACAATTATACACCTCTTCACTTTTTTACAGGAAAATCAATACTATCAACAACAAAAAATTCTTCTTCTGTATAATTATCTGAATTTTCCAAGTTAGAAAGAGTTTCCAAAAAAGAAGCAGGAATATCAGCGACTTTACCATAACGTAAAGGAAGAACATACTTTTTTCTATTTTCTGTATCAACGATAGGCGAAACGATGGCGTTGCCGCCATCAATGTAGCCAGAAATTTTAAAATCAGAACAGAAGAACATCAAAGTTTTAAAGAAATCTTCAATATTCATAATTTTATTAAAGGACTTATCATATCTTCCATATAAATCAAGTCTATACTTCTCTTTAATATAAGCAAGCCATTTATTGATGCCGCCATCAATATCTTTCAAAGGCTTCTGACCCTGTACTTTAATATAGTTTTGCACAATAAAATTACTAAAGGTAGTTACTAAAGAAGTGTACCATTTACAATAATTATAATAATCGGTCCAAGATTCATTGATAGGATTTTCAAGAGACCTAATTATTCCGAGTTTCTGCCATCTACTATATAAAGTATTTACAAAATTATTAATCTGCATAGCCTTAGTAATAGTGACAGTCTTAGCAGTATTAAAAGCAAAATTCTCCATAGTAACGTCAACGCTACTAATTTCAACATCACGTACATACTTAGTACCGCAATAAATTTTTTCTTTCACAACGTCACACACATGACTTTTATCGCCAATTAAACCAATACTGTTGCTCTGTCCGTCAAAAGTTAAAGTATCAGATAATGCATCATAAACAAAATGAATATTGAGAATATATCCATCAACAAACCACTTCATAAAAGTATCTCCTTAAATAATTTAAAAGAATCTTTAATATCACTTAGGAAATAGTAAACTTTTCCAACTTAAACCCGCTCTCAGTAACCAAAGGAACACTCAAGCCATTACATAAAGTATATAGGCAAGAGATAACAGCATAAGTACTATCAAGAAAAAATCCGTCACTACAAACTTGAATAAGAGAAGTAAACTTAGACAAAGGAAGAGATTCAAACAACTCAGCCAGAGTCTTCATAGTCCAACCATTCTTATTATCAATAGCATCTTGAACAGTCTGTGTAAAATTCAAAAGAGTAACGCCAGTAGTAAAAGTAACACTGCTATCTTGATTATACTTATACCCTCTATAAACAACATTGTCTACACGATTACAAAATTCAACAGCATTACTCAAATCACCCCGTTTGCAGGACGCAAGCAAATCATAAGGAGCATTTTCACGAGAATATTCCCAAGTCATATCAATAGCCAAATTATCAACAATCAAGTGATGTTCGCTATCTTCTTCGGTATAATAATTAAAATAAAGAATATCCTGAAAATTATAAACACGTTCAGACATTTTTAATTCTCTCCTGTCATATTAACAAACTTAAACCCTGCATCTGCCAATGTAGCAAAGTTAGGATTCTTGCACATGAGATATAAAGCTGAAATAACAGCATACTCATCATTGATATCATCACTGTTATCAATCATAAGTTTAGTAAACTTAAGCAAAGGTTGTTTCTTAAAGACTCTCAAGAAGCTATCCCAGTCATAGTCATTAATCCCAATTTTTTTATTGAATTTACTAATAAAATATTCAACATAGCAACCAGAGTTATAACCAAAGATATCATTGGGATGTAACTTAAGAATAATACTGACAATATTATTTTCTAAGTCATCAAGATTATCAGTGGTACGCTTTTCATATTCAAGCATATAGTCCTTAGAATTCTTAAAAGGAGAATGTTTTTGAAGATAATCATCAGAAAAAGAAAAATACAAAGTATCATTATTACTATGATAAGCAATATCAATCATATCTTTGAATTTAAAATAAGTAATCATAATTTAATTTGCTCCTTATTTTTTAGAGTTATATTCCTCTTCTAACTTCTTAGCCTTAGCTTTATCTTTGTCAGTAACCATACCATTAGTGCGGGAGCACTGCTCTCAATCAACAAATTTAATATCTACTTTACGAATTTCCTTAGTCTTATTGATATCACGAATTAGCGCGGGAGCGCTGCTCCTAATACCAGTTAGTTCTTCAAGGTAAACATCTTCAACAGACTTAACAATTTCAATACTACATCTATAAAAATTATAATTCTTTTCCATAATTTCAATAACTTCATCAACAAGTTCAGAGATATTCAAAGGAGAAGAATTACCATCATAAATAGCAGATTCAACGCGCGAGCGTTGCTCGCATTTAGCAAAAGAGTCAAACTGATTTTTCAAAAGATAATCAAAAGTATCGAATACATCTTGAAGTTCATACTCCATAGTAATAGTACTTAACATCATATCATCACAAGGAGTAAAAGCTACGATACAAGGAGCGACCTCATTAGTATTCTCATAGATAGAATGAATAGTACGAAATACAGTATAAGTACCAAACGTATGAGTAAGAATAGAACCCATAATTACACATCCTTTATTTTTTAATCAAGCACATTATTGTTACGTGAGCATTACTCACGATTATTCTCATTATATTCCTGAGTAAGATATCTCCAAGCATTAATACCAAAACGAATCATAAGAGGTCTAATGTTAATATCAGCTCCATAGTAAGTAATATAGTCAATATCACTTACATAATGAAGAGTTCTTGAAGTTCTATCAAAATAGATAAAAGGTTCATATCTATGTAAAAAGATATTATTGTTATTATATCCTGTAGAGTAAGTGGCAAATAAGACCATATTATATCTCTTATATTTAAGATACTTAATCTGGAACTTATTGTTTTTATACTTAGCAGAGGTATTAAGCTTCATAGACTTCATAATATTACCTTTCTTTTAAAAGAATATTTATATTTTATATTTCTTATTTTTTCTTATTTTCAGGATATTTTCTTTTTAAAAAATAATAAGCATTCTCATTAAAACACTTCATAAGAGTTTTAAAGGAAATAGGGTCATTAATGATACAAATACCCAAATTAAGGTCTTCACAAAGAATAGAAGAAGTAATATTATTACAAGACACTTTAAAGAAGATATACATTCTGTCAACGTTATCTTTAAACACATTACACTTATAATGAGCAAGAACAGAAGTATTATTAGGATTAACATGCTTAAGAGAAGTAATCTTATATTTTTTATCTTTTAAAGTACTCATCATATTTTTATTAAGCAAAATAGACTTCATAATACAAACTTCATTTACAGGGGAAGTTCTAAGTTCAGTGTTCGTGCAAGCACTCCACTTCACATAAGAACTTCCAGAATTTTGGCGTTACGAAAGAAAGATATTTATATTTTATCAATTATCTTTCTCAGCATAGATATAATAACAGATATAGAGCAAAAAGTCAATAGTTTAATAAAGATTTCTTGTTATTATTACGAAAGGTGTTTTTGAGTAATAATTTATTATTACGAAGGCGCTTCATTGTAATGGTATTTCATTACAATGGTGCTTCGCCGATAATCCACCGTGATGCGGTGTTTGTATCATTATGAAAGATGGTCGCATTACGCTCCGTCCGTCGCTAATGCTCTCTCTTTCATAATGCAAACATCCTCTCGCGGTTACGACTGCCAAATGAAGAAAGGAATAAGAGTTTGTAATCGTTCGCAAGGCTCACTTCAACAAACTCTAACCTTTCTTTCATTTTCTGTCGTGTGGTTTTTAAATGAAACATGGAAGTATTACTTATTTATATATGAATTGTTGAAATAAAAGTTATAGAAATAAAGTTTGCAGAAATGATAGAGTTTCTTAGTGAATACGAGCGTAAGCGAAGTATGAAGTTAGAAACTCTCCTGTTGAGGGACTTTTTCAAAAACGTACATTTTGAAATTTTAGCAAATTTTTAAATACAGTAAATATAAGGGTTTTAAGAGGGTCAGGTCAAAATTCGTCCTAAGAATAATATATAATATATCTACAGACAAATTTTGACCTGACCTCATTTAAAGCCATATAAAATAAGGGTTTAAAAAATCATCAATTTTTTAAAATGTACGTTTTTGGATTTTGGGTAGTAAAATAAAGGAATTTATTTTTGAGCTTTTTCATCATACTATCTTTTATTATTTAAACGTCGTAAACTATTGTTAAAAATAGCTTTTTTCTTTGAATTAATAAATTGAATTGCGTTAGAAGAATCAGAAGTGGATGGAAAATAGGAATCAACATCTATATTAAGTAATTCTTTTGATAACTTTTTTAATATAAAAGTAGAATATTCTTGTTCTAATTTTTGACTTTCAGATAAAGTATTACCTAAAGTATGCTTAGAAGAAATATTATCTTCAATACGTTTTTGAGCATTTTTAAGATTGGCTTTAGTAGCTGTACTATTATTATCTGCTAATGCTTTCTTTAAAGAAGCTATATCAAAAGTAGATTGTAATTTAGTTTTTACTTTTGTTTCTTTGTCTCCAATATGTTCAGAAGAAAATCCAATACGATATGCTTTATAAATATATAAGCATCCCATATTAGAAAGTAATTGAGGAAATAATTGTTGTCTAAATTTAAGTTGTTTATTTTGTTTAAAAACATCTTGAATTCCATCAAGATTCATTTGTCTGAAAATTTCATTGGTAATTTGAATATATTTAACTTCTTCTTCTGGTGTAAGCTCTCTATCTTTATATGGAATAACCAAAGTAGTTGTTTCATCACTTTTAAAATAATATCTGCCATCTTTATTTGAAATATTGTCTATATTAGGAATCCAGTTAAAGTTATCATCAACAAAAGCACCCATATAGACTTCATGTAAAGTAATATAACCACTATCAGCAAGATTCTTTAAGGCATTTTCAACTTTATATTCATAATTAGATGAATAATGGATAGTAAAATCTTCTACTTTTTGAAGAGTGTCATTAGATGGTTTAGAAGAATTTTCTTTTACTTTTCTCCAACCTTTAATAGAATCTTTATGTTCTTTAATAAACGGATATCGACTATTTCTAAGGGCTAAAATATCATTTTCAACTTGATAAGAATACACTTCAGGATATTTTTTTACTGTGCTATAAGATTCATTAAAAAATCCTAAACAAAAAGCAAGTTCAGATTTAGTTATATAAACAATACTTTCATTTGTTTCATCACTATATTGGTTAAGCAAGCCACAAAGGGAGTAAGAAATGGAATCTGTTTTAAACAGTTCCGTAAGGGTCTGGAAATGTTCTGATTCCGAAAGAAGTCTAATATTAATAAACTTACCACTTTTAAGTAAATCATAGCTAAAACAGGTTTTCCAAACTTCAAGCTATCTATCTTTACTTTTCTTGTACTTGAAGTATTCTTCATTTAATAAAGCACACATAGCTTTATAAGATTCTACCTCTGTAACATTCTTTAATTTCTATTGGCATTTTTTATAAAGCTAATTATTCGTCATCTTTATCAACCTCTCGTATTTCTACTTTCTTTTTATTTTCTTCTACAAACTTTTGTATTTTGGGAATCATGTCAGGTTCAGTCCACATATTAAAATCTTCTGAAAATTCTAATTTCAAATCTTTTTGTAAGAATTTAATTAAAAGTGGAATCTTGTCAGAAGGAATTTTCGCACTAATCTTTTTATATTGAACCCAGTCTTTATCTGTTAAATAAGAACCATGGGGAGCAATTTTCTTTTTATTAGGATTTTTTAAAGTTCTATGATATTGAGGAATATGCTTATTAAGCATATGATATCCTTTTTTCTGATATATAGACCAGAACTCGGCTTCTTCCTCATGTATTTCATCTTCTGTTGCATCATCAGGAGCGAACCACAAAAAGTTAATATGAGTATCTTTCTCTTCCATTAAATCTCTTATTTCTTGAGACATGGTTTGAGAAGGATGTAAATGGTTATTAAATCTTTTATAAAAAGCAACAGCAGTACTACCAATATAACAAACAGGACCTTTGTAAGAATTTTTGTTAGATTTATTATAAACTATATATACACCTCTCTTATCCCAAGAGCAGGGACGAGAAGGCCATCTTCCAGTTAATAAATGATTAAGTTTATAATTCTTAATATAATTTTGAAGAGTTTTTTCAGATTGCGCTTTTGATTTTTCTTCTCGTTTAATCTTAAGTTCCTAAAGATTTTCGTCAAAAATTTCTTTCGGAATCATTTTAATATTAATAAACTTCTATTTTGATTTGCGCCATGTAAAACATTTTTTCCAAGTGGTAAATTGTATTTTTTGACGTTCTTTACAAGAAGGTGAAGCATAACAAGGTTCATCTAAAAGCTTACACATTTCTTTGTAACTATCCACTCTTTTTCTATCTTTAAATATCTCTTGTGCTTTTAAATAAAACTATTCTAAATCTTTAAATTCTTGAAATTCTTTCAAAATAATATCTCCTTTCTTTAATAGTCTATTAACCCATATATAGTATAACACATAAAAGTCAAGGTGTCAAGTACAATCTAAAATAAAAATAAACTTGTTTATCCGATATAAGATAAACAAGTTTATTATAAGTATTTAATTATCTTTCTTCAAGCTGTCTCTTGTGTTCTTCTTCTTGAAGATACCGAATAATATCATCAAGAGTTTCGATAACTTCATTCAGCTTACGAACAATGTCGGTAGTAAGTTTAGTATTTACTTCATAGCTATAAGCAGAATCAGTAAGATGAAGCTTACTAAGATAATTAGGAAGTGAATCAGCACTAACAACTTTTCTGCTGGATGGAGGTGTTGCATTATCTGTTGTAGATGTATTATTATCTTTTTCATCGGTCTTCTTTTTACTAAGGGATTCTTTGTTTCTGTCAAGAAATTCTTTAAGAAGTTCTTCGGGGAGTTCCTTGTTATAAGTTAAAGATAAATTCTTAAATTCTTTAAAGCCAGAGAGATTTTTTCTTGCTCCACTATAAGTTAAATCCCATGCTCCAATTTGAATATAATTCTCAAGGGTAGAATCGAGAGGTTTTTGAACCTTAAAAGTGATATGGTTAGATTTAATAACAACAGGAACATAATAATAAAACCAAGTATTGTCTCTGGAACAAATTTCAGAAATATAACCTACGTTTCCATTTTTATCAATTACAATATCTCCGATATGGAAAGGTCTGTTAATGAAATCATCTACTTCCTTATCATCTACTTCCTTATCATCATCTTTTGTATTGGTGTTGTTATTAAAATATTTATTAAAATTAGGGAATAATTTGTCAATATTATCAACCTTATGCGTTCCAGTATCCGTATCATTATTATCAACGGTAATAACAGACTGATTATTGTTTACTTTAACAGTTTCAGTCTTAGTTTTAGGTTCTTCTTTAACTTCTTTTGTGTAATCCTTGTACTTTTCTTTCATCCAACTCTTAAATTCGTCGAAAGTTTTCTTAGAAAAATCGGAAGCCGAATAAAAAGTGTCCACCACTCGTGTACAAATTTCATCTAAATCTTCATCAGATAAGCCAGCAAATTTCTTAACGGATTCTTTACACTTGTTTTTAGCAGTATTTGTATGGGTTTCAAGGAAGTCACCAATTTTTTCAATAGCGGCATCCAAATCTTCCTGCGAATAAAATGCGGATTTTAATTGGTTATCGACACCCGTTTTTTCCTTATTTTTAAGGAAGTAATTTTTTTCGTTTTCTGTCATTTTTGTGTCCTCTTTTGGGAGACAATTAACACATTTTTCTCGAATCTTGTCTCCATCATAATAATCACGTTTTTCAAATTTGTTCTTTAATTCATTTAAATCCCTAATAGTAGAAATCTTTTTGTCTTTTTCTTCGTAAATCTTATCTGCTTCTTGAGTTAAAAGAAACAAAGCATACATATCTGTTGTTTCTTCTTTTGTAATAGGAACCATTGTATCAAGAATATACCAAAGCGTATTATAATTTTGGACGAAAGTTTTAACATCCCAATCTTCAACATCAGGAATCTTAACAGCAATATTATTAATATAAAAATAATATTTGCTAGCAAGGTCGTAACGAGTTAATTTTTTGCAACCTTCATTTTTGTAGTCTGTGCCAGAGTCCCTAATACAACGAATTTCAATTCTTATTTTACGACCATTGCAAATTTTATAAGAAGTTACTTTCCAAAATTTTCCAAATCTATCAACTAATATGTCTTTAATTTCAATATTTTCCCAAACATATTGAGCAAAAGCTACGGGGTTAGTGGGGAAATCATTCTTTTTCATATTATTCTCCTTTACTTAATGGGAGCACCCTTGAAATCAACAATATCTGTAGGAATATCATTTGTGTCATACTCAATCTTAACACCAGTGTTCTTATAAGGAGCGTCCTTAAGAGTGAGTTTCTTATCAATCATAGGGGTTAAATCAAAATACTCTTCAATCTCCTTTTCAGTAAGAAGAAGAGCACCAGTAAGAGCGCCTACAATCAAATAAAGAGAGTCTTTATGATTATTCTGAGATTTAAGCTCTGTAGAGAAGATAGCGCATTGAGTATCATTTTCCTTAAGAATGTACTTAACATTATTAGGATTGTCACTATCTTTAGTATCAGGAGTAGGAAGGTTCTTTTTACAGGTCAACTTGGGAAACTCCTTTTGACGAGCAAGAAGTGTGTAATTACGAGAAATACCCTTTCGAGCTTTAAAATTGCGTGCCATACGAGATTTAGGCATTATAGTTTTCTCCTTTTTAAATTAATTTATTTTAAATCCAGTAATTGTAATAATTATTACGCGCTCTTTCTTTTTCAGTAGCAATAGAATCAGAATTAAAATTTAATCAGGTTTATTAGCCATTAGATTTCCTCCTTTGTAACTTCCTTGTTGTCGGCATCTTCAATTCTAATAATAAAGGTCTTAGATATAAAAGGCGAGTCTTTATCATAAAATTTAACAACAAGACCAGCATCATTTTCAGGTGTGTAATGAAAATCAACATAGTCTCCGCCAAGAATTGCATTCTCACCAAAGAGAGCCTTGACGATATCTTTTCTTAAATCTTCCTGAGAATAGCAGAGGACTTTATCAATCTTTTTCATAAAATAACAGCTCCTTTCTTTACTGTAGCTACATTATAGCAAGTAAGAAAGAAGCTGTCAAGTGTTTATTAAATTTTAATCAAAAACTTTAATCAAAAATATCAATGTCACTACGAGGACAATAGGAACGAGATTCTTCAAGTGTTTTCTTAGCTCGATTGTTAGCGGCATTAATTTTTTCAACAATCAAACCGCAATTTTCAAGCTTGTTGATAATTTCCATTTGTTCCTTAACAGTACGTCTTGCAATAAGGACATCTTGAAGCTTTTTAAAGATAAGATAACCATTGCAAGCATCAAGGTGAGAGAACTCGATATAATGAAGAATATCAACTACCTGAGCATTGTAATCACCCAGTTGTGTAGCTAAGTCTTCATTGGACGGAAGAGAATTAATAGCAGAAGTGATATTTTCAAAAGTTTTTGACATGGCTTCCAAAGGAGGAAGAATCTTATTTCTGGAATATTCGCTTGCTTGATATCTTTTGGTTGAATCTTTGACAGGAAGTTCATCACCATCAATCATTGCTTTTGCGCAATTGGAATGAGAAACAACAGGCAAAACTGAATCTTTAAATTTCATTTCGATAGGATTCTCATTTGTGACAGGTGCTTCACCTAAGCTTTCTTGCAAGTTAAGAACCGCTTTAGAAACACTTGAGAGAATCAATCCTTTATTTGCCACATTAGAGACAAGTTTATCATATACCAGATTGCCAGTTTCGGCGTGATAGATGGAAAATACGCGATTTGACAAAAACTTGTCAACAAGAGAATGATTGAGAACAATGTTGGCAGCTTTGTCAACATCCTTAAACAAATGTTTCTTGTCAGGATTTGAAATATAGCTGTACTGATTACCAACAAACTGAACATAAGAGTTAGTTGTGGTTTCTTTCAGATAAAAGCTCATATCAGCTTTATCTCCTTTCAATTTTGATACAGTAATTATATCAAAATAAAAGGATTATTTCAAGGGTTTATTAACAAATTTTTTCAGGGTCAGCAATGGAATAATTAATACCAACTACAAGAAATTCATCACGATGAGAAAGATAAAATAAATGAATTATTCTTTCCCCAAGATAAATTTCTTCGTCTGCATTAAGTAACATATATCTCTCATGTTCAGGGCTAATTTCATAAATATCTGTTCTAATTTCTGTAATGGTTTTAAGTTCATTTTCAGACAACGGATTATCCCCTTTATTATCCATAACAGAAATTTCATTTAAAGGAACAAAGTTTCCAAGCAAAGGAGAATTATTAGAAGTTAAACAAATACCAATTTTAGTGTCGTTATGCCAAACAGTGCTTGTCCCTCTAAGACCAATAGGCATAGCAAAAATATTATTAGTCATCTAAAATTTTCCTTCCGCAATAAGGACAGAAATTCATATCTGAATGTAACTGTTCTCCACATTCAGAACAAACCTCAAAGGTTCGAGCAACATTATAGCGTCCGTCTTTTTGATATGTAGCTACAAGTTTCTTCCTGCATGTTACTTTACTACCTACTCCAAACCCAAGTGTATTCAACTGGTCTTCTACGAGGTCTCTCTCCCACGCAACTTGTTCATAGACATCATAAGAAACGGTATCAGGATGTTTTTTATTATTCATTAATATAAGTCCTCCGAGTAAAGTTCGGTTTCTTTATGCTGTTCTTTAAAGTAAATAAGAGAAGCAGGAAGAGAATCTTTTACAATTTTAAAAGCTTCTTCTCTTGAATGAAATTTTCCATCGCTGTCAACAAAACCTTCTTCTTTGTTCCAATCGCCACGAGAATAATTTCCAGCTAATACAAAATTAAGATAAACAAACTGCTTGTATCCATCACCATGACGAATACAAGGAAGAACAATAATGTTGTCTTCATCTGCTTTGCTTGTAAATTTAATAGCAGCACAAACAATTTTTGACATATTATACCTCAATTACAGCCGTTTTTCATAAAAGCTCCACAAGCGGGACAATAAGGATTACTGATTGCGTAGACACCCTCCTTAGTAATTTTGAGTCTAATTTTTCCTCTACGGTTACAATGAGAACAAGTTGCAATTTCTGTGTTATAATTAATGTCATACCAATAGTTTTCTTCTGGTAAGACAACTTTGGATTTAACGTGTGTGATTTTCATATTAAACCTCCATTTCTTCAACAGGAAAAATTTGATTCTTCATGCCATTATCTTTAGGGATGGCTACAAACTTGCCATAGTTTTCGGGATTGTTAGGATTCCTATCTCCATACCAGCACCCCATAAAAATACCAAAAGCCTTCTGATATCTATTATAAAAAACCTTTCCCATATAATGATACTTCTGACTTTTAAACTCATAAAGATTACCAGTGATAATATTATTACCATTGGCATCAAGAAGAGAAGTTACAATACCACAGTTCTCTCTCTTATCACGAGTAGGGGGTTTACGTCCCTTTTTAATACGCTCCATCAATAGCGCTCCTTCCATTTATAGACATACTTAAGATACCAAATCTGTTCTGTACGACCTTTATATTTAATAGTCATAGGCTTGGAAATACCTGTATCACGAGATTTGATTTTTCCAATCTTTTTAACTGCAACAGGTTTTCTAATCCATCTTTCTCCTGTAGCGGGAGCATCACATACATGACTTCTGCAAGAGTAACCTTTGAGCTTTTGATTAACAGGAGTATAAACATAATACTCCATGCCAATATCTCCCAAAGCTGAAAGACAACCTTCAATAGTAGGAGCAAAGCAAACTCTTGGAATAGATACATCCTCATTATAAGGAATTGCTGTCTCTGGAATTTGTGGAGTTAATATAGTAAGATTGGGGTCACGAGAGAGATGATATAACATTACGCTCTCCTTTCAGCATCAGGTTGAGTATATACACGACGATACATTTGTTCATAAATTCTCTCAGTAAGAATAAGGTGATGAGTATGTCCACCCATAGCTCCACCAAAAGTATTCATGCAAAGTTCTTTATCAACATTGGCATAAATGATAGTACCATCACCAAAATTATTACCCTAATACCAACAATCTTCAAACCAAATTTCTTCAAGGACTTCCTCAAAAGTTAAATCGTAAGTATACTTTTTCTTTTCCATAAAAAACAACTCCTTATTCTTGATACTTAAATAATACCAAAAAAATAAGGAGTTGTCAAGTATTTAATCTTTTTTCTTGCCAAGAATTGCAAGCAAACGAACAAAGATATTAATAATATCAAGATAAAGGTCTGTTGCACAACTGATGGCATTATAAGGTGTAGCAGCATAGCTCTGAGAACAATACCAATCATACCCAATATAAAGAGAAAACAGTGCTACTACAAGATAATCAATTACATGACCTTCGTATCCAAGGAAGAATACTAAAACTCCCTCAATAAAAATAATACTAATTAAAGATACAAGAAGGATATGTCCAAGAGAACAAAAATACTCTGGAAATACTGTACTAACAATAATCATAATTACTACAATAATAGCAGTAAGAAGACATACATAGCTAATACTCAACGCTGTATACTGGCCCACATAAACGCTTAGAAGTGCTCCAATGGGTAAACAAATAAGATTAAACCCAAGGAAAGCAACTACAGCGTTTTCTGTGCCACTAGTAATCATAGCCCCGAGAAAAGCAAGAGCGAAATAACCTAGAATAAAGAGAAGAGGATGAGACAATACAAAGCTAAAGACTTGTGTTTCAAGGAACATACAGATGAAGAAATTACAAATCAATCCCCACAGGATAGTACATCCCATAAGGGCGTTAAATCCTGCATCACTCATTTGCATATCTTCTGACATACAGTCAAAAGTAATTCTATCTTTTTTTAAATTAAATCCATTATCCATTCTTAGTTTCCTTTTCTTTTTCTAATTTCTTCTTCCACATTTTCAAGTAATCATCAAGGTCAAGGAAAGAAGTATTATTAGCTAAACCCTCTTTAATTTTATCTATCATCATTTTTGCCAAACAAAGCTCATTTTCTCCAAAAACACCCAAATTGCAAGAAGATTTATCGTTAAGCTCGATAGTGATAGTATAAGTTGGTGTATCCAGCGGATATGCGATATCAAAGCCTCCAGCGTCAAGATGAATAGCTCTCCAACCCATATACAAATTGATAATTTGGTTATCGTAACTAATAATCATTTAGATTACCTCCTGAATTTTGCTTTCAGAGATGTCTACAATAGAAGAACCTTTGGCAATAGCAACACGAACCTTAGAAAGAGCTTTTTTTGCCAAATCTTCACTTCCATATTCAATAAGATAATTTCTACTTTGCAGAGCAAATAAAATAGTTTTGTTTTTAGCCATCATATAAGAAATATTATCAGCGTTAACCAAAGTATTATTCCAAGTAATAAACATTAATTGTTCTCCTTAACATTTTTAATTAAATAAAAGAAATCTTTTATTTAAAACTCTACGTCATCATATCTAAAGATGGAGTACATTGGAGGGTCATTATCATACCCTGTTTTCATCTTTCGTAACTTTTGTTTGTCAAGATTCTCTTTGACTTTTTTAGTGGTTTCTGCTGCTTGGCTAATTTCTTCTTTGGATTGCTTTTTGAGAATTTCAATATCTTCCTGAGCGCTTTCAAGAATAAATTTAAGATTTTTTACTTCTCTTTCTTGAATTTCTTGGGTCTTTTTATTTTTAAGATATTTATGACGCCAACGAGAATATTTTAGATTGCCAATAAAACCAAAATCCACATAAATATTTTTAACACAATAATTATGATTCCAATAATTTGAAGTAATAATAATTTCTCCAAATCTTTGTCTTGTTGTATCAAGACGACAATACGGAAGACAGCCCAAATTCCATTTCTCATTGTTTAAACAAAAAATGTCGTACCACTTATCAAAATCCATCTTGGTACATTCTTCGCCTTTGCGCTTTTCATTGATATCATCTAAATCAGCCTTAAAGATTCCTTTAAAAATAAGTGGGCCAAGCAAAAGATACCAAAGAAACGAAATAAAAAATCCTGCTAAAGCAACTAAAAGTAAAATCATAGCAATTTTTAATAGTGGCATATCAATTCTCCCATTTATCAGTAGATTTTAATTCAATTTCTTTATTTAAATAAGATTCTTCGTTTAAATAAGATTCTCGAATCTTATTTGTTTCTTCTTTGGCTTTATTAATTTCTTCTTCGGCTTTCTTTTGAATTTTATCAATATCTCCTTGAACAGCTTCAAGAACATATCTTAAATTATCTTGAGAACTTTGAGCAGCTTTATTCTTTTCATACTTATTGTCCATGTTATGCTTAAAAAGGACATATCTAATATTTCCAATAAAACCAAAGTTAATATAAACTGTATCCCAAAGACCTTTTTTATCTCTAATGGTTCGCTTAGGAGAAAACCATGTTAATCTCCATTCATCAGGAGCTAAAATATAATATTTTTTCCATTCGTTAAACTTTAAATGCGCCCAATTACGCCAATCTTTGTGATATTGTTTAATCCAATCAATTATTGTATTTTTGTATCCATCATCTTCATCTTTATAAATAATACAAGCAAAATGACAAACAAATACAACAAGTGCAATAAAAAAGAATCCGCCAACAATACACAAAATTTTAAACATAAAAGCACCTCTCTTTTTTTTAGTATAGTTAATATACCATAAAAGAGAGGTGTTGTCAACTATTTATTAAATTAAATTGTTAGTTTTCCTTGGATTTAATGCTAATAATTGAGTCAACTTTTCTAACAAAGACAGAAAATCCATAATACTCATTAATTATATCACACAAATCTTTAAAAAGTTGGTGATTAATTACAGTTAAATACTGTGGATAGGTAGTACAAATATAAACATTTTCATATTCATAATCATAACTGATAAAGAAAGTATCAGTTAAAGTAGCCAGAGTTTCATCGTTGTCAATAATACGTTGAATAAAATCTGCAATTTCCTAATCAATAGGAGAGGTAATATCAGAAATCACTTCATACTTCTTCTCGTTCATGTCCTTGAGTGTACTCCTTATATAAATATTCGTCTAAAATTCCGTCAACCACTCCACTAACAAAAAGAATAGGAGGGTCATCTTCGGAATAAGGATAGCTTCTGCCACCTATATATTTATAGTTTCTAGGGAATAGACAAGCCCATCTTTGGAAGATAGGAATATAAGTTATAGCACAGAATCCCCAATCTTCAAATTTCTTCAATTCGGATGAAGCAAAAGTTAACCTGTAGAATTCCGCCTTGTAATACTTTTGTTTCTACTCATCATTATTTTGATAAGCTGAAATAATTAACGAATTATAATCTTGAGCTATTTTATCTAATTTTTCAGTTATTTCTCGCATAGTAAATATGGTAGACATTGTTTATTCCTCCACATAGCAGATATAACAATTATATCCCTTTTCAGCTAAATCAGCTTTAACTTTTTCAGCGCCAGATTTTTTAGCAAAGAATCCTACTTGAACTTTATAGAGCTTGGTCTTGGGGTCTTGAATACAAAAAGCAGTTGAATAATCAATTACGCCAGTAAGAGTTCTAATTTCATTTCTATAAGTAATTGCGCGAGTTGAATTACTAAATGCTCCTAACTGACAACGATAACCAGTTTTCTTAGGACGGTTTTCTTCTTTCTTGTTAGCCTTGTCTTGCTTTTTTTCTTCTATTTCTGCTTTTTCTCTTTCAGCATTAGAGCGAAGCCAGAAAGCAAGAATAGAATCAACAGGTCTTAACCAACCAGACGCAGAAAGACGCTTTCCTTCAAAGTTTGTGTAAGTAGAATTTCCGCCATCTTGATTGCAACAATAATCTACATCAGGAAAAAGAGATTTAATAAGATTCTGAGCAACGGAAAGTTTCATACCACCAGATACAACAGAAACAATAAAATACTTTTCGTTTTTAGGATTACCATCTGTCTTTGTCCAACCGAACATCTGTCTTTTGGCTTCATAATCAATGTCAGCATAGTTTTTTACAGATTGAGGTTGTTTATTTTTAAACAAAGCAGGATATTCTGTGCCAAAATCTCTCCAACCAACACCATTATTAAATACGCCATTCATAATCTTTCCAGAATTTGTAATACCCCAACCATTAGAGAAATTACCATCCTGAGCATAAATGGTATTATTACTTTTCAAATTCCAGATAGAAGTTCCGCTTGCAGTATCAAAAAAGAAAGCGTTTGTAACAACGTCTGGCTTATACCCATAAAGACTATACATCTTTTCAGGACTAAGCTTTGGTTGCGTACACATATCAATACTTGCGCTCTTTAGTTCACTCTTAGGCCAATCAATTACCACCACATTATTATAAGTCACACCTCTTACAATAGGATGATACCAACGAAGCAAAGAATTATTTTTACCATAATGATACTAAACAGTTGCCATATTATCTCCATTCTTCTGTGTATTTCAACAGATTTATTTAAATTAAAATAAAGGACAAGTATCCTTTTCTATTATTAGTTTAACATAAAAAAAGATACTTGTCAATATTTAAGTTGTTAAATTTTTATGAATTATACTTCTTTATAAGGTTCTGTAATAGGAACATCTACCTTTTTCTTCTTATTATATGTACGCTTCTTGGTAGTTTCAAGAGTTGCATTGTTAGTAACAGTATCTTCTTTGGAAAGATAGATATTCATAACAGGAACGAGCTTAAGCTCTTCAATGGTAATGCTTGTCCAGTCATAATATTCAGGAGGAAGGGTTTCCTCATCAAAATGAAATTTAAACCACTTTTCTGCTGAAAGGGGACAATTAAAACGTCTTGCCTTATCAAAATCAACAAAGAAGCCAGCAAGACCAAGATAATCTTCTCCTGCAAAAAGAGTTTTAATTTCAGAATCTCGATTAGCCTTAATAGTAATATAGTAAGCAGGGTGATTCTTAAGAGGAAGCATAATATTCTCCTTTAATGCATGATAGTATACTTACTACCAATTTCTACCTTGATAATCTTCGCATAATTAAAGTCATATTCCTTGGTATAAGTTTTGTTTTCAAGGAAAAACTTCTTGTTCTTACTCCACCATTCCTTAGCATCTTTTTCGGTATCAAAAGAATAACAAGAAAGAGTAAATTGTTCTGCAATGAGATAAGGGATATTTGCCCAACCTCTATTAGCAAAACCATAAGAAGGTGATTCACCATAATTAAGAGGAAGCTTCTTGCGAGGAATACCAATACAATAATAGGTTTCCATATTAGAATGAGCAAGACCGTTATCAGTAATATTAAATACCATTTTTATTCTTATCCCTTTCCGCAATTTGAGCCTTAATATTTTCAATACGTGACATTTTCTGTCTTAAAGTTTCTTTTGTGTCTTCAATTCTATTGGCATAATATTCAAAGCTGGTTTGCAAACGCTTAAAAGATTTCTCCTCTTCATCATAAGCGTGTTCAGCTTTAGCCAATGCTTCATCAAGAGAATCTCTAACAGGAAAATTATCAGCGAAAGAAATTTTCCCATCCTTGGGGATATATACAAAGAAATGTCTGCTATTAAGACTAGCAAGAGGGTTGTTTTGTCTCCAACTCATATACTTTTCGTGAGATTCAAAGACGTAATTTTGATAAGAATTTTTTCTAATTATAATTACTTCTGTAGAACCTGATACTCGGCATACATAAAGGTCTTTGTTTTCATAAACGATAGGATACACAGAAAGAGACTTGATATCATGATGAATTTCAACAATCTTTCCATGCTCCCATGGCTTCATAGCTTCATAATTATCCATAATTTATCTCCTTAAAAATTTTCAGGGGAAGTATGATATTTATTGTCCATTAGAGAAGTAGTAAAAACGTGCTTTTTGCAAATAACAGAAAAGTAATGTTCAATATATTGAGGAGCCTCTGGGAGATGGATGGGATTATTATAAGATTTAACTGCTTTAACGAAAGTGTTAATTAAACTTTCGCTGTTTGGGTCAGATTTAAATTCTCCAACCAATGCCAAAGCTCCTCCCTCAGAATTCGCGCAAAGAATATTATCTTCTTCTGTGTCTTGAGTGAAAAAATAATTAGGAACAGAATACAAAAGGTCGCGTTTAATATAATAAGCACATTTATATTGATTAAACTTAACTACAAGAACAGGATAATAGGTAACAATTTTGTTTTCTACTACATTATTTCCAGTTTTATAATTCATAATTTCACCTCAAATATTTTTTAATTCGATTACAGTTTTAAGTGTGCAAGCATTTTTACCAGCGAATACAAAGACAAAACCTTTGTGGTAATAAATACGTTCACTGTTAGACTTGGTATGGAAACGACGCTTAAAAGCATACATTTCTTCACTGGTTAGCCCATTCTTTTCATAATTGTAAATAGTTAAAGCATCAAGATTGATACCTTTGTTACGAGCATTGCAAGCTAACTGACGAAGCTCTCTTTCATTCTTAATACCCAATCTTTCCAAACCACGGTCACGAGAGTGGAAAGTGAGCTTGATTTTATCCGAACCAATTTTATTATGAAAATTACGATTATACATTTATTAAACAACTCCTTTCAATGGATTCACTTCATGTTTAAAGTATACCAAACTTAAAAGGAGTTGTCAAGTGTTTATTAAATTGAGTTTGGGAATACAGCTAATCTTTCTCTAAGAGCAGAGTATTCTTTCAAGATTTTTTCGTAATCAGTGATGGCTTCTTTTGTTTCTTCTTCTGCGGAATCAATGGTAAGAACTTCAAAAGTAGAATTATCTCCGTTATTATCAATTTTTAAACCGATAAGATAATACTTCTGGTCTTTTTTCTGTTCTAAACAAGCTTGAGTTAAAGTCTTTTTTTGCCAAGTGCTGATATAAATTCTTAAAAAATATTCGATATAACTAATAAGATAAGTAGGAGTAGCTTCTTCGCCTAAAATAAACCAAAACTCTACTTTATCTTCGTAAAGGTTAGGAACCAAGAAGGAGCGCTCAACCATTACATCACGAATACTTGCTCTTTTTTCATAAGCGAAACATTCTTCTTCGGTAGAAAATCTACGACCGTCATCTGCAACCCAATATGTTTTTTCTTGAGCAGGAATTACTTCTTTTTCAGTTTTCATATCAATTAAGACCCTTCAAAATCTTTAATTACTTTATAATAAAATTCATCTTTTAATTCATCAGAAATGATGCCCATCTTATAAAGATGTTCATTTAGTTTAATGCAAGCTAATTTCATAAATTTTTCGTAATTAAATATCCATGTCCAACCTAAAATAATATTAATGATTGGAAGAGCACTTAGAATAAGAATTTGAATAATTGGAATTACAGAACCAGTATTGGATACTTCAATCTTAACATTTCTCGCGTCAAAGAAATCGTTTACATATTTTGTAACTTCTCTGACAAGATAAAAGAAAACTAAAACATCCAGAATAAAAACAAATCGCCAAAGGTTAATAATAATTTTAAGAATCATTTGTCTTTGTTTCTTTCTCCTTCGTTTCTTCAACTTCTTTCGGGACTTCTTTAAATTTTTTACAAAGATAAGATAAATGTCCCATGGAATTATAGGTAAATCCACTTTCAGGATGTCTTACACAATCCTTCCATGGGCATTTCTTTTCATCACAGCCAGTAAAAGGAAGTAAAGATATCTATCTATCACTTTTTGGAATATACATTTTCTCTCCTACACATATTATTTAATTATCCCTTAATTTGAATATAAGGAATAGAATCAGGACCACAATCAAAGTCCCATCCATTTTCAACAATCTTTTCAAGAAAAGTTTTATTGTTTGCCAATTCCCAAACAATAGAACTACAGCAATCTTTATGAATAGTATAATAAGGATGTTTGATGTTCTTTTTACGACCAACAGCAAAAAGACGCCCCATAATAACATTAAAGAAATAACTTACATCATTATCTTTAAAAAGCTGATTCCAAATTTCTGCGTTTTCTTTTGCTTTGGCGCTGGTAATATCAACCCAAGAACCATCTTCATTCTTCTGAAAAGCAAGGTCGTATCCTCTACATTTACAAATCACTTTAAATTGTTTATCATTGGTTAGAATTTTCCATAAAGTCGGACTGAGCTGGAAATTTTCAAAACAAGCCACGTTACAGCCTAAACTGGAATTATGGTCAAGACGTTCCTCAATATAGCCAAAAAGTTTAGTAATGTTGGCTTTTTTATTATTGTTTTTATATTCTTCAAGATATTCCTGTTTAGTAAACATAATTTAACAACTCTCCTTACTTTTTCGATTTGTATTTATATAATACTACAAGCAAAGAGAGTTGTCAAGTGGTTATTAAGTTTTCTTACCAATTTTATAAGGATACAATTTTAATTCTTCTGGTAAGTCTTTGTATTGGATAGCTTTTTCTTCAATTAGATAAGAATAATTTTTCTTTTTTGCTGATTTTTTATCTTTAAGATTTTTACTTCCGCAATAAGGGCAATAAGTAAATTCTCTTTCAAGAGAGTATCTTGTAATAAATTCTGAATTAGACAAAGTGGAGGTAGCATGAAGATATTCTCTACAATTTAAGCAGTAAGAATAAAAAGCTCCATCATTGATAAATTTAATTACAAGCCAATCTCCATTGCGAAATAAAACTTTAAAACGAGGGTCGCTATCGTTGTATTGATAATCACTGAATTTTGCTTGTCGTATCTTCTTCCTTTGCTTCTTCGACATTTTTTTCATCCTTTACTTCAGCTTCAGCAGAAACTTTTGTAGCAGTCTGAGGAAGTCCACTACCCATCATTCCTGCCATAGCGCTCATCATATCAGCCATACCACTAGGATTATTCTGAACAGTGTTATAAGAAGTTCTAAGGAGTTTATAAAACATAATTACGCAATCAGCAAAGCCGTATTCTTCATTGAGCTTTGTTTGAATTGCAACAATATCATCCATGCTGTCAATCTCTTTATCAAGAGTGCGTTCTTCATTACCATAAGTTGTAATAGTTGCTTCAGGTTTCAAGCCCATATATACAATATAATAAGTATAGCTTTTCTTCAAATTCACTTTAAATTAACTCCTTTTAATATATATACTAGCAGTAGTCCCTTGCATTAAATATGCTACTGTAGTATTAGTTTTATTTGCAATAATTTGGTAATCTCTCCATGTTAAGAAAAATCTCTTATGAAAAATTTTTCTTACATCTTTTTCTGACCTATTTAAAAATTCAGCCCACTGCTTATATGAATAAGGACTTGCTTTCATTACTTCACTTGCTCGTTTTAATTTATCCATATAAGGTTTATTAGGATGAATATAATAGAATTTAATATAATACCAAAAACCAAGAAGTTTATTTTTAAAATTTTTCATGGCTTCTTTTCCCATTATTTGAAAGTATTTTTAAATTTTACTTTCTTGAAGAAATTCATCCACTTTCTTTAAACAATCACTACATAAATCATAAGATTGAAAATCATCCCAAATTTCGCCGCCTCGTTCAAAATGTCTTTTAATTTTCAAAACCTTCATATTGAAAAGACTTGAAATAGGCATTCCGCATCTATCACAAAAACATTTAGTTGCCATTTTGTTTTTCTCCTTTGTAGTATTTCTTTTCAATCATCTGGTTAATACAGCCTTTATAACAACCTCGATGAACTGTCCTTATATGACCTTTATGCCAAACCCATTTATACCAAGGTAAGCATTCTTTGTAATGAAAATCATGCTCTCCTTCCTCATCAAGCCACATCCAATGTGGGCAAGGAACTTCATTCAAGAAAGCAGGAAGATACATTATTTTAATTTTAGGATTTTTTATTTTAGCTTTAATAACTTCAAGTAAACAATTAGAATAAAAATCTTTTGAACTTTTCATTTACTAATCCTGTCTGCAATCGTACTTGCTACAAAACTATCTGGTTTAACAGTTGGTTCGTAACCAGCACCTTTCAACCATCCAACAATTTCTGGAATTACTTGACCACTTGGTCCAGCATATCCAGCATCTACATGAATCCCAATGCTAGTATACTTTTCATAGTTAAAATTCTCTTGAATAGACAAAGTTGTTAATTCATCAATTAACTGGTCAGCATAAGCAATGCTTAATTCAGTTTCTTTGTGAATTTTAACCTTTAAATTTAAAATAATGGGTAGTTTTTGAATCTCATAGAAGAACTTACCACCTTTGCCATCGGTATAGACAGCAATGACAATGACGGCTTTTGTTTCATCTTTGTGATTTTGACTATCAGTACCAATGACAATATGATTATGTTCTGCTACATCTGTACGTTCTCTAATATAGTCAAAAATAATTTTGGCTATTTGTTTCATATTTACTCGTCCATATGTCGGACTAATCATATTATCATTCCTTTACTTTGTTTTAATTATAAACTGTTAAGTTTATCTATGATTTGATTAAATTTATCAATTGTCTTAGAAGAAAATTCGTATTTTTTGTTCGTGTTTCTATCGTAAATTGTACTAATTACACTACCAGAATCAGACTTATAGTAAAAATCTTCCTTCGTAAAATGAGGAAGTTTTTCTTTCTTTTCATCTTTATGGTCAGGCAATTCCATTTTGACAATATCTTTGAAAATAACAATATAATCTTCTGGTTTATAAAACCAATCCAATTCTTCTTTAAGAGCTTTGGTAGAGCTAAAATATTTTGCTCCATCTTCATCTGTAAGGATAGGTTTATCACCAAAATGAGTGGCCCCCTTATAAAAAACTTTTCTTTCTTGGTCTTCTTTGCTTCCAATAGGAACTTTAATTTTAGCAAAATAAACTCGCTCTTTGCTTTTTTTTGTTGAGGATTCTTTTGGTGTATTAGGGCTTACAATTTCTTCAATTTCATAATCTTCTTCATTGAAAAACCAATCAGCAGTGCATTTTGCTTCGAAGTAAGTCTTAAAAGGACAAGCTTCATTTTTTGTTTCAAAAATGACCTCTTCGCGGGTCATACCTTCCGCAGTATAATAATAGTTTTGTCCATTTACAGGGACACCCAGTCCTGTTACATTAGGCTTAATACGAATAATATAGCGTTTGTTTAAATCATTGTCCTTTTTGAGATTTTCATTTAGTAAAGTACCACATACAGGACAATAATTAACATGAACATAAAAATCACCATGGTTAATAAGATTCTTTTTGCTCGTAGCGTTAATAGTGAATCTATAATTCTCACACCATTTGCACATATAGAAAAGACTCCTTTCAGTCTAATTTACTATCAATAGTATAAACCAAAAAGAGTCTGTTGTCAAGAGTTTTATTTAATTTTCTTCTGTTTTCTTATTTCACTTTGAATCTTAAACCAATAAATTGCTGCCATAACAAGAGCAATAGGCCAGCAAAAAATCAAAGTTAAATAATGCAACAAGGTTACTTCTTTATCATTTTTATTAGCAGGACAATTATAAACATTATATGTTACGGCAAACCCGCATAAAAGATAAAGAGCAAAACTTATTAGAGATACATCATTCAATCTCATTAACAAGCTCCTTTACAAAGGAATAAAAAAGAACTGTGGTACAAAATTTGTTTTTGGAGGAAACAAACATGAACAAAATACGAAAAAGGAGGTGGCCTTATTAGCAAATTCAGTCTATTATAAGGAGGTAAATTGTACCACAGTTCTTATTATTATATTAACATACTCTTTCGAGTTTGTCAACTACTTATTAATTTACTTTTTAGAAAGCATCTGATGAGAATAAAGAATTTGCATCTTTTCTGCTACGGATAAACTTCTGTTATAAGCATCATCATTGTCAGCCAATTTTATAGCAATTATAGCAAGTCGATAATCAAGATGGCTGATGATTTCTTCTGCCAATACATGACCATAATTCATGTTTAAACACTGAGAAACTTTTTTATCTTCGTCAATATATACATCAAACATACATTGAGCATAAGTCATATCAAAATGTTTGCCATTCTCAACAAGATTAAGCATTTTTTTATAATCAAAGAGAGTGATATTAAGATTTTTTGTCAGTTTTTCGAGAGTGTTTAAACTAACCTCTTTAGTTTTACAAGCAGATTTTAAATAATCGCAAGCATTACTATTAAGAATACTACTGGTCCAATACATATCTTGTTCTCGATTAGAGTAAACTTCTTCTGGACTAACAAAACCAGTTAATACAATCGCTTTACCAACAATTTTGCCTTTATCAAGATTTTGCTTTCCATAGCAGTTTGATAAATCTTTTTTATTAACCAAAAGTTTTGCTTTTGCAACAACGGTTAATTTAACACTAACAGAATAAGTATAACCATAATTTGAAACATATGAAATATAATTATACCATTTCAGAGCATCTTTTACAGTTAAGCAAGCATGAAAACCATTGCCACAGTAATCCACTTTGCTAAATTCTTCTTCTCCTTCTGGTAAGGCATAAACTTTGTTAAGTTCATATACGAACTTTCTACTTGGACCTACATATTTTATTTTTTCATAATAGGTCTTATAAAGAGCCTTGTAACAATCAATCCATTCCCAATCTTCTCCAACAGGAAAAGGTACATCTTCCATTTTTTCATATTCCCAAATATGATTGTCGATAATTATGTGGTTAGGAAGATTATTCGTGTAAGATTCGCTGGAAGATTCTTCAAAATCTACACTAGATGCAGGGTAAGAGTCATATTCGAGAATAATCTTTTTTTCTGGCTTCTTAAAAAACATATTTTATTCCCCTTTCTTAAAATCTATAAAATTTACGAGGAGTAATATTTTTCTCCATTTTTTCAATTAGTTCCCTAGATTTCCTAACCGCTTCATCCATTCTTACATTAAATTCATCACGAGAAATAGGTTGAAAATGGTCAAAATTTTTCGGATAATTTAAAAGGAAAAACAAATCAATGTCTTCATTATAATAAGGAGCTACATCAATTTCTGAATCTGTATAACAACCATAAGGTGTTTCATCTTCAAAATTGTTAATTTCAATACAACCCCATGAAGAAGAATAGTTAACATCACATCTTCCTTCTAACAACTTAGGAGGTTGAATAATCATAATATAATGTCCCTGATGAATATAACATTTTCCAATCAGCTTTGGAGCGAGTTCTTTCATAATATATTCATCATAAGATTTTCTCGTAAGATTGTTTAAATCTTTGTTAATCTCAGAAAGTTCTTTCTTCTTATTTTCGAGTACCGTCTTCCATTCTTTCTTCTTATTTTCCAATGACGTTTTCCAAATGTTTTCCATGTTACACCTCTATTATAAAAATAAAAGTCTCATAATCAATATTAAATTAATTATGAGACCTTTTATTAAATTAGCTAATTCAATAAATTGTGAAGACTTGGAAGTTATTCCCCGTTACATTACTTCCTACACTCATTGAAACTTTCCCGTTTGCGGCTATCCATTTCGACGGACAAGTGATTATAAATCTACAAGTCTTCTGTAAAACTGCGAACAACCTACCCGTAGGTTATTCAAATACGATAATAAGCGCTCCGACCCCCATCGGATTCTTATTAAAGGTGAGGAATAGACAACGTTCGCCTCACTATGAGCCTCTGGTCCTAGCATCTGGACTCACTACGAGCCTTTGGTCCTATACTACAGTACTCTGGACAATGCGACGCTCTTTGGCTGATACTCTTCACCAGCAAGTCATTTGTAGGGAATAGGTGTATTCACCCTACTATAAGCCTCTAACCATTACACTTAAAAGGTATCTCGCTCTTTGTCCAACATCTTTAGTTGGCAATCAACCTGCACCACCGAGCAAGAATTCGGAGGGTAGGATTTCGTGATTCTTGCAAGAATTTTCCACCATTAACTTTCAGGTGGAGAGCTAGATGCTCTTAGTATCTTCATAGTTCCTATTCCTATGAAGGGTGCTTCTTTCGAAGTCATTGCATCTCAGCTATTATTGAATATTCAATTGTGTGTCTTACAGGTAAGAGCGTGATTTGTCTATCAGGCCCGAGTAGTGCAAACCAATGGGAATCTCTTCCGCACTTTTTTCGTCCTTTCCCTTGGGACAATCTTAATATACCATAAGATTAGTTTCCTGTCAAGGGTTTATTATTTTTTTCTTGAAGAGTTTTTACCAGCTCTTCATAGGATTCAATAAGTTCTTTTTGTGCTTCTGCTTTCCCCTCTAAAGATTTAATAAGACTTTCTTTAGCCTCATCTAAATTTTTATGAGTTTCTTCGGCTTCTGCAAAAGCTTTTGAATAAGCGTGGATACCACCAATAATAGTTCCTGCTAAAAAGAAAATTGTTAAAACTCCGATAGCAAGAATGATGCACAAAGCAACTTGAGTAGTGTTCATTTTCTTTTACTAACCTCCATTAATTTATTTTCAGGTTCAATTCTAAATTGACCTGTTTCCCAATCAAAGCCCATGCCTACTGAGCGAACTTTTGTGTAAGGTCTACTTCCCACAGTGTTTCTAGAATCTTCTACGCTAATTACTACTAATGAGTTTTTGTATAGTTCCCAATTTGCACCGTTTGCTACATCATTGAGAATATCTCTTAGTCTTTCAATCGTCATTTTTCTTTGTCCTTTAAATAAAGTTTGAAAAAATGAACAGCAATCATAAATAAACAACCACTTATAAATAAACAAAAAGGAGTTAATATTTCTCCAGTGGAATTATCTAATCCTGCCATTCCAATTAAAATAAAATAATATAAATAAAATAAACAATTTGCCAAATTTAGATTTATTAAATATTGATTTGATTTCATACAATCCAAAAATGAACAATGTCTTTATAAGGAGAAGTCCAACTATCTTCTGTAAAATTAGTCCAATCTAAAATACATCGAGTAAAGAAGCTCTTACATCCACTGATTGTTCCCCATCCATTAGGAGATTCATACTGTTTATATTTATCTGGAAATCTTTCAAGTTCTTCTAAGCCATGAATGATAAATGGAATAACATCTTTTACAAGACCGTTATCTTCTTCGTTCTTCCATTCTAAACCTGTTGACTTTTGAATCATTTCTCTCAAATTGTAAGTTATATTTGCTTCACAGTTTCCAACATCAGCCCAAAGTTTAGGGTTATCTTTACATTGGACTCTATAACTAATATCGTAGCTCATTTAATTAACCTCTAAATCAATGTGACCTACATGCACAAAGCCAACAACATCGTTAACATCAGTAGTATACGTGTCATTGATTTTACGTATCTCGGTGTTATTTTGAATTATCCACAAATCCCCAAAGAAAGGATTGTAATAGATATCTCCATTAACAAATTCTTTTTCACCAATCTTAATCATTTATTTTGTCCTCTTTATATTCATCTGGAAGAAAACTAAAAATATGAGCAATTACATCTACTGTCCATCCATTACCTAATGCCTTTCTTGCTGCACTATCTGGAATCATATTAAGAAAATCATCAGGAACAGTCTGTAAACGACACATTTCTTTAGTAGTATAATATCTAAAAGGTAAATTATTTTTAAAAGCATCTGGATGTCTACCAATAGGAAGTGGCGTAAGAACATTATCCTTGTCTACAGTAGTGAGACAATTTGATTTGTCTGTGTTTGTAGCGCGGACTTCGAGACATTGTGTAATAGGAATTGTTTTATCAGTATCTTTTCTATGCCCGTTTTTATCTAATCTGCGACCAACAATAGTGGCTTTATTTAATCTACGACCTCTAATTGCCGCAGGATTGGGAAATTCAATATCTTCAAGAATATCTTCCAGAGTAATATTTTTATCTTCGGGAAGTGTTACATTAGGGATATTAGTCCAATAAAGTCTACGTCTGTTCTGTGCTGAAACAAGAGAAGAATTAATTTCAATGGGTTCTACTCCAAGAATATTTGTAATAATATCTTCCCATTCTTTTTTCATAATTACATTTTCAAGTAAAAAATATTTGGGTTGGACTTCTTTTATTGCACGAGCATATTCATAAAACAATTTACTTTGAGAACCTTTTAATCCTTGACCATTACCAGCCATGCTCAAATTTGTACAAGGTGAACCCCCAATAAGTAAATCAATTTTACCTTTATATTTGGTAAAATCTTCTATGGTTACATCTCCATGCTGAATCACATCAGGGAAATTTGTTTCTGTAGCTTTAATTGCGTTCTTTTCAATTTCATAAGCATCATAAGAATCAATCTTAATTTCAGCTCTCTCAAGTGCAAGATGACCGCAACTAATACCATCAAACAAAGATAAAACTCTCATTATCCGTAAAAACCTCCATCGGGCGGGTCTCTTCTATAATTAGGACAAGGTATATCATTTAGAGGGTCTCTAAAACAGTCTATTCCCCAACTATGAATACAATTACTACACCAAGCAGGTTGAAAATGATAATTAGAAATAGAAGGATTTTTAGGCTCTTCAGGTGCAACAGGTGCTTTCTTAGGAACTGGAATAGTATCTGGGTCAGGTTGAACATTCATATCTTTCATAAGCTCTTCTTTTTCAACTTTCTCCCAAGCATCCATAGCTGAGTTAAGAAAGTCAAGAGTATGCTCATCATAACCTAAAATCTTAAGTTCTTTGATTAAATCTTCATTGCCAATTTTCTTTAAAACATTAGGAAAAGCATAAAGTAAAACTTGAACACGACCAAACTCTTTACGCCATTCATTATACTCTTTTACAGTCATTAATAATACCTCGTCTTTCTACCTCAAATTTAAGTTCGCTTACTGCTACTGTAACTGGCATAGATACGAAATGGTCATAATAATCTACTGCCTTAGAAAAATAGCTTCCGTACTTAATAGGCCAATTCTCTTTGTTTTTTGGAGGATTCTTTTTTTCAATCTCTTTTAGCTCTGAACAAGCCGACCAAAGTTCTGCATTAGTTAAATTACGAAAATAGCCCATAATAATACACCTTTCACTTAATATGCTTATGATTGTATATAAAGGATAACACAATTTTTCTTGCTTGTCAATAGAAAACAACAAAAAAAGAGAGGGAATTACCCCTCTCTTTCGTAAGTTAACTCATCAGAGAAAGGCCAAGAAAAATTTTTCTCTTTATGTAAAATATATATTTTCCAATGATATCCTTTACAATGTCCGATTTTGTTTTTACTTCTTTTTATGCAAGTTGTTATTGCTCCACTTGAAACGTTTAACTTTTTACAAAGTTTGTTAAGTCCGATATAAATTTTTCTGTTTTCTAAACAAAGAACAGCTTTTTCATAAACTCCCACGCATTTTTTACAACCATTACTACGAGGAGGGGTTCTACTATTAATAGCAGCTTGCCAACTGCGTCCGCATTTTTTACATTTCCACCAAGCTTTTTTGTTAGAATTTGGAGATATTAATAAAGGATTTAAAACATTTTTATCATAATCCCATTCTTCTAATAAATTTGGATATAATTCTCCCAAAGAATTTTGATATTCTTTTTGTTTATACTATTTTAAAATATCTTGATAATCTTTGTTTAAAGAAATATTATCTTCCAGATATAAATTTTTTAAAAGTTGTTTTATGGCCCATTCTAAAGAAGAATCATTTAATTTATGTTCTATAAGATTGTTGTTGTTTTTGTCCTCTTTGCTATTTTTTATTGTAATTAACTAAATATCTAAATTTTGCAAATCTTTTTTCTTTTTCTCATCCTTAGTCTAAGATTTTGAATGATAATAACTTCCATTATATTCTATTCCGATACGCAAAGATGGAATATATATATCTATTTCTTTTTTTGTATTATCATATTTATAATTGTTAATACAAAAGAAATGTTTACTTAAATAAAAAAATATTGCTTGTTCGGGAAAACTCGTTTTATGTCCTTTTGCACAATTTGGGCATCCTGCATGAAGTCTTGTCCTACTATTAATAGTTGCTTCCCATGAATATCCGCATTTGTGACATCTCCAAAAAACTTTCTTATTTGAATAAAAAGTAACTTCTTCTGGTAAAATTTGATTTAAAGAATAATCCCAATCACAAAGTAATTCTGGATTTTTAGTTTTTAAATCATTAAAACCTTTTAAAACTTTTCTTTTATTACAATATGGGCAACTATTTTTTCCTGCTGTATGGGGAATATTACTCCATTTACCTTTGCAAACAGGACATTTCCAAAATACTTTTTGATGCGCTCCTGTTGTTATTTCATTAGGCTAAACAGTATTTTTATCAAAATCCCATTGTTCCATTAAAGATGAAACCTAACTAATATACTAAGACATTATATCTCCTTTATAAATAAAAAGGAGAAGAGAATAATTCTCTTCCCCTTTCATATTTAAAACTTACTTAAAAGCTAGCTCTTCAATCTTGTCGTAACGCTTATCCAAAACCACTTCCATAAGTGCATCCCAAGGATTAGTCTTGCCGCTGAGAATCATTTTCAAAGTTTGGATACTAAACCCGCTGACCATGATACCATAATCATTCTTAGTCATGGGAAGACCGTTACCAGTAGTACCGTTTCCGCAAACATTCCAATAACAAATTTTGCTCATCTCATATCCAGCGTTCTTGTACTTCTGCTCAATGGACTTAAGGAAAGCAGGAGCTTCCTTAGCAGTAGCACGAGTGCTGTTATAGCCCCAATAACCATAACCACTGCCAGTATTAAGAGTACGAATATTTACCATAGAATCCCAACCACCATCACTGATAATCAGAATATTCTTTGGCAAATCACTCTGAGGAGAATGATTCTTAATTGCAGTATCAAGAATCAGGTCAAATACTGCTTCAAGGTTGGTATTAGCAATCTCACTATGACGAGCAGCTTCCCTAAGATTTGCACGCAAAGAGTCATGATTAACATTAACCATCTGAGGACGTGCAGAGAAAGTAATGTAACGACCCTTATATGCACCCTTAGCACGCTCTGCAAAGTAAATTGCAAGAGAGTTAGCAACCTCAAGAGCAGTCATACGAGTACGACCAACAGTAGCGCACATAGAACCAGAGCCATCGGCAACAACAATAGTGGAACTATCATCGGTTACAAGATTGGGAAGAGCCTTCCACATGCCTTCAAGGGCGGCATCATAAGAATGAGGAGAAGTACCCCAATCATTCTCGCAATACTTGTGAACAATGTCACAAGGATTAGATACAGAAGAATTAATCTTTGCCTCGCCCTTAGTAAGAGCGTTCAGATAGGCACGACGGCGCTCCTCATCATTACGAAGGAAAGCCTTATTGTAATTAAGGTTTGCCTTAGAGGGAACAGTCTCATAATCAATGCTCTGCCAATTCTGAGAAGACATCTTACGCTCAACAACGTCAAGGTGCTTACGAAGAGCAGACAGACCCTTGCGATACTCACGCTCAGTCAGACCGAGCATATCCATAGTCTTAAGACCACGCTTACGAGTATCATGGCTGTGAGAAGAAGCACTATCAAGCCACTTCGCCATAAGGCTAATGGACTTGCCCTTCTTCATATTAGCCATATCTTCCTTCCACTGCTTACGAATCAGTTCACGAACAACAGGCTTAGTAGTAGGATTATCCATGACAACATAGATATAATCCCAACGAGAATACTCAGGAATCATAGGAATCAGGTTCGCCACAATCTGAGCACCACCATTGTTCATCATATCCTTAAGGCAAATCTGGAAGAGACGGCGCTCACCCTGACCCTCACGGATATCGCCAGCATAGAACAGCCAACGAATAGCGAGACGAGGATTCTCACAATAAGCTGCACGGAACTTCTTCACAATATCACCATCGGGCAGGCTACGAAGAGCAGAGATGGAAGTGTTGATGTCAAGAAGAGCAGAACCAGAGGACTTGTATGCAATAGCACCGTTAGAAGTGTACTGCTTATCAGCAGGAAGAGAAGGAACTGCAATCTGAGTGTAGTAACCCTTAGCAGTATTCTCAACCTTGTCCATGAAAGAAGCCTTACGGCTAACTCGGTTGGACTTAGTAACAGGCTTTTCAGGCTTAGGAGCCCAAGCCTTAGTGTTATTCTTCTTGTTAGGATTGTTGTAGTTATACATAATTTTCTCCTTTTCTAAAGGACTAGACTCTTTTTGTCCTTTTTTCAAAATAAAAGTTTTTTGTAGTTTGCTGTGAGAGTCTAACTACTTATGACAATAGATACTATAACAGATGTATCTTAGTTTGTCAAGAGGTTATTAGAATTATTTTCGTCTTTTCCTAAATTTTTTTCGAAATTGTTTATAAAAAGCTGTTTAGCATTTTGAGCTTTATAGCAAATATCATTAGTAATAGCATCTTCTATTCCCTGAAACAATGAAACGAGGGGACATAAAAGTTCTCTTTCATCTTCATTATCCGCTAAAGCATCTCTACTTTTTGCAATAGAAGTAAGCTCTCTTATAATAATATCTTTTGTTTTAAATTCTAATTTTGTAGTAATTTCACCATCAGATTTGTCAGAAAGTTTTTCAAATTGCTCTTTAGATAGATATTTTTTATTTATTGTTACCCAAACCTAAATTTCTCCATTGGTGTCTACTAAAATTGGAATATCTGTTCTATCTTCTGCTCGATTTGCTAACTTTCTTATCCAAGTCTAATAAGCTTTCTATCCTTCTTGAGTCTAAAGCCACTTAATATCAACCATAATTATACCCTTTTATACCCAGTTATACCCTTTACTCAGATTTTAAAACAGAAATTTTAATTCCACCTTCCTCGAATTCATATTTAGCACGAGGAATTTTTACTTTTAAAGTACCAGTTTCTTCATTAGAATCCTGATTTACAATAGGTAGAGTAAAATTTAAATTAACTGTATCATCGAAATTTTTCTCCATGTTAAATTCTTTTAGCTCAAATTTAACAAACATCTTAGATTTTTCAGAGCGAGAAAAATTTAAGCTGAAATCAGATGCGTTATTCAATTGAACAGGATTGTGCTTTAAACATGCAGTTAAGCTACAATACCCTCTAATATTGGCATATTCACACCAAATGCCTTTTTCATTGCAATACCCTTTAACGGGATGATAATCACCTGTATTAGTCATTATTAATTCCCCTTAAAGTAATATTCATAATGTTCTCCGTCCCAAAGAGGATGCTTAATATTTTTTTCGGTGCGCCAATCGTAATATTCGCCATTTTCATCTGCATCAGCAACATAACAATTATCATCAGGGTCGCAACCATTATCATTGCCAGTATAAATACAACTTCTTGGGTCGAAAAGAAAACGCTTTAACTTGTCATCATCTTCAAGAATTTCATTAATGAAGGGAACAAGTTCTCCTGCATGGTCTACAGAACCGCCATTATCCCAAAATTCCCAACCACCATATGTACTTTTTTCTCTTTTATAGGCTGGAACGAAAATTTTAATCTTAAAATCTTCTTCAAGTTTACGCTTAAAATCTTTCGCTTGAGCAAACATATCACAATTAAGCATGGCGGTGTAAAGATAAGAAGCCTTATCTTCTGTGGAAGAGTAGCAACGTGTGTCCCAACCATAATCTTCATCTGCATTAAAATTTAAATAAGCTGGAATATGTTCTGAACCATAATTATCCTTTGAAATAACAAGAGAATGGCAAGAACTTGAATTAGTTTCAAATACGTTTTTACGAATTTGTTTCATCGTTGTTTCCTCCATTTAAATCTCTCAAGAATTGATACATTTCAGTAACAGTCTTATTGCCAACATCATAACGATGATTTACATCACAAGAGTTACAAGCAAACTGCATTTCTACTGCATCAATGTACATAGAAGCACTAGACATATTATCATAGTCTTCGCCCATATACATAGTATTCCAATCTTCCTCAGACATAAGACGTTTAGGCTCAAGCTGTTTAATAGCAAGATTGTCAAAACTAATAACAGAGAACCACTTTTCATCAATCATACGACCAAGATTATCATAGATTGCCTTCTGCTTATTTGTTACAAGTTCCTTAGCCCAATCTTCCTTAACATACTCTTCACCACGACGAACAGTCTTATAGCCAAGAATAAGAATCTTAAGCCCACGATTCTTAAGAGCACGAAGAGTATCCATCGTTACAATGCCATTAATAACATGAAGAACAAGATTAGGATACTTAGAAATAGTCTTAAGGAACTGCGGCTGAAGAGGGTCAACAAGAGAGACACCAATACCATAAATAAGCTTCTCATTAACAAGCTGTTCAATAAGCTCCTGATTCTTCATAAAGGAAAACTGGTGAACAGTCATGTTAGGGATAAGATTCAGCTCCTTACACTTACGAAGGAAAGGAATCAAATCAGGATGAGAAAGAGGGTCTCCACCTCCGATTGCAAGCTCGGTGTATTCATGGAAACTTTCAAGAACCTTGATACCCTGTTCACCAAGAATGTCACCATGCTTACCATTTGGAGTACTGTTCTCATGACAAAAGCTACAACCCTGTGCGCAATTATTAGTAATTTTATAATCACAGCACTCTGGAAAATCAGCCTTGAAAAAGCTCAAATCATTTTCACGAGTCTTGGTTCCATTTGCCAAGTCGATGGAAACCATATAGTTGCCATTCTGATAAGTCTTAATATTGCTCATTAGTCCATTACCTCTCTTCTCATATCATCTTCATTTTCCCAAACTTCTTCAATTGCAGGATAAATAACAGAAGAAGTCATTTTGTGATTACACTTAGGACATACATACTCATAAAGGGGTGGATAAGTAGCATAAACCATTCCACTTCGCTTCATTTCAACATTACAATCACTGCAATAAATACGATGAACCTTGCGATACTTAAGAAATTCTTTTGTTACACGTTCATTATACAGTTTAACTCCATTAGTGTTCACGAGGATTATCCTCCATATACTTCTTTACTTTGTCACCATCATAACGAGAGGGACAAGCATTACAAAGGTAAGAACCATAATATTCACAAGCATGAACCTCTTCCTGAGACTTTGGAGCAGACTCACAATTCAGGTGGTCATATGCACAATAAATCTTCATTTTTATTCGTTTCCTTTCTCTCTAACAATATAAATGTCATTTCCTTTATCTTCAAGAATCTCATAATTCTTTATAAAATCTAAAGGAACTTCTTCTTTTAATTGTACCATGTATCTTTCTTCATAGGTTGGAAAGAAAGCATTTCTAAACATTTTACCAGCAACCAAACTAAGTAAAATAACACCTATAGCACAAACAAGAGTTGTCCAACCAAGTTTGTTTTTAACGCAGTCGATGAAATAACAAAATAGAACTAAGGTGAAACCTATAAAAAGAACCCCAGTAAAAATTAAACCATCAAATTCAGGAGATGTTCTAACCATTTCGGAGGTTAAAACTTCAACACCCTTAATCATTTGTATTCCTCTCTTTAATTATATAGACATTATTATCTTTTCGTTCTACAATATCATATTTGTCAATAAATTCAGAAGAAATTTTATCATCTAACTGGACAAGATATCGCTCTTCATATCTTGGATTAAAGGCATCCTTGAAACAGAAAAAAGCAACCAAAGCTAAAAGAAAGCCCATAGATAAACCAAAGAAGAAAGCTCCCCATTCTTCTTCCTTAACACAAAGAATTGCTACAACAATTGCAGCAATACAGCCTACGACTCCAATAATAGCAGGAAACAGATTACTCAAAAAACTACCAGAAATACAAATAGTCTCAGTAGTAATTAGATTAACACCATCAATCATCTTTGTCAACCCTTTCTTTTAATGTGTAAATTTTCCCTTTTCTGGAAACAATATAGTCTTCTTCAAGTTTTTCATAATCAGTTAAAGAAAAATGGTCGGGGTCAGTAAATCTAATTTCATAAGAAATAGTTTCAACTGGATGCTTCATTGCATAAACATTGAATCCTGCAATCACGCAGAAGATAATTGTTGCGATAACAATAGCACAAAATCCATCCATTGACCCGTTTCTTTTAACCCAATCTACAATAAATGTGCATATACCAGCAATTCCAACAACAACAATAGCAACAGACACAATAAGAACAAACATGTTTCCGTTACTTGTAGTTGTAACTGTATTAAGTACTTCAATGGCTGGGTTATTTTCAATCGACATTTTCTTTCTCCCTAATTACATAAGTGCTATCTTTTTCATTGTATTCAAGAATTTCATATTTCTTAGTAAATTCATTGTAACTAACTTCATCGGAAATCGTTACAGTGTATTCATTATAATAAATTGGATTGAAAAAACAATCATTAAGAGCTTTGCTTACTATAATAGAAGAAAAGAATAAGCAAACTCCTAAAATAACAATATTTAAACTGTTAAAAACAATTTTAAAAAGTTTGTGCGAAGTGGATTTTGTAATTCCAAAACCAACTTTTAGAAGTTGGATTGAACAAAACATTAAAACACAAGCAATTCCACAAATAAAAATAAAAAGAGGAACATCTACATCTTTAGTTACTTCTGTACTAATAATATTAATTCCTTCGAGCATAATCATCTCTCCTTTCGAGTAACTAAATTATACTCTATAAAAAGAGATAAGTCAAGGAGTTAATAAAAAATAATCTCCTTGACCTATTAAAATATTTTTAACTATTAGTTATAACCATAAGCACAAGTAATAACAAGCTTGTCTCCGCTCGGGGAAGTATAGCGAGAAGTTTCGGTTTCAAGTCCCCCGTTACTACAATCTTGCATAAATTCTTGATAGGTCAAACCATCCTCTTCAAAAGAAAAGCTCTTTTCCTGTCTGCGTTGCTGGGCAATATAATTATAAGTATACTCGTCTCTTTCTGCCTCTGTAAGTTCAGACCAGTCTTTATAGTACTTCCCTTTATATGTGTTATATCTTTCTTCAGCTTCTACTTTATCTTGCTTAGTAATATTAATGGAGTTTTTAATAAAAGTTTCATTCCATTTGTTAAAAAGCATTTTACCTTCTTGCCATTTTTTATATTCATCCTCGGTACAAATAGCAAGAGTGTGAGTAGAAGAAGAATTCGTTTCAAATACGTTTTTACGGATTTGTTTCATTTAATTTTACCTCTTCTAAAATTTTGGATTCTACCAGTTTGTTCATTTTATTTTCATACTTCTTAATAATCATATCAAGAAAAGAAAAACTATGTCCACTATCTTGAGCTTTGAAAAAAGCATTGTACGGCTGACCAAAATCATCATCAATGACTTCAAGATTATCAAAATCATTCCAAGACTTAAGGTCATCAAGGTCAATTGCTACATCAAAGCTAAATTCATACGAAATTCTTTCTATTTTGGAGTTGAAAAGACAAAAATGATAAGTCATCCAATAATGGTCAGACTTTTTAGATTCTCTCCAAAATCCCTCTTTAAACCCTGCGTCAGTAAGAAGAACAATTTGTTCTGCTGTATTTAAAGAAAGAAAATAGTCAGATAATTCATAACGCTTCATTTTGCGTTTAGTCTTCATGTTTGGAGTCTGCATCTTTTTTCTCCTTTTCCAGTTGAGCTAAATATTGCTTGTGCCATTTTTCTTGTTCTTCAGCATAACTATCATGAATAATTTTTGATGTGTCAAAAAGACCCGATTTTTTGATGTGGTCATAAATGGTGTATTCATCGCCATCAACAACTACAATATATCTCTTATTAATTAAAAATTCCTCAAGAGAAATATTATAATGCTTAAGCCAGCCCTCAATTTGATAGTCATCAGTACCACCATAGTTGGGGACAGGACTTTTTGCTTCTACATAATCTTTAACATTTGAATCCCAAACATAATCTTTTGTATCAAATTCAAAATCTATGAATCCATCAATATACTTCTTGCAAATTTCTCGAAGTTCATCTACAAGATTGCCGTTAGAAGAAGCAATAGCATATCTCAATTTACCCTTAAAAGTTGTCAGCATATCAAAAGGTGAACGGTAAAACTCAAGAGAAGATTCCCACAATCTTACCTTGCCCTCTCTGGTAAGATAAAACTCATCGTTGATTTCTTTTCTCGTATAATGTTCATTATCAGTCGTAATTACAAGAGAATGACTTGAGCTACTATTAGTTTCAAAAACATTACGTCTAATCTGCTTCATATTATCTCCTTAAAATCCAGTCTGAGCACTTTTGAAATTTAAGGTGTTGCTGACACCTTCAACCTCTGCAACAATATCATCATATTCTTCGCCATCATAAGTATACTTACCATTATTCTTCTTGTTGACACGAACATGTCCATCAAAATTTTTAATAATAGTAGCACAATGCTTAGGAAGGTCAAGATTAGGGTTATATTTAAGAACTTCGCTCATAAGGAAAATACCAACCTGACCAGAATCAGCACAGAACTCTCCCATCTTTTCCTTGGTCAAAGAATTAAAAACAGTGCAAGACCAATCACCATAAATAGTGTCGCAGACGATAAAAGTATTAAGGCCAAGCTTTTCCATGGCTTCTCCGCAGCAGCACTTTCCCCAGTCATCTTCCTGTTCAGAATCCCACTTTGCTACAGCTTTGTTGTAAGCTTCATTTTCAGTTTCGTAAGTGGGAGAAAGAGGAATCACGTGAATATTAGGGTCTTTTGTTCTTGTCCCTCTAATCCACGTTTCATAAGCATCAACAAGCTTCGCTTCTCTCTCAGGAGTACGATGACTTTCAGGAAGGTCGTAGATACGAAGAGGTTTCTTCATTTCAATATAAATAACATCTTCATACATATCAGGAGTAGGATAACCTTTGTGTCCATCCCCAATAATCTTATATTTGGAATAATAATCTTCCATCTTAGGATAAGCATTATAATTCATCTTGCGGTCTTCGCGGATAATATAACAAGGGTCAGTAATGAGAATATCACCAACAAAACGAACGAAACGATTATACTGATTGCAAAGGTTCATAAAAACACCTCTCCTTATTTTTTCTACTAAAAGAATATCATAAGGAGAGGTAAATGTCAAGTGTTTATTAAATTATTTCGTTAGTTTTTTGATTTAATTACTGAAGGGAAATCTCTTCAATAATTTCAAACTGGCTCAAATCATTAGCATCAAACTTCTTGTCCTGCTCACAATACATAATACCCACAAGACCAAGAGCACCAAACTGATTAGGAAGAGGCATAATCTGATATACACGATAAATCTTTCCATCAATTGAGTTCTTCTTCTTACACTTAAACATACAACTATTATTATTAGACATTTTAATTACTCCTTAATTGTTTTTTCACCCTGTTTTTGCAGCTTTTTTATTAAAAAACAAGAAAAATTGTTAATTTTTTAATAAAAATTGATACGATAAAATTTCACTTTTATTCTATCTTATTTTATTTTATTTTTGTGTTAGTGATTGTCATTGTCGATAATCAAACTATAACATTTATTAAAAATATAATCTTCTAATGTAATTCCATCTCTTGCAAAAATATAATACATTCCATCAGAAACATAATAATCAAGACTTTGATGGTCTACATAACCATCTTCATCAGGACTAATTTCAATTCCTGTAATGTGAATATCATGCTTAGAAAGAGCGTACTTTACATCATCTTCAAACTTTTGGAAATCATCAGATTCCATAACTTCTTTAATAGCTTCTTCTTTATCTTCTTTGCTGCTCCAATTAACATTATAACCTTGGAAACAAGTTATAGCAGTTAAAATATATTCAAGTTTAGCTATTGCGCTATTGTCATCTAAATCAGAATCCCAACCCCATCCAAAGGCTTCAAAATTTAATTTTAGATACTTACCGTAACCATTGTGGCCATAATCTTCTTCAATATAATCATCTAACTGAGTATAATCATAATTATCTTTACTACTAATACTCAATGAATGAACACTTGAAGAATTAGTCTCAAAAACATTTTTCCTAAGTTGCTTCATTAATACCTCACCCGACGTAACTGGTCAAAAATTTCAATCCGCTTATCAAAACCTAAAGACCATAACACATCTTCCATTAAACTATCCATCGCTCTATGTCCCCAACCATTTAAAAGAGTTGCATCACCTTGGCATAAATTTACAATCTCTTGTGCTCTTTCAGCAAATTCTTCTGGCGTAAAAGGAACAACTGTTTTACTTTCCAATACTTCCAATCATTAAAGTCTCCAATCTTGGCTAACTTTTAGCCAGCATCATAAATCCTCGAAGGGATTTTGCCACTATCCTTTTCAGGAACATAGCCATCATCTCTATTAAATTGTACATCAGGCTCAAATAGAGGTCGGAAATCTCCATCACCATCACTATAGAAACCAATTAAAGTAGAATGTCCAATTTTTCCACAGACTTCCATATAACGTAACATAGAAAGAAAAGAATCAATCCATCTTTCTTCCATGGTACACTTAATATTAAAAGTTTTTTCCATTTCAAAAACTCCTTGAATATTTTTATAAATAAAGTATAGCATAAAAAAACAAAGTTGTCAAGAAGTTCTAAAAACTTTTTTCTTGACAACTTTGCAGCAACTTGTTAATTTAATTACAAATCATGTTTCTTGTAATACTTCCTTGGAAGTCTATGCGCAGGTTCAGACATTCCACCTTTTAACAAATTATAGAATTCTAATCTCTTATGTTCAGGTGTAAGATATTGGTCAATCCAAGAAAATTCAGGATGCTCTTTCTTATATTTAAGTCTATCATTCCAAATCTTCTGATGTCTTTTTTGACAAAAAGCATACCATTCAGAATGACTAAGACCACTATAATCAACTACTGAAACAGAGGTTCGTGGAGCTTTATCTAAATACTGCATAAGCTCTGTTACAGTATTAAAAGTTTTCTTGAAAGAATACTCTTGAGAAACATTACTTCTGTATTTTGCTTTATTATGACGAAGAAACTTAACTTCAAACATTTTCTTTCTCCCTAAACATCTTTTCAAAATTGAGCCCCTGTTTTACATAAACTAAACCATCTTTTCCAATTACAAAATAATCTCCAAGGTCAACAAATTCTTCATATTCATCATGAGAATCATCTTCTGGTCTATAAGCAACAAAAGCATTTCTACCTTCATTATCAAGATTATTTTCAAACCAAGTTTTGTTAAGATTTTTAAATCTTTCAAGTGCCTTTTCAGAATATTTAATAATATTCTTAATTTCAGTATTATGAGCTTTAAAGAATTCTACAACTTCGTTCCAATTATCTTTTTCCCACTTCAAAGCTTCTACTTCATAAGGAATGATTTCGTAAATTTTAGTAGACATTGTATTTCCCTTCTTTTATCTGCTCTAAAATTTCCTACACGATAAACGCTAACACGAATGTTGCCTTATCCATTTACCTTCTTACTCCAAATATAGAAGTTCCAAACCACCATCGGAAATCTTTTAGAGGATTGCTCCCGCTACCTTTAAGCAAGTTTAGTTCGTCGTAGCAATCTGCGTTGGTGAAACGCCTTACAACCAAATCAATTATTGAATGCTTGCTACATCTTGTCTTAAGCCTTTTCTAGTTCGCTAAAGTGTTACCTTTAGCTTAGTTATATAATAGCACTTAACTTTCATTTTGTCAAGTACTTATTACATACTTTTCAAAATTTTTTTAAAGTCGCTGATGTGTAATTGGGTCAAATCCCTCTTGTTCAGAAATATCTAAATATCTATTATATTTTTCCTCATCTAAAGGAGAGTGTTCCATAAGATAATTGATACTCTTCTCCATTGTTTTAATTTTCTTTTCTATGTTTTCAATTTTCTCTTCGTTGTATTGAATATGCTTAATCTCCCATTTAACGCCAAAAGTATAACAATATCCAATATAAACAGAGAAAGCTATTACTAAAACAATATACGACAATATACTTGTCGTATGACAAGTAGTTAAATAATGGGCTCCAATAAAAAAGTAAAAAGCATTAAGAATTAATCCTAAAATACCATGCAGCTTTTTATTATTACTTTCCATCGTTTGTATTACAATAACCCCCTTCTCTTTAACCATTCATTGATAAATACCATTAAATTGTTTTTTGCAGATGCTAAAGAATCATTCCAAGTCCATCTTGGGGGCGAAATAGAATTATAATATTTCTTATAAACCATTGCTTTAATTGACAAATGCAAATCTTTTTCTTCTTGGTCTATAGAAATTTCATCGTTTGGAATTAAAGTAAATACAAGTCCTAAATGACTATATGTTGTAATATCTTGGAGACTGTGAAGCAATTCTCCTTGCCATCTTTCCCACTGGGGCATATTTCTTTGTCTCCTTTCTTTTTACTTTGTTTTATTAATAATTTAGTTAATTGGAGGAAACCAATAATATCCTAAAATATCATCGTTCTCAGCTTTTGTCTTGTTTTTATTATTGTTTATTTCTGTAAAATCAATTACCTTTACTGGCTTCTTAGGATTATTTTTTTCTTCTTTTTCTTCTTCCTGTCTCTTTCTTGTAAGAGCAATTACCTTTTTATAGTAATCAGAGTCCTGCAAAAGCTTTTGAGCAATAGATTGATAAGTAGCCATATTGGTTTTATAAGTCTCTTCTAACTTTTGCATTTGCTCTAATAAACGTAAATAAGACAAATAATTCTTACAAGTGCAATAATAGGTATCTTTCTCTCCAGCAATCATTGGCTGAGAACAGAATTTGCACTTTGGAATTGGTCTATTTTCTAAAGAAGGAGAAGAATTTTCATCCTTCCCCCCTTTAATTACAGTAAGATTATTTCTATCCATCTTAATTACTTATTAGAAGTACCAAGTACTCCACGTTCTGCACGGTCTTCAACTCTCTTGTCCATCCAGAGCAAACACTCTTCGAGATGAGTAAGTGCAATCGCATTCTCACGACAAGCAAACTCGCCAGACTGAAAACCCTGAAGACGGTCACGAACAATCTCAAGAAGGTCTGTGTCAAGAAGTCCATGAATTGAATCCATTTCCTTGCGAGGGCCATTCTGGAAAGCAATAGAATAGGGAGTCTCATTACCCTGACCATCAGTTACAACAACATTGTAAACATGATTGGCATTACCAATGCCCTTTTCATCTACTGCATACACAGTATTAAGGTTGTTCCTCTTCTGAATCGTATTAAGCTTACGCATTTAATTTACCTCTTTATCAATTAATTTGCAAATCCAAGGAATTGAATTTGTAGAATTTGTATACTTATAAGCTACACAAGCAAGAACTGCAAAATCAAATTCTTTGTAGCCTTCAAGACCAACATGAATTTTCCCGTCTTTGTCTTTATAAGCAGGAAAATAATATTCTGTATCTTCACGCTGAGTAAGGGTAAGAACACACATATCCTCGCCAATCATCGTACCAAAATAACGCCAAGTACCCTTAGTTCCTCCTGCGGCTTTTTCAAACTCAGCAACTTTCTTTTCATTTTCCTGTTCTTTCTGATACATCCCATAGACATAATATTTACGCATCTTAGGAATCTCAGGAGACATAAGAGTAGAGAAGAATTCCTCAACTTCTCCATATGTAATAGAACTATTAATTGCCATATCAACTCTCCTTTCTATTTGTTTAAATATTACCATACATCTTTTTTCTTGTCAAGTGTTTATTAAAAGTTTCTTTCAAAAACGTGTAAAAAAAGGAAGAAGCCATTTGACCTCTTCCTCTTTTTGGAGTGAATTTATGAAAATTTTAAACGAACTACTTTTTATTATTGATTACTTACAACCAAAGCGCTTCTTGGAAATCGCTTCAATCGAAGGAATCTTTTCAGTGTTGATACTCTTCTTGGCACAATAATGTTCAATGGTTGCAACCAGAACTCGTGCATCAAGAAGCATTGCAAGAATCTTACGGTCAAATGCTCGATGATACTTTTCAAGAGCCTTGCCACGAGCAAACTCCTTACCAATGTCCTCAACGAACTTATCACCATCAGCATGGTTTACCTTTGCCTTACCACGATAGCTGTTTTCAAGAAGAGTGTTCTCCCAAATGCCTTCAAGAGAAATAGTCTTCATATCAGCCTTTTCACAAAGACGAGTAATAACATGCATTGCATCAAATGCAGTATCAGTTACCTCAGCCTTGACTACGCCACCACTCTCATAAACACCATAAGCAATGGAAGAGTTAGACGGTCGGGAAATGTCATTCTTGCAGTTGTCACACATAATTTTTTGTCTCCTTTAATTTTTGTCTTTTAATTTAAGTTTGTATTTTACAAAAAGAATAACCTTTATATTTTTCTATCTTATTATTTACTAAGTCAGTTATTCTTAATCGTGCAGTTTTTAAACTAACATCCCACAATTTGTTATCTATCATATACTAAGCAGCTTCAACCTATGAATTAAAAACTAAATTCAATTCATTACATTTTACTGGAACTTTTTGATAAGGATTTAAAGAGGATTTGTTTAATATCTTTTTATTTTTCTATGTATATTTAAAGTGATAATTATTCAAAGATTTACAAGCTTTATTGTCTTTTATTGATTTAGTAATTAAAACTGTAACAGCTTGAAGAGGATTACTAGATTTTCCAGTATATATTTCTTTTTCAACAAAATACTTTGCCGCTTGCCCAACAGTATTAAAATTTTTTTTAAGTTCAATACATCTTACACTTTTATTCTAATATATATCTTCAAACTATTTAACAAATTTTTCTTTGTCTTTATCTGAAGATACATCTACATCCCAATTTAAAATTACAGGCTTTTTACCATAAAAAGTTTTATCATTATTTATTGCTCTTAATATTTTGTCTTTTACTTGACTCAATGATATATTATGATACTAACTATATATTCTTGAAAAATTCTCTATTGAATCAAAAACACAGTTTGAATTTTCAAAAGTTAATTTATTATAAAAACAATTGAAATTTGTGGTTCCCCGAAGAGTTGAATTATAACCTTTTTTAAAAGAATTATAATATTTTATCCAATATTTTTCTCTTTCATCTAAATCTTTCGTTTCACATTTTTCTATTTCTTCTACCCAAAAATTTTCAACCCCATATTTTCTTATAGCATTATAAATTGCATAATGGCAATCTAAATTTTGAGCTTCTTGTAAATGCTCTTTCCAACGAATTTCAACTGTTCTTGAAGTCTATCCAATATACTTTTTATCGTTTATTGAATTATGAATAATATAAATACTTCCTTGCATAAACAAAATCTCCTTCACAGATTTATTTAAAAAAAGTAAAGCTTGACAGCGAAGGTATCATTATCTCATTGGTTAATTACTCCAATGTTCCCTTTACTTTTAAATTGGCAGCGGAGTTGAGATTCGAACTCAATCTAACCCACTCAGAATGGTACGGTTTTAGCTTGCTACTCTATGTCACCATAGCCGATAAAAATCGTTGTAGTCTGGAGCACATTATCACCTTGCCTTTCGGTTTAGGTGGAGAGTCTATGCTCTCTACACATTTACAGTTTTTTGAACTGATTTAGCACGGGATAGTCTTACTAACTTAATAATAAGATGTCAACCGTTTTAGCCCTCTTTATTACCTATTCGTTTCCAAATAGGAGTCCCTAATTCAAGACCGCTGTGCTAACCGTTACACTACTCCGCAATAATAAATTAAATGAAGTTTGAAACTTCATTGGCACGCCTGACGAGATTCGAACTCATAAGATACACTTTAGAAGAGTGCGGTTTTATCCAATTAGACTACAGGCGCTAATAAAGCTAGACTCATTTTTCAAAACATATGTAATCCCAAATCACAAGTCTCTAAGTAATTGCTGTAAGAGTCTACTTTATTTGAATTTGCTACCGTTGGTGGGAATGGAGTGGCTCGAACACTCAACTTCCCGATTTGGTGTTTTAGACAAGTCTTGCACTTGCATTAAAAGTTTTACTTTTAAACTACTAAAACATAAGTCGGGCCCTCTGACCAATTGAGATACATCCCCATATAAAATCCTAGACACTTTAAAAATCTAAAAAAGTATTTATTCCAATTAAATATATTTCCCAGTATTTTTATTTTAATTGCTGTTAGTGTCTACTTTCAACATTACAGGACTAAACCCTATCCTTAATCTTTTTTCAAGCAAAAATTAAATAGTTAAATTGCTGTAAGGGTTTACTTTTAAATCATCAATAACTTACCATCTTGTTTGTAGTACTCCAAACAATTCAATCTTGCACCGTGGGGGATTCGAACCCCTTCTTAAGCCCTCCGTCGAGTGACTCCAACCTTGGTACGGCACTTATAAACTAGACGCATAATACTAACAAAGGAGAATCATGAAAGCATCATAAACTAATTAGCAAGGAACAATACCCTAAATCTTTTTTAATAGAATTTGATTTTATTATTGTTTGCTGTAAGCGTCTACGTTAATTGTTAAAAAATTTTTAATCTTTTTCAAATTCCCAATTATAACCCCGAGCTGTTTTCCTTAACCCGTTCGCACATTGAGAAATATGCTCTATTTTAGTTTCAACATAAGCTTGATTAATAGAAGAATAGCTTTTAATTAAATTACCATTTAAATCTAATTGCTTTACAGGTTTCTCAATTCGTTGTTGTTTTTCTTTTTTTGGTGCTTTATAAGCAGATGATTTACAGGATAAACCATAATTATTACACCATTTTCTAACTGCATTATCAGAAATACCAAATTGGTTAGCTATTTTTGAAAAATTACCCTTTTCTTCTTTTAACATTTTTTCTAACTCTTCTTTGGTTGGTCTATCTTTTTGTTTTCTTCTATGCTTATTAGCACAATCAAAACAATATAGAGAATTATTGGTAATTTCTTTTCCACAACCCAAACAAAATCTTTTGTTATCTTTGTAAATTTTAAAATATTTTTTGTAAGATTTTGGTTTGTTGTTTTTTACCAAATCAAATTTTTTTAACTTCTTCTTTTTTAACTCTGTTTTATTTTTCCGCCCAAAAATAGGAAGCTATCTATCGCAATTAGGACAAACCCACCTTAAATTATCAAGTCTGTTATCTCGGTTTTTACCATTAATGTGGTCTAATGTTAAAGTTAAAGGTTTTCCATTCCAAAACGGTTCCTATCCACATATAGAACATTTATACTCAACTATATTTAAAGCTAAAAAATGTTCTCGCACACAACTCTAACTAACATGAGAATCTTCTTTGAAAATTTCTTCATCAGATAATTTCTTTATGTATGTCTTTGGAAGAAAATTAACTTCTAAGTTTTTTTCTTTTATAATTCTCTTTAAATGCCGACGATTAGCGTTTGATGTAGAATTATATCCTAATTTTCTTAAAGCGTCAGAATAAGAAGAACTATTATTTAAAATTTGCTATAACTCTTCTTTTGTGTACTAATCAATTAAAATATCCATATATCTCCTTTAATTGGCTGAGCATGAGGGATTCGAACCCCCACCATTAGGGTCAAAGCCTAATGAACTACCATTATTCTAATGCTCAATATTTTTGTACTTCGCCCCTGAATCCCGATTCTCCACAGAGGACATCCATCTCATTTCTGAGTCCGACAGGACATGGCTTATTTTATTTATCGTACTGTTACCACCACGAAGTACACAAAAAAGGAAATCTTGTCTGTCTACAAGAGAGAGACATTTGTTTTTCTGGAGTGGACGGGGGTAATCGAAACCCTATCTGCGGAACCGGAGGCCACCGTTTTAGCCATTAAACTACGTCCACATATCAAAGATTTACTTATTTCTTATCTCAACTACATCTTAAGTATACCACATACTCATCATCTTGTCAAGTACTTTTTAAAATTTCTTCTGATAAATTTTTAAAGTATTCTTCTAAGTATTCTTTCTTAAAAGTATATCCGTGCTCATAAAGATATTTCTTATAATCACTATAGATGGATTTCAAAATTGCTACTGAAACATCTTTAGGATAAAGAATCGGATTTCGTTCTTCCATCTTAGAAGCGGTTTCATTAATCATCTTCTCTTCATTCTCATTCAAATATTGGAAGAAAATGTCACTATAAATATCATTGTTTCCGTTTCTTATCGGCATATATACCTCATATAATTTTTATCATTAAGCTGACGAAGAAGAACAAACTTTTGATACCAAAATAATTCAATACCAAGCAAATCGCAAATGGTATTAACATCTTTCATGGTATACTTGGTATACTTGTCTTTCTTTAAAGTTTTAATCAGCTCAAAGATTTCGGAGATTAAAAATTCGTCCATAATAAAAATCCTCTTTTTTATTTTATAAAAAAGTTCATGGAGCTGGATAAGGGACTCAAACCCCTGACATTATGATTACAAATCATACGTTCTATCAACTGAACTAATCCAGCAAATAAAGGACTAAATAATAGTCCTTATCCACGAGTACGTTTCCAATAATTCGCCATTTTGTATTCAGGCTTATTAGTAACTTCCTCAATAAATACTTCAGGAAAAGGCCAAACAAAACTATTGGCTTCTTCCTCAGAATTGAATTCAACTTCGGCATAATAGAAAGCAGTCTCACTTCCACCATCTACAAGATTGAATTCAATTAAATAACCATTATTGTAAAGACCTCTATAATCTTTTACAATAGGATTATAACCAAGTTCATTAAAACAGTCAAACAAAGAATTATCTGTAAGATTTGTTTCAATTTCAGTGCGAGTTAAAGTACCACCAGATTTGAAAGTAAGAGTATCTGGACGATAACCTTTGCCACTTTCAAACCAACGTCTTATACGAATTTCCTGTAAAATTTTTCCATCAGAATTATATTTGATATTAATATAAATAGTTTTAACAATTCCAACTTCGTCAAAATCAACTTTAGGAAAACCAGAAATTAAAAACTTACGTTCGATTTCGATTGAATTATTATTACTCATTTTTTATCTCCTGTCTATATTTTTTATGAAAGTCTTCAATCTTATGTTTAACTGAAGTCACACAAGCATGACCCCAATTAGTTTGTCTAAAAAGAAGATTGCCATTCTTGTCAAAAACCTCAAAATATTTAGCTTTCTTGTTGTTTTTTACAAAATAACCAAGATATTCAAAATCATTTCCATTCCAGATTTTCATATTAAAGACTCCGTTTTTAATGGCACTAGCGGTAAGATTCGAACTCACGAGACGGATACAAGCCGTCACACATCATTTCAAGTGATGGCAGTTATGACCACTTCTGTACGCTAGCATTTATTTTATATTTCAGAGAACAGATAGATACCTTTTTCTCCTACATCCTTTTTAATATCAGTAAATTCTTTATCACTAATTTGAGTCATTGGAGGGAACACACTTTTAAAAGAAGAACAACCATCTTTTTCAATAGAAACCATTTGTTTCTTACAAACTGGACAAGTATAATTCCAAGATAAAATATTAGTTTCATCTTTAACAGTTTTAATTTCTGCTACTTGCATTATCCCTTTATTACAATGAGGACATCTATAAACAAACTTTTTATTACTTGCTGTCTAATAAATGTAAGTCTTAAAATCAGTCATTAGAATTTACTTCCTTTTGTTTTTTGGTTGCTGAAGCATGGGAGTCGAACCCACTATTACTTGGGTATGAGCCAAGCGTGATTTATATATCCGTTTCACTCGCCAGCAATGGTGCTTTAGGCCAGAATTGAACTGGCTACACGTGGATTTTCAGTCCACTGCTCTACCAATTGAGCTACCAAAGCATGTTTAATTCTCTCTTATCCCTACTCGGTAGCAAGTTCGTAATTTATCATGGGTAAATTCGTAACTTACTACCTTTCGGCATTGCAATGAGAGAATTCTCTATTTGTTTTCATTCAATATCAGAAGAAAATTTCTAAACAACCGAGGTTTTTCTTGTTTTTACTGAACTGAAAAACCCAATTAAACAGGTGCGTTCTTATTTTCTGCTGTAAAAGAACCCGACTAAAGCAACATCTCAATCCCATATTTCGCGTAATAAGGTGAAAGAAATTCTAAGTGGCGCTGTACCTAACAGCTTCCTGCAAGGGTTTCCCACGAGCGGGGCAGGACTCGAACCTACACTCTCCACTTTTGGCGGGTATGGAAGGATTTGAACCTTCGACTCCTTGATTAACAGTCAAGTGTTCTGACCAGACTGAACTACACACCCAAATATATTTTCTTGAATTTTAGAGCTGATTTTGGGCTGAATTATACCCTTCCATTCATTTAATTTCCACATCCGTTTGGAAAACCCATCAGCAACCTTTGCAAAGGGTTGAGAGAACAGCGCTATCCTCTCATGGTCTTGCCGACCTAAAATACTCCCTCCCACCTGTTATTAAGAAACAGATAGATTATTTTCCCATTGACATACAGGAAGCTTTTTTTCTTCGGTCTCAGGAGCTTGATGTATAGCCTCAAGTCATGCTGCTACGTCTTATTTTTAGGATAAAAAAGAGATAACAAGAAAAACCATATGCATGTTTTTTAAAGAAACTGCCCTTAAAACTTCGGCTTATAGTAGCCTAAAACTGCTGTTTACCCGCAGACGAGGGCCAGTTAATTATCGTAAACTTGTGTTAATACGGTGCTTTTTATTCTAAGAGAGCAACTAACTCTTATGGTGGACCTGACAAGACTTGAACTTGCGACTTCCTGCGTGCAAAGCAGACACTCTCCCAACTGAGTTACAGGCCCATAATTGAGCTATTCTTTCAAATAGCAACAGAGTTTTTTACAAGAACTCTATAACTTGGCTTTTGTTGTTCATCCTCAGCACCACCCGTTAGGAGCAATAAGCAGTATGCTCGGCTTATTGTGTTTTAAGGTTATATGACCCATAACCTCAATACCTACCCCGATTTAGTTGCAGTAATCAGAGTTTTTGTTTGAATAGGTACGCAACCACCTATTCCCGTAAACACGGCACAGACTTCTCCGTATAGCTTTTCGCTGTAGGCTTTTGATGTTACATTCGCACCCTAACATCTCTCACCATATATCTGTGTTCTACCCATGTGCGGCTTATAGCCTTTTTCAGCTTATGACAGCTTACTTTGCGTTCGAGAACCATTCACTTGTTCTCTACTCCAAGACTTCGGACGGGCGTTGGGGGATGATGTTTTGTTAGTCTATCATCAAGACTATGGTGCAGGATAAGAGACTTGAACTCTTACTCCATTAGGAAACGGGACTTGAATCCGTCGCGTCTGCCAATTCCGCCAATCCTGCATAATTAATACTTAACCTAGACACGTTTTTTGATTTCCAGCAACCACGCATCTTCCAAAGAAGATTAAGGAGTCGAACCTTATCGTTAATTTTCCATATTAAAGCATCAAGTAATTTTGCTGTACGTGTCTACTTGAAAGGAATTTATATTTGCCTATTAGAAAAATAGGAGCGTCAATTTATTAATTTATTGACTAGACTCATTTTTACAAAATCTATTGCTCTATCCGTTGAGCTAACTCCCGATGGTCGGGAGTGAAGGATTCGAACCTCCAACAAACAGACCCATAGCATTTGTGATTGTAAAGTTGCTGTTAGAGTCTACCTGAAAGGAATGCTTTTATGAACAATAAAAAATGAACAATTAGCTTACAAATAAATTTGTATCTTTATCATATTTTTACTATAGCATAAGATTTTCATTTTGTCAAGAGTTTTAAAACAAAAATTTTATTGGTGGGTGAGGAAGGTGCCGACCCTTCTACTCCGTTAGGAAACAAATTTACAGTCTGTCGTGTTTGCCGATTCACTACTCACCCATTTAAATTTCTACCAAATAAGTATAAGTATTAAAACCTTGCTTATTAGAATTGGGAGCTTTTCTTAAAGAAATAGCTTTTGTATTTCCAGCTTTTCTTAAATCTTCCATCGGAATCAGATAAAGATTTTTATCTTTATCCGCACAAAATAACCAATCTAAAGGATGATTTAAAACTGAATCATATCTTGAACCATTTGTGCCACCACAAGAAGTCAAGTTAACTTCATTCTCTTTACTTCCCGTGAATTTACACTAAACAGTTTCAAATTTACCATCTTTTTCAATTACTAAATCATACCATTGAGTATCATTAATAGGAAGATTAACAGTATAACCATTGCTACCAAAATAAGCAATAGCTAAACTTAATCCTGCTCTACCTCTATCTCGATTATTTTCTATCTACATAATTCCTCCATTTAGAAAGGGGATAGACGCTTTTTGTGTATTCTTATTTAACAGATAAGTACAATTAAAATTGCTGTAAGCATCTACTATTGAAGTCATTACAAAATAAGCATTTCTGCTATTGGTGCCCGTGGAGAGATTCGAACTCTCGACAAACGGCTTAATTGTGATGAAAATGAGATTTGAACTCACATCTTCCTTTACAGGACATATTTCTTATACTACTCCATCAAGGCCGCTACTCTGCCAACTGAGTTACACGAGCATAAATACTAGAGACATTGTTGTTATGGACTCCTGCCTTAAACCACTTGGCTACATACTTCAACTGAAGACGTTCGGATTCGAACCGAAGAATGGGAGTTTGGCTTTTTAACATATTTTCAAAATTGCTGTTAGTCTCTACTTTATAAATATCATCTTACAGAAAGGAAATTATTCATCTCAGATAGAGAGAAAGGAGAAACAACTTTTCGTCAAACAATTATTTCTTAACCCTTCGATAGATTTAAGTTCCCCTCATTTAAATCCGATAAAACTTACTCTCACTATCATAAGAATGGATTTCTGATTTGAATAATGGTAGTCGGTACGGGGTTCGAACCCGTGCTACTGACGTGAAAGGCCAGTGTCTTAGCCCACTTGACTAACCGACCAAATTAATTAGCCTAGACTCTTTTGCGTATTATTCACCACAGAGCGCCCTCTGACGAGAATCGAACTCGCTAATGATTGTTTTCAAGACAATTGTGTTAACCTTTTTAAGAATTTGCTGTAAGAGTCTACTTTATTATTCAGGAGGTTTTATTTATGCACTTATTATAGCATATCATCTTTAAGATGTCAACCATTTATTAAAATTTTCTTTTTGCTTTTTTGCTTGTTATATTTTTAAGAAATTTTTATTTTTCTCTTCTCTTAAGATGTATTTATCTTACCATATTTTTAAATCTTTGTCAAGTCTTTATTAGAAATTTCTTCTTTGAAATGATTAGCAAAAATTGTATAATTTTGACTTTTAATAAGCTCTTCAAAAACCTCTACAGGAGGCTCAACAAAATCTCTAATAAGTTCTACTAATTCTGTCATAGAATTAGCTTCTAGAGTAAAAATTAAACCATCATAAGGAATACATCTATAAATCCATTTACCTGATGTACTATCTTGATAACAATCAGCATTAGTCCAAACTTGAGTAGCATCTAAGATACGAGACTCCCAAGGATATTTAATAGTTTCAGAATCTTTCTTATACCAATAATTAAATTCTTTATCTTTTAAAATATCATTGGTTTCAAACTCGCCTACTTCACCAGTACAAATAGAATAATGACCAATAATTTTAAATGAAGAAGTATCCATTACTCCATAACCTCATCATAAGTCAATTTCATGATATCAGGTTTAACAGGATAGAACTCACCTTTAATTCCCTTAACGATATAATCGCCAACAGACGCATAATAGTCTCCCTCAAGAGTATTAATGATAAGATTAGTTACAGTACCATTAATAGTATGCTGAGTAGTAACACAGCAATGAGCACCAACGAACTCCATAATTTCAGTTTCATTAGCACCATCCCAAATAATAGCTTCAATGGTAACTGGCTTCTTAATATATTTCTTAATCATGTTTCTTCACCTTATCCCACTTATATTTGTGTTTAAGCTGATGAAACTTTAACCAAATCCAAAAAGAAAGAGAAGCATCAATTCCATCAACTTGATTCATAACACGATAGTTATTAGAATCCTTTTCAGGATGACCATAAACTACTTGGGCATCATAACACTGAATAAGATGTTTACCATTTGCTTTAGCTATAATACAAAGTTCACTTGTATAATTAAACTTATTATCTTTTCTTTCATAATAAGCGCCATATTCATTTTGACGTACTAATTTATACCCACGTTTAGCAAACTGCTTATCAATGTAATCCATAAAAACACCTTTTTATTTTTATTCTTATTAAAGGTACATAAAACAAGAACTAATGATTACTGACAGACCAGCTTTCCACTTATCTGCCCTCGGTTCGATTAGGGAGAGGTCTACAGAAATATTTCAGCAAACTTGCACCCAATTATCTTGGTCATTTTCATCATCAGTCTTGTTTATTGTATAAGGGCTTAACGCACCCGATTGAGTAAACAGCGGTCTTTCTATTGTTACCAGTCCATCAGACTTGGAGGGCGGTTTAGTGTCGAATACATTGTAACCAGCTAAACTGTATTCCAAGATAAGTTTCGTACTATATCTTACGGATTTCTTGTTTTTTGAAAAGACATCAAGAAATATCTAACCATTCTGTCTTTTGGAGCGGCAGAGAAGAATCGAACTCCAAACATAATAAAAATATTGTCCATGGCTACTTTTATTATTACACCAGTTGCCGCATATTTGCTGTCTCTCCAAGCTGTCACCGCTAATATGGTTGTAGGTTCTGGACGGTCTGAACTTAGTTGCGCCATATACACATCCTAACATTAAGCGATACTCCATCTGTTAGGCGAACTTCCATCTTTATAAGACGGTATCGTAGTTACTGGACCCTATAATTGGATTCGAACCAACTTCCTCTCCCAATGTGGCTGTTATCGCTAAAGAGCTACCTTAGTGTTTACTCAACATCAGTTAACGAGAATGCTCCATTACACTAATGGGGATATAAATGTTATAGACCTTTTAACTATAACTCACAGGTTTCCCCTTATACAAACAAGGTGGCGGGTCATTGCTGTGTTTTTAAAAGAAAGTCCTTGTTATACTTTTTCTTTCAAGGATTTAGTGGCGAAGTAGACTGGACTCGAACCAGTACGCTCTTTCAAGCTACTACCAATTTAGCAAACTGGTGCCTTACCAATTAGGCTTACTACTCCATAATGAGCAATCTTGACACTTTTTTCTAGCCATCCACGGTTAACTATTCCTTGCTCAAGGGATTTGTTAATAAGGAGTCGAACCTTACACGACGTTATTCCAAAAACATAAAATAAATTTGCTGTGAGTGTCAACTTTTGTTTAAATTTAAGTCTGATGGTGGGAATAACAGGACTCGAACCTGTAAGCCTCCGCCGTGTAAAAGCAGCATTCTAACCAGTTGAACTATACTCCCATATAATATTGGTTTTCCATTCCCGAAAGGACTTTCGTATTTTACCAACAAACCTCACGTTACTTAACTTATTTATAGACGCTGAGTAATTACGTCTCAACAACACCTTTATTAAGATAAGAAAGGAAAATTATCTTAGCCTACTGCTTCTTCAGTTACAGTATCTTCATCAGGGATAACATTACCAGTGTTATCAATCTTGTCATTCGAAGGAACAGGATTGGTATTCTGAAGCTGGCTCTCCTTCAACTTTTCATCATGAAGTTCACGATTTACCTCATAAACAGCGGCTTCAATAGCCTTACGAACTTCATCTGCATCAAGAGTGATACCAAGAGCTTCCATCTGCTGATTAAAATACTTAGTTGCTTCCTGTAAACGCTTTTCAATTTCCCGGGGGAACATCTGTTCAGCAGCCTTAACTGCAATTAAAGCATACTTACGAATAAGTTCTGCTTGAGTAAGAGCATGATTAACATCGTCCAACTTACCCTTCTTCTTGAGATAAGGGATAAGGACAACTGTAAAAATCAAAGAGCACAAACCAATTACAGCAACTACGATAGGGGTAATATCAGTCATTTTTCGTACTTCCTTTTTACATTTTGAATTATAACATCTAACAAACGCTTTGTCAAGTGTTTATTAAATAAAATTTGATGGAGTGCGTGACGGGAATCGAACCCGCATGATGACCGACTTGGAAGGACGGTGACTTACCATTAGTCCACACGCACATATGATACCACTCATGTATGAACGGTATCAAACTCTACATTCCACAGAGACTACATTAATATTTAATGTTCAAGAACTTCCCAACTCTCATAAGCAATATGGTTTTCTCTTAAATAAGAATCAAGAATTTCTTTCTCAGTTTGATTTCTGAGTTTTTCAATTTTTCGCTCTAAGTCTTTAATATAAAAACTTTTTCTTTCAATCTCTTTTGTATATTTGCGCAACTTTGCTTTTACATCTTTAAGTAAAATATAAAGACGCTTTTGCTGGTCATCAGAAAGAGTTGCTAATGATTCTAAAGATTTAATTAAGTCATTCTTTCTTTGGCAATATTCTTTATGCTGTTCAATATAAGGCTGTCTTTCTTTTTTAGCAATTTCCACTTTATCTGTAAGATATTTAATATCCTCAGACAGTTTAAGAGTTGCTCCAAGATAATAACTCTGTTTATCTTTAAGCATAGCCTCTTCTGTCATTACAGCATCAAGAGAATAATCTTCATACCAATAATCTATATATTTAAGCCAAACTTTCATAATTACTTTTTCACCGAAGTCACGCCATTAAAATCATACAAACGTACAATATGGCTTAGTCCTAAAGTGTCAGAAATATCTCCACTGATAATAGACCAATCTCCACCAGCAAGACCACACCCAATCATATAAGGCATAGCAATCTCTTCTCCAATAGGAATCATTTCACGAATCTTAAGAAGGCATTCATGAAAATATTCATAGTTGGTGTTTACATTTGGTCCGCCAATACCAATCTGAGAAAACATGTTTAGGAAAACTCTGTTTTTATTTTCCTCAATTCGAAGAACTTTACCATAGAGCTCTTCAGGAGTATGATAACTACAAAACTTATTATACTCCAAATAAACATGAGGATAATTCTTCTTGATTTGAAGAGCAACACCAGCACCCATTACGCCAAAAGTATTAACCTGATGACAAATATACTTTGCCGAAGTCTTAAGGACATCGCCTTGAATAATAGACACTGACATAACCTTCTCCTTTATTCTTTATCTGTTTCTTGTAAATTTTCCTGTAACTTCTTATAATACTGATGATACGAGTCAAAATGTTTTACAAGAAAATCTTTGTATGCTTTAGCAACATAGTTAGCAGAACTTACAGGAAAATCAATCCCCAAATCTTCTGCAATAACATCTACAGCTTTTCTCAAAGGTTCAGGAGGTGTATTGGTCAACTTAAACTTTTTAGTTTCAGAATCATTATCACACCAAGCCTTACCATTTACAACTGTTAGAAATCTAACCGAAGGATTCTTAGAAAGTTCCAACTTGTGTTCCTCACTTCTCTTATAGGGTAACACAGATATTTAAATCTGTCAAGTATTTAATAAAAGAATTTTTTTTATTTTCTTTACTTTTCATTATCGTCAAATTTGCCAGAATAAATAGCTTTCCTACTGACAAACTTAGCAGCAGAAAAAATAAATACAAACAAAGGAAAGAAAAACGCGCCAAAAGATTCTAATGGGTCAGCGAAATCCCAATAATCTTCATCTTCTTCTGCGATACACTTCATCACACGAGCAAAGAAAATCCACAGAATATGATTAAGGATTAAAACAATTGTAATAATTAACCACTTAGGCATATCTTTTCCTTTCTGGCACGCCTACCGAGACTCGAACTCAGAACTAATCTTTAGGAGAGATTTGTTTTATCCAGTTAGACTATAGACGCATACCTTATTTTTTCTTCTTAGGAACAGCTTCAACTACAAAGAGGATAGGTTCATTATTTTCTCCTAAAGTAGCTAATGCTTCCATTTCTGCCTTTACATTAAAAGAAGAGGTTTGTAAACGTCTTGCATAAAATTCATTTCGAGAATTATAAACATAATCATAATTATGACTAAAATTGTTTTCGACATTAATCCCTAATGTTGCTACTGTAATAAATACATCATACTCTTCTTTAGGATTTTCTGCAAAGCCAGTATACCCATTACATTTATATCTTACATAAACAGGCGAACCATTTTCTGTTTTTGTATCAACAAAACTCAAATCATAAAATTTTGTATGACAATATGGACATTCATAATTAGAATTAGTTGAATACTTTTGATGACAATGAGGACAAGTAACCTAATTACGATATCTAAAACTCTTCTTAGACATAATTTACCTCACACTGTAAAACAAGACACAGGAATCTTTACAGGATTCTTTTCTTCCATAACATAAAAAGAAACATTTGAAAGCTTAATATTATTCCACTCTTTCTTAGTTTTAGAAGAATACTTGGGCCAAAAAAGCCCTTCAAACGTTACAAAATTATTTTCAGGGTCAACATAAAGAGTTCTTACAAACCCAACGACTCTTTCATAGACAACATCTTTCTCACAAGTCATTTCTTCACAAATAGGAGTTCTAAAGCAATCTTTAAGACCTTCCCACATTGCGTCTGTAAGCCAGTCTCCCAACTCATCTTTCTTTAAAGTAAATTCTTGAGTAAGGAACTTTTCATCAGGAGAATAATTTTCAACCATTATTAAGTTCCTCAAAAGGAGTAGTATCCTTAGTGGGAGTGCCAAAGGTATTTAGAACAGGAGTAAGATTGCCTTCAACATCAGAACAATAATAAAGCCAGCCATTCATATCAGAAACAATATGATAAACACGATTCTGTTCATTCTTTACCATATAACCAGTATCAGTAAAACCAACAGGAACGTTATCTACATCAGCCCCAATACTATTCTTGCTATTATTACAACCAGACAATGCCAAAATTGCAATAAAAATCACAACAATAAGAAAACTAGCAACAAACTTATTCCAATTCTTCTGCATGATTAATTCCTCACTTTTTTATAACAAATTTTATATCTTTTAATTTGGTCGAGGCGACAAGATTCGAACTTGCGACCCCTTGTTCCCTTGTGTTAGAAACGAGATTCGAACTCGCAATTTTTTCAACAATTCCATTCTGTCATTCTAACAAAACAAGTGCGCTACCAACTGCGCTACGCCTCGAAATATGGGCGAGTTATAAATCAATTCGTAGTACAGGTACTACTGTTTTCTAACTTCCCTCGCCTCAAGTTTGTTCAATATGTTAATTCAAAATATGAGACACATTGTTTTTTACTGCTAATTCTCTTGCTCTAACATAATTCCCCCGTTTAGGTGTTAAGCCTAAATTTAATAAAGCCTATCTAATATTGGGGGCTTTTATTAAAGCAGAAACAAAATCTTCATCGGAAACTTCTTTTGCTTTTTCCTAAATATTTTTACCACAATAATTATCTGTTAAAGCATGACAATTAGGACACAACAACTGTAAATTTTCTTCCTCGTTATTAAGTCTATCTCCATCTAAATGATGAACTTGCAGAGGAATTTCCTACCGTTGCCATTCTGTTAAACCACAACATTCACACTTACGACCTCTTTTATAAGACAAAGCTTTTACTGCATCAGCAGATTTTACGGCGTTTCCTTTCCTAAAACGAGAATAATCAAAATTATTCTAATTCCATCCCTATCCTGTAAAATGACCTATATCGAACTAATATTTTTCTATCATCTTTTTTAAAGAAGGTAACGAAGAACCCCGACTATCTGCATACCGTATTTTTCTTTTTAATTCAGCAAAAGAATTGCTTTCCTAAACAAATTTCTATAACTATTCTTCAGAAAATTTTTCCCATTTCATCATAAAACCATCTCCTAAATAATTTTAAAAAATAAACAAAGCTTAATATTAGGAGTATTATTATCTCACCAGCTAATTACTCTGATGCTACCTTTGTTTATTTGGTACGGGTAGTGGGACTCGAACCCACACGCCTACAAGACATTTGAACTTAAATCAAAGGTGTCTACCAATTCCACCATACCCGCATATTTTTTATTGTTTGTCTTTTCCCTTTCAACATGATAATCATAACATACAATCATCAAGTTGTCAAGGCTTTAATAAAACTTTCTTTTTATTTTTTTCTTGAATTTTTTATTTAGATGTGTACCCAAAACCGTTAAAATGGTACACTCGCTACCTTTTAATTTTATAGTTGGGAAGGTGTCTTTTGGCAACATATCACGCACCCTGAGTAAGCAAGGCTGCTGAACCACGTTTCTCTATGAGTTATCTTACTTTTCTCACAGCTACCGATTAACCAACTGTATATTTATATTACCACACAAACACTATTTTGTCAATAGTTTAATACTAAAATTCTGACTTTTTCAATGTAGGAGTAATATCTAAATTAGAATTTACGCTTGTACGAGTATAAGTAGAACCAGCCCAATCTGTCCCCCACATGTCAGCCTTGGTAGTAACATACTTCTTATATTTGCAAGAAAGCTTTACAGAAAGGCACTCAGGATAATCTTTAATACTTTTCTTAAGCTCATTAAAAGATTCTTCTGCTCTGACTACATCATCTGTGTACTTACAAATTGCTTCATTTTCACACCCTGAACAAACACAAGGCATACATCCTCGACCTGTATTAAGCGTCATCATTGTTTTTCTCTCCTTCCTTATAATATTCGTTTAAAATAAGATTATAACATAAAGTATTTGGATGATAATACGGATTATCATAAATCTGGCTATCATCCCCTGTAAAACATTTCATAATGCCAGCGCAAACTCCAGAGGAACGACTAATACCAGCATTACAATGAACAATAATTACATCAACCTTATCATACCATTTATTGACAAAATCAATAATTTTCTTAGCATCATCTTTTGTCATTAGTTGATAAATACGAGACTCGTAGACAAAGCCATCAGAATTTGTAAAATTTTCTACAATTGAACCTTCGTCTTTTTTCCAGTATTGCATACCCTTATAAGGCTGAATATCATCAAAGAAAAGAGATAATTGAGCCTTAATATTGTTAAATTTGTTAGGAAGTTGACGTACTCCCATCTCGGCAGAATCATTAATGCTGATTACAACAGAAGATTCTTCATGAGAACCATAACTATATTTAACACAATCTCTACGACTCATAACTTTAAACTGCATCGGAAAAATCTCCTTTCTTATTTATATAATTTAATCTAAACTTACTCTACGTCTATATCTACATTCACGAACAAACCAGTCTTGTAATTCTTTTACAGTCATTGGTTTTTCAGGTGGTTTTAATTTATATTCTCCATTTTCATCTAAAGGTTGACCAGTATAACAATAAGCTCTAACATAACATTCTGCCGCAGGAACCATATCTTCTGGATTTTTTACATAATGGTCAGCTATAAATCCAACTGCAAATTTTCCAGCAGTAGTATAAGTTTTTACATGTCTTGACAGACAAAGATATTGTCCTCTATCAACTGGCTTATTATTATATTTGTATTCTCCTAAAGCACAGCCAACATCCCACAGTTCCATATAATAATCTGTATCTGTAGGATAAATCTTTGTACCTTTTACATTTAGGTTGCTAAAATCAATTAACTACTTTGCTCTTGCAATATTTTTAAACAGACTCATTGGTAAATACCTTCTGACTAATAAAGTCTTTACCTTCTTCACTTGTTAAAATTGGCATTTCATAATCAAGAATCCATTTATAACGAATAGTCTCTTGACCATCTTTACCAATAACAGTAGTAGGAATACGATAAGCACAAGTACCACGTTTCTCTACTGTCGTATAATCGTTCCAGTTTACACCCTTTTCAGTAAACATCTTATCCTGTAATTTGGTAGTATTAATACCATGAAGTTCTTTTTGAGAATACAAAGATTGAGCAACTGCCTGAATAGAATTTCGAGTGCAATCTTGCTGTCTCCAAACAAAATAATTATGCACTTCAAAGGCAGGGACAACAAATACTCTACTATCAAAAGTAGGCATTTCTTTTCCCTTACGAACCATTTTCCAATCGTAAGAATCTTGGTCCATATTAAAAATATCCAAGGTTGTATCAATAATAGTATTCTCAGCAAAATAATTATTAAACCAAAGAGTACAAAGAGCCGCAGATGTACTAACAATTTTCTGAATATTATTGTCAAACCATGGCTGAGAATTTCTTTCGCTCTGAATCATGACAAGAGAAATTTCATCTGACTCAACATAACCAAACTTAACATTTGGAATAATTTCACAGAGCTTAAGCATAGTCTGTTGCATGGTTTTAACAAAAATAGGGTCGAAAGGTTTCTTCATACCACGGCAGAATGAATGAAAGTGCTGACCGTCAAGCCTAGCAATAACAGGAAGATTCTCAGGAAGATAATTACGATATCTATTCTCGTAAGCACCTTTCATTCTGTCGCTTAAAGTTTTATACTCCATTTTCTTTTTCCTTCCTCATTCTCGTAAGGTCTTCAATATATACTGGATAACCATCATCATCGAAATATGCAAGCTTCTTATAACTCTTCACTCTTTTTTCGTTCTTTTCCTGATAATCAGCATCAATAGTAATATCAGTCTTATTATTTTTAGGACAGAAAATCAATGCCACAGGAAGATTTTCCATTGCCACCTGAATGTTTTCAACTTTGTTTTCTTCGATTGTTTCTGCGAAATAAAAAGTACAAGGAATAAGTTCAATATATTCAATCTTGTAATCTTCATCTAACTGCTTACGATAAGCAAAACTTACATTTGCCTCGTGGCATTTCTCAATAATTTCTTTTAGTTGCTTATTTGTAAAACAATAATCTCTATATCCCTTTTTAAGAGAACCCACAACAGAGTCTACAAGAGAAGGAAAATCAGAAGGAATACCAAAAGTTACACTAGAAACAGTCTGCATTTCACCAATCATTTTATCTAATCTCCACTAAATATCGAATAGTCATCTGTCTATCATCGTAAACGATAATTTCATCGTTGCGAAGCATAGAAGTGTTGCCATGAGCCCACAAACTCCAAGCTTTAGGATTGTCCTTTTTTAGTCTCTCAAGATTATAAGAATAATACTTAGAATCAAAAGAATAGGCATCAACACTGTCTCCAATAGCTACATCAAAGAAAGCAAGGAAGCCGCAATTCTGATAATCACGAGTCCAATATCCACCTAAAGAAGTATAACCAATAGATTTAGCTACTCCTCCTTTGTACTTTTCAGGATTGGACCAATAAATTCCAAGCCCGAACATACTTCCTGTTGCAATTGCACCAACAGGACGAATTTTCAAGCCCATCTTAAGAATGTTAAAACAATTCTGATTTCGGCTACCATGACAAAGAAGTTTCACATTGCCGATATTATTTTCAGAAGTGAACTTTTGATAATTCTTTTCCGTTTCAAGATTAGTAACTCGCCAAGCCTTGTAAAATTTCCCAGCAGAATCACCCATTGCCTTTTTAATTTTAGCAATATCTTCCTTAGTAGCTTCTTCCATGGTAATACCCATCTTCTGCAAAATGCTTTCAGAAGCCTTAATCTCAGAATCAGTGTCAGCAATTTTTGCCTTGGGTTTATAAACTTGACCAGCCATAGTATCAAGCAAGCTCTGTTCCTCGGAAAGCTTTTTATCATATTCAGAAGAATTAGAAACAAGACAATCAGAAACGCGCTTCATCTTACGAGGAACAATAATGAACAGCTCGTTTAAATTTTTATTAAATTCCTCAACAGACCAATTTTTATAGTTTGCTGCAATGTAGTCAATCTTTTCCTGAGCAGCATCAATCATAGCCTGAGTAACAGCTTCAGCACGAACAGAATAAGCAGATTGAATAGTCTTGTTAGCATAATCCCAAAGACGTTTGACAATCTCTCGAACAGACAAGTTTTGAACCAAGCCAAATTCATCTACACCATTAGACTTGTCTTCAACTTTAGAATCAGCAATAACTTCCTGCATTAAATCAGAACGGTCAACATATCCCTTCTTCAATTTAGAAGAGAACGTAGAGCTCCATTTGGACATAGGATAAGTTTTAGTTTGAGGAGTAGCACCAACACGACCATATTCAGCAGTAAAGGTATCATCTCCATTTGGACTAATTTTATAATACTTGTTATGTCCAAGGTCTCCAAAATTAGGGTCTACAAAGATTAAATATTTGGGAGTATAATCCATAATTCCATCTCCTATAAGTAAATCTCTATGATTAGATTACCATAGAGATTTACTTTTGTCAAGGGTTTATTCAGTTATTTTTTACTAATCCAATCAGTTAAATTACTGGTAGCAGAAAGTAAGATGAATCTTATAATTCTTGCTTACCTCGTCAAACTTTTTAGCATCTTCAATCGTTTCAGTAAAAACACGAAGAATCATTTCACGAACATCTTCCCAATCAAGATTACCCTTACCACACCCAATAAAAGGCATAGCAAGATAAGAAATCTCTTCATTAATACAATATTGAGCAAGGTCTTCAATACAATGTTCAAGATTAGTCATAGTAATTGGTTCATACTTCTTATTAGCAATCATAAGTAAGAATAAATTCCGAACCCAAATAGCTTCACCAGCACAACGCTCATCAAACTTATCAGGAATCTTATCAACAATATGATAATAATTGTCAAGTCTACGAGCAGTATCACTACCCAAAGAGAGGTCAGCGGGGATACCATAACAGATATTGTAATAAGGAGGAAGGTCGAACATATCCTTATTTACTTCTTCGTACTCAACAGGATTTTCATAACTGGTATCATCGACTTCATCATCTTCATCGGCAAATTCAAGCTCGCCATCACGTACCACAAGAGGACAACCGCAGTCAGGACAATGCATTACCTTGGGCTTCAAAACAGAAACATAACCAGAAGTAGACACAATCTTACCATCTTCATCAGTAGAAGCAACTGCGGTAGTAAAATAATCCTTATCCTGAGTAGAAGTTACCTTTGGCTCATCAAACTTGTAATTGCGACTAAAAATATTAGCCATTTTAAATACTCCTTTTATAATTAATTAATTTTTTCACTAAGTATTCTATCTAATTCTTTTGGACACGCATCAGTCCAATTTGTAATTTGATGACCGTCATAAGAACACACAAAAATCTTTTTCTTCTTTCTGACTTTCAATCCTTCCTCATTATATTCCCAATCAACTGTTCCATCCATATATGGAAAATAAGGACAATTAGGAGTACAACCTTTACATTCAATCTTAGCCATCAAATTATCCTTTCTTAAAAACAACCCATAGTTTCTCGCATAATAGCTTTTTTAAAATCCTGTTCCCTTTTCTTTAAGACATCGTTATCTGGAAGAAGATAGTTATCTGAAAGAAGATAATCAGTATTTCTAGTAGTTATTGTCTTAGAAGGTTCTTTAACAAGATACAAACCTTCTTTTGCACGAGTAGTTGCAATATAACTTAAATTCTTTTCCTGAATATTTTGTTCTTTACTATTCCTAAAATCGTAATTAATTTTAGCTTCATTCAAAACAAAAACATTTGTAGCTTCAAGACCTTTAGCTTTATGGATACTACAAAGTCTAACACAATTAGGAGAAGGAGTCGTATTTAACAGTTTATCAATAAAATTAGAGAATTTAGAAACACTATCAGAAGAGGCATGATGTTCAAGATAACCCTCTAAAATCTCCAACAAAAAGCTCGTGTTATCTATCTTAGAATTTGTCTCCGTTACGGCTTCCAAATGCTCTTCCTCGTGTCCCCCCTCACGGACATTTTTTGAAACGATTTCAAAGAGTTTTTTATTATAATTACTTATTACTTTCTGGAGGAATTTTTTGAGTGTGCCAACCGAGGTACATTTGGATGATAAAATCTGTCTTTTAATTGCCCCTACCATCTCTTTATCTTCAATAAAAATGGGAGTTCCATTTCGAGCTAAATCAAGTACTACTTCAGCTATCCATTTGTTTTTTCTGGAAATTACCATGTCTCCTGCTTTAGCATACTCTGAAATTTTGCTTTTGTCAATAGTTTTAACAAATCCTAACGGAGCATCATCACGAGGAAGAATAGGAATTCCGTATTCTCTATTTACTCTACTAAGATGAGACTTAGCACAACGATAACAAATAGGTAAATCAAAAGTCTTTATGGGCGCAAACATTTTTGGAATTTGATTAAATGCTTGTGCATTAGAACCAGCAAAATTATAGATTGCCTGAAAAAAATCTCCAATAAAGACATATCTTCCTTTAGTTCTTTTAATAAACTTTAAAAAATTTAGCTGAATATTACTAAAATCTTGACATTCATCTACATAAATGTTTGTATACAAAGCCCAATAAGGAACTTCCCAATTATCATATTTGAGTTTATTAAAAGTAATCCAAAGCATATCAGTAAAATCAATTACCCCTTGGGTTTCAAATTGTTGTCTACTTTTAGTATCAAGAATCTTCAAAGTAGAAGTAATTTCACTAATATCAGGAGCAGAATAACCTTCATCGCCATAATATAAAAATAATACATGGTCATTAATTAAACGAGACACATCTTTATTTGAAGACATATCTGTAAGAGTTAATCTGCACAAATTATAAAGATTTACATAATTATCTTTCAAGAAAACTCGTTTGGCAAATTCAATATATCTACCATAACGTTTTGTGATTTCTTCATCAAGAATTTTATGCGGCTTAAAATTATCTAAACTCACAGTTTTTTTAGAGCGTTGAGAACCAAAACCTTTTGGCTTTTCTCCTGAATCCTTAGATTCTTGTTCTACATTATAAAGCATAATAGAATATGCTAAAGAATGCATCGTCATAACCTTAGTCTTAGGATTCTTAATCTTTTTCTTAAACTCCTCAACTACGCTTGCATTAAATGCAATATATAAATCAGAAGTTTTTGAATGTTCAGAAAGCATACAAGCAGTTGTTGACTTACCACTTCCAGCCAAAGCATTTACAAGCATGTTACTTTGAGGATTGTTAAGAAAAAAATCTAAAATATCTTGTTGATATGTACTTGGCTTAAAGTTCATTATAATCAACTCCTAACCATTTTATAACATTCATGTAATACTCTTGCAGTCTCAATTACATCTTCAACTGTATTCTGAGTTTCATTCATAGAAATTCTAATTTCTCCACGAATATAATCTTCTGGAATCTTCATAGCTTCTAACACAGCAGATGCTTTCATATCTCCTGTATTACACGCACTTCCTGTCCCTACATAAATTTCCTTTTCATCTAACATAGATTGAAGAATTTCTCCCTCTACATTGTGGAAGCAAACACACACTGTAGAATTAATACTATTTGCAGGAGAAACAATCATATAATCATTTGGTTCAAATAATTTACCAAGCTCTTCAAGGAAAGCTTTCTTCATTTTCTTACAAGCTAAATCTTTTTCTTTTTGATGTGCAACAGCTTTATCAACAGTTAAAGCTAAAGCATGAATATAAGGAATATTTTCAGTACCAGCTCTACGATTACTTTCTTGGTCCCCACCATAAATTAAAGGCTTAATCTTCTCAACAGGAAAAGTGTCTTTTGAAAAATAAATAAAGCCAACACCTTTAGGAGAGTGTACCTTATGTCCACTAAAAGTAGCAATATCAGCCATGTGCCTAATATCAATAGGAACATTACCTAAAGCTTGTGTCATATCACAATGATAATACATATTAAGTCTACGAGCTAAATCCATATATTCACGAGGATTAAAAATTTCTCCTGTCTCATTATTTACATACATCCAAGACAAAAGGAATCCAGTATAATCTCCCCATAGAAAACCCAACTCTTCACTTTTCTCTGTAACTTTAATAGCATCAATAAGATAATTCTTATCAATAATTATTGACTTAGGATTTTCTGTGATATTATGATGCTCATAAGGACTACACAAGCATTTGCTTTTTTGAGCTAAAGCCCACGCATTTCCTTCGCTACTACCAGAAGTAAAATAAATTTCTTCTGGAAAAGCACCTATAACATGTGCAATTTTTGCACGACTTTCCTCAATTAAATTTTTACTCTTGCGCCCTAAACCATAGGTTGTACTTGCATTACCCCAATATTCAGCTAAATCATCTTTAATAATATCAATGATTTCAGGTAATACAAAAGTTGTAGCCGCATGGTCTAAATAAATCATTTATCTACCTCATATTTGAACGAGATTCAAAAATTAATGAATCATATATTAAAATTTTAATTCTTTTTTTACTTATATTAATCCCACAAATCAAAGAAAATTGGCTTCATCATATCTAAAGCTTTTTCAATTTCAGATTGCCTATACTTGTCAATTTCAGCGTCTTCTTGATAGTACTGGTCTTTTTCTTCTTCGGGAATCTTATGTGCCCATCCGTCATACTTTTCAAGGACAGAGTTTTTCTTAGGACAAGTCTCTTCAGTAGAATTACGAATATGAGTCGCAATTTCTTTCAGGTAATCTTCCCATGCCTTACACTGAGCCTCTTCTGCGGTTTTATATTCTTCATCAGAATTAAACTTTTCTCTTGTAAGCTCTCCCCAATCACGATATTCTCGTTTACCCGTTTGACGAGTTTTATCAAAATCAATCATTGGGTAGCCAACGTGAGTCTTAGCCAATTCTTCTAACATTTCAGGGACTACTTGTTGAAACCAACTATCAAAACTCCAAATGTCCATGTTACACCAACCCCTAAAAACTCTATCTTTTCTCTGCTTATGTACAGGATAAAGGTCTTTTAAATTTTTTGGATGCAAAAAAGACAATCCTTTATAAGATTTGTTTAAATAGCTCAGATTAAGCCAACTATAATTCTTTTTACTCATCATCATTCACCTTATAAAATTCACAAAAATCCGAGTAACTACCATAATCTACATTATAAACTCCTTCTGGAGTAACATGACAATTATAATAATAGCTCTTAAACCCTTTGTTGTCAATATATTTTTTAATAAGCTTAAAACATTCTGGATATTGAGCGTTAAGAATAATATCAGTTCCTTTTTCTTCTACACACCCAAGAGGAACAACAACTTTATTACCCTTTTCATAATGGTAAGCATTAACTTGACAAATCATTTTACATACACCTCAAATTCTCCATCTAAACATTTTCCGTTTAGACCATACACGAATCTAAACTCTTCATTAGTTAATTCAATAGATTCTACAAATTCAACAATTTTCTTTTTTTGATTCTTAAAAGGATTAATAGTCCTAACAACATTAACTTTCACAATACATTCTTGGTCATAACAATCATTTGCTAAATCATGAACCCATACTGTATGACCATCCATGTTTTGTAAAGCAATGAAACTTAATTTTCTCTTCATAATATGCTCCATATTAAAAATATGATTCTACCTATGAGTAAGTATATCATAAGTAGAACCATATTGTCAATACTTTTTAAATTATTTTTTGAACATATTTTAAATAATCATGCGCCCATTTTTTTAGATTTTCTAAATCAGAACTATTACTAATTATTGTATCGTAATGATAATAATGAACCTCTCCATCGGCAGGATTGGAAATAATAGGAGCTACATTTGCATTTTTTACTAACATAGTACTGCAAGGTAATCCTGTCGCTATTTCGTTCTGTTTAATAAAATTTTCAATACATTTTGGCTCTCTAATATTTACAAAAAATAAACAATTTTTTTTGCTTAACATTTTATTATTTACAACAGAATTAATTTGGTCAAAAACTTTTTGGTTAGGAGAATTATCCCATTCTTCCAAAGCCATTTTTAACTGATGAAGGAATCTCCTATCTTTTTCATCTTTTTTTCCATCCCAACCAGCAAATTGAGCAACAGCTTTTACCCAGTCAACGGTAGACAATTCTAATATCTCCCAATTATTTTCCCAGCTAATATTGTCCTCTAAAACCTCTTGACAAAGTTTTATAAAAGTAGACTTTCCACTTCCGCCAGAACCATTAATTATTACAATTCTTGCTTCCATAATTTATCCCTCAATTCTTCACGAGTAGGATATCTACCACAACATTTATCGCCTTCTGGACACCAAAGAAGATATTGACAATGAGGAACAAGTTCTTTAGCAAATACTGGATTAATTCCTGCAATTTGTCTTTTCATTTCAACAGCAATCTTGCGAATAGGTTCTTGAGCACGGGTACATAAACGCTTATGCATAAATGTAATTAAAGCTTCAGGAGTAAAACCTATCGCTAAAGTGGTATTAGTTGCTCTTGGCAAAACAAAATTAGCATCTTCTACTGCGGCATTAATCTTAATACCATTCTCAGTAAGAATATCACGAATAAGCCTACGAGTTGTATCAATATTACTCATAAGGTTTTGATATAAAGCCTTGGCTTTCTCATTTTTTTCAATATTACTTGGTATAATATAAGTAAAATTATTTTTGTCAATATATCTAAATGAAGCCAGATTCTTAACAATCTCATCAGGACTCACACGGGGAATTGTTTCAATCAAATCCATATAAGCATACTTGTCTTGATTATCATAACGCACTCCAATTTCAGAGCGCATCATCTGTTCTAAAGTGCCTCTATCTGCTTCAATTTCAAATTTAATATATTCACAACGAGAACCACTCATGTGACCTGAATCTTCACATTTCTTACCCACTCGTTCAGCATATTTCTTATCTGTATTATAACATTCACAAGCAAATTCACCGTGGTTTTTATACAAATCCTCTAATACAGTAGGATTCAAAAGGGTTACTTTCATTATGCCTTTGTTTCTCCCTTCTTATATTTCATTAAAAGATATTCAAAAGTTTGTGGAGTATAATTCATATAAGGCATCATACATCCAACATTAATCATCTGAGCTCTATTTAAATATTCATTTCCATTGGAATTTTCTAATTTTTCTTTTGCCATTTTAGCAAAATCTTCTACTAAGTCTTGTTCTTTGGTTGTATGAGTATGTCCATGTAAATGGAAACAATTATCATAACAAGACCCATAATAAGAAAGAATTGCAAAATGAGAAAGAATTACTCTATAAGGTTTACCATCAACTGTTTCAGTTACTTCTTTATAATGACAAATTTCAGCTAATTTTTTCCTAACTCCTGTAGAATATTGTTTACAGTCATGATTGCCTTGAATTAAATGAATGTTACCATTTAACTTATTCAAAATACGAAGCCACTCATCTGACCCTGCTTTCCACAAGAAATCTCCAAGTATATATACATGGTCTGCATTTGAAACTTGTTTATTCCAACGAGAAATTAAGTCAAGCTCCATTTCTTCTGTTGTATCATATGGCCTGTTATCAAACCTAAGAATGTTCGTTAAGTATGTCCAAAGTGTAAATCACTTATATAAAAATTGGACATTTAAACATCACTCTCCCTTCCATTCAAACATATCAAACTATTTCCAATAGACGATTGCTGACACCATCTTGTATCGACAACAGAAGGGTCTCCTAAAAATTCTACATAGTCTTCTGTAACTTTAGTAATTACACCAGCTAAAACATAATCTTTATGAACTGAATTATAAACAAGAATTGTCCAGTTTAACAAATTATTCTGTGCATCTTCAACATTATCTTCTTTTCTATTAAATCTGTATTTTAACCATTTAGTAGATTCTAAAGGTTGCTTCTTTGGAAAATTCATTTCTTTTCCTCTTCTTTCCAGAAAGGATAATTATCTTTCTTTTTACAAGACTTTTCATACTTACAAGAAAGCTCACATCCATAAACCATATAATGATTATTACAATGTTTACAAACAACTTGCCCATAAGGGTTGCTTAATTCTTCAAGCATTAATACAGCTTTCTTGCCATCTATCCCATCAACACATTTTCTTTCATGTAAATAACATTCATCTAAAGACTAAAATTCTTTACCACACTTTTCACAACAATATTTAATCATCATTTTCCATAAACCTCTTTCTTTTTGCTTTCGTAAAACTTGTTCAATCCCACGAGGTCAGGAGCATTTGGACAAGCCTTTTCTCCCATAAATGTAGTAATCATATTAATAATTCTCTTATTTCTATGATTAAGAGGAGGAATAGAAGTATCTTTAAAAGCAGAACAAATAAAACGAGAACAAATTTCAGGTCGTACTTCATAAATTTGGCACTTATTTTCCTTGTTCAAAAAAGGACAAATATCTTTAAAATCTTTATCTAAAGCAGTATTACGATTAATCATTTTTACTTCTGGATGCTGCCCAAGATACTTTTTAATCTTCTTTACTTCTGCATCACTTACACAAAGAATTGCAGAACAACAAGCTCCACATCCAGAACATTTACCATCAATAGTATGGTCTACTTTATTAGCCATCTGACTATTCATTCCCAAATTCCTCCATCAAGTTCTTCTCTTACGCGCATAAGAATCTTTCCTAACTTATTTTCTCCAACTCCATTGCAAACTCCCCATGTAGTATCATGCCACCAATTTCCCTCTTCAAGATAAGCGTCACCAGTATCAAGAAGAAGTTTGGCGAGATTTTTGTTCTGAGTAAATTTTGCACTAACAATTTCATACATTGTTTGCTCTTTAATATCTTCCCAATCTTTACGCAACTTACAATTCCTACCAGCAAGTTTTGCTTGAGCTGGATTCATGGAAATATATTTTTTACGGTCTTCATCTCTAATTTCTTTTTGTGCTTGAAACGCTGCTTCTGAATTGTGATAGGTTAAGCCATTATAACTTACAGGTGCATTATAAAAATTAGAGAGAAAAGCATAGGCATCAAAAAAATTTTTAATTGCTTCCATATTATTTTCCAATCCTCTTCAAAAATTCTTCTTCGTTCATAATAGAAGTCCCTAATTCAGCGGCTTTCTTAGCTTTAGATGAACCACTATTAGCTTCATTAGTCAAAAGATAATCAGTCTTTTTAGAAACAGAACCAGTTAACTTTCCACAATTATCGGTAATAATCTTTTCAATCTCAGAACGTTTCATAGTATTAAAAGCACCTGTAACACAGAAAGTTTTACCATTAATAAACTCATTCGTTGCAATCTGTGCTGGCTTATCCCAAACTAAATTTAATTCAAAAATAAGATTTGTAAACAATGAATCTTCACTATTCCACCAGTTATGCAAAGCTTGAGACATTGTTTCACCAAAGCCATCTAAAGTAGAGAAATCAAAATTATTAAAATCAAGAGCTTCCTCAAAAGCCATCCAATCTCCGCTAAAATGCTTACTGATTTCTTTAGCGGCTGTCTTACCAATATTCGGAATACTTAAAGCAACAAGAAGATTCTCAAGTTTAACATGACGAGACTTCTCAATAGATTCAATCAGCTTATTATAAGACTTTTCGCCAAAGCCATCCATCTTAATAATTTCATTTTTATATTTATCAAGATGATAAAGGTCTGCGTATCTCTTAACGTATCCCGCATCAATAAATCTCTTAAGAGTGGCTTCACTTAAACCATCAATATTCATTGCTGGCTTAGAAGCAAACTGAACAAACTTAGCTAAATTCTTTTCAGGACAGTCGGGGTTTTCACACCAAAGAGTCTCTGCTCCAGATTCAGAAACCTTAATTGTAGTAGGTTTACCACAACAGGGACAAACTTTAGGAATTTCAAAATCTGCATCTCCATCTTTGTTACAAAAAACAATCTGAGGAATAATCATATTCATTTTTGCAACTTTGACAGTGCAATTCTTTCTTAAGCCAAGAGATTTAATAATACTAATATTATGAACAGATGCACGGCTTACTTCTGTATTATCAAGAATAACAGATTCAAATACAGCAGTAGGAGTAATTACACCAGTCTTACCAACTGCCCATTCAATATCTCTAAGAATAGTTCCAGCAGTTTCATCTTCGTACTTAAAAGCTAAACTCTTACGGAAATGATGACCAGTATTACCAAGACTTAAGCCATAAGCAATATCATCATAAGTAATAACACAACCATCAACAGGAATACCCTTCTTATCAGCAACTTGCTTCAATTTAATAGTTAAATCTTCAATTCCATAAAGGTCAACATTATCACCATTGAAGTAATTACAAGGAACAATAGTAAAGCCTAAAGACTGAAGCTTACGCATATCTTTTCTAAAACTACCTGTAGTTCCCTCAATTAAGCTCCAAGCCCAAAACTGAAGACCTCTTTGAGATGTAATCTTATTATCTAAAAGAGAAAGACTACCACTTGCAAGATTACGCTGAGTAGCATATTGTTCTCCATCAGGAAGTTCTGCATTAATTCGTTCAAAATCTTCTTTAAGAATAATGCATTCACCATCAATAACAAGAGTTTCCTTACTATCAATTGTCAAAGGAAGATTCTTCATAACCTTGGCATTATTAAAAACGTCTGTTCCTTCAACACCATTGCCACGAGTCTCAGCAGAAATAAGTTTGCCGTTTTCATATCTAACAGACATAGTAAGACCGTCTAGCTTCATAGACAAAGCTACTTCCTTGTCACCAGCAAAATTAAGCAAATCTTGACAACTCTTAGTCTTATCAAGAGAAAGCATTAAATGGTCATGCTTAACTTTCTTGAGTGAATCAACAATTTCATAGCCAACTGTCTGAGTAGGAGAGTTCGCCAGAACAAAATGCTCTTCTGCTTCTAATTCACGTAGCTCATCAAACAGTTTATCATATTCAGCATCAGAAACCAGTGATTCACTATAATTATAATATTTATCTCGATACTTATTTAACAGACTCGTTAATTCCTTAATGCGTGCAATATTTTCATAATTATTCATATTAATCTCCATTACTTATCAATTGTGCTCATAATAAGCAAAGATAAAACAACCCAAACAATTAAAATACCAACTACTGCATAACTCATATTTTAGTCTCACTTTCTAAAAGCTCTTTCTTTAAAGAATTAGCAATCATTGTCCTTTGTACATTTCTTAAAACATCTTCTACTTCTTTGTTGGTCTCAAAATGCTTATCCATTACATATTCATCTACCAGAACTTCCGCTTCGGTAATTAAATTTTCTGCAATTCTTTTAGCATCTTCAACTGGAAGAGGAGTGGTCTTATAACTAATTAACAATTCTGGATTTTTAGGGGTTAAAATTTTTTCATAAGGTTCATCTGCTATATATCTTTTAATAAAATCTGCTAATCTTGCGATATGATGAAAATCCTTCAGCCCATATCCGTAATTGTCAATATCAAATTCATTATGAGGAGCTCTATGAAGCATTTGTTTATATTTTGTTTTCATGTTACCATACATTGTTAATACAGCTTTTTGAGGACAATAATGTGCAATAGCTTCTCTATTTTTAACAACAGCCCCTAACCACAGTCCAGCATATTCAGGATTAAGCTCAAAATATTTAGTAAATAAAGTTTCTGTAAAATTAATGTTTTGTTTCAAATAACTATTAAACATTAAGCGAATGTCTTTAACTTCAAGCTTTCCTCCATCTTCATCTCGATGATATTCTTTACTAACCCAATCTTTAGAATCAACGATATCATCAAAATGAGGAAGCACAATTGCTTTTGTGTCAACATCAGAATGTTCCGTAGCCATTCCGTAATTATTACTACCATAAACAAATACGCCGACTACATTATATCCAAGTTCACTCAAAAATTCATAATCTGAATGAACTCTATTATTAACCTTTTCTAAATTCATAATTTACCTTCCTTAATGTAAATAAGTAACAATATATAAATACATTTATCTATTCTTACTTAGTGACATTATAGCAAATAAATTTTGTTTTGTCAAGAAGTTATAAGAAATAAGTTGAAAGGGGTATGATACCCCTTAATCAACTTCTATCTTTTTATACTTTCCGCAATTACATTCCCCAGCATAGTTTTGTTCTCTAAAGGCTTTGCAAATACAAACCATATCGTCAGTTTGAGTTAAACCGCATGGACAATATTGTTTTCCATATTTCTCTTTCATTTCTGTAAGCTGACGGTTTGTTTCGTCTACTAAATCTTTATCATCGTTCAATACAATTTTTAACATTAAGATATCCTCTCTGCATATTGATTATCAGAAACCAATGTAATTTGCAAAATATCATCAAAACGTGAAACTGAATTTGGTTTATAACGACCATATTTTAAAATTACATTGGGATACTTTTTTAATTGCTCAATTTCTTTTTCTATCTCTTCTTTATAATATCCCGTATAAATTACAAAGTCATCATTACAATTTTGCTTTCTAAAATAATCCAATAAAGACAAAACTTCTTCAAATTGCAATATAGGCTCTAAACCTCCTATTACGACTGCTTTTGTAATTTCATTGCCTATATAAGCTTTATAAATAGAAGAAATTAAAAATTCTTTAGTAGCTTGTCTTACCACAGGTTCATTTTGACATACAGTAATTGGAATATTAGCTTCATGACAACATTTCCAATCACATTTACAAGTGATAAGGAAGAGAGAGGGCTTCGCATAATTAACAAAGTCCTCCATGACAACACCTTTTAGATGAATCTTCTCTTCCATAAATTTATCCTTTCATAATAGAATCTGCATCTAAAACATTATACCAACGTCTTAAATTAAATTCCTTTTTTCTAATCTTTTGATAACTACTTACAGGAGTATAAAAACCTACTACTCTTGCATATTGGTCCGCCACAGGCTTTCCACAAATAGGACATGTTTGAGTTCCAATGAAAGAATGTTTATCTTCACAAACATTAATTTTAGTTGTAAACGCAAAATAAATTACACCTTTAGAAGCAACATAATTAAGCATGTCCCAAGCACTTTCTTTTGTTGCAAAACGATTTTCAATATCAATGTGAGCAATGCATCCACCACCACATTTTTCATCAAGCACGCTGCCTAAACGACACTTTTCTTTAATAGTGCATTGTTCAGTTAATGGAATCCACTGATTTGAGTAAATAAAATACTTATCTTGTTCAAACAGAAGATTGTCTGCTGTGCAAATTACACCAGCACAATTTTCCCGAGGAATAGATTCAACATTAAAAGAAAAATCACATTCAAAGCTATCTTTTACTTCATTAATAGCGTCAAGAATCTAACAAGCAAATTCCAATCCCTCTTCTGTATAATATTTATTACCAAATTCGTCAGTATTAATTAATCCAAAAGAATCAATAACTTCATACATTCCAAGAATACCAATAGTACAATACTGCTTGTCAAGTTCAACTGCTCCTTCTTGATAGTTAGGAAGCAGACCTTTTTCTATATTACGCTCCAAAATATGACGCATACTAGTTAATGCCTTACAATCTAAAAGTACACGGTCTTTAAGAAGTTCAATATATTTCTTTTTATTAAATTTAGTCTCATATGCAATGCGCATAAGATTAATTGTACTCACACGACAAGACCCAACAGACAACGCTGTACCACCAATAGAATTAACAAAAGCATCAAGCTTTTGAGTGTCAGAAAGCAAACGACAACAATTTGAAAGTACTCCAACATTATCAGATACAAAGAAATTAGAATCAGACCACTTAATATTGTGATAACAAGCCCATCGAGCAGTTTCTTCATCTTCAAATTTGCCATCTTTATAAAGTAAAGAATAAGTTAAAACAGGGAAAGTAAACATGTTTTCACTGCGAATGTCACTTACTACATCCATAAATAAACGCTGACACTTCATAATTTCTTCAATTTGGTCAATAGCGAAAGACCCATCTGGAAATTCCAAACCACCAAACAAAGATTCAAGATAAGGACGGTCAAAAATACTTACATTTGTAAAAGCGCACTGGTCAATTCTAAGGAACGGCTGATTTAATCTGTAAACAAATTTCTGAAAATATTGTCTTAAATAAGTATCTGGGTCTTTAAAATAATGCCCATTCTTTATATCCATTTTCCAGAAATAATAAGCCCAAATAATTACATTTGGGAGGCCAACGGCCCGAGATTGACGGTTACTGAGGAACGAAACAAACTCAATAACATCATCAAAATATGTGTCCAAATGTTTGGGAGGCTGATTATTATATCCTCCAAGGAAAAACAATCCCTCTCTCGCCAAACGAGTTAAATCATTTGCCCAACAATAGGGAAAATAACTTGCCGTAGCAGAATCGTTAAGATAAAAACCCTTGCTAAATTCCTATTCTAACCAAGCTTTAGCAGTGCGCAGTCCCCATTTTTTCTTAATTTCAAGGAAAATTTTATTTAAACCAAAAAGCTTATCTTCACTCTTCCCCTTTTCAGTCATAAAAGAACGAATATCTCTATGACTAGCATTTGCATTAGGGTCGATAGTAGCATCTGCCATTGTGCTTTGATTTACGAATTTATCTAAGAATTCTGAAAAATCTAACTAACTAGAATGAACCCCATTAATATATTCGAAATCTTCACCATATTTCTTTTTTAAATCTTCAAGACATCTTTCAAAATCTTTTGTTAAACGAAGTGAAATGTCCATATAAAATTTTCCTCCTTTTAATTATTATTAATCCATTGATTTGCTTCATTGAAAGCCATAATTTCTCCATCAACTTCAAGTAATGGAGCAGAAGCAAAACCCTTTTTAATCATTTCCTTTACATCGAAATCAGTTCTGGCTTCAAATTCAATTCCCTTTTGCTTAAGTTTCTTTTCCAAAACAATACAACGAGGGCAATTAGTGGTATACAAAACAACCATAACATCAATCTCCTTTTGTCCTTTTATGTAACATCTAAATTACCATCAGATAATTTAACTAACTAATTATATAATTTCATACAACCCCAAGTATCTGCATCTGCGCTATGAGCGTTTTCTAAAGTATAACCAAAATGTTCAAGCAAAGTCCCTAATTTATAATTAGCTACCTCTGCTTTTGGAATTAAACGTTTCGCATTTTCTAAGGTGCAACAAACAGCATGATTTGGAATTGGAATGTGGTATCTTTTCAATTCTGGATAAATTACTTTATTAGCATCATATTTGGCATTATGAAAAATCCAAACACTATCTGTCATATAATCTTTTATTTCTTCCCACACTTCATTAAACGTGGGACAATTTTTTATAGTATCATAAGTAATACCATTTACTTTAGATGCTCCACTTTCAATCTATGTCTACGGATTTACTAATATATATTTATCAGCAATTTTTTTACCGTTTTCGTACACTAAAATTGCAATACTAACAATTCTATTTTCTTTAAATCCAGTAGTTTCAGTATCTCCTATAACGAGCTTATTATAATTAGGGAGAGCCATAATTACTCTCCCTCTACAGCTTTATTAGATTTCAGAGCATTTGCTCTTGCTGCTTCAATAGTATTGTTTTCATCCTTAATAGACAAAATTTTCTTCATCTTATTAAAAGCTTCTAAAATATATTTCAAAGAACCAGATAAACACACTCCCAAAGTTGCCACTGTTGAAATAACAGTACTATATTCAGCAGGAATAGGAAGATTGTTTTTATTTGCCCAAGGAATAATTAAAGAGGTAGAAAGTACAAGTAACATTGTACCACCAGCAAAAGCTAAAATTTTATAAAGACTATTTATTAATCTTTGTTTTTCAAAAGTCTCTCCTGCAATTTTAATATTATAATACAAAGAGAAACTAACATTAGAAAGATATGCCATGCCAAAAATAGAAAATCCTACCAAAGCAGCTAAAAGATTTTCTAAGGCTAATTTCCAAAAATCCTACATAACTTTCTCCTTTAAATTTTAATTACCAGAACTTCCAAACCCACCAGCACCACGCTCAGTATCAGGAAGTTCTTCTACTTGTTCAAAAGTAGTAGGAAACACAGGAAGAATCATAGCTTGCGCAATCCTGTCCCCATGTCTAATAATTTGTGTTTCAGCACTATCGTTATGAAGAGCAACAATCCATTCACCACGATAGTCTGCATCAATTACGCCTACACAATTAGCAGGACGCAAACCTTGCTTAGTAGCCAAACCACTACGAGCAAAGACAGCACCCCAATATCCAATAGGAATTGCAGTTGCAATACCAGTCTTTACTTTTACTGTTTCGTGAGGACGAATCTTAATTCCTGCAACATCTTTTTGAATATCCCAACTATAATAAATATCATCAGGACAATCAGCATAAAGGTCAAAGCAAGCATCAGTTTCGTGCGCTTTAACAGGCATCTTAGCTGTCTTAGACAGTAATTTAATCTTTACATCCATATTTGTCAATCCTTTTTGTTTAATTTTAATTTATTTCTGTTTTATTGTATAATATATAAAAATGGTGGAAAGTTACCCTTCCACCATAGAATTTTTAAAACGCTTTAAATTGTGTAGGGCTTTTGTAATTTCAGAATATTTATAGCAAAACTGTCTCTTTAACAAGAAATCGTTTTCCTGTCCAAGATATTTGGTCTTTGTTCTGCCCTTTAACACTTTGGGAAGTTTATTCATCCAAAGCATTGCTTCTTTTTTATCATTCCAAAAATCTACACATTCTGCATTTCCCTTGGTTAAAATTTTATCAATAAGCTCTTTATAAAGATTAAGATATTCATGAACAGTATTATAATACTGCATAATTAATTCTCTGTACGCTTCAGGACAGTTTGCTAAAAAGTCATCAAATCTATCTTCATGAATAGCATTAATAACTGCGTTAGGAGATATATTTTTAGATAATGTTTTATGCATCAAGACATAATCTGACGTTTTAATTTTGCATCTAAAATGATTTTTATGTCCATCAACCATATCAACTACCCAACCCTCTTTTTCAGAAGAAAGATAATTGTCGGTATCAGCTAAAACACTAAACAAAGTAGCATTATAATACCATTGAGTCATTTTAGAATCATATTCCTCAGCCATGTCACTAAGAATATCAAAAGAAACTTCCTTGCCATCCTTAACATCCCTTGCCGCAAGTAAATACAATCCTTCTTGAGATTCATCATATTTAACAACAATAGGATTTTTGGGAGAAATATATTCAAAAATAAAAGTGTAATCAGGATAATCCCTAATTAGTTCTTTTTGTCCATCAGATAAAAGCTTATAACCCGCCGCAAGTCTCCAAGATTCTACTGGGTCTAATGCCTGAGAACCAGAACCTAAAATTCTGTCTTCATCTGCAATATATCTATATTGCTGATAAGAGCCATCAAGCTTATTAGTAATAAAAATTGAATGAGCAAAATTATATTTAGACCTAATATTTTTAGGAGACCAATCGCCATCATCCTCGCCATAATTCTTAAACTTTGCCAAAGATGCAAGAGCAATTTCATCATTCTTTACATCAAAAACACAAGAACGACATTCCCTATAAAGGCCATTATATAATTCAAAGAAAGAGCCTAAATCATAATCATCAGACAATTCAATAAAACCCTTATACTTAAAAAGTACATAATGGTCATAACAAGTAATCTGAAGAGGGTCAAAAATCTTACTCAACTTTTCATTAAGTTTAGGAGTAATATTCTCCCACGCTTCAAAAACTCTATCGAGCCAGTCATTAAAATTATAATTTTCAGGACAGGGTTCGTTGTTAAGAAGAGTATAAGATTGAATATACTTTCTTTTAACAGTCATAACATATTCATAAAGAGGATGCCAAAGAAACTCTTTTTGAAAACGAAAATTCATCTTAAACTCTCCTTTACTAATTATTTATCTTCTAAATTATTCTTCAGAAGTTCCACTTGCAATTTTATCACATTCATTAAACAAGAAAAGCTTATCAAGATTTTCTTTTCCCACAATCTTTTCCCATTTAGCTTTAGATTTTTCAGTTTCAAGAAAGAATGGGAGCATATGGAAATTAACATAAAACAGACATTTTAAAATATCGTCCATGTTAGTAAATCCAATACAATCAAGATTTGCTAAAAGGTCATATGTTCCTACATTATGATGACTATAATATCTATAATCTCCAGAACCATCTTCTTTGGGCTGTCCAGTAGTTAACTTGCCTAAATCATGAATTTGTGCAGCTCTATAAAGAATCTTATCATCTGTTCTTTTAGCAACTTCTTCCGCACAAATTCTACAATGTTCATCTAAAGTATACTTATGATGACAAGTTTTCTGGTCAAAACCTTTCATCAAACTCATAATATAATCATCGTCAGTAGTCCAATTAGACTGAGGCACAATTACTTCAAACTGATTAAAATTCCAACCAATTAAATTAATTGTATCAAAACCTTCCTCATAAAAAGGAATTTCAAACTTGCCAATCTGTCTATCAATAACTTCTTCGGGAACTGTACGAGTTCTCGCTTTATTCTGCCTTTTGCAAACAGCGACAGGAGTAGTCATAACATAAGCAACTTTATTAACATTTTCCTTATTGCGAACAATATCCAACAAACTCTTACGAGATTTAACATTAATATTAGTTGCATCAACAATGATATTCATCTTATCAATGCAATTATTAATACGACGGCGAACTTCTTTAAAGACCTCATCATTATGAGTCTGGTCATTCACATCTCCAAAAACAGTTTCACGAATTTCATCCGATGAAACAATCATTGTAGGCTGACCCATTTTAGTCAACATATTTTTGAGATTCTGAGCAAGAGTGGATTTACCACTTGCAACAACTCCAATCATCATCATAAAATTCGTATGTTCCATTTTTGTCCTCCTTATTCCATCTTAGATAGAATACTATCAATCTTCTCGTTGAATTCTTTTACTAACTTTTCTTTATCAGTAATAGGTCTTGTTTGTCCCTCAACAGGAATTAAATCTCCTGCCCAAAATAACCATTTTGGTTTAGTTTCATCTTCTACAAATTGAACAAAGCTATTATAATCAGCAGTCTGCCTTTCTTTTTTCAAAGGGTCAAATTCAACTGTAAAAATATCATTTTTATGTTCAGTAACCCAATTTCTATAATCTTCTCTCATTTGCTTCCAATCTGGATATGAAATAATTCGATTATAATCTAAAGTTACTTTTTCACCCTCCCATACAGTAATGGGATTGGTGGTAATACTATCCATTCTTTTAACAAAAGTAATAGCACTTTCTTTTGTTAAACCTTTTTTAGTGAGCTTCTTTACCGCCGCTCTACGTTCTTCTCGATTCATAGTTACTCCTTTGAATCATTTATATAATAACATAATCCAATGAAGTTGTCAAGAGGATAATAAAAATTATTCCTCTTGTACTTCATCTTTTTCTTTCCAATCTTTTAGTTGCCTAATTAAAGCTCTACGTTCTTCATCTTCTTTTCTATGAAGCACATTATACTATTCTCTAAGCTATCTGTATTCCTACTTTAAAAATTCAGGTAGGAATGTTCTTTTTGTTGAAACAAAATTTGTATCAATAGAGCGTTGTAAAGCTTTAGTTTGAGCTACAAGTACACACAATTTCTTAGCTCTGGTTAATAAAGTATAAATCTGTTGCTGACAAAGCATCATTGGAGGAGTACTATAATCTATTACTCCAATAATTACAGGACAACCAGAACCTTGATATTTATGAGTAGTACAGGCATATCCTAAAATTAAATGTTCTTTGACTTCTTTGTGTTTTAAAATAATAGGTGCATCTCCTAAATCGAAATCAACGATGGCATTTTCATAATCAATACTTGTAATTACACCAGTCCACCCATTATACATAGCTGTTTGTGCTCCACTCGTATCAAAAACTTTATAATTGTTTTTAATACACATTACTTTATCGCCTTCTTGAATCCAAAAAGACCTATCATTTCCAGAAGCATCTTTCATCTTTTGAACATAAATTCTTGGACGAGATTCATTCAAGTCAACAGGATTAATTAATTTTTGAATATCAAGATTTAAATTGTGAACACAAGCATCTCCACGTTCTTTCACAGGAGAAATAATTTGAATTTTTTCAATGTCACCATTTACAAGAGGACTATTAAAATATTTTTCAAAATAAGCAATGGTATCTTTTCTATCATCATCTTTTTCATTTCTAATATCAAGTACCATATCTTTCAATTCGCCGCGAATTTCAACACCTTCATAATCAGTATCTTGATATAATTGAATACCATTTCTTACATTATAAGCGGTAGTTAAAATACCAGAAGCCTTTGCTTGTCTATGTACTTCTTTAAGTTCAACAGTAGGAATTTCTTTGCTATTAATCATATCCGCAGCTAAATTAAGAGAACCAATAGATTCAAGCTGTCCCATATCACCAAGCATTAAAAGTTTACTGCCTGTGGGAATTGCTCTAATTAAATCAAGAAAAATTTCTCCCCCCACCATACTAACTTCATCTAAAATAATGATATCATAAGGTAATGGATTATCTTCTCCATAAGAAAAACCGCAACCACCAGTATATCCAAGAAGTCGGTGAATAGTGAAACCTTCTTTGCCAGTAACTTCTTGTAATCTTGCCGCCGCTTTACCACTTAAAGCACATTGAGCAAAAGTATATTCATCAAGTACAGATAAAATACCTGTAACTAACGAACTTTTACCAGAACCAGCTAAGCCAGAAATTACGCAAACTTGTTTTTCAATTCCCAGTTTAATTCCGTCTATTTGTTCTTGAGTAAACTGAAAACCTTGTTTTTCTTCTGCTCTTTTTATTTTCTCTTCAAAATCATTAGCAACAAAATAATTATTGCCTTGAAGTAATCTTTTAAGATGATAAGCAATATCTTTTTCAAGATTCCAAAAGCTCATTAAATAAACTCTTCGACCTGATTTAGTATCGCCCTCTTCAACACGAATTAACTCTTCATCTTGAAGTTCTTTAATAGCTTTACCAACATTGTTTACAAGATTACCATCTTCATCTTCTACTATTAGACTTTGTTTTCCGCCAAGGTCTTCATATAATGACCCCATTAATTCACCAGCGGACACCCAAGAATGACCTTCTTCTCCTTGAGCATCAAGATACCATAAGATATAAGATTTAATTCTCTTTGTGTCATAAGTTTTATAACCTGACCTTAAAGCCACTTTATCCGCAGTAAAAAATCCTACTCCTTTAATATCTTTTACTAACTGGTAAGGATTGTTTTTTACAATATCAATTACCTTTTGTGGAGCTTTATATTTTTCAATTAGTTTAGAAATAAAGTTTGGAGAAAAACCAACCTTATCAAGCTCTAAATATACAGTAGACATATCTTTACTGGCTTCAAAACGCTCAATAATACAGTTAGAAATATAATCTCCAATACCTTTAGCTTTCTTTAAAGTTTCTATATCATGGTCTGCAATAGCTTGTAATGGGTCATCGCATACAGCAAACAACTCATCCATTTGACCTTCTGATAAGAAAGTTCTTAAAAAAGCTCTTTGATTCTTCTGATTAGAAAAATCAATATCTTTATTATAATAAACTAATTGATACTGAACACCATATTTAGGATGTTCAACTTCTTTACCTAACAATACATAGGCAGAATTGGGGTCAATTCCATCAGTATATTCCCCTGTAAAAGTAACTTCACCATAAACACTCATGGTAGGGTTTCCTTGCTCTACTTCAAGAATATTCCAAGAAACTATTCCCCAATTTTTACCGTCTGACCCAATTCCAGCACTCGGATAGAGGGTCTTAGAATGAGACGCTTTTATCTTTATAAATTTTTCTTCGGTATCAACACTCATCGTCAACCCTCTCTACATCTATTCTGTCAGAAATCATTTCAAGGTCTCCATTATCATCAATACCTTTAATTAACTGAACAGAATGTTTATATAAACTATCTTTATACTGTCTTGGAATAAAGTTTTCCCCTCTTCTAAAACCAGTAACAAGAAGTTTAGTTCCACGCTGGAACCAAGATTTTTCAAGAACAGTTTTTGTTCCATCTTCATTTATTTGAGAAATCTGCCTATTATAAAAATTAAATTGACCTTTATAAAATTTTACATCACAAACTCCATCAGGAGTCAATAATGTAACTGTATTTCTATTGGTATCTTTATCAAGAACAGTACCACAAATTCTTTTAAGAACAAAACGAGCTTTTTCTTGGTCATGCCAATAATATTTATAAGCTACTTCTGGTTCTTCTGATTGTTCTTCAAAAGGTACTATACTATATTTCTCCTTATTTACATGAGCAAGTTCATGTTCATGATAATACATACAAAGAGAATCCATTTCCCACTTAGAAAGACTTCCAGAAGCTTTCTCATCCCATACTGCTTTAAATTTTGCTTCATTTACAGCCACAAGCATTTTAGGGTCGTTTAAAATATCGTCTTTAAAATCTGCCATAAGCTTGTTAAAAACTCGGTCTAAACTACCTCTTTTAACAACTCTTTGTCCCTCGTCGCTCCAATCATAATCTTTTTTATCAACCATATCGTTGAGGAAATATTTTTCAAAATAAGGCCATGCAAATTTGTTTTCAAGTACATAATAAGCAGTACTTGCACTTTTACCTATTTGTTTATAAAAGAATTTCTTCTGGAAAACGTAATTTCTAAATCTATACAATCTTAATTCGAACTTCTTTTGATTTTCAGTTAACAAATCAAGATTGGCTAAATCTTCGATATTAGAGATGTTAAGAGACTTAACAGGACTTGAGATAAATCTAATAAAGTCTTCCATAATAGCTCTTCTATCTTTTTTCTCAATATTGTCAAAACACCGAGCTTTGATAAGAGAAATCATAGCTGTATCACCAAACTTATTTTCCTTAGATTCAGATTTATATTTCTGCATCTTTTCATAAAAATCCCACATTGAAGAATAGGTTTGATTATCAATTATAGCTTTTGCAATAGAAGTTCCAATACCTTGAATTGGCTTTAAACCATAAACAATTTCATTTTTCTCAACGTCAGGATGGAAACCAAATCTAACACGGTTTACGTCAGGTAATGCTACAGTAACACCTTCTTTTTTGATATTACCAATAGCTTTACTAATTTTACCATAGTTGGTATTTCCATCTTCACCACCAGAATCAGAAATCAAATTAGCAGTATTCCAATAAATAACAGGATAATGATAAGCAAGATTGGCTTCCTGTAAACCAACAATTGAATAGGCTAATGTATGTGCTTTTATTAAAGTTAAAACTGACTATTTTTTACGGATTTTCTGTGTCTAAGTTTTGGCTTACTTAGCATCCGCAAGCTGTTTCCAAGAGCGTATCAATAGCTCCCGTACTCTTGGTCTAACCCAAGATAGTCGATACATCATTTTCAAAACAAATTAAAACTTTTTTCTATTAGTCGTTAAAGGATATTTATAATCCTTATTATAATAAGATGCTCCGCTATTAATTTTTTTAATGGTGCTATAACTTTTTTGGTATTTTTCGGCAATCTCTGTAGTCTTCAAATTGCTATTCATCAAATCGTCTTGAACAGGTTTTACCCATAAATTGAAATTATGCAATCTTGAATTTCCTCTAATAGACAAAGGATATTGTAACTCATCATTCTTCCAAATTTTACCATTATTAATCATTGAAAGCATCCGAACAGATTTAATATTCCATTTTTTTGCTAATTCTGTATATGTTAATTTTCCTTCTTGTAATTCTCTTTGAATTTCTTCTTGCTCTTGACGAGTAAACATATCAGAATGCCCATCATGTATATAATCATGTAATGGATAAGTTAAATCTTCTCTCTTAAAATTTAATCCCGTATTAATATTAGTAAGAAGGCTATCAGATAATTTAGGAAAATATTTTTCTCTTATTTCTTTCATTGGAATAGCTTCAACTAACATTTGCTGAATATCTTTAATTTCTTTCATTGTGAAATTTTTACTTAAAGCTACTTTTTGCTCAAATGTCAATTTTTCTTTTTTTGCTCCATTTTGCCGACCCAAATCGGTATTGTAGCCTTTACTCCTATTAGTAGAATCATAAAAAGAAATATAAAATCGCTCTCTTTCGTCTACATATTCTTGACTTTCTTCGTCTGGAATTTCTTCTATAATTTCTTTTGAAAAATTATCCCATCCATATTTTCGAATAGCATAATACAAATGTAAAACATATTCACGAGCTTTGGGATTAAAAGCACAAGATTTATGATTTCTCATACGAGCTTCAAAATTATTAGTTTGTCCAATATAAACTTTTTGATTTTTTAAATTAGTAATTTTATATATAACCATGAATTCCTCCTCTCAGTAGTAATTTGTTTTGATTTGACACGAGATTTTACCCTCGTTAGCTAATTTCTAAGATTGCCAATCCTTAAAAGAAATTAACCCCGTTGATGAAACGGTTAAGCTTGTGAGCGCCACAACAACGCATTAAAACCATAGCCTCTATTCATCGAAATTAATACATCCCATACATAATGGCACAGTTTAGAAGAAAGATGTTTTTCTTCTATATTTTTATAAAATTCTTGTTGCAATTCAACATAAGCTTTAGGATTCTTTTTAGCTATAGATTTTCTAAGCTTATCAGCCCACAGTAAATCAAAACCACCAATCTCAGGGTCTTGAACTGCCATCATAAAGTCTTCTTGGTTAGGTAACAAACCATAACTCTTCTTAGCATATTTACAAACAACTTCTTGCTCGTGCTTAGTCAAACCATAATCATCCATCTCTTTATACCAAAGAGTGATATCTTTCTTATAACGACCAAAACGTTCAAGAGGGGTTTCTGCCCGTGGAGAAGGAACCATAAGTCTCATTACCGAATTTAAAGCAGATAAGTCTACTAAACTTTCAGGTTTACCTATTGCAACAGCTTGATATCCTGTTTGTTTTTCCATCTGGAAAAATGACATAACTTTATGCTCATTAAGCATTTTCCAAATTTCTGGGTTATTTCTTTCTATTTTATAAACGCCTAAATATTTTTCATAAGTAGACTTCAAATCACCCTGCCATTCAAGTCTACCATCTTCCATAAGAAGATTCATACAAACATGTTCTTTTTGAAGAGCATCAATAGAAAGTAAATCCCATTTAATAAGAGACACTTTTTCATCAGCATGTAAGTCAAACTGTGTAATAATATCTCCACTTGTTGTCTTCATTAAAGCAGCATGGTCTACAACATCTGTTGCTGAAAGAACTACACCACCAGCATGAGAACCAACACCACTTACTAATCCTTCAATATTTTGAGCAACCTCCCAAACATCAGGATACTCATTAGTCATTAAGTTAACAAATTCTTTGTCAGGACGTAAATTGTTTTCTTCATCACCATAAAAACATTGTTTTAAAGTAAACTGAATACCACGTTCTTGACCAATATGTGAACTTAACATCTGTCCAATTTCAGGTGGATAACTTAAACCACGACAAGCAGTTTGAATTGCAACTTTAGCTTTCATCGTAGAAAGTGTTTGAACTTTCATAACACGACGATTTCCCGCTCTCTGGTCATCTCCACAATACTTACGTTGAAGATAGTGAATAACATCATCACGATAAGCATTCTCAAAATCCACATCAATATCTAATGGGCTAACACGTTTAGGATTAAGGAACCTCCAATGATAGCAAGGAACATCTTCTCTCAAAGGATTAACCTGAGTAATTCCCAAAATATACAAAAGAATAAATCCTAAACCTGAACCACGAGACGGACCAACCAAAGAACCACAAGCCCAACACGCATTTACCAAATCACGAGTCTGTAACAAATAAGCTGACCAATGAGCATTGTTAGCTTCTGAACTTGCTTTAATAGACTCAAGACATGTTTGAATTGCATCATAAGTTTCTTTATTTGCTAATTCATCAGAATCTTTTTCAAGACGCTTAACAATTTCTCTAACAAGGTGTCTATCAGCATTGTAATCCGAATTAAAAAACCACTCTAACATAGGAATATCTTTAAAATATTTTTTAGATAAACCCAAATCAGGTTCAGTTAAATCATCTGGCTCATAAGGAATTTCCAAATTAGCAAATAAAGTATATTCTTGAACCATGTTATAAATCAACATGGTATTATCTAAACCTTTTTGCACAACTTCTGAGGTCAAAAATTCATCCATATAAGAATGGATTTCTTCTTCTGACATCATATAAGTTGTAGCATAAAACTCTCCAACTTCGCGTTCTTTACCACTATCTTCATTAGATTTAAGAAAAGCTTCATGTACTTTTCTATCTTCTTTTTTGGGATAATGACTGTCGGTAGTAATAATATATGGAATATCAAGTTCAGCAGACAGTCCCACTAAAGCCTGATTTACAATAATTTGTTCTTCACTCTTTGATGGCTGTAATTCCAAAAAGAAATTACCATGCCCAAAACATTTATCGAGTCTTTTTAACCATTTCTTAACGCCCGTATAATCAGGTTGCAAAGGATTTTGTTTATAAGAATCTAAAATTAATTTTGGACAACGACCACCAAGGCAAGCAGTTGAACCAATAATATGACCTCTATCAGATTCAACTACTTCAAACAAATCTTCATAATAAGTTGGAGTACGAATATTAACATAAGTAAAGGAATTATCAATCCATGCTCTTGTACTTAATTCTCTTATTTGTTTATGTCCAATGGCATCTTTAGCCAACAAAATGAAGTGATAAAAAATATATTCTTTATCTTCTTCAATGCTTTTTCGATTGCAAAGATAAATTTCATTACCTAAAATAAGTTTATAATCTTTCCACTTATCAGGATTTTTCTTTCGCAAATCGTCTATTTGAGTTAATGCTTCAACGTGTGCAGCAATACAGTCATGGTCTGTAATAGCAACACCTTTATGACCAAGCTCCTAAGTATATGTGAGAAGACCCTTGACAGTGTTAGTGCTGTCAAGGAAACCTCTCGTATTGGAGCCTATGTCTGTGTGATTATGTACACCTACAAACACGGCATTACTCTCCTTTATATTTTTGTCTTATTATATCATGTTACTTTTAATTTGTCAACCTTAAAAATCTAAATCTTCTAAATCCTTATCTAACATTACTCTTCTCTTCTTAGGCTTTTCAATTTCACCCCAATCAAAATCTGTAGTAGATTTTGCGTTTAAGGATGTCGTTTTGGAAGTAAGAATAGCGTTAGATTTGGTCTTACTTTTTAAATCAGGAGTCTCATTTGTTTTATCCTCCATAACATCATAATATAGAATTTTAACTTCTGGATAAATCTTGTCTTCCCAAGACTCTAACTGGAATTGGCAAATTAAATTCATTACCAAATTCTTTTTGTTAGCGCCAAAGGTATGTCTATCCTTAAGAGTCATCATATCAAATTCTGTAGCAGGACAATACTTTTTAATATAAGTAATACCATTATGCTGGAATCTAATAAAACTCTTAGTTTCGCCATAGCCATTAATTTGACTGGCATTTATATGAAGATTTGTAATTGCAAAAGTAGGAGTAGGAACAGTATTGCCCCACACTTCATAATTTTCAGCTACTTCTTTTACAAATCTTACTTGCATTTCATTAGCAGGAATTTCCCAATCAACTGGATAAATAGTTTTAAGTTGGTCAAGAGGAAGCATTTCGTTACACTTTTCAATTACCTCATCAACATTTTTCTTTTTAAGAAATACACCAGCAGCATTTTCATGTCCAGCACAACTTATAAGTCCAGTTTGCTCTAAAAACTCCTTCAAGTTTTTAATATTTCCTTTATCATATCCACGACAGGAGCCACCGAATTCTGAGGTACTCCTTTCCTTAAGAAGCACCACTGGACGCAAATATTTCGAAGCAATCTTATTAGCTACTAATCCAGTAACAGATTTTTTATCAACTATGTCGGTACAATCGACAAATAAAATAGTATTTTTATCTAGTCCTTGCTTGTCAATTTTATCAACAATTTGCTCCATAAATTTACGAACGGCTGTATCTTGACGAGACTTTACATTGTTAGCTACTCTCGCCATCTCCCACTGAAGTGTGTGTTCTTCTGGAAGAGGTTTCGGGTCGGTAGCTCTTTTTCTTCTCGGTTGATAAATAACAGTTTCTTGCTCCCCGACCATAGCTCTAAATAAATCTCTTTGCTCTTTTTCTGTACCATAACGTACTACACCATTAATTCTTGGAGCAAGTACCCAGCCAACATTTGTAATAGTTCTACCAAAGTGAATTTCATCAGCCATTCTTTCTTGAAGTTCATTAAGAAAATCATTTTTTTGATTTTCAACCCTCAAACCTTCAAGTACATACCATCTTGTTTCTAAATCTCTTAAATCCATACTATCTGCAATAATACCAAGAGAAACTAAATCAAGATATTCATCAAGCCAACTATCACTACAGTGATACTTTTCACAATAAGCTTCACCAAATTTGCGAACTACACCAACGCCAGACAAAGTAGGATTAGGATAATGTCCATCAGTATCATTTACAGCTACACAATAGTTAACATAGCTATCCTCTTTAATTCTGTCAGACTCTTTTTCTTTAATTTCATCCGCTTCGTTTTTTGAAATCCATTTACCTGTGTTAGTATCTAAATATTCAATTTCAACTAAATGATGGTCTAACACAATGATAGGACAATTGTAATTTTTAACAATTTGAATTGCATCTTTGCAAATCATTGAAGCATCTGGAACAATAATTAAACCGATTTCATCTTTCGAATATTCACTTAATGCTTTATAGGTTAGTCCATGCTCTTTGTTAAAACTAAAAATATATTCTATCTTTGCCTCTGGATTGAAATGTTCAATGATTTTACTCATTAAAACACTACTTGTCAAGCCATCTGTATCTGGGTCCACTTTAATTGCAATTTTCTTATCAGTGTTAACATTATCATGGAAAATCTATACAGCCTTATCCATGTTTTTCATTTGAAACGGGTCATTAACGACCTTGTTTTTTACAGGATGAAGAAAACTCTTCACATCCTAAATGTCATAACTTCTTAAAATAGTTTCAAGAAAATCATATTCATCATCAAAGTTGTTCTAAAACTTTGTCTCCCATAGTAATTTTTCCATTAATTACCTCTTAAAAATATACTCGTAGAACTTTGCCTTTCCCCGTAAGAATAAACAGGTTTTGCTAATTTTATTAATTGATTGTAAACATCTTTTCCTTTATCAAGAGGTGAATCTTTGATATCTAACAATCCTTTGGTGTCCTTAATAAGAAAGACATTAAAGCTTAAAGCAAGTCTCTGAGCTAAAGTCCTTAATCGTTCATTATACCTTAAATAGTTATCATATAACAATTTGTCAGCTTTATATACTTCTTCATATTTATCGTCAAAGTCTTTATCAAAACCTAAATAAACTGTATTTACTCCGAGTTTTTCTAAAGCCCTAATTTGCCAATCTGAAACATTAAAGCCACAAGTTGCCACTACGCAACTTTTACCATTAAAATAAGTGTCTGCTTTTAAAACACTTTTCTCACCCTCAACTATAACCGCTTTCTTAAATCTTTTTATATTTTCTTTATTCTCGTAAAGACCATATAAATTCAATCCAAGAGGATGGTCAAATTCTTTACCAGTCATAAACAAAGGCATATATTTTCTTTTAGAATCTTCTGGTTGTAAACTTCTTCGTCTAATACCAACTAAATGACCATCTATATTATAATGAGGAATAATTATATATTTTTGATATTCATACCATTCAATACCAAATTTTTCCATAGAAGGAATACTAATTCCTTCATCAATCCAACCTTTATAAAAAGTATTACAATCAAAATAATTAAAAAGACATTTATAGTCATCATAAAACTTCGTAATTTTAGCTTCATGAAATTGTTGTCTTCTTTCAATATCTTCTGATTGTTTTACCATTTCAGATAATTGTCCACGCAACTCTGGTGAAATATCATTTCCAAAACCAATACGACTTCGAGATAATGATTTACCAACTTTTTTAGCAATATAAACAATTACCTTACTATAAAATTCTCCGTCTTTGGCATTACGAATTCTTTTAATAAACTCAAAAAAATTCATTCGTCCACAATTTGTATAACAAAAAAAATCTTTGCTTTCAGTAAAAAAACATAGTTTGTGACTATCTCCGCCATGACAAATTGTTTTAAACCAAAGACATTTTTGTTGTGTTCTTCCATCTGTAGAAGTTGAATATAAAGGAGAACCATTTTCTTCCATGATGTTAATAACCACATCTTCTGTTACCAACTTCAACAGTTCATCTTTATTTATCATAACCAACCTCTATTAATAATCTATTTCTTCTTCCTCTTTTGATGAAGCTTTCTTTTCTTCTTCGTCATCTTCATCATCTTCTACCATTCTAAATTTCCTGCTTTCAGGAGATTCTAAAAATGGGTCCTCTTCATTTTCAAGAGCTTCTTTAATTTTCTTTGTTACTTCTTCCGTAACTTCAAAAACATCAAAAGTTTCTTCTTCCTTGGCAGTTTGAGCAATGTCAACGGCATCGTTAATCATTTGACTTCGTAAGAAGTCTTTGTTGTTAAAGAATTGAACCTTCTGGTCTTCTTCAACACGAGTAAATGTTTGAGGAATATCTAAAAGTTCATAATCATAATCAGTACAAAACAAATCATGAACTCGCATTGTAGAATACTCAATATATAGCCAAATTTTAACTTTGTTGTATTCTCCACCACGGTTTTTATAAACTGATAAACATCTATTAGGCTTATATTTTAAGAATTTACTTCTCAAAATTTTCTCTAAATATTTTTCCTCTTTCTTCGTAATCTCGGACAAAATTGCTCCATGGTCAGCTTTATCAATGATAGCTTTAGCACCACGAACAATTGTTTGGTCACGATTTTGCTCGTTCTTAAAATCCCCTGTAACCTGTGTCCAAGTGTCAATGCAAATATCATATTTTCGAGTAAGGTCTTTTAATTTTAAACTTAAATTTGCAAGAACTTGGTCTTCACGAATTTGCATTCTTGCTTTGGCATTAGCTTGGAACTCACTAATCAAATCAGTTGTTACATGAATATAATCGAAGAAAACATGAGTTATTCCATGTTGAAGAACGTGTTGTTCAATAACATTCTCTAAAGTTCCAATATCATAGTCAGGTACATATTCAAGATAAATATGTCCCTCTTCATGAAGAATTCTAATAGCTTCATCTACTCTTTCCTCTTCATCTCCAACATATTTACCAGTCATAATATGTTGCTGAGGTACATCTGCAATATAAGCCCATAAAATAGGCTCAATCTCTGTGATAAGCTCCATTTCTGTTCCAATATAAAGAGCAGCATTTTGAGTACCATTTGGATTTTTTACGAATTCTCCAACATTAGAATCCCAATATTTAGGAGTGAAAGAATGACAAAGATTGGCAATAGTAACTCTCGTTTTTCCTAGACCTGTCCGTGCAGAACAAACAGTAAATCTTCGTGGTTGCATACCTCTTGTTACGGTAGTCATATAATTACTTGCGTAAGATAAACCATAAGCAGGAGTTTTCTTCCATTCTTCTTTTTGCTTTCGAGCTTCATCACTACCAGCTTTAACACTATCACGCCCAACTTTGGGACTGTATTCTTGAGTAATATTAGATACTTTTTGCCTAAAATAATTAAGTATATCATCAATAGTCATTTGACTAAATTGATATCTTTGTTCATCTGCAATTTCAGGGTCTTCTTCATCAGGATTGTAAATTTCATCAACTTCGATACCTGACTTGAGATAAGCACGAAGAAGAGAAAACTTTTTCATCTCCTGATAATTAGTATTAAAATTTTCTGGTGTAGCTAATTCTTTAGCCTTTTCAACATAAAGATTGCCATTATTCCTTGTATAAATATTATATAAAGACTGCAAATTGTTTTTTAAGTAGTCATCAATAATATATTGGTCAAGTTTTACCGCACCTTGAGAAAAAAGATTGTTTATCGCTACAAACAAAAGCTGATGGAAAGCTTCAACAAAATCTTTTTTGTCGATTTTATTACTTGTTAATAAAGTTGGATTCTACAGTAAACAGCCAAGAACTTCTTTAATTGCAGATTTGCTTTGATAATCTCTATAATCCGCCAAGTTAAACCTCCCATTCTTCGGGATGTTCAGCCATTATTTCTTGAACATCTCTTTGTAATTCTGATAAAAACATGTTATCTTTTTCCTTTTGCTTTTGCAAATCTTTTCTAAAATTATAATCTCCTATAAAATCTGTGTTTACTATTCCATCATCAATAATATCTTCAGCAGAAATTTCTTCTTTGTGATTGCGTTTATTACGTCTTTCCTCTTCTTCTTCCTGCTTTTTAATAATTTCAGAACGAGCTACATCTATTGCAACAGGCTGTTTTGTTAAAACATATTCAATTAATTCAGTTTTAGTCATCTTCATTTCTTTATATTTTTGCCAAAAATCTCTGGATTCAGCAAAATAACGTACAACCATGAAGATGTCTGATTCTGTCTTTATGGGAGGAGCTGGATTATCAGCATATTCATACATATAATACAAAGTATAAAGAATTTGAGAATTAGTCAAACCATATTTTTCTTTTATTTTTTTTATATAAGTGGTTACAAGAGAAGCATTAACCCACTCTCTCATACCCAAGTTATCCCAAAGATAATCTGTTAAAAGTCTGTAATCTTTGGCATCATGGGCGGGCTATTTACCGCAAACTGGACAATAATTTTTACCATTTACGGTGATAATCTCTTCAAAAGGGAACATTTTGCCACAAACACTACATTTTCTATTTTTCCTTGGTGCTATAATCCTCACTCCTTTCTTAAAATATTAAAACGGAAAATAAAGGGGAATAGTAATTAGTTTTACTATCCCCCAATAATTGTTTATTCTACTGTAATATTATTTTCAGTACAGTAATCCTTCAAATCATCGAGAATAAGCAAAAGCATATCCAATTGAGATTCATCGCAATCTTTTACACTCTTACCCTTTCCAAGATACTCTGCAATAATCTTCTTATATTCTGTACTACCAGTATTATGAATAGCCTTTACATAGCTACCGATTTCAGCAATAAGCTCATCAACGCTCTTCTTTTCATCTTCGGTAACTTCGTTATCCTTAAAGAGATTAACCTCATTATCAACAACTGTCGCACCATTAGCCTTTTGTTCGTCAATAGCCTTTGCCATATCATCACGCAATGCTTCATAAGTAAATGGAATGCATTCAGACATATAAGGACTACGAGAACCAGCTTCAAGATGTTTGTTACCTCTCATAGTAAGCATGGAATGAACATTACCCTGTTCATCAGTTTCATAAGAAGCGTAACCAGTTACGTCAACAAGACGAGAAACAACAAGGAATCCACGGTCAGGTACAGTAGGAATAGTCTTATCATATTTCTCACCGTTTTCCTTAATCTGCTTAGTAGTGGCATGAGAAATACAAATCAAAGTATAACCAGCCTTAACAATCTCTTGGAAAAACTTATCATACTCACGAGACAAAGCACGATAGCCGCGCATCTTTTCAGTCTCATCAAGATAATCTACACCTTCCTTGTCTACGATATACTTTTCACAAAGGTCGTAGGCAATATCAATAGTATCAACAATTACCGTTTTAAAGATTGTTTCTCTATTTTCCTTTTCAGCCGCATCTGCATCTTTAAGCAACTGCTTTTTTACTTCAAGAGCTTCTTTCCAAGTGTTAATTGGCTGTGCAATAATGCCATCCAAAAAACCATAGCCCTTTTCGAAGCCAAGCAAAATAGGCTTGGGAAATTTACAAGCATTTGTAGTTTTGCCACTTTTTCTTTCTCCATAAATGAGAAAACTCTTACCACTAAGGTCACGAGTGACCACATTAGGCTTAATGCTAAAAATATCAATACCCATTATTTAAATGTCTCCTTTTAAAAATTTTAAATTGTTTTTAGTTGTCGATTAGAAATCAGAAAGGAATATCATCGTCATCATCAACAACAGGAGACATCTTTCCAGAACCCTTCTTACCAAAGCCTGTAGGCGCAGAAGAACTACTACTGCCCTTGGAGCCCTGATATCCAGCTTCCTCAAGTTCCTTCAAACGACTTGCTCTCTCATTGAGCATAGCCTTACACATCTGAGGAGTGATAATCATATCTTCCTGCTCATCTTCATCATAAGCAATATCACCACCAGTAAGAACCATTTCAAGATAGCTCTTACCCTCAGTTACTCTCTGCTGACCAAAACCCTTAGTCTTAGGCTTTGCTTCACTCTTTTCATTGGGCTTCCAGCTAACATACATCTTAGCAGTAGCACCCTTAACATAGCCATTATCTTCAAGAGCATCCACAAAATCCTTGGGAATAATAATATTCTTAATATCAAGAGCGTTATGATAAAAATCCATACTAATAAGATTTAAACGCTTTCTACCAGTAGGCTTCTTATCATCTTCAGGACCACGCTCTTCATCAGTAATACTCTTAATATATCCCTCAATATCAAGGTCACAAGCAAATTCCTCAAAATCATTAAAGAATTGCATAGAAGCAACAGTACCTTCGTGAAGCTGTTCATCAGAACCAACATAATCATTTGCACTAAGAGAACCAACAAGTCTCACCATAGTGGCGTTTTCCTTATCCTTAGTCATAGGAACTGCTTTCTTAACCCAATCAAGAACCTTTTCATAGTTCTCACTGTCTGTACCATCAGCTTTCTTGGCCTTGATAAAAGATGTGAAAGAACGAGTCATTACACTTTCTTCGCCGCACTGAATCTGCCCACGAATACGAATGTAATCATCACCATTCTTGTCCACACCCTACTTGGACTCAATATCAGCAAGATAACCCGCAAGAGTCACGCTATTTGTCAATCTACGAATCTGGTCAGTATTTTTTGTAGCCATTATTTTTGTACTCCTTTAATTTTGTCTTTTAATTTTTAATTTTCATTTTCATCGTTGTTGTCATTGTCATCATCGTCAATAGACTTGTAATCATTACAAGCCTCAAACGTCAAAGTAACACCCAAATCTCTTCGAGCGTCCTCAAGAAAAGGCTTAAGCTTTGCATACGCCGAGCACTTTACCAAAAAACGACAATCTTCACACGCAAGATTATTAACCATTTTACTATCTCCTAATTATTTAAAAAATCAACCTACCTTGGTTGTGAATAAAATATAGCATGGTTTTTTCATCTTGTCAAGTACTTGGCAAAAATTTTTTAATCGGTTAGTCCATTATCATCGACGCCAAAACGTTTTGTTGTTCCATGTTTTGCCATAACCCAGCAATTATTAAAGCTTCCTTTTTTAAGCATTATTTCAACAGAATCTCCTTCTCTTAATTCAAAAGGAGTTTGATTTTGAATTCTTGTAAATTCTGTTTCAGGCTCCCGTGGTAAAATAACATCCACAGTACCATCACTATTTACATTTGTCACCGTAGCACTTTCAATTCTCGGTGAGGTTCTTTTAATTTCTGCCGTAACGCACTAAAGTATTCTATTCAGCATTTCATCTGCATATTGGTCATAATTATTATTTTGGTTTATCATAAATCACCATCTTATTTTCTCTCCCTGACTTTCCTTCTCGGATGTATTAGTAGGTAAGTCAGAAGTGTTACAACAACTTAATGATATTTTACCATCTTTACTATTATAAGAAATAGAAGTAATTAACAACTTTTCTCGTTGTAAAGATAAAAATTCATCTTCAACTTCACATAAATTATTTACTGTCAAAATTGGATTGAAACTAACAGAAACAGAAAATTGCACTCCTACAAAACTTGATTTCCTTAAATAATAATTTGCCAAATCATAAGCTAAGTCATCACTCCACACCTGAGAAGATGTATATGGAGCATCCATACGCCTTCCAATACGTTCTACACAAATAGGAGAAGAAGGATTATTATTTGTAACCGTAGCGGTATAAATAGTAGAATCCACACTATCTCCCACTACTTTTACACAATTAATAATTTGCTCATTTTGATATTGCAAATCCATATTATGTAAATCTCTACTAAGCTTGGGATAAGTCCAAATAACAGGTTTAACAGAGTCATCAACTGTTTCGTTAATTGGATAAAAACATAAATTACCAACTGTATTATAATAATATTCAGCAGATAATTGTGTTGCTAAAGCATCCAAAATCGAACCCAAAGTCTCTCCTTGTTCCGCTCTAATTGTTTGCTGTGTTTTCAATCCAATAAAACTTGGGTCAAAAATAGGTTCTTTGTAATCTAAGATATAGCCATTTCCAAGAGAAAAATTTAAAACCCCTTTAACAGCATCAATAATATTGCTACCCAATTCAACTTCATACGCCGTCTCAAGAGTACCTGTTTTACCTTCAAAAACAGCATATTTATCAGAAAGTTGAAGTTGAATAGTTTTGTTTGAATCATCCCTTGTCAAACTAACATCTCCTAAAATATAAACTCCTTTAGGAAACCAGATAGTTGTATCTTGATATTGAATACCCACATCAAATCCAAATCTTGTATTTACCCAAATACCATTAATATTAGGAGTATATTGTCCATTTTCGTTTGCTAAAGTAACTGTAATACTTCTTCTTTGCCCATTTTGATAAGATTCAGTATAATTTAAGCCATCTAAAGTAATATCGCTTTCTGGAATAATATATGATACTTGTTCATCAGGAGTAAGAATAGATAGTCTATAACGAGGATGAATTACAGGTCTCTCAAGTATTCTTTTTAAAGTGTTAAAAGGAATAGCATTTTCATCCCTTAATAACACATCGCCAAAAATATTATCAGCCATATTTCCTCCTTATCTGGCACTTGAAACAATAGAAATCGAATCTACGTCTAAAGCTTCCTACCAAGAGAAAGAAATTGTTGTTTGCAAAAGATTAGATTGCATATTTATATTATAAGTAGGAGCAGAAGTTACTTGAATAACCCAAGAGTTTCCTTTGTAATCTTTTAATAATTTTAAACTACCATTATTAATAAATTCTCTCCAAGCATTATATTTTTCTACTTCACGAGAATACATATCTTCTTTATTAACTCGTTCTGTATAACCATTTGCAGTTTTAACTTTGAAGGTTGTAATACTTGAACCATTTTCTTCTTTCGTAATAGCTTCTGTTTCTGAATAGTCAGAAATATCACCTAACAAACAAGTAACAGTAGAACTCATATAATCTTTCTTACCTTTAGAATATTTTGGGAACTGTCCCAAAGTATCCCAAGTAGAAATGCTATTATTTTGAGTTAGCTCTCCATTGTCCATATTATAACGAAGTTTCCAAATGTTGCCAGTTTTAACATAAAGTTTTTCAGTTTCAGTCTCTTCAATATCACAAATAGTCCAAGAATCCCATTTAGTAGAAATATAAGCGGGAGAGGTTGTACCGTCAAGATTTACAATGGTATCCTCATACATTTTATAAGACCCACTGCTTTGACGATAAGCAACTAAATAATGATAAAATGCATTGGCTTTAATATTATAATCCAACATACTATAGTTACCATACATATCACAAATATATGTATAAAAACTATCTTCGGGAGCTTTTTTGTAAACAGAAAGAGCACCATTTGACCCAAGTAAACTTTGAAAATAATAAGCTAAAATTGAAGTTCCAGTACCCTAATCCTTCAAATTAAATTTATTGTACAAAATCAAGTCGGAGGACAAAGGCGAAGAATAAGGATTAGCTTTCAATTTTGCAGTAACTTCTTTACGAATAGTATCAGGAGATTTTGTAATATCGGTATCAATACCAACATCTCGAATTTCTAACCGTGGCGCATAATAAATATAGCTATTAATATTCATTAATTATCCTCCTTTCTTTATTCTGTAACTAAAACAATAGAACAATTAACAGGAACTTCTTTAGAATTATCTACTGTTAAATTAAAATCAAACCATCTCTAAGAAATCTAAGCCATATTAGTTTGTTTAACAGCTTGAGAATCAGGCATCCAAATATAATCTGATTCTTCTTTTCCTGACCCGTTTTTAGGTCCCCAACGATACTTAACAGGCCCACTAACAGTACCTCCTGTTGGGTCACTTGCAATAATTTTACCGTCACCAGTTTTCCCTAATTCAGTGTAAGTATTGCTAATATAATTATAAGCAGTATAAGTTAAAGAATTAAGGTCAGAATCAGAAAGTAAAATAGAAACTCCACCCTCAATAGTTAATTTTTTATCAGCGGTGTAGGTTAAAATTTTCTTTTTATCTATTAATGTTATTGTGCCATTCATCACTGAAAGATATACATAAGAAGTTTTTGGAATTAATTGATTAGTAGTACCATCAATAGTTCTAATTTTTGTAAAACGACTTGTTACTGAACTATAAGTATATGCGATATATCCATAAATTGTACCTGTATATCCAAAAGATTCCATTAAAGTCATTACATTTCCAGTATAAGATTCAAGTTGAATCCTAACTATTTCTCCTGCACTATTAGTATATTCATCTGTTATATTTCCCTCTGTAGTTAAAAAACTTATATACACATTAGAATAATCATTTAAAGCAGTTACTAAATTTTCATCATAGTTAGTAGTAGTAAATATTTTATTATCAGCAGTAGCATTTATAGCATTAGCTAAAGTAGTATCATATTCATTCGTAGCAATAGAAGTATAAATCTAACTTCCACCAGAAGATTCTCCTTCAGTCAAATCTCTATCAATTACAACATCAATAGCTTTACCTTCTTCATCTTTGTAATCTCCACTTTCATCAAGATACAAATATTCTGTATCAACCTAAAGAATCCAGTCAGCAGAACCATCTGTATTAACAGTATATTTATATTGACCAACATAATAAGTTTTTGCTTCTTTTCCAAAAGGAGCAAAAACAATATCTTTAGTTAAAATATAAATCATATTCTAATTCATGTAATCAGGCTCTTCTTTAAATTTTTCTACAAGCATATATTTTAATGTAGTTTTGTTAGAATCTGTATATTTATATTGAAGAGCAAAACCAAATTTATCAGGAACGGTCATATTACTTAACATGCTTTGTATATCATAACTAGTAGATTTACCCCCATTAAAACAAGCTAAAGGTTCATTTGAACCATTTTTAAATACTTGCATTTTAAGCATATTAGGATTTTTACGAATTATTTTATTTTTTTCGTCAACAAGAAGTAAATCCAATCCTCCAACTTTTACAGTATAAACATCTCCACCAAGAGATATATCCCCTGATGTAGAAGAAGGAAGCGGGATATAATTATTTGCAGACTTAAGAGTGTATGCTTTATAATTAAGATTATTATAGCTATCACTTTTTAAGCTACTTTCAATAACGAGTTCTCCTGTTTCTTTATTATAAGAAAGAAGTTTTTTATATTCATCAGCAGAATTTTCATCTGAAAAAATAGAAAGATAAATTGAACGTCTATCAAGCTATCCATTGTTTAAAGAAGCTGACGAGCCAATTTCATCTTTAGTAACCTTATCATAATAAACATAATGGTCAAAAGATGTAACAGGAGTATCAATTTTCTCTTCTACGACAATTTTAGTGGAAGACATTGTATAACTACTTAAAGTATAATATACAATTTTACCAGCACTATCTTTTATAGGAGTAGTTTCATCTGAATATAAAACAATAGAAATTCCATCAGGATAAAGTGGAATTGCATCTGCAAGAGCTTGATTGTCTTGTCTTGTATATAAAGTAGAATAAAGCTCATTATAAAGAACAGTGTCTACCTAACTTAAATAAAATTGAGTATAACTTGCATGAGCAATTTCCATTAGCGTTTTTAAATCAGTTCCTGTAATGTTATTAAAGAAACCAATCTTATTATCAGAAGTTACATATGGAAATCTAAATCTCGTGAAAAAAGAAAATATCTCTGGAATCTAAATAGGGGTATTATTTGCATCTGCAACTTGAGTATAATTTAACACCCTTCCAGAAGTTGTATCTGCATAATAATATTTTGAATTACTACTTAAATACACATCGTTTGAAGTAATTGTTTTTTCTGACCCTTTGTCTGTAGAAATAACATAAACAGGACTAACTACCTCAAGTTTTATGGCTTGTTCATCACAAATTAAAGAATTAGCCAAAGGAACTACAGAGCTATAAACTGCATATTCAATATAAAAAGTATCTTCTTCACTATATGCTTTACCATATTTATCATGAATGGTTATTCTAACTTTATAAAAATTGTTTGTCTCAAAACCTTTAAAATTCCATTCAAGAGAAGAGTCATAAATATCATCAGATTCAGCAATTAAAGTTTCATTATTATAATTGTCAATTGAATACAAATAATAATGATAATATTTAATTTCAACATTATTTATAGAATTCCACGTACCCAAAAAAGCAACATCTCTCCATGGAGCAGGAACAGACTAGTCAATATTTATATACGGGATATTTTCTAAATCCAATTCACGGTAATCTTTATATTTAATCCCTAATGTTGGAGCTTGTCGAGCATATAAAACAGCATTTGGAATAGAATCCATAAAATCAGTATAAACTATATAATCAGTTTGAGGAACAATTATTTGCTAAATATCACCTGTACTTTGAGTTGCAATTTTGCAATTTCCTTTTAACAACCATTGAGTATTATCAAGTTTATTAAAAGTAATATCAGTTTTCTTTCCTGCAACATATTGTCCTAATGTACTAATTTTTTGTGTTATATTTAATCTCACGCCATTTTCCCAAACAATTTGAGGAGGATTTAAAGCATCTGATTTAATATTTATATTTGGTTGAACAAAAATTTGATGGTCTGCTTCACTATTCCAATAAGAAGTCATAATTTTAAAATTGGGATTCGTAATAGGAGTGCCACCTATTTTTCTCTCGGCAGAACTGTGGTAAGTTTTTTGTGAAAATTGCGAAGAAGATGAAGTCAAATCTTTTGTCCAAAGTTTGTAAGTATCTCCATTTTTGGGAACGGTTGCAAAACCCTCCTATAATCTAATTTCACCAGTTTCTTGTCCATATCCAATAATTTTTCTTTTTACACTATCATCGCTATTTAATGAAATATAATTGCCTAATTCAATATCATCATTTGGCTCGACATAAAAATTATTTAAAGTATGCTAATCAGAAACATTATAAAGAGTAAATGTTTTTCCATTCGTATAATTATATGTAAAAGATTCGGTTAGTTCAATTTTTATAACATCTTTATTCCAACCTAAATCTGTATAAACCCAGTTAATTTGTCTACGTTCCCTATAAGGCCAAGTAGTAGGATAAGCCAAATTATCTTCATTTGGAAGAGTAATAGTCATCATACCATCATTTTTACTTGAAGCAGATATCTCTATCCATCTATCATATTTAAGCTGGTCTTTAACTAATTTCTTAGTTTCTTCGCTGCTAATGCCACTTAAATCCACCCAAATAACAGAAGTAGTAGAACCAACGGTAAACCCAGAACAAACTAAAGTTGTTGGGTCTTCATCTGCTGTTCTTGGAGAATGATTTTCGTACATTCTAATGTTCCATTGATAATCTTTTCCATTTTGAAAAGACTAATTTTCTTCGCACTAAGCTGTCGCTGACAATCCTTTTTTTCCTTCTTCTTTAAAAGTAACAAAATTACCAGAAGAATCTACAGTTAAATTTAAAGAAAGCTGCTCTTTATTCCTAATTTCCTACCCTAATGCTTGAGAAGGCTAATTAAGAATCGTTGTAGCGCCATCTCCTGACAAAAAATTGACAGAATAAGCTTTTACAGATGTTCCAAGGGTGTTAACCTGAGCCTAAAATGGGTTCCGAGCGGTAGATAAAATATCTATTTCATTCAGGTTTGGACTTAGCGAAGATGCTTTATATATCATTTCTTTTAACTCCTTTCATTATTTTTTCGTCTAAGGGATGAGGTGTGGCGAGTTTTTGTTCCACACCACACCCCTTTTTTCTTGCTCTTATTATAAGCTATTTTTATTTAATTGTCAATAAACTTTTCCCAATTTTTTATCCTTTTTTTGAGAATTTTATTTTGGGTAAATTTATCCTCTGGTTTTACGAGTTACATTCCACCTTGACCCCATTGCTGTAGTTACTCCACTCCAGAACTTGGCAGGGTCATTAACTCCTTCAAGTACAACATCACCTTGAACAATATACTGTGTACCACAATTATTGTCAGTTCCAGTGCGTTCCATCTCAGGAAGTCTCGTGGTTGCCATATTGCGTAACAAATTATAAGCTTGGTCACTATTCAAGACATACTCAGGCTTAGAAGGCGTACCATGTAACATCGCAAGTCCTGTATAAGTTACAGGTCCTTCTTCAATACCAGTAGCATAACGAGCAACATTATTTTGATTTTTGCCCCCACTAGGTTTAGCCGAAGAAGTGTAACCTTTGCTCTTTTTCCATCTTTCATACAATTCCTGATTAGACGGGACTCCCGCTGAACCTAAAGTAATACCCATAGCATATGCTTTATCTGTTCTATATTTAGCTAAACGCCAGAAATCATTGTCATCTTTAGCAACGAGCATTAACTTGCCATAATCAATATTTGCAGACCAATTTGTTCCATAAGGAGTGTTTTTTTTATTGTTACTACTTGAACTTGAAGAACTCCCAGAATTATTTTTGCTAGGGCTATTACCAGAATTACTTGAAGCAGGACTGTTTGAAGAAGAGGTAACTCTGTTTGGAGTACTATTAGAAGAATTATTTCTTCCCTGTCCAGACAGCCATTGCTGATAAAGTTCATTATTACTTTGATACCTAAACTTATTACCAGCTTTGTCATAACCATAACCACTGCCATCAAGAGTAATACCTTGTCTGCGAGCTTTTTCATCACGATAAGCAGCCCATCTCTTAAATTCTCCTTCATCCCTTGCAGCCAACATTTTTGCGGCGTAGTCTGTGTTCATATCAAGGTCAGAGAAATCATAAGTGTTCAGGTCATCTTCTTTAATATAACCATTCTGATTATTGTTCTTATTATAGAAATCAGAAGTATCTAATAACTCAAGTCTCTGTCTACGCAATTCTGCTAATTGCTCATTAGCTTGACGATAAGGTGTAAGTAAATTGTCTTGGAATATCGTAGTATAATTCTTGTAGTTCTGCTGAACATTAGAATTAAACTTCTGCATATCCGCTGTAATACGAGCACGAATCTCTTCTTCAGAATTCGCGTTCATAAGCTCTTTCAATATGCGTTCATTTTCAAGACGTTCATACTCCTTATAATCCCATTCAAGCTGCTTAAGATATTTGTCCCAAGCATCTATACGGTCTTGGAGAATTTGTTGCTCTGCATCTTTCGTGTTGTTGAGGTCATCAAGGCGGTCTTGTTTATAGAAATTGTCAAGGTCTTTTTGAGTTTCACGCAATTTTGTTGGGTTGGATTCGAACACCCAACCAAGGCCCTAACGATAAACTCTCTCTTTCTCTTTATTAGCATTTTTCTTCGCCAAGAGAAGATTTTCAAGTTCTATTGCCCTTTCACGCTCTTTATTAGCATCTTCTAAAGGCTTTATCTCATCTTCATAAGCCTATTCAATAGCATCAATAGCATCTTGCAACTCATCCTTATAAAGATTAATTCTATAAACAATCGCATCATATTGCTTTTCTTGAAGTTCCGTCTTATCTTCCAAAGCATTTATCTTAGCTTCATGTAAAGCAACCGTAGCTTCATTCAAACCATCAACAAGGTCTTTAATTTGTTCATCTGTTAAATCAGAAACATCTTCCAATGCTTTTTGATAAACATTAACTTGATTTTGCAATAAAGTACTTCTACTTGCATAGTAGTTTTCAATATCAGAAATTCTAATCCACTCTTGAGGCTTGGAATCTTCAAGAAGTTTTAATTTATTAGAAAGTTCTTCAATCTGTGCAGAAGTCCTATTAACAACATATTCAGTCTTAGAGTCAATTAAATCAAGATATTCTTGTTGTGCTTCACGATAAGCCTTAGAATAATTACTATTACCAAGTGCAACATAAGCACGAGCTTCCATTTCGCTCATACCCTCTGTCATGTAACCATAAACAGCTTGACTGAAATTAAACTGAATAGAAGCCTTAGTAGCTTCAATCTGCTTTTCAATTTCTGCAAGAGAGGCATTCATAGCTGCATCATAAGCAGAACTATTACTCCATGCACTTCCCTTTACATAATCAAGTTCACGGTCACTTAACTTCTGTTGCCATTCGGAAACTTCTTTGCGCAAATCAATCTCATCTTGAAGCAGACTGTTAAGGTCTTTCTGATTCTCAAGAAGTTCTTCGTAAGTATCAGAAGTCTTAACCAATTGCTGTTTCATCAAAATCAAAGAATTAATAGAAGCTCCATATAATTCAAGAATCTTATACTTGTCTTCAACCTCTTCATCATCAAGGTTATTAATAGCTTTTTGATTCTCAATATAATTCTTTTCTGCATCTAATCTCTCTTCTTCTGTGAGATTGGTATTTTGCATCATACCCTCATAATAAGCCGCTAATTTTTCAAGGCTTGCTCTCTTCTTTTCAAAATATTGAGTATATCCAGTAGGAGTTAAAGTATTTTCATCAAATACTTTCATTGCTTCCCATTCTTTGTCGATTAAAGAATCATAAGCTTTGAGAAGGTCAAGAACTTTATCTTTAGTATCTTTCGCAGCTTTGCCAGCACTCTTTATTGGTTTTGTATAACCTTTCTTGAACGCTTTAGCTAAATTACCAGACTCAAGCATGTCCTAAACACTATAAAGCAAGTGCTCACGCATAGCAATATTACCTTCATCATAATGAATATTTCCATCTTTATCAGTGTGGGTCTTAAATTTAACATCATAACCAGTAACCTTGCCAGTTTTATCTGTAGTAACAACTTCGTCAAAACTACCAACCAAACTTTTCAACTCAGACTTGGTAACTTCAATCTATTTTTGCAGAGCTTCAGTATTACCAGATAAATCAATAGTCTTACTTTCCAAAGCCGACTTATCTGTAGGAGTGTACTTAATAGTTTTAACAGCTTTTACACTGCCTATATCTACTGTTTCTCCATTTTGGGCTCTATTCAATAAAGAAGCAGCATTCGCAGCCGTTAAATATTGATTAGCTAAATTAGCAAGAGCTTCTCCTTCTGAATCATAAGCATAAACTTTAGCCTTGGTAGATTCAACCAAAGCATCAGAAGTTTCAATATAAGTACCAGACAACATTAAAGTTTGAAGTTGATTCTTTAATTGTGCAACTCTTAAATTATCTTCTTGAATCTGTGCTTGTAAACTAACAGCAATAGTCTAAAGTCTAACTTTATTCATTATTTCTTCGGCGTCAGTTTTAAGCACAATATTCTCTCCCTCAATCTCCAAAGCATTAATATAATCAGCATTTGTAGAGAGAAGTTCAAGAGTGGTTTCGATACTTAATCTGCCAGAAGAGGCCATTTCCTCTCTTGCATCAGCAAGTTGGTCAAAAATACTAGAAACATCAGAAAAAGCTTCTTTTAATTCAGACCAAGATTTGATATAGCCGTCAGGTAATTCCAAATCAGAAAAATATTGTGAAGACATAGTTTCAGCAATCTTTTTACCTTCGTCCAAAACAGTAGAATAAGCATTATCATAAGTCGCCCTCAGCTAATCAGCTAATCCATTTTTATCAATGTCTCCATTATTAAGGGCTTCCTATACTTGACTTAAACTGTTCCTAACAGTTTCAGGAAATTCGGCGAAAAGTTCGTTAATATTAGAGTTCTTTAAATCGTATTTATCACCGTTAAAAACTTCATCAATCTTAGCTTCAAGGTCATTCATAGCATTCATATCTTCAAGATATTTATTAATTAACCCATTTTCACCAGTTAATTTAGTTGGAGTTTCTCTATCTGCGTAAAACATAGAATTAACAATGCTTTGATTTGTATTCACTCCATTAGAGAAATAACCATCTGTACCCATCCAATTAAACAGTTTTTGACCTTGAGAAACAGTAAGAGAATTAAAATAATCCTCTGTAATACCCCGTGGTTGTTTACTAAATCCATACTTGTCTTTAAATTGTTGTGCTATGTTCTATTTATCAACAATTTCACCATCAACGACTTCAAATCCAATTCCAACCACAATTTTCATCAAATTTTCGTCATCTTCAATATTCGGGAAAGTATCTTCAAGATATTTCTTTAATTGTGTTCTAGCTTTATTAGCATCTGCAACAGTCATATCAGTGTTTATTTTTTCATCTGTTGCTTCAATTAAAGTTTTTACAGTTTCATCAGAAACAAGACCATTGACAGAATTAATCATGTCTCTAACTTTTTGCTTATACATTTCAGGAGACAAGGCATTTCCAGCTTTATCAACAGCATCAATAGAACCAATAGCATTATCAAACAAGTTGCTGGTTACATCATCAACATCTTCATAAGCCCCAATAAGTCTTGCATAAGCCTTACCAGATTCACTTAATGTTTCTTTAGCACTTATAATAGCTCTATCATAAGCATTTTGAGCTGCATCAACAGCAGCTTCACCAGCGTTATTTTCAGCTTGAGCTTCTTTTATCTTAACGTCAAGGTCAGCAACTTGATTTTCAAGTGTATTAATATCTTGATGTCCAACTTTATTTTCATAAGCTCTTTTAGCTCTATCAACATTATCTTGCGCAAGAACTATGACACTACCTAAATTCTTTTCTCCGTTTGCTTGTCTTTGCTGATATCCAGCCAATTTATTTTGTGCATTGATTAATTCATCTTGAAGCTGTTTTATTTCGGCATCATTGTAATCTTCACGGGCTTTGTCTAATTCTTCTTGTGCTTGGTCTCTTTGTTGTTGTAAAGCCGTTACATCGGTATAATTATTAGCCCTGTCAGCCCTTGCATTATTCAAATCTGAAAGCGCATCTTTATATTCCTGAGCCGCAGTATCTAAAGTATCTTGTAATACTTTTTCACCATCAGAACCCATAACCATTCTCTAATCTGCCAATGTTTGTAAAGAATCTATTAACCCCTTAACTTTGTCAGAAGTAGTTTCCATTTCGTTGCCCATATCAGCAATAGCATTGCCATTTTCATCTGTACGAACGCGCAATTCAGGGAATGCTTCTACTAATTGATTACTGTAATCAAGGAATTTTTCATATTCTTCATCAGTAAGAGAAACATTTCTTCCTAAAGAATCAACCCCTTTAGAAAGCTCATCATATTTCTAAGCGGTAGCTTGTAAAGATTTAGCATTAGTTAATTCCTCTGCCGCATCTGTAAAAGCAGTTTTAGCTTCTTCTATCATTTTTTGTTGGTGCTTTTTATACAAAGCATAAGCAGCTCCAATAGCTAAAGCTGCAATTTCAATACCAAGAGCAGGTCCTAAAGTTGCTGGAAGTGCTTTCATAGCGGTAAAAATAGAACCTCCTGCTTTCATAGAATCAACAAATGTAAGAGCTATAGTAGAAGTAGCTTTTCCGCCAATACCCATACCTATCATGGTTCCTAAAGAAGTTGCCCAGCCTCCACCAAGAAGATTTTCTCCAATAGCCGCACCAGCTAAAGCACCAAGACCAGACCCAACCATTGTAGCGCCACCTTTTAAAGCCGCTCTTTGCGGACTTGTCCTAGAAGCACCCTCTAAATCATCTGCAATAGTTCTAACTGCTGCGTCATTACGTCTTCTTGCTAATTCTTCTGTAGCTATCTAAAGCTTTTCTTCATTAGTCAAGCTTCTTTGACCTTGAGTGATTTGTTCAGTCCTCAAACGAAGCTCTTCCTAATCTATAGTAGACAACATAGCATCTACCCATGCATTGTTTTGGTCAGCCAAATTTTCTTGCAACTGTAATGCCACCTATGCATCTGTGACCTCGGTATTTTTTAAAATGCTGGCAATGTTTGCTTTAATTTTATCATTGTAATTAAGCATAGAATTTTGCATTGGAACATAGCCATCTACCAATATTTTTTTAGTACTATCGGTTAAATTATCTAAGCTGTTAATAGTATTAGTTAAACTCTTTGCATAATTTTCTTTGAGAGCCACATTAAACGATTCGGTATAATTTGCTTTTAAAGATTCTCCTAAACTTTGCCTTCCACCTTGAGTAAAATATCCCTGAGTTGAGATATCCATTTTATCAAGTTTCATAGAAACGTTAATACAAGAAGATACAAATTTAGACCATGCATTTTGCATCGCGCTTCCGAAACCAACTGAATTCATTGCGGCAGTTGCTAATAAAATAGCACCCGCCCATGCCACAAGATTATCAGAAACTTCTGCGACAGCATTATAGAACCAAATTAAAGTATCAGATTGATTAAGAGCTAAAACCCATTTTTCAAGAGCAACAGTAATTCTATTCTTAGCAGCTTCAACGCTATCAGTATAAGACTTCATCTTTTCAACAGCGGTGCCATATGCATTAGTAGAAATTTCTTCAAATTTTTCAACAGCATCCCAGTTTTCAAACAAGGTGAGCAAGTTTTCACGCTGTCTTACGCCAGCCAGAGAAGTAGCAATACCAGATTTTTGCACATCTGTATATGTATTCCACTTACTAGCAATTTCATCCATAATATCATCAAAGTCTCTAAAGCTAGATACAGAATCTCTAATATTAATACCCAATGCACCAAGAGCCTTTTCAACATCGTTCAAATTAGCCCATTCATCGGCATTATAATTCTCGCTTTCAATATCAGCTTCAGCAGCTACAAATTTACCAGCGGCGATATTCTAATAACGTGCATACCAATTCTGTTACTTTTATGACCTTTTATTAAAAGGCGAGAGAGGTTCTTCTTTAAAGTGTCTTTACACTTGACCCCTCTTCTCGTGCTTTAATTCGATTATACACGAGTTCAGACTTTCGCATCTCCATATAATATGGAGTTTTTTCATTAAGTCGTTCAGGCTGTTTGTATATATTGTTCAATATCATTAATAGGAATTAATTTCCATTCTTTTAAATCATAAGAAGATGAATGAGAATATGGTGGTAATTTGTGGTTTATAAAATTATTTATTAAAATTTTACATAAATCCAAATTTTTTTCTACATCAATTTCCCACAAATATAGGATATCTATTTCTTTTTCTTCGAAATATTTCTATCTTCTTTTGTCTTTTTCTATTCCATTTTTCTATCTGTCATGTAATTTTTCGGTGGGAAATCTTCTTATATCTCCATGCCAATATCCGCCCATAATTTCTATAGCTTGATTTTCGTTTAAAGAAATATCTAAAGTATATTTTCCATTTGTAACTTCATTAGTATAATCAATTCTCATAGATTCTAAAAGTTTATTAATTTCTTTATGTGGTTTGGAGTATTTAGCAGTTAATCTATGTGTTTTATATAAAAACTCTATGCAGCAAGCATGGCTACAAAAACTATGATATTCTTTATTTTCTTTTTCATAGCTTCTTTTTATATATTCACTTTTCTTATATTCTTTTCCACAATTTTCACAAATAGCCTTTTCTTTATGGTTGGCCCTTGTTACAGCACCTTTACATTTAAGAGAGCAAAATTTAGAAAAAGAAAACCGTTCATATTCTTTTCCACAATATTCACATTTCTTTTTATATGTTAAAGAATTTAATTTATACTAATGTTTACACTCTTTACTACAAAACTAAGTATTATTAGGAGAAGAAAACTCTTTTCCACAAATAATACAATTTCTTACTTTATGCATCCTTATATATCTATCTCTGCATCTTCTACAGCAACAAACATGACTGCTTTTCTTTGCCTCGAAAGTATTTCCACAAACAGGACATATCTTTTCCATTTTATCATCTCCTTTCTTTTTATATTTAATAATATATACAAACTTGTCCCTTGTCATCCTTCTCAGGATTTCCAAGTCAATTAGAAAAAATTTTCATTGCGGATTATTTTTTATGCCGCAATGCCGCATATTTTTACGGTCTTCATAGATTCGCCAACAGATGCAGCACTCTTTTGAGTTACATCGGTAATAGTGGTAAGATATGCAATATATCTATCTAAGGTTGTGCCAGCCATTTGTGCAGAGTTACTTGCACGAGACATAGCTTCAGCTAAATCACCAGCCGAAATCGCGGCGGCCATATCAACCGCACTCAGACGGTCTACTACTCCTTGGATTTCGCTTGCTTCCAACTTCCAACCTTTAAGCACACTAATTAAATAACTCGTAGCATCAGCGCTACTAATCATACCAAGAGTACTTAATTGCATAGAAGCTTCGGTTAATTGAGATGCTTCCTGACCTTCGTAACCAGCACGAAGCCAATCGTTTGCAGCTTCAGCAATTTCCTCGGTAGTCTTACCGATTTCTTTTGCCAAATCATTAAACTCAAGCATCATATCATGAATATTATTCTTGGTATAACCACTTGCGATTTGAAGGTCAACCATTTTATAGTCAAGTCTTTCAGTAGCAGAAATAAAATCATTAAATACTTTCTATATCTGTTGGAAAGAAAATATTTGCATTATAGCCATTCCAATTTGAGAAAAGCTATCTTTAAAATTATCCTTAAGTTGAGTTAAAAAGCCTTTAGTTTGATTAACAGAATCTCCAACTCTATCCATTTCAATCTAGTTATTGTTTAAGATACGAGTTCTTTCTTGCTCTAACTTATTAATCTGCTCTTCTGTTAATTCAATACCATTTAAGGTCTTCTTTTGCTCATCATATTTATATTGATTTGCTAAATTATTCTTTTGGCTTTGCAAAGAATGAATAAAGGATTTGTTTTCAATAGCTGCATTGCCAGTTAAAGACATTCCCTTATTCTATGCTCTTGCGATTTCTCTTTCAATTCTACCTTGTTCTTCAAGGTTCCTATAATAACCAGTTAAAGTATTTTGAAGAGTTGGGTTATTATTTCTTGCCGCTTGAGCATATTTAACATCAGTAGTAGCAGAAGTCCTTGCTGCTTCATTAGTAGCTTTTCTTAAAGCATCAAGCTTTTCTTTTCTTTCACTTTCAGTTAAATAAGTAGCTTTAGTAATTTCTTCTTCAAGAGTTTTAGAATCAACAATTTGCCCATTTATAGTTAAAATTTGTTCGAGACTTTCTATTTGTTCACGAAGAGTTTGACTTAACTTTTGTTGAGCTGTTTGTTTGTCTCCTGTTAAACCTTCCGCTTTTAAATCAGAATCTTTTAATTTATTCCTCAAATCAAGCAATTCTGTATATTGCTTTAACATCTGACTCAAATCTTTAGTTTGAGAAGTATTGACAGCGGTTGTAACACTCGAAATATTTTTAGCTTCTTTAACTTCGCCTTTTATTTCAATTCTCTTTAATTTTGCCTATAAATCTTCATTACCTTTAGCAGACAAAATGGTTTTACCTATAGCAGAATTATCATTTACATTAGAAAGAGTAAGCTCTCTTTCAGACATCAAATCTATTTGTGCCTAAATAGCTTCTTTTTGCTTCTCAATTTGTTTGTTTAAAGCATTACTTTCGTCTTCTGTAAAATTTACTCCATCCTAAGCCAAAGTATTTTTTTGCTCTTGTAAATTATTAAGTTCAGTTTGTAAAGTAATTAATCTTTGATATTCTCCAACGTAAGCATTAATAATAGCTTGCTCTCTTTTATCAATGCTACCATTTTCATCAGGAGCGTAAGAAATAAAATTATTATTAGCCGCTTTCTCAGAAACAGGAGGTTCTGACCTACCAAAAACTCTGCCTGTAGCCATCTCTCTATTCATGAGAGTGGCTTGTTCATCTTTAGTTAAAGGTTCAGCCTTACCATCTATAATATCATTAGCTCTAGCAAGAAGGTCATAAAATTCTTCCTCTGTTAAAGCCATGTGTTGAATTAACTGAGTAAATCCATCTTTAACATCAGCAATAAAAAGTGAAAAATCTTTATCTGTATCTATTCCACTTTCTTGATACAACTTTTGGAATTCGGGGTTTTGAGCATTAGCCAAAACACCGTATAATTGTCCAGCAAGCTGAAAACTTTCTGTACCGTAAGTTTTACCAGTTTTAGTGTCAAGAATAAAATTCTAAGGAGAACCATCAGAGCTCCTCGCAATTTGGTCAGGGGTAAAGGAATAATCAAAAGTTCCTTTAGGTCCACTAAAACTCGCTGCCATAGGAGTTTCAGAGAAAGGAGTTAATTGAATATGAGCATTATTTATTGCCTTAGTATAGCTCTCAACAGCTTGCAATAAAAGTTGTTCAGCATTATCAATACCAAGCTTAGATAAAAGTTCTGCTTTTTCTTTTAATACTCTTGCAAATTGTTCTTGAGCATCTACTACTTCAGTAGCACCATTCCATTTTACCTCAACATCTTTTCCAGCAAAACCTTCAATTCCAGAAAATCCTGTTTTACTTAAGAGGTCAAAAACTTCGTGCTCTAAATTACCCTTTTCTCTACTTACAACCGCATTTCTCTTTTTGGCAAAATCTTGTGCGGTCATGCCAATCTTTTCGGCTGTTAATTGTTCACCTCTTGGCGTAGTGGCAATAGCTGCCATAAAAGCTTTCTCATCAGCAATAGCGGTAGCAGAAGGCATGAACCCCTTTAATGCTCCGCCCAATTGAGTAAGGCTTCTTAGTTTATTACCGCTAGTATCAGTGTAAGTATGTGTTGCATCATCATAAGATTGCAAATCTTTATATGTATATGTAACGCCTTTTTGAATTTCAGCTTCTTTAGCACTTTCACTTACTTTATCTAAAGCATTTTCTTCTTTAGCTAATTGTTTAACTAAATCTTGAGACACTAAAATCTTTTGTTGTTCTGCATCTGCCGCAGATAAAACTTCTGTTTCATGTTTATCTAAAGCAGCGTTAACATCGGTTATGGCTGTTTCTTCTTGTTGTAAAGCATTACCAGTCTAAGTTGCTTCTTTTGTAACAACAGTAGCAGGCTCAGGATTTTTTGATTCAATAGCAGAATCCGTAGCTTGTTCTATTTGTTGAGAATCTTGAATTACATTGGTTTTAATTTGTTCAGAAGTATCCCCAACTGTTGTTGCAGCTTGTTCTGAATAGGTAACAAGCTGTTTTAATAAACTATCAAAAGTATATTTAACAGTTTTACCATCTTCTAAAAGAGCTTCAATAACTTGCCGAGCTCCTTCTCCTTTTATACCAGTAATTGTTCCACCAAAAGTCCGTCTAACAGAATTTTTCGCTGTAAAAGAAGACCCTTGAGAAAAACCAGATTGTTTTACACTTTCTTTTAAATTCTTGATTCTTTCATCTTCAGGATTCGTGGGTGTTGCAGCAGGAGCATCAAAATCATCTTTTCCCGTATTCTTCTTGCCTTTTCTAACAACTGGAGTTTGAGCCATAACAAGTTCATCCCAGTTTTTATAATGAAAATCTATTTCAGCCTGAATTTCTTGAATACGTTTTAAATTTTTATTCTTACTTGCTTCACTCTTAGGATTAGCAACTAAGGCCTTTACTCTTGCAAGCTCTTTCTTTTTCTTTTCAAGAATACTTTTTGCAATCTCAGCATTTTCTTGAGGACTGTTACCACCATAAATATTACCAGTTAATCCAGCTTTAAACTGTAAATTGGTAGTTAAAGCAGGAGATGGTTTGCCATCTACAACCTCTTCCCAATTTACTTCTTGACCTTTTATACCTTCTTTTTCATAATAGGGGGCATTTACTCCTGCATTTGGGTTAAAAACATTACCCGAAGAACTTACTCTATATTCTACAGTGTCTTCTACCCAATTCTTAGCTGGAGCGGTAGCCCTGCGGTCTCCTTCGTCAGCTTTTACAACTTTAGAAATAGTCCCATTCAAATTCTCATAAGCTTTAGCAAGAACTGTAATAAATTTATTAACCCCTTCTTCTGTTTGACCCACTACAGAAAAGAATGCTTGTAATTTATCACTTACTTTATCAGATTCGACTGAATTATAGCGCTCTCTTGCAGCCTTAGATTCTTCGTATTTTTGAGCTATTTCAGGATTTTCTTTGAAAAATTTTTCTCTATATTTTTCTTCTTTGATAGGTTTAAGTCCTTGTGCCTATCTTGCTTGGTTCAAATTGTTTAAATTATGAGAAAGAGATGCATCCATTCCCTCGGAAAAAGCATAGATTTTAGAAATAGAATTTGCAATAGTGTTTGCGTCCATTCCAGTAAACCGAGGATTACCTTCTGCTATTTTACGAAGTCCTTCTTCTAGCTCAGAATTGCCACCTATTTCACTTACAATATCAGCGAGCCAATTTATTCTCTCAATTGCTTGCTTGACAGCTTCGTCCCCTGCTGTTCCAGTTTGTTGAAATGCTAATGCAGATTGAATACGTTGGAATCCTTCAGATAACCCTCCAGCCATCTTACTTCTTTGTTCTTCTAAAACAGCTTGATATTTAGCACTTGACGTTCCAGTGATTGCACTTTCTAACGTGCTATCCCGTTCTTCACCTCTATATTTTATAGGGACATTAATAGATTGTTGAGATATAACCTCACTCATTTGCTGTTTTGCATCAATATCAACACCAGCGGTTTGAACTATTTGTTCTACCAGTGCTAAAACAGCGTCGTGTAACTATTCTTTATCACCAGACAAGCCAGCCAAGAAATCTTTTATACCCTATTGTAAAAGCTCTCCCTTATCATCATAAGTACTTTCCTTAGCCCCTTCTATTGAGCGCCAAAGTTCATCTTTATGTTTTTGGTCAATAACTTCTTTCTACTTATCACTAATTTGCTCTCTCTTTATTTGCTTTTCATCTGTTCTGTCCGTCTTGTTTTGTGTGGGAGCTTCAGGTAATTCCCCAACTTCCCACCGTTGAATTTTAGATACTTTACCTTTTAATTTTAATTGTTCTCTTAAAATTCCGCTAAGTTCACTATTTTTATATAAAGTCCCTCCAATCGAGGACTCTTCAGATTCAAGAGCGGTAATACCACTTTTCATCCCAGTTAAAGCTTCTTCAAAAGCAGTTTTAATTTCCTTGGAAGAAGTATTAGAATAGGCATCTTTAACCACTTCAGGAATCAAAGATACTAACTGAGAAATTTTTTGATAATCCTCAGTTCCTTGTTTTCCACTACCTTCCAAATTTTTAAGCTAATTTAATAAAGAATTATAAGCGTTTTCTATTCCTGTATAAGTCTAATTTCTTAAATCTCCAACCCGACCTACATTTCCAACATTTGCCAAACGTGGGTCATAAATCCTAATAGACTTTTTAAGCTATCCTTCAGAATTAGTTGCGGAAACATATTCGCCTTCTTTGTTAATAAAAGGAGCAAATGCGGTAGTTCTTAAAACAGAAGTATCAGTACCTTTTACAACTCGACCTTTGGCATCAACGTAATGACCATTCAAATCTTTTTCAAAACCTTCTTGGAAACCTCTGACTTCTAACTTTCTACCCCATTTATCAGAGCCAGCTAAACTTCTTACGCCGCCAGCGTGGGTCTTATCTACATAAGCTCTGACATCTTTTTCTATTTGTGGGCGGCGTTTTTCAAATTCAGCGTCCGACATCTTAGACTTTTTTTGCTGAGTAGTAATTTTTCTCATTTCCTCAGCAAAACGAGCTTCTTTTTGTCGTGCAATTTTATCTTCTTCTGCCTAAGAAATTTTTGCGTTGGCTTCATAATATTTACTCATGGCATCAATTTCTTTGTCATACTATTCCTCAGTTAAATTCCTTTTTGCCATGGTTTCAGCTTTATAATCTACCTTGCCTGTTTTTGCTGCCTTTTCTCTTTCTTTCTTTATTTTTTGTTGATAGGCTTTTTGTTGCTCGGCGGCAATAATAACAGGCTTAAATTCTGTGATTTGTTTAGTATATTGTCCAATCCAAGAATCTAATTGTTTAATAAAATCAACTCTTTCGGCTAAATATTTCCCAATAGTGTCAAATTGACTATTTACACTTCCAATATTGGAAATTTCACCGAGCATTTTAGAAATTTGAGCTTTTTTACTAAGAAGAGTTTCTTTTTGTGACTGCAAAGACTAAGTAGAACCACTATTTTTTTGTAAGAAATCTGACCTTCTTGCAAATCTTTCTTGTGCAGTTAAATTCTATCCTTTGATAGATTCTTCAAATTGTTTATTAAACTTACTCATTTTATCAGTAAGCGTTTTATCTATTTTCTCAATTTCTCGGTCTAAAAGCTAACTACTTTTGTCCAAGCCAAGTTTTATTTCTACTTCATATTGATTTTGAGCCATTTCCAATCTCCTCCTTATCCTAATTTAATGCCATATTTTTGTAGCATTTTCGGTTTAATCTATTTATTAAAACGCTTTTCAAATTCTCGTTGACTTCGTGTATAAGCTATTTTATAAGTCTCTTCAATAGGAGAGAGACTTAAATTATTTCTATTATTATTTGCTCTTGTCATATTCCAAAAATCAAATGTTAATTCTTGCACTTCATCCCACTAAGATAATGAATCAAAACCCGCAAAATCCTCTTCAAATTCTGCCTCATTAAATAAAGTTGTAGCCATATCAAAAACTAAATCTGTATCGCCAAATTGTTTTATTGTAGATTCTCTTACTGCATTTTTGTTAAATGCTTTCTTTTCTTTTTCTATCGGCTTTAAAAATTTTAATTTATTTTTATTATAAGTCAAATCAGGCCACAAATTTTTTGTACTCGGAACAAAAAATAAAGAATCCATTAAACTATCTTTATCATAATTGTCCCCGTAATAATTATCAAAAACACTTTCAAAAACATTTTTGACTAAAGACATATATTCAAAAGAAACTTCATTCTTAATGGTTGCCATTCTTTGAGGCATTTGTTTTTCTATTTTCTTTACAATTTCTTTACAAGCATCTTCAAATGCTTTTGAAACTGTATTTGATAAATCACTCATATTCTTTTCCTTTCTTTAAACTATTAAAGAGGGAAGCGTTTTACTTCCCTCTTTTAGATATATAATATGTATCTCTAGCTAGAGAACCACAATTTAATGTGGCTTAATCCTTTTTATTTGCTTTTTTCTCTTTACCAGTTCTAATAGCTTCTAATTGAGTCAACTTTTTAATAGCTTCTGTAGCTTTATCTGCATTTTGAGACTTACTTAATGCTTCATAAAGTTCTCTAATTTCCTTAAGAGCTTCTTTATCACTTGCCATCTTATTTAAAAGCTCTTCATTCTTCTTCGCGGATTCCGCAAGTGCCTGATAATTAATATTACTCAACAAGCTATCTAAATCTTTCATTGCATAAATATTTAAAGATTCTTGAATCATTTCTTTCATCTCATTATAATCTTTTTCGCAATATTGCAAAATAAAAGGAGCAAAAATTGGATAAAGTAAATCATAAGTTTGATAAGTTTGTAAATCTTTATTAGAAACATCAATCATTGCATACTCGGCAAGAAGAACATTAAAGAACATATTCTTTCTTAATGATACGACTCTAATTTCTTCCATTTCAACATCTTGGTTGTTCATATCAAAAATAAGAGTCATCATTGCTCTCATCTTATCAAGAATTGGAAGATAAGTACGAACTGTTAATTTATTTCCAAAAGCATTTAAATCTTCTTGTTTAATTTTGCCAGAAATAATTTTAGAAGCGTTGTAAATCAGCTCTTCCAGAGTAATTTTCTCAACTTTTTCCTCATCTTTCTGTTCATTTTGGGTCAAATCGACCTGTTTTTCATCAGATAAAAGTTTGTTTTCATCTGCCATTTTTATTCTCTCCTTTTAATCCTTTTATTCATCCATGTCAATTCCAAACAGTTCACCAATCTCTTCAAGACTGGTATCTTTTCTATAAGAATCTGTAGTGGAAATATCAGAATGATTCACTAATAATTTAATTTTATCAAGAGGTACTTTACCTAAATTCTATTCCCTGCATAAATAATGCGTTCCATCCGATAAATTCTGGATGAAGCTATGGCGAAACGTATGAACGTTGAGATTTGAAGGCTTACCAGTAATTTCCTCAACTATTGGTCTTAAAGAAATAATCCAATCATAAAGCACCTCTGCCCTTGCAGGAAAACCACCCTCTGTAATAAACAGTTCTTTTACATCATCTTCTCCGCGCTCTTCTAAATATTTCTTAACGCATTTCTTAGTTAAAGAATGATAAACTGCCCTATAAATTTTACCGCGCTTTCCAATCAGTTTGTTAGTAAGATTTTTGCTCTCATCATAAAAGCTTTCTTTTTCAACTTGCGCAATTTCATTTTTACGAGAACCGCAATCGTAAAGTAAAGCAACCAATGTAGCTTTCTTGTAATCTTTCTTTTCCATTAACTTTTCAACAAGTTCTAAGATAACGCTATCATCTAAAAAAACAATATCTCTTACATGTTCTTTGGGAAGACCTTTTACTTTTGCTGCTAAATTGTTATCATAATCATAATCATCATCCTCTTCAACATATGTAAGCATTGAACGACAACATGACATCAATCTATTAGTACGAGCATTAGATACCCCCAAAGTGTCACTTAACCACAAACTTAAATTACGAAAATCTTTCTTTCTTAATTCTGTGAGAGGTCTATTACCACAATTATCTAATACAAACAAAAGAATAATTTTGCAATCATTTTTGTACTATTTCAAAGTAGAATCTTTCATTTTTCTCGCTTTATATTCAAGAAGAAAATCTTCCATAATGGTTTTATTTTCCTAATTTACTTGTTTCCACTTTTCTCCATCAAAAATTTTATTATACATTATTCAATTTCCTCCTTTCTAATATCTTCAAGCATTTTCTTTATATTATAAGTATAATGAGTCCTCTTTATTTTTTGCTCAATTATAATTGCTCCATATTGAATACAATCTAATTTATTAATAGACCGTTTATCATTTTCACATAAAAATTTGCTAAAATTCTATATAGATAACCAATAAGTTACATTATTTGAAATGTCTTCATCATCTCTAAAATTAAATAAAAAACCAGCGAATACACCCTCCTATTGAGCAAACTTAACCAAACTATTAATCTAATGAGCTTTAATCATCTTGGAGGTTTTGTCTTTTATGTCTCTCTATATAGTCAAAGATTTATAACAAGTGCTTTTGCACTCAATAGCAAATAAATTGGGAAGTTCATATACCAAAAAATCACAGGGGTTCTCAGGTTGAAACCTTGAAGTTTTTTCATGCTACCAAGATAGAGAAGTATCATGTAATCTTAACACAAACAGTTCATCATTCTTAGCCGCTTCTTGAAAATCCTTTTCAAAAGCTTTTCCTTTATTCATTTTTCACCTCTTTTAACCTTTTTGGAATGGGAAAAAAAGAGATAGCCCAACCTTACTTAGTTAAGCTATCTCCTTTCCCATGAACGTTGATTATCCAGTTCAATCATTCAAAACTTTTTTAAACCACAAACTTTAAGTAAGGGCAATCAATTCCAACCGTCATAGTAGTCATTATCTTCATAATGCTTCTTTTTCTTTTTACGGTTTTCATATCTATTTCTATTTCGAGTCTTTTCGTAATCCTCTTCGAATTCAAAAATCTCTTCTTCTTTTTTCTTCTTCACTATCTATTTTTTCTTAACCGGCTTTCTCTCCTCAGATTCAGCATCTCTGTACTAATCAAAAGCCTAATTTTTATTTTTCTTACCCATAAATTCTCTCTTATTTTTAGTTAAACATAATAGAATTTAATATCACTAAGTCCTTTATCATAATCAAAAACAAAAGCAATGCATCCAGCATCAGCCATAGTATATCCACTCTTTGTAGTCCAATTATCCATCTTTGTCATGGCGGAAAGAATGAAAATAGAAACGCCATAATTTTCTCTCAAAGCCCAATCATTGTGATGTAAATGACCACACAACCAATAATGATAAGATGTTTTCCCCCAATCTTCTTTGGCTTCGGTCTGCATCAAACCATTAATACGGTCTTTTTCATCACTACCATGAGTCAAACCAAGAAGAGTCTTGCCAACTCTAATATATTTCCTTGGGAAAGGACTTGCATCAACTTTAACTTCTTCTACATTTTTATAATACGCTTCAATTATTTGCATTAATGCAAATTCTTCAAATCGAGAGTGATTCCGAGAAACAAATACAACTTCTACTTGCGCCACTCTACTAAGCATATCTATAACTTCAATCAAAGCTTCTGTGCCTTTTTTGAAGATAGTATTAAAAGTTCCTTCGTTATCCTGCATGTGAGATTGACTTGTTGTGTAACCAGTAAAACTACTGTTAAGATAATCGTTACCAACCATATAAATAATCTTTCCCACATTATTCCAATGTACAGAATCAATCATCTTCTTAGTGGTAGAAAGCATATTCTGTCTTGCAATTTCCATATTATACTCGACCCCTGTTTCATAGGGCTGAGAAATTCTACCAAAATGTACATCAAGATGACTAAAGAAAACCACATTTGGTTTATTACTAATATCTCCTCTAATATGTTCTGTCTTACGAGGAGACTTGAAACCTTCAAAATATTTTCTAAGCTCTTCTAAATCTAAGCCACAATCAGTAGGCTTTACAGTAATACGAGAAGAATAAAGATTCTTCAAACCACCCTTTCCATCCCCCTGTTGCCAAATACTATTTTTAGCATTAAGCAATTCAAACTGAACTGGATTATACCCGTGTGCTTTTAAAAGAGCTGTTTTATCCGTAAGCTCATCTTCTGACAAAGCTACGAATTTTTCACTTGTTCTCACACCGTTACTATCTAAAGTAGTAGTATTCTTAGTAGGAATATTTTTATTAACAGGTTCGTTAACCCATCCTGAAGCATTAAATTCAGAATAAAGCAGCGCACCTCTACGAATTGTATCAATAGTCAGAGAAGGTAAACCATACTTTTTACGAATATCATTTGCATTACTCCAAGTTGCGTCACCATTTGAAATATCCATCATTAATTGACGCATTTCACGAAGATAACCTTCGGGTACTTTATCTGTAACTAAAGCCATTTTGAATCTCCTTAATTAAGAATTTGTGAAATATCATCAACAATATGGTCAACCAAAGAATACTGCAACTGTTGAGCATCATCCAAATACCAATCAGTCTTAAGCTTCTTAGTTAAGGTAGACTTGGAAATAGTAGTGTTTTCTATAATATTATTATGAACCCTAGAAATCAAATTTTTATATTGCTGGTTCTGCTGTTGAACGGCGTTAAAATCACCCCGTTGCATAGCACTTCCAGAATGCAGAAGTGCCGTAGAGTTCTTTAAACAATATCTATGACCTTTATGACCATTAATAAGAATCATAGCACCGCAACTCATAGCACAAGCAAGATTAACGGTGACGATAGGCGTCTTCGAAAGCTTCATAACAGACAAAAACCCCATCGCTGAATACAAATCCCCACCATAAGAATGGACGTAAATAAAAATCTTCTTGCGGTCTTCAATAGGAATATCTTTATCAGCATCCTCTTTGTTCCAGCGAATAATTTGCTGCATTTCTTGAAACAAAGTTTCGTCGATGTCCTTGGTTATCCACAGTTCCCTATTTTTAAGTGACCTATATTTCTAAACTAAAATAGGGTCTGGAAGTTGTAAATTAGCTTCTGGACCAAGTTCCTCTAAACAAAACAAATCATCTAAAGTATCATTCTTAATTTTATCCATTTTAATACCTTTTAATCCTTTTATTTTATTAAAAAATATATTTGAAGGAACAGTAATTGTTAAATAAACAAAATTTTAACAAAAGGTTAATTACTCCCTGTCCTGTTCTTCTTTATTGCATAAAACGCTAAAGCTAAACTCTAACGTCTTAAGGAACTCCTTGTACACATGGTACATGAGATATGTGGCTCAGACTAGCTTTACGAACCCGTAAATTTGGTCTTCTTTAAGTCCTCATCCTGTGCTCATAGACACCACATTAAAAAGCTGCAAGACTATGCCTCGTAGCTGGCCTAAATATACAACATGGTATATAAGGTGATAAGGTTTATGCCGACACCTTAAAACGCCTTTCTCTTCCGTTTAAAACCACGCATGAAAGTATGTTGGTCAGACAGTTTTAACTGCTACCCTGTGGAAACCTGACAACCCTAATAAGCCTCCATTGCATCACTGGATGGTAGCCCAATATACAACTTCTCTGGCAACCCTGACCTCTTGTGTCAATAGGTTTATTTAAAAAGCTTTGCAAAGCTTTTTATACAATTATTTAATTACAATAAAATTTCTGTTGATTTGTTGGCTACAACAACTTTATCTGTCCTATTTCTTTTGCTAATAAGCTCCGACAAAGTTTTACTCAGTTCAACTCTATCTTTCATATTACCATGCTGAAGGACAACTTTACCATAACCGCTAGTTCCAAACCCACCGCTGTAATAATCGCAAAGCTCATCTCTTTGCATGTGACTTGAAAAACTATTTAAGTTAATTACTCTACAACGACTCAAGATTTGTTTTCCATTAATGGCAACGGTCTTAGTCTTCTTTTGTTTAATTTTCCAAGCCAAAGACCCTTCAACAGAATACCCAATAAATGCAATTCCATTCTTAGCACTTGGAAGGAGTTTTTCAGCAATACCTACAGCAAAACCAGCGTTAAGCATTCCTGCACTAGAAATAAAAATTGCTGGGTCAGGCTTTACTAAAATCTGTTCAATCTCTTCATAATTATTGATAAATTTAACCTTATCCCATGAAGAAGCTTCAATCCATCTCTTAAGTTGCTCACCCTCTAAAATTTCATTAAAAATTTTATTAATTTTACAAGTTAAAGGAGAGCCAACATAAACAGGAATATTAAAATTCTCGTCATCTTTAAACATTTCGTAAAGAATGGTTAAAATTACTTGACTCCTCATTAAAGAGAAAGAAGGAAAAAGCAACTTTCCTTTTCCATCAATACAAACATCATACACAAAAGCTTTAATCTTTTCTAAATCTTTTTCTCTATCTTTTGCTTTAGCACTTTTTTCTTTACTGGCATAAGTAGATTCACCCACTAACAAATTTGCATTTTGAATAGGTTCAAACTTATTTGCATAATAAGTTTCAGTTCTAATATTACCTAAATCACCAGTAAACGCTATTTTACGGGTAACACTACCATTTTTGATATATAGAATCAATTGAGCAGCACCAATAATATGTCCAGAAGGAATAAACTCAAATGTTACATCGTCATCTAATTTAATTCTTTCCTTAAAAGGATATTCTTCAATATGAGTAAGCATATCTTTTACATCAGATTCTTCATAAATTGGAGAATATTCCCTTTTAAGTTTTCGAGACAAATCTTCAACATCTCTTAACATAATCTTAGCACTATCTAATTGCAATTCTCGAATTAAATCTTTATTGCCATCAGGCACAATAATTTTTCCATCAAATCCTCTTTTGATTAAAAGGCTTAAACGACCTGAATGGTCAACGTGCGAATGGGTTACAAATACATAATCTACATTCTTCTCTTTAAATGTAAATTTTGCACTATTAGCCTGATATTCTTTCAAAAGACTTTGATTACCTTGTACCAATCCACAATCGACAAGAATTGTTCGTTCTGGCTTTCCCCATGTAATAACTGTACAAGAACCTGTTACATCTTCTGCTGCACCAGAATTTTTAAAACTTACTCTAATCTTGTCTTTGCTTTTACTCATACTTTACCCCCTATGTTATTATAGGAACTTATATTATATTTCTATAATACAAATAATACAATTTTTTTAATTGTAGATTTTTTGCCTTGATATATTTATATACATTATTATTTGTATACACATAATACCAAATATTAATGTTTTTGTCAAGGACTTTGAGAAAAATCTTTGTCAAATAAAATCTTCATTAAAAAGATGCTTTTCAAAATCCTTGATTTTACTGGGAAAAATGAGCCTGTTTTACCAAATAAAATGATACTTTTATTCTCTTTCGCGTCTAAAAAGAGGATGGGATTAACCCCATCCTCAGTTTATTTGTCATTACTTACTCTTCTGTAAATCTTTGTACCAAGAAGGTAATTCAAATTCAACAGTCTCACCAATAGAGTATTTACCAAAACCGTTCATCGTGAGACCTATACCATTTTCAAGAATTACCCAAGCAGAAGTCTTCCACTTACTATGTACAATACCTCTTGCCCAACCTTCTTTTAATTTAGACTTTTCAGCAATAGGCTTAACTTCTTTTTCAGTGACACTTTTTAACTCCTGCTTAACAGGCTCAACAATTTCTTCTTTTACAATTTCCTTGTTGTGCTTGTTTTTATCATACTTCTTATATTGAATCTGCTTCTCTTTATTTTCTTTTTTTGGAGAAACTTCAATATCAAAAGCGCTGTTCATTTCATCCATTTCTTAATCTCCTCTCACAGCTCGTCATGGCAGGAGAATTTTCCCATGCGCACTTCTAATGACAATATTTTTGATAAGGACAGAGCCGATGAGGTTCTTTCCCATCGACTCTGCACGTTATTCTTCCACCATTTTCCTGCTGTGCATTACTGCAAAGCATTTATTTTAATCTCCTGTTCGTTAATTAAATTAAGCAACAGTAATATTCATAGTGTCGGAAAGTTTGTCATTAGGTACAAACTTAACAGTAACAACACTAGTATCAGCAACGGTAACAATACCATTAGCATAAGTGCTAGAACCAGTGGTAACAGTAACATTATACTGGTCAGGATTCAGCTTAATAGGAGCGCCATCAACAGGGCAAGCATAGACGTTAAGTTCAATCTTATCGCCAGCCTTGGCGGTCTGGTTTTTGTCCTCAATAACAATACTGGCGAACATATCAGCAGCAGTTTTATTCTCAAGAACCTGAACGATTTCAGCATAAACACCGTCGCCATCACAACCAGCACAACCAGAAGCAAGAGCAGAACCTTCAATAGAAGTGTTAGAAACACCAGAAGCGCTCATGCTGAGTTCCTGAGAACCATTGAGCATGAAACGAGGAACCTTGATGATAACCTTACCAGCAAGGGTAGAGGTCTCAACATCACAAGAACCACCGTTGTAAAGATTAGCCTCAAGAATGCAAGTCAGAGTCTTAGGAATGAAGTTAGCGCTAATAGTAATCTTAGAAGCAATGTCATTATGATACATATAACGAACACAAACTTCAGCGTCCTTCAGAGCTTCACCGAGAGCGACTTCATTAACACCATCACCAGTAACGGCATAACGCTGATAACCCTCATCGGTGCCAGATTTCTTAACATAAGCATAAACATTGGTATTACCAACCATAGGAACAGCCTTGTAAGACAGAGTAACCTTACCAGTAGCATCAGCAGTGAGCTTCTCGTCTTTCATAGCGTCGCCACCGAGTTCAACCTCAGAACCAGTATTCATAGCAAGATACTCAAGAGAGAACATAGCATCGGTCAGCTTGAGGTCAAAAGTAGAAGTATGCGCATAACGACCATAAAGCTTATTACCCATACCAGCACGCAGGTCCTCGAAGCTAATACCAATAGTAATACTAGAGTCAATCAAGGTATTTGCAGTAGCGACAAGGCGCTCGCCATCAAGAAGAGTGGCGCGGCCTACACCAGCTAAAAATAACATAATATATATCCTCCTTATTTATTTTAATCATTTTTTCCTGATTTAAATCAGTTGGAGAAATTAATCCCCATTATGTAACAGAAGCAAACTTCTTTTGGAAATCATTCATTGTCATGATTTCCTTAGACATATCCTTCTTGTTATCAGTAAATATCCAATGGTGAATGTCTCCATCCTTGAACTAAACCATCCGAGACATAGCACCCTAAATCTAAGCATAATAATACCCCTTAGCATCAATGGTTTTTAGCATTAAAGAAAGTTTTCTCAAACTTACTTGTTCTTTTAACATCTCCATAGTATATGAAGAACTAATAGATATACAAACAAGCATTTTTTCCAAACTTGGAGAAGTGTAATTCTTGTTCTACATCCTCGCCTTTAATTCCATCTCTTCTCTTAAATTAGGGTCAATATACTTATCTCCATCATAATCTAAAATGTTTTGATGCGTGATAATAGCTATAAATTCATCAAGTTCTTTAGGCTCTAAAACTATATCATATATATATAATTTTTTCATACCATTAGCTTCTGTTTTTATACCATAAATATCTCTCATCTTACTTTTACATTCTGGACATATAGCATAATTATTAATAAACTCAAGAGCTTTAACTTTCTTTTCAGTTTCGCTTAAATTATCAGGTAATGTTTCTTGGAATTTAGCATATTCTTTGATAACTTCAAACTAAGTTCGTTTGAATCCACAATGAGGACAAAACAAACCATTTTTTTCATGGAGCACAAGTTCGAACATATTAATTACCTAAGAAGTAACCATAGGTCCATATTCTTGATTTTCCATGTTCTATATTAAATATGCCATATAAGACATACCAATACCTTCAGGATTAGCCACTTTTTTAGTGGTTTCTATTCCATTTTCATCTACAACTTTTATTTCTTTAATATTTTTATCTTGAGTAAAACAAGATAAATTAGCATAAAAATTATAGTAATCTTTCGTTAAAACTGGATAAATTAACAAGCCTTTAAATGGCACTGGTAAATCCAGACCGAAATAGGCTTGTTCGTACATTTCCATTTTAGCTTGTAACTCTTTAGATATTGCCAATTAAGACACCCCACTCATGTAGCATCCTAATACAACTTTAATTCCTTCAAAATTTCTGTTGTTCCAAATTCCATATTGAGCCTATTGGAATCTACTCATCATTGTTGAAAACTCTAAATTGCCAACACCCTGTACATGAGCGCCATTGAGCAAAAACAAAACAGCTTTTAACAAAGTAGAAACACGACTTTTTCCAGTAATAGGAATTTCAACCCCGTCAACCGTATCAACAGGATAAGTTTTATCATCATCACTTGGATTGATATTAATACATTTATTATGTGTAATTATATCAATTCCAAAGTTAACAACAGCTTTGTATCTATCTGTAGGAATAATTTGGTCGATATAAATTTTTAATAACGTACTTTCAACCGTCCAAGCATCTTCAAAATGAGGACTTCTAAAAATACGTTTGTCGGTTTGTGTTATATCATCAGAACATATTAAAGAAGTAATCTATTGATATGTAGGCAATTCTCTATTAAGAGCATCTGCATCATTATAATATAAAAGTTTCCAAATAATATGAGTTTGTTCTAATTCTTCAGGAGTTTTTTTATTAGGAGATAACAAATAATAAATTATTCTATCTTCTACTCCATCTAAATTTACAAAACGGTTAAATGCAGATGGTGCATAACTACTATCTAACATTAATAAAAACCTCCCAATTTAAAACTAAAAGTCTCACTAATAGTAACCCCTGCAATATCAGGGTCGATACAAGTAGCAATTACATCTAATGTACCTCTATTGCAAGCTTTTAAATTTTTAATCTTAAAGGTGTTATCACCAGTTTTTTCAAATTCATAATATTTAGACCAATTTTCTTCTTTTATACCATTTAAAACAACTTTGTACTCGAAGTGAGTGGGAAGTGTACCACCTTTGAAACTTAATTCAGTTTCACATTCTTTGCTATTGCCAAGAATTATTTTATAATCGTCACAATCTTTAAGAGTAATATGATACTCCTCATCGTGAAGGTCTTCCTTTTTTGGAATAAGATATAAAGGAGCATTATTAGCGACACGTGTTACAGCATCGTCATTAGCGCTCCATAAATCTTTATCCAACGCCAAGACAACGAAAGGTATATCTTCTAATCCAGTAAAACCACTTTTTGCAAAAGTTTTGGTGGATGTACTCTTTATAACAGCTTTAACTTTATATATAGCATTATTTTCAATGTCGTTCTAATCTGTGCCACCAAGAATAACTCGGCTATTAATTTTAACAGCATTTGAAAAATAATTTAATTGCATCGTGACATACCACTCAGCTTGAGGTATTACCAAAGTTTTGTTATAATACTGGTTCATATATTTCAATTCGTTTTCCAGTACAATAGGCTCATACCTTATTTCAGTGGCATCTGTTTGACTGTTTGTTGAAGACCCAAGTAATGCAATATTAGCATTACATCTACGAATTACACAAGAATTCCGTGGATTTATAGGAGAATTATTTATAGCAATCCAAACACTCGTATTATAATGTTTTTCTTCCTCTGTCATAACGCTTAAATCCTGAAATTCCAAAGAAAAACGATATCTTTTTCCAAGAGGATTGGGATATTTCAAATCTCTAAAAGAAATTTCTGCCCAATCTGTACCCAAATCTTCACCACGTTCACCCTTAACATTTCTTATAACAACAGTCTCAAGAGGTGTATATTCAGGCATTTTGGTTGTGTATTCAATTTGTCGGTCTTTTTCTTCTTCTATGTCAACAGTATTATATCTATATTCCCAATCCTAATCGCGTTTATATTGCAGATTTTGAATATAATAATTATCTCCAACCATATTATGCTTTAAACGAGCTTTGAGCATGATACTGCTATCAACAATATCAGTAGTATTTAAAATCGCCATTTTAATCCATAAGCTCCTTAGTCTTCGTTTTTGTATTTCTTTAATAAATACTCTGCATAATTGATTGATTCAAATATTAATTTCTTAATCTGTCCTTTATCTAATTGATTCGTTAAAATAGCATTGATATTAATTATAATACTTACTAATTCACCATCAAAAAGAATATTACTTGACGAAACATACATCATTATTCCACCACAATACACACGGTAATTATAAGTGGAATCGGGTTCTTGAGATTTGTCATATACATAAAGAACTTTCTTCAATTTTGAAATTATTTCTTCTAAGCATATAATTTTCTCATTAATAGATAAAACTACTTTGAAGTTCTTTTCGTCTTTATCCATCTTTACCCCCTTCCTATAAACTTACTACCACCCATAAAGCGGATTTGCCACGCAAGTCTATTTTGATAATTGTATATTTCTGAATCAAGTTGGTCTACCCATTCATTTTTCGCTTTTAAGATACGGTCGTTAGACATAATCTTGAAATCGCTGTCTTGCATTAAATTGCGAATATCTAATAACAAATTGCGTTCTTCTTCTCCCCATGCCTTTACAAGCAAACGAGCAAGAATATCTTTAACATAACCTACCACTAAACTTGTACCATTTACATTTTTGTTAGTTAAACCTTCGAAATTATCAGTAAATTCACCAACGTAATATTGTTCAACTGCATATTGCTTGCCTTCAGGTAACACATCAGGGAATTCTACAGTGTGAGCTTCTTTATCAATCGAGCCTTGCACCAATAATTCTCCTTCAATATAATTATATATTGAATTATCCTGAATCTCAAACTCAGGGTCAAGTTCGAATTTATTATTCTTACCATCCCCTTCAAAAACTTGCATGATACCTTTTGGTTCTTTATATTGAGATAAACGTAAAGAAACGCTTAGAGGGTTGTTAAACATAGATATTGCATTTTGCAAATAGGTGTACATTATCTTATTAAATTGCAAAGGATTAGTTTCATACGCTGTCGTAATCCTTGGGTCATCAAATAAGGCTATTGCTTTTCGATAGACATCACTAAACAAAATGCCCATTTAAACCCTCCTTATTTGTTTAATGTCTTATTGAATCAAAATTCATTTGAGCCAACAGATTGTCAAAAACACCCTTGTTAGAAATTCTGTTCAGAAGCTCAACTTTACTTCTAACACGATATTTAGCATCATTTTCATAGCATTTTCCAAGCCAATAAGAACAAATAAAGTCTTTATCAGCTTCAGTCAAAGAATTCATATAATCCTCAAGTTCACGCTCACTCTTCTTGTAAATATTTACGAGGTCTCCCTTCGTAACAACAGCATGACCCTCTCTCTTCAAACAAGATACATTATAACGTTCCGCAACATCGGCGAATTCGGGAGCCAAAAGAATAATTTCTTTATCGAACCACTTACGATATTTGGAAACACATTCCTCAAACTGTTGCCAGCTAAGAACACGCTGTTCACCGAGAGTATGGAAATTAATAGTCAAACCAGTAAGTTGAATAGCGGTTGAAAGCCCACCAAGCAACTCACGATTATGAACAATAACAATTTCCTTGTCACTCTTTCTATTGCCAAGAATTTCCAGAAGTCTTTCTGTTGTATTAGAAGTATTATCCTGTACTTCTTTTTCCTTAAAAGAACTTTCTGTATCGCCCTCTCTATCATTCAAAGTAGATTCTTTGATTGCTTCTGCCAACTTTTCGTTCTTTGCTTTCTCTTCCTTGAGTTCACTACTCAAAGATTCAATTGTAGACTGGAACTTTGCCATCATCGCTTGAATATCTTCTAACGAGATAGAAGACTGAGTAGCAGGAGACTCCTTAACAGAAGTCTCCGCATTCTCAGCAATTTGTTCCTTATTAGTTTCGTTTACAACTTCTTCTGTATTTTTAATAGTTTTCTTATTTACAGCCATTTTTTACAATCTCCTTTTAAACCTTTTAAACATATCTGGAGCAACCAGAATTTACAAAATTAACTAATTATTATAATTAATTATTTATAATTAGATTATAATTTGATATTAGTTAAGAGTAATAGCACCAATCTTGCTACCTACAATAGCGTCCATACCCATACGCATGTCAACGGTGAAACCGTAAGTATGGTCAGCAGCAAACAGGGGGTCCTTCTCAACAGAAACGGTATTACCTTCCATGACAACCTTGATAGGCTTATTCATACCAAGAGGAAGCATGTAAATAATATCATCAGGAAGAACGACTTCGGGCTCACCATTGATGGTGTTAGGAACAAGAGCGTTACCCAGTTCAATCATAGGAACATTCTTGTAATCAGGCAGGAAGCCATCTCTAACAATAGCGCTATCCTCACCATAACGGAAGCCCTTTGCACTGTCAGGAAGGACAGAAGCAAGAGCAATAGAAGTACCAAGAGCATAAACATCAGCACCGCCATTAGCAAGTTTTACCAAACGTGCAACTTTGAGCCAGTTTTCATCGGTCAGACCGTTAGCCATATAGCCAGCGATACCATCCTGATTGTTAGTAGCAACGTCAGTGTTGTTGGTAATGATGGAAGCCATTACCTTAGCAAGACGAGCCTGAATATAAGCGGCAAAAGAAGCACCAATTTTCTGGAGGAGCTTACCCCAATCCTGTCTTCCTGCCGAAACGTGGTCAGTTATATTAAGAGTTATTTAGTGTTTTTAACTTTTTGCTGTTCGTAATCTTTTAAAATTATTTCAGCATAATAATTATTATCTTTTAATAGCCAATTTATCTTGTCAATTATTTCTTGCTTCTCTGGAATAGAATGGTCTCCTTTTATTCTCAAAACTTTATAGCCCATTTTTTGAACTACTCGGTCTCTTTTAATATCTTTCTACTGGTCTTGATGCCAATACCAACCATCATATTCCAAATCTATTTTAATATCTCCAATAAAAATAGCTACATCTAAATTGAGTTGGCTTAAAGGGTAGTTCAACTCTACTTTATATTCATCTAAAAGCATTTCATAAATTTTTAACTGTTGTGAAGAACAAGGAATTAATTCTTTTTTGCTAGCTAATGCTTCTTGCATTCTTTTTCGTACTTCGGGATTTTGTATAGGATAATCACAACCATATCTCTTTCTACAGGTTTCTTTGGCTTTGTTTTTTACTTCTTCTGTCTAAAGAACAAAAGTTGTTCCATACTTTTCTAAACAAGTTTGTTTAGCTTTTTCTTTTATTTCATCTGTTAAAAGAAAACATTCAACTCCATATTTTTTTAAACAAGTCTATTTTGCCTTTTCTTGACTTTCTTCAATCTACCGTGGGTAATCCACTCCATATTTTTCATTTAGAGTCTTTTTAGCCTTATTCTTAACCTCTTCGTTTTTAAAAGGATTATCTACGCCATATTTTTCTAAATTTGTTTTTACAGACTTGTTGTTTCTTTGAGCTATTAATTCTTCATTCTTTCCCCAACAATCTCTACAACAATATTTACCATCATGCTTTTCTATTCTTTTTAAATATTTTTTATATTGAACCGTTATTTCTTTTCCACAAAAATCACAAACAGCCACAACTTCTCTATGGCTTCCTTCTGGTAATTCTTCTGGCTTAACATAAATAGTCTTCCCTTTAAAAAGACTATAGCCTTTTTCATTGAAATATTTCTAAGCGGTTTGTGTCCAAGGAATTTCAATCAATTGATTTTCTTTTAACATACAAACCTCCTTTTTATTTTATTTAAACACTAAATTTTTCGAATCGTCAATTCGCTCTAACCCTTTCGGATTCTTGTATTTTCACACAAGCTTAGACTATATCTTCATCCCTATAGGATGTCCACCATTTCGGAATAATTTATTGACTATATTCCTACTCCTCTTATGAGGATAGTCGTTGAACCTTCTTCTTTTCGAAGCTTGGCTGCTGATTACCAATTTTAAGATACTTAGGGTTTAACCTTATATCATACAATCAATTTTTTCTGCTTTCGCAACTATCACGATTAAGTTTATTTCAACTTTGCGTTGTAGTTTGATTGTCTTTACGGTATTCCAGCAATTAAATGGAAATATTTTTACGCATATTACTATACGCCCTAGCTATTTATAACGTGCTTATATTTAACCAGTCAACATAGAGAGAAATCTGCTCTCTCTTAGCAGCAATAGTGTACTCAGTGTTGGAAGCAGTCTGAACGCCACCACGAGCGATACCTTCAGCAAGGCTATTCACGATAAAGAGCTCATTGCTATCGACTTCATACTTAGCGACATCACCGAAACCAACCTGAGTGACATCATAAAGCTGTTCATAACCAGCCGCAGCAACGGTAGGAACGACAGGAGTGATAGCACCAGCAAGAATGGTATCAAAAGTCTCAAGGAAGCCACTCTTCTTGTAGACCATAGGATTCTTAATCATATCGAGACCGCTCCACTTCATGCCAGCGTTCTCAACACAATACTTCATAAACTCTTCGTTAAAGGTCTTATTAGCCTCAACATACTCAGGGGTGTTGTTCTTACCCTCAATGGACTTCTGAGCCAAAGAATAGCAAGTTTCAACGAGACCATCAGCGACATCTTCGTTGAATTTGTTATAACTAAAAATTTGTTTCATAATAACAAAATCCTCCTTAATTAATTTATAAAAATCATAAAGCAAATATCAATATTTATTTTAAATTATTCGAATTATTTAAATTATTCAATGATAATTTAAAATTACTCGTGGATAACGGTGCAATAGAACTTCTTACCTTCGTTCTTGACACCGATAATCTTATCCTTACCAAACTCGACCTTAACGCAGAGCTTATCATCAGCAGCAACAGCAGCAGGAGCCCACTGACCGTCAGAGCCAGCAATAGCAAACTGACCAGCAGTAGGAGCAGACTCAAAGTTATCTTCGCCGAGATAGAACTCGTCACCAAGCTTGGGGCAACGAACGCGAGTATGAGCACCAGCAGGGCAAGGAAGACCGCAAGTCTTAACACCCTCACTGTAGATAACGCCCATGATTTCGCCTTTAGAAACGCCAACATAGTCAACAATACCAACACGACCAGTGCCAGCATAAGGCTTAATCTCACGAGTATTCATATCCTTCAGACCCTTATAAACCTCATGGTCGATAAGGTCGCCAATTTCAACCAAAGAACCATCAGCGAGTTCCTTGTCTTTGCAAACGCCAGAAACCAGATAGCTTTTAACATCTTCAGAAGCCATCAAAATCTTCTCAATAAATTTCATAATAAAGTTATCCTCCTTTTTTAATTAAATCTTGTTAAGATTTTTCATTGCATTTTTAAGGTTATTTGCGCTGTCGTTCACTTCAGTAACAACAGGTTTATCCTTAACGATATCAGCAGAGAACTCTTTCTCCTTAGCTTTTCTACTAAGTTTTTTCTGAGCATAAAGAGCATCTGCAATTTTATGGTCAACAGCCTCATTAAGTTCCTCATCGGAAGCATAAGTACTGTTATCACAATTTTCTTTCATAAATGCCTTAATATTAGTAGCATTTTCCTCAGTCAAGTCTTCTTCAGAATCGACCAAAGAGCAAGCCAAAGCATAAAGTTCGGCATTTTTCTTTGCATTAAACTGAGCATTAAGAGCGTTATACTTTTCAGTCAGTTCAGCGAAAGAGGTATTAAGAGTATTGAATCTCTCATAAAGTTCATCAGCAGTAAGTTGTTCATCACCGACAGCATAGTGGGTATCCTGAATAACATTACTTTCACCAGAAGGTTGACCGATTAAAATACTGCCATCATCGTGTTCTTTGAGGATATCAGTATCAACTTTAGGAGAACCAAGCTCTTCACCTTCAATCTGTCCATTGTCAGCATGAGATTCATCGACAGTTACATCAGTAGCGGCAAACTGAGCGGGGTCTTCGCAATTTTCGACTTTCTTTTCACCATCGTTATCCTCAGCCTCGGTTTCCTTTTTGCCATCATCATCGTCGTTATCATCATTATCATCATCATGGTCATGGTCATCATCATTTTTGTCATCTTTAGACTCATTCTCTTTATGACCGTCATCCTTATTACCATCGTCATCTTCATGCGCACAAGTGCAAGGGTTGTTACCGCAGACTTCGCACTTGCCGTCTTCAGATTCACATTCCTTGGATTCAGTCTCTTTACCACTCTCATCTTCAGGATTTTCATCCTTAGAGAGTACAATCTTTTCTTTAGCGTCCATATCAACATTAGCGACATTTTCTTCGTTGATGCTATAAGTAGCCTTAAAATTTTCATCATCAAGGCTAAAGCAAACAACATTATCGTTAATTTCCGTGACACTATAATGAGAAGCATTCTCATCAAGACCGCTATTCAGAAAAGATTCGAGAAGTTGTCTTTTCTCTTCATAGGTCATTGTTTTTGGTTCCTCCCCTCTTTGTTCATTATCCATTGTGATTTCGTCCACTTTTTCATTAACAACTCCGTTATCAGGAATAGTGGAATCGAAATCCTCATTTTTATTATCTGTATCAGAGCCAGAATTTTTATCTTTATCGTTATTATCTTCCAACTCTTTATAAGCGAAAGATAGGCATTTTTCCTGTTTCTGATAAACAGCGTCATTAATTTTATCAAGAATGGTTAAATGTGCATTAGGGATAGCTTCAGTAACAGCAGAACCAAGAATAGTAAATCCATCAAAAATAAATTTATCTATTACTTCGACTTTATTTTCATCTATATGACTTTCAAGGACTTCTATTTCTACAGAAATTTTCTTTTTAGTATCCTTAAGCAATCTTTTAACTTGTTTGTAAGCATATTTAGCCCAAAGGACGCAAGTAAAATGCACCCAAGTTTGACCGTCATGTTCGACAATTTCAACCAAATCTTCACCACGAATTACGCCAAGTGGGACTTCGCATTTACCATTAGTAAAGTCAAAGTAATCTTGTTGTAACTCATTATCCCATCTATATTCCATTTCATGAGCTTTAAAGTCATCATGAGCGACATCAAAAGCGCCAAGAGCGGGTTTATTATAGAAAGTAGGTTTAGCATCTTGCATAGCAGACACGGGAAAATAGCTATTATTTCTATTAGGGTAGACATCAGAAATTGCGTAAACGTCGATAGCAATAAAGTCATTTTTTAACACATTCTTAATTTTCAAACTTTGCGGAGAAAGTTCAAATTTCAGAACTTTTTTATCCAATATTTTTCTTCCTCCTTTCTCCTCATGATGTAAATGACAATGATACAGAAGTCATAGCCATTACTTTGTTATTCCAAGCCTCATTCTTCCGAACGTAGCAATTAGGAACAAGGTTGACTACATTAATATAGTCCAATATATCATCTGATGGCTCAAACCATTCTCCATTATTTCTAATTTTATATTGCTAAAATTTAGAATGAAGGTTTTCCTCATCAGCCATAGTGCCTTTCATATATCCTAAGATATATAATTGCTTATCACTGCCAGTATTTAATTGTTTTAATCTTTTCTGAACTGAATTTTTAGTATATCCTATTTTAATATTTTCCCCGTTGGTTATAAAATAAACATAGCCCATTGTATAGTTTCCTATTTTGTATAGTTAACTTATTTTACAAATTAGATTTTTGTAAATCCTTCGAATTCAGCATCGAATAATTCAGGGGAAGTGCTGTACAGTTTAGCTTTTTGTCTCCAAGTATCGCATTGATGGAGGAGGGAGCTAGCGACTTCTGCCATATTTTCCAGAACAATTACAAAAACCTTACATGACTTGTTGTAATCTAAAAATTCAATAGTATCAAGAATTTTTCTCTTCAAAGAATCCATTTCTGTGTAGGTATCATTAAACAGCAATTCGATATTTTCATAAGTATCTTCATTACCGTTAAGAGGTTTACGAATAGGGCGAATACCTTCTTGAATCATTACTTCACTCAACTTATCTGCAAAGGTATCGCTTGGAAACACATGAGCGAATTTCAAGTGAAACACCTGAGAAGCGCAGGGGCAATTAAGCTCGCAATCAAGAGCATAAGCCATATTATCAGCAATAGAATTCATTTGAAAGAAGCTTCCTAACAAATCATTTAAAGCTTCGACAATCTCTGGCGTATAATTATTACTTACCATATTATTGTCCTCTCACTTTCCTTTTTATAGTTTCTCCATAATTCCTTTGACATCTTTTTTGATATCTTGAATATCGGATTTATTTTCCTCGATTTTCTGAAAAACGATTCCCATATTCTTTTCCAACTCATAGGTACGAGTAATTAGATTATTGTGAGCATCCACTTTGCGTTGCAACTGCTCGATTTTATAATTGGTCAATTTATTAGTGGTGATAATACCGCCAATAGTACCAACACAAGTTCCGATAAAGGAAATTATAGCAATTATAATTGTAGGGTCCAATTTAATCGACCTCCTTTACGAAAGACTGAAAAAAGGGAACAATCAAGCTTTCTCAATTATTAATTCTCCCTTTTCGTCTATATTAAAGACGAAACATTTTTGACATTGCGAACAAATGTAAAACTATTTATCAGGAGAAACCATTAATTTTTTCGTGCTTTTTTGCAACGTGGTATTAGAGTCTAAAGGATTATGATTACAACAAAGTTCAGAATTTGTGTGGGTTTTTTCAATACACCACTTTTTCTCTTTAAATATTTTAATCAAATTCACACTTTCATTCCTTTACTTTCTTTGGAATCATATGAGCAAACGTGCTCATATCATTGATACGAGACTCATACATTTCTTCCAAGCATTCGTTACAAATTACATCTTCATCTTCATTCAGTTCTTTTCCGCAAATTTGGCACTTTTTGATATTATATGAAAACTCCTTAATGTCTGAAACATTAGTTCCAGCATTGGAAGAGTTACCAGTATTATCGTTGGTAATCTCATCATCGTTCAACTTTGGTCTACCAACAGGGTTAGCGATTAAATTTTCTTGGTCTAAGACTTTTTCAACTTTAATATCTAAAGCTTTAAGGTAAGCTTTAGCTTGTTGATAATCATCAACAGTCATACCATTAGCCGACAGAAGTTTAGGAATAAAGCCTTCCAAGCCAGACACAACTTGTTCTCTAAGGATTTTAATATCCTCACGAATATTAAAAATATCCCCCCAAAGAGAGACTTTCCATTGGAATTTCAAATCGAAATTCTTATTAATCATTTCATTTAAGAAATTTTCGTATTGTCTGGTAAGGTAATCAATTCTAGCAGCCTAAATATATTGAGCAGCTTTAACAGAAGCGATAGAGGGTTTATCAGTAATACTCATAAGAGCAGAATTACCAGAAGTAGCGATTAAATCTCTAGTTCTATCATAAATGATATCCATTGCTTCAGGTTGATTTTCTAAAGTATGTAAATCAAATTCAGTAAACGGGGCGAAAAACGGCAGAATATTACCTGAAATATTTTCCGCGAAGTAATCCTGATACCCAAGAATTGTATCAGGAGTAATAACAGTGGCATCGCTACCCGCTTTAGGGTCTTTAATAAGGGGAACCTCAGCGGTTAAAACACTGTTAACACCTTTACTTAATAAATTTGCTTGCAGCCATTTATAGTCATCCAAGTCTGTCAAATCATCAAACAGGCCAATGGTATCAGGAAACGCATTAGGATGAGAGCCATCAAAATAGAATGTATAACACAAATCTTGAGGAAGTCTTACCCAATACATATAGTTTTCTCCATTGCTTTCCAAGATGTGACCATCGGGAAGTTTCGCTTTAGGAGAAATTCTCTTTTTTTTAGTTTTCTAATCTATAACGACAATTCCCGTTTCTAACATTTGATTCCAAACATCCTGAATAAATTGAGGATATTGACTAACATCGTAAGCTGGTTGAAGGAAAATTGCCATATTAAAAGCAATAGTAAACTATTGTTTACTACCAAAGCCAATCAATTTAACCATATCGGTGTTAAGTTTCTACATGACAAAAAAATTAACATCATTCTTATCATAACTTGTACGAGGTAAATAAGAAGATTTACCTTCCAAACTCACCTAAGTAGTAATAGTTTTTAAGGTTAAATTTGGATTGAAAGCTTTTAAAATCTTATCTACTTTTTGACTTTCTTTTTTAAAAGCCTCAGTAGACATATCTTTCGAGTCAACATATTCTGGGATATAATAATAATTAAATAAGGGAGTATCTCTATTAAGTTTTACTAAAATATTATAAACATAATTAGTATAATACAGCCACATACTGATTCTCTAAAAAGTCATTTCAGAATTTTCAGGGTTATTTAAAGCATTTTGAAGGTCTTCTGATTGAACTTTTTGAGCTTTAGCATTAATTTGTTTAATACGCTGATTCTGTAAAAACGGGTTATTCAATTGACTCCAAGACATAGCCCAAGCGCCAGCTAAATTATCAAAACCAGTAGAAGCGTATTTACCAAAAATAGTAGCCCATCTTTGTTGTATAGCTTTTAGTGAAATATCTTCTTCAGGCTTATCCTGAGTCATAGTAATCATTTTAGCTTCTTCGTTTACAACAGCATTAGGCGATTCAACCTTTTTGGGTCTTCCTCTTTTTTTGGGACTATCCAATATTATTTCCTCCCTTCTTATTAATATTTACAGTCTTAGTAGACTTTTTAGCTTTTTCTTGTTCAGCTAAAATATGTTCAAAATTATCAAGAGCTTTCATAGTATCTCTCAATTTCTTCTGTTTTTCTATTTCATATCTTTGTTTTTCTATTGCAACCAAATTATCTCTACACCATTCAATAACGAAATCATTTTCATTCATAATATTTTTCTCATTAACTTCTCTAATAATAAAATTACTAGCTGGTTTTAAAGATTTTTTCAATGTTGCATAAGCTTCATCTCTAAATTTATATTGAGCCAAAGCAAGATAAAGATTGTCATCTTGATAGATAAATTTATAATACTTTCCGATTTTAGAAAGCATTGATTCAAAGCTATCGGTATTGAAATCACCGATTATTTTATAGACCATTTCTGTACTCCTTATATTAAAATATGTCCTCTATAATGAATATTAATCATGTTAATATTAAAATTAATATTAACAATTGATAATTTCGGCAAAAAATTGATTAATCTGCACAAACAAGACATATTATTTCCCTATTAAGTTGTTGAATTTTTCACCCTTCTATGGTATCATCAATTTACAATCCAATTAAAAAATACCATAAACAAGGAGATTTTTAATTATGACTTTTGGTTACATTCGAGTAAGTACTGACCAGCAGACTGTTGAGAACCAGCGTTTTGAAATCAACCAATATTGTGAAAAGCACGGCATGAAAATTGATGGCTGGATTGAAGAAACGATTTCTGGCACAAAGAATCCTGAAAAACGTAAGTTAGGAAAACTTCTTAAAAAGGTACAAAGTGGAGATATCATTATTTGTTCTGAGATTTCTCGTCTTGGTAGAAGTCTTTATATGATTATGGACATTCTTTCTTTGTGTATGGAAAAAGGCTGTCAAGTAAGAACAATCAAAGATGGATTTGTATTAGGCGATGATATTCAGAGCAAAGTATTAGCATTTGCTTTTGGACTTTCTGCTGAAATTGAACGTAATCTTATTAGTCAGAGAACCAAGGAAGCACTTGCGATGAGAAAAGCAAGTGGGGTAAAGCTTGGTAGACCGAAAGGTTCGTTAGGAGAAAGTACAAAGTTAACTCAATACGAAGAGACCATTAAGACATTGATTGCTGAACAAGACAACTGTTACGCAGATGTAGCAAAACTTTTTCATGTTAATCGTTCTACGATGAAACGTTTTTGTGATAAAAGAGGGTATTTTAGACCAAGTATTGTAGAGAAAAATCAGCGCAAAGCAGAAAAGTTAGAACGTGAACGCATTGAAAAAGAATATAAAGATAGACTTCTTAACCTTGATGAAGAAGATTAAATAAAATTAAACTGTAAGAGGGAGGGTTAAACACTCTCCCTCTTTTTATATCGTAAATTAAATCTTTTTCAAATAAGCAAGGCTAATCCAACCTCTACCATCGGCTAACTTACCCCAAGTTATACCAGAGACTTTTTTCTCACTAACAATAGTTACGACAGAATTATAAGTTAAAGCTCCATTTTTACTGTAGTTAGTACCAGCACCAGTTCTTATATTAACGCCAGAAGATGCTGTAATTTTACCTCGGTAACTTTTAAATGTGCTCGTTGGAGTGGAATTCTTTTTAATATAAGTTAAACTTACCCAACCACTACCATCAGCCAACTTACCCCAACCATTATCTTCAAGGATAATAGAGACACCTGTTCCCTTTTTAAGAGTTCCAGCAACAGAAGAAGAAACAGAAGGTCCTTTACGGATTCTCAAAACAGAGGCGGTAACAACGCCAGAATAAGATACAGTAGTTCCAGTATTAATAGGGGTTGTAGGAGTTACCTTTTTACCCATCTTAGCAGCAACGTCTGCTCTAAAAGTATCCATACTCTTACCAAAACGAGGAAACCAATTACGAGGGTCAGCGTGATTAGAAGCGATACCTCTTTGATGTCCTTCATAATGTCCAATAATTACTCCGTCTTTTAGGGGGTCAAAACCGTAAAGCTAGCAAAGGTAAGCAGCAAATTCAACAGCCTCTTTGTAGACTTTGTTAAAATAATTTGCATCACTTAAATTGTCCTCACACATTTCAAAACTAATATATGATAAATTCCGACTGCCTTTGTTTCCCTTACCACAATGCCAACCTTTATAATTCCAAGGCAAGGTTTGAACAGTAGCGATTTCACCATTAGCCAGTTTACCAATAAATGCATGAACACATACATTGGTAGCAGAATTATTCCAAGATGTGCCACCATTATTTTTACCAAGCTGTGAAATCAAAGCATTGTAATTACCATCATTAGTAGATGGTTGCGCATATCTTTTCAAATTAGGATTATTACAGCCAGTACTATGAACCATAATTCCTTTTGGAGTAATTTTCACTCCATTTTTATAACATCTATTCTATGTAAAAAGACATTTTAATAATTTCATTCTTTTTTCTCCTTTTAAATTTTACTCCTGAATAATACTTTGAATAATAGGAGTAATTGCTTCTATGCCGTATTTATCTGCCAATTGATTTATAAATGCCAAACTTATCTTCATTCTATTTTCTGCACGCTCTTTAAAACAATAGCACGCATTATATACAGCAACCTCACCCCAAGACAAACCTACAACAGTAGCAAAGGATGTGGTATCAGCGCCGACTGGACCAAAAAATATATACAAAACAAACAGCACAGTCAGGCTTATAGTAGCAATCCAAGAAATAATTCCCCACTTTTTCATGGTCGGAGTTTTCTCCATGGCTCGCTTAAATTTTTCAAACAGTGAAATTTTTGTTTTTCCCATAATTATTCTCCTTCCTTTCACAAGTAGCAAATATTTATCATATTTATCTCACAAGGGCATCTAATTTCATCATGCAAGAAATCTTGCACATTTTTTGATGCTATTTTGTGCAACAAATCACATTTTTCTCAAAGTTGCATTTAATTGAGAATTTCGTGCAACTTGCCTCTTTTTTGTTGCATTTTTCAACCTTAACGCAACAGCTTTACTTAAGTAAAGTGGACGCATTTGAGAGGTCTTTTGAAAATCTAAATTTTTTGTTTTAGGTTCTCAAAACAATTCTCAAAAAAAACATGTTGCTTAAATTTGCCGATAAACCTATTGAGTATATAGGTCTTTGGAGCAGGAGGCTCACCTCAATTACAATCTAAATCAGTTACACCTTCAGCATCTACTTAGTATGTTTATCCGTCTTCTCGGTATGATGGACTATCTTAGGTGACTGTCAATGGAGATTCTAATTTAATTTCAAGTAATATAAAGAAAAATATTAGTATATTTGGAATAGTTGGAAATCTTGAATCTAGCCCTTACAAAGTATACCAAACTTCTTTCACTATAAGTTCTGCTACAAATAATTTAATAATTCCATTTAGTAATCTGAAAGCAGAAGAAAAAATAGTGCTCCTTTATGCGGGAGTGGTTAACGGACCTTATAATATGCCTTCATATCCAACTTTAGAAGGTGTATATATAGCAAACAAGCCAACTGTCTTTTCTACTGTTGGACCATCTGTCTTTTTAAAAACTTTTAGTAATAATAATTGGTTCTGGGAAAGTAATGCCTAGAGTATGCTTTTTCCATCTTTGCAAAACGACCAATGCATTTTTACTACTTATTATAATAATGGACAATGGCCTGTTACAGATGAATATGGATACTGGGCAATTTTAGTAACGAGCACCTCTTAATAAGTTGTTTAAATATGCCAATATGATTGAGCATACAAGTAAAATTTAGCGGAAGTTCGCCAACTTTGCAATCAAAATCAGTTACTCCAAGCAATAGTATACAAATCGTTTTACCAGATTCGGGGTATGATGGATTAAATCAAATTACAATAGAAAAGATACCTGAAAATTATATAAAAATAAACTATGTTAATTTCAATTTGGAAGCTAACACAGGAACATATGAGTATAGTGACGCTTATTGGTGGCAACCTAATTTATTTTATTGTTGGGATTATTATAATATAGATATTCCTTTTAATATTGATGTTAACAACCTTAAATATTGGGGAGCTAGCTTGTATGGTAGTACGACAGAATCAGAAACAAACAATGTTATACAAATAACAAACAATTCTACAATTTCATACGTCCAAAAATATTAGGATAATATTGAATTATTAGAAAAGTTAGAAGATTGGTCTTCAGGAAATTATGTTTGGTATCCTTTTGTTTGTATTATTAAGATTAATTTAGCGACATCTAAAATAAGTTATATTGATTTTCGTTTTTCACAGACTTCTTATAATATTTTTACCAAATTTCTGCAAAAAAAGAATCCTTATATTAATTTTTAGTTATATTTTTATACTTAACTAACAAACTGGTTGTTCTTAAACGCCGAGCATATGAGTATTCAAATAAATACTTCTGGTCGGTCTCCAACACTTCAAAGTAAAACTGTAAATTCATCTACTACAAATCAAACAATTTATCCAGATTCTCGGTACGATGGGCTAAGTTCTGTTCAAATAAATAAATTGAAAACTTCAGAGGAAACTTTTTTCCCATGGGGAATTTTCCCAGACGAAAAATATCAAATAAACTTAACCTATTCTGGTTCTGGAACCATTAATACGCCATCAGTGGCTTATAGAAATACTTACAACCCACCTTTAAATACAATAACTCATTATAAATATTATTATATAACCATACCGTATGCATCACTTAATGCTTCACAATTGTATAACGATGGAAACGGTTATGACATAATAAAAATCCCATTCCCAAATAGTTTTGGTTAGATTCTTAGTTTTTATTTGGTATGGTATAATAGTCAAGGTTTAAGTTTTACTTGCATGGGTTTTTGGCATCTATACGATGACCAGTGGAAATGTTCTACTGGTAATTTAATATATGGAACAGAGACAATTGCCAATACCAAATTGTCCATTGATTTTGATTATATAACTTTTTATTCTAACTCTCAAATTTCTGGTTTTAGTAGTTTAAATAAGAATGGAAATTGTTTATTACAGGCGTATGTTATATAATTGCAAATAAATGCCCTGTGAAATTAGTATATTTGTTCAAAACTGCTTTATGGAAAATTTAGATTACAAAGAAACTAAAGTATAGTATATAAATACCCAAACTTCTTCGAATTCTTTTTATTTCAAGATTCCATTTTCAATTAATATTCCATCTATAATAAAGTTATCTTTGTATCGTTTTCAAACATCTGACTAGATATATCAATTACATCTTACCCAAGGTTTCGAGGATTTTTTTAGAATAGGAATCTTAAATACTTATTATAACAGTTTTGGTATTGCGTTATCTTACTATGAAATACTACGGCAATTTATTATTAATGATATAGAAAATTCAATACACCGTTCGTATGCAGCATGGTCAAGCCTTCCTTTATCAGCCACTAATAATAATTCAGGATATGTATTTTGTAATTTTTAGAAGGAGACCGATGGGATTAGTGCAACAATTGAAAATTGGCGACCAAAAGGGAAAGTTTACAATAACGACGAAACAATTAATGATACCTATTCTAATATGACATTTAATTGGTGGTCACAATTTAGCATTTATTATTATAATTAAGTTGCAGCCAATTGCCGATTGAATATGAGTGTTCAAGTTGCTAACTCTGGAGGGTCTGACCCAAAATTGGGCGCATTCAATGTAAAATCAACGAAAACAATAGAAACTTAGTTCGCTTCTTCATATAATCTTGATGGCTTTAGTCAAGTAACTGTGAATCCAGTACAAATTTATAATGTAATTAATACCGCAACTTATAGTACAGATGCGTGGAATTCTTATAACGCAACATGTACTCTCCCATCTTAGGTGACTAAAAATTCGATTTGGCGGATTTTTTGGAGCTTTTTTGGGCCAGTAAGTGTTTCTTCGTATCAAACAAACCAAGTTTGCGGTATTTTCATTCCCGATTCAAATATTAATATATCTGTTATGAGTTGGGGGAGTATGGGATTTAATTCCCTTTATATGGTTGGTGGATATACCAATACTTTTACTATAACTGTAGTCAACAATGGTACAATGCAGGTGAAAAGTGGTAATAATACCTTTGTTTATGTAATATATTAACGTTGCGCCCAATTGCCAGTATGTGAGTGTAGAAATTAAAAATGTAAGCGGAAATAATATAATTAAAACATCGGAATATTTTTCTTATCCTAAATGGTCTTTTACGTAGACAAGTAATTATTTTGAAGCAGTTTTAGAAACATCTTTGTCTATTGAGCAAAAACCCGTATATACAACATGGAAACGTACTGCTTTATATTATAAAAATGGCTTGTCTGGTAATCAAATAATCCAATTTAGCATTTTTGCTGAATAGGCATTATTACAATTTGATAATTTCGAATACTCGAACAATTATTACGCTTCCACTCAACTTATTTCGGGTTCAGGCAATTATGATTAGCAATTGGGCAAAGATATAATTGCGAAAGATAATTTTTACGAATATTGTCATGGTATTAATGACACTTTTAAAATACAAATTGTCATTTATAATACTCTTTCTTTTTGGGACAAAATAACGCCCTACTTTTCATTAATAAATGATGGTGGTATAATTTTTAATTATTTTTTGACTGTTTTCTAATATTGCGAAAGTCGCAATAAAATGCCAATATGATTGAGCGTATAGGTAAAATCATCTGGTTCATCACCAACATTGCAGTCTCGTACTGTTAACCCTTCAAGTTCTACTCAATATATTACCCCTCAAAGTCGGTATGACGCTTTGAGTCAAGTTACTGTATGGGGAGAAAGCAATTTGATTAGCTCTAATATTAAGAATGGAGTTAGTATATTTGGGGTTATCGGTAATTACGGTAGAAACGATTTAAAAATAAAAAGAACTACTGTAACAACATCTTTAGGTAGTTTTTTAACATCTATTCCAAGTACAACCACCACTATTTATGGAATGTTTTTAAGTATGGCGGAAGAAAACTCTTCTAGTTCTAGCTCACCTATTACTTCTTTATGGTATCCTCAATCTTTTAATTTAACAGATAGATAGCAATGTTTGTTTTCTGATACTTGCTATTTAACCTTTAAAATATCGCCCTATTGGGTTGCTACTGCTGGAAGATACGCCATGTATCCTGTCATACAAAATAATTATTGGTATTTTAATATGTATGATTACGGCGGTAGCGGATTTTATGGGAAAACATATTGGCTTGTGTATTTCTATATTTAAAAATATTTTAACAGTTATTAACAACCAAGAAAGGAGGAATAACTTTTAATGGCAACAACTAAAAACATTCTTATGAAGCAAAAAAACTCTTCTGATTATGATACTATTTATCCTATTATAGAAGAAACTTATGTAAATGTTACTATGACTCATGGTAGTTGGAGTAATTCTCAATATAGCTTTGAGGATGCTTATCCTAACGCAAAGTATAATATTTCTGTATCCGTAGCAAGTACGGCAAGTTCTGCTCAATTCGACGCTTTCGGTAAAGCTAAAATTGTCGGCAATGCAACTACTAATGTCGTTAAAGCTTTGGGTACTGTGCCTACTCAAGATATTCCTGTAATGTTGAAAATTACCAGAAAGGCTTAAGACTTCTGGGTTTTTAATATTACTTTGTGAACTATAGTTTTAAAAATGATACTATAGTTTAATTAAAATTTTAATTAAATTATATAGCCTGAGAGTTATTGTTCTTGCGATGGTAACTCTTAGGCTTGAAAAATAAGTAATAAACAAGTAATTTAAAGATATTATTGTGTTACTATGGCATATAAATAAGTCATTTCTCTTCCAAATGTATAATACCCAGAATAATTTACCATAAGCATACCATCTGATAATTGATAACTAAATTCTATTCCAAAGGATATTGCCTCATCCCGTTTTGCCATAAAAAATTTATTAGAACCTGAAACAACAGAAGAATAACCAGCTACTATAAGTTCTCCATCATAAGGTTGTTCTTGCGCTAAAAGTACAACAAATAATATAATTTCATTAGAGGTAATACCAGAAACAGGAATTGTCAAACTTGTTGAGCTACTGCTATTAAAATAGGCTCCATAATATCCTTTTTGTCCAGTCCCGCCACTAGATAGACTTCCATTTACGCCAAATATACTAATACCAGATTTAATATTTTCTGAGATTAGATTGGAATCTCCATACACATATACACCACTTAATCCACTATATCCAGAAGAAGGTGTAATGTTTTGTGAGTAAGAAGCGGGAGTTACGTATTGGGTTGATTGATTATTTGTTCTTGCTGTAACAGAAGATAGTCCACTATACCCTGAATCTGGAGATACTGTAGTTGAAGAAGATGATAAAGTCACAGATTTACTCTATAAATTAGGCGTAACAGTTATGGAAGACATTCCATCATAACCAGATTGTGGGGAAAATGTAGTCGCTGAGGTAGATGTAAGACTAACGCTTCTTGATTGAAGATTAGCTCCTCCTCCTTGAGTAAGAATTTCTACACTCATACTTTGCTCACCACCTTTAAAACAATAGGAATATCTGTTGATGTCGGAACTGTACCTAAAGCTTTAATTGTATTGGAAGTAGACGAACTTCCAATTTTAGCTTTTGTAAAAGCATCGAACTATGCAGAGGTAGCTGTAGATGATACAGAGATGGATAAATTATATTTGGAATTAGGATAGGCAGATTCAAAACTATAGGTTCCACTTGACCAAGATGAGCCCGAGAGCGTATAATTAACATATTGAACTGGTGGGCTGAATGGATATAATTTATCGTAAGACCGAGAATCATTCTTTTGTTGGATGAGAACATTTTTGTCAGCCATGATTGGCTCCTTTCTATGTATAAGTACAGAATTAAAAAGTATTATTAATTTGATAGTTTTTAATTCTATAATGTTAAATACACATATTAAAATAAATGATATTAACGGGAAAACAGGTGCGTTTTGTGCTACATTTAAATGGGCATTTTATTGCGACTTTCGCAATATTAGAAAACAGTCAAAAAATAATTAAAAA